TCCTTGTCTGCAGCCAACATCATAAAGATTGCCTCAGGTTGGAAGCGGATATCTGCATCGATAAACATAAAGTGTGTAGCAGCCTGGTTGGTCATCATCTTGGCCATTAGATTGTTGCGAGCACGTGTGACCAGTGATTCATTGACCATGGTATCCAATGACCACTGAAGTCCGCTGCGGCTTGCCATTAGAATGAAACGCAAGAAACTTGTAAAGCAAGGTTCAGTGATTTGACCACCATAACAGGGAATACCAAAGTGAATGTGTACCTTTGAAAAGTCAAAGGGTTGACCCTGCGGCTGTCCGCCCTGGGGCATCTGCACAGGTTGTCCTGGGGCCATCTTGATCATTTGCGGTGAATTGGGTTTGATACGCTTTGATTGTTTTGTGCTCATTGAAAATCTCTCTTATTAAATGTAAATTATGCTCTTTCGATCTCTACAAGTGTGCCTGCACCTGCAAGTTCGCTTACTACTTCTTCAAGACTACGTAATACTTCGTTATTGACAATCTCTGATGTGCTTTCGCTGTCTTTTAACAGTTTACTTACTTTAATTACTAAAACTTCCTCATGTAACTTTGCCATACTAGGCTCCTAATAATATACTCATATTATTTATCGCCCAAAACTACGGTAAAAATTTATTCTAAAACAATAAATCCATTTTCGTCAACAGTTTTGTTTTCCAATAGATCAACTGTGGTTGGGGGAATCACAGTGAATTTTACTAAACTGTTTGCAAAGTCTGCAGACACTGTGCTGCCGTTTTCGATACTTTCAAATAGAATTTTCTTACTGAGAGGAACTTTAATCAGTTCATTGATCTTGCGGTTAAGTGGCCGCGCACCCATAGCAGGATCAAATCCTACATCAACCAAATGTTCTACTAGAGATTCAGTTGGTCTAATCTTAATGCTTCGATCAACGAGCAAGGTGTTCAATTCATTTAAGAATTTAACAACAATCTTCTTCATCGAAATCTTATCAAGTTTACCAAACTTTACCACAGCATCTAGTCGATTGCGAAACTCTGGTTTGAAGAATTTCTTAGCCGCTTCGTCGTCGGTTCCTTCTTTCTGCAGACTGCGACCAAAGCCAATAGCGTTTTGTTCAGCATCACTGGCGCCCAGATTACTGGTTAGAATCAGCATGCAATGACGTGCATCTGCTCGCTTGCCGTTTGAACCAGTGATGTAACCTTCGTCCATGACCTGTAACAGTAGATTGCTGACATCTGGGTGTGCCTTTTCAATTTCATCCATAAGAATGATAGCGTGTGGATTGCGTTCAATTTCACTGATCAATAATCCGCCGCCAAGATTGCTATCTTCGTAGCCCACATATCCTGGTGGTGCACCGATAAGTTTGGCCATAGTATGCTTCTCTTGATATTCACTCATGTCAAATCTCAAAAGTTTCATATTCAGTGCTTCGCTTAAAAGTTTGCACAGTTCTGTTTTACCAGTTCCGGTGGGCCCAAGGAATAGAAAATTACCCACTGGTTTATTATGAGCCTTCATACCTGCTTTGGCCACATAGATTTTTTCTAGTACAGTATCCACAGCACTATCTTGTCCGTAGAGTTTTTCCTTAATTGTTGATTCAAGGGTAATTAGATTCTCTGTGGCTTTTTCTGACATGAGGTTTTCTCTAGGAATTTTTGTTGCCTTACTGATAGTGTCAACAATTTCATCCTTGCCAATGACAAAGTCAGTTTCTTTGATCTTGGCCTTGGCACAACTCATATCAATTAGGTCGATAGCCTTGTCAGGAAGACGCTTGTCTGTTTGATATCTAACACTGAGGTCAACGGCTGATTCAATTGCATCGTCAGTGATAACACCGCCGTGGAATTTTTCAAAATGAGTTCTTAGGCCATAGAGAATATCTTTGGCAATATCCGGAGTTGGCTCATCGATATTCAACTTGTAGAATCTGCGCATTAGTGCGCGGTCTTTTTCAAAACTTTGTGTATATTCTTCAAAGGTAGTTGAAGCAATGACTTTGATAGTGCCCTTGGCCAGTGCCGGTTTGAGCATGTTAGCAAAGTCAACTTGACTAGATCCACCAGCACCTGCACCCTGCATCTGATGAGCCTCATCAATGAACAGTATGCAGTCACCCTTTTGTCCCAGTGCCGCCAGAACTTCTTTGAGTTTTTCTTCAAATTCTCCGCGATACTTACTGCCAGCCAGGAGACTGCCAATTTCTAAATTGTAAACAGTGTAAGATTTGAGATATTCTGGCACTTCTCCATTTTCAATCTTATAGGCCAGGCCTTCTGCAATAGCAGTCTTACCTACTCCAGGGTCGCCAATCATAAGTACATTGCTCTTGTGTCTGCGAGCCAATACCTGTGATATTTCTTCTAGTTCTGTAGCACGGCCAATTACAGGATCAATCTTACCTTCTTGAACTTGACGATTAAGATTAGTACAATATTCATCAAGAATTTTTTCTGCAGTGTCCTTGCGCAGGGAATCTTTTTTCACACTCTTACCCAATCTGTCAATGTTACGTTCGGTAAAGAATTCAACCAGTTGCTTGCGATTAATGCCCCACTTCAGGAGGTAGTAGGCTGCATGACTATTGGGTTCTTGGCTAATACTAAGAAACAGATCGATGGGCAACATTTCTTCACGAGCACTGAATAAAACCTGTGTAAATGCTCGATTAAATACCCTCTCCAAACTGTGTGTTCTCTGGGGTGTAATTTCTTCTTCTGAGGAATTTACCAAATGATCTTGCTTGCCTACATAATCGTAAAGATCTCTAATTAGATTTTCAACATCTACACCAAAGTCAACCAGCAGACGATTGAAGTTTGGAAATTCTATTAGACAAATCAATAGGTGTTCAAGAGTAACGTAACCATGACGGTATTCTTTGGCAAGTAAACAGGCATTGGTTATAATTTTTTCAATTTCAGGATTTGAACGCATTTCAGACAAGGGTCACCTCAAGATAAAATATTTAGTTGGTGGATTTCAGTGTTCTAAGTATGTTTAATTGTTCATCACTTAGTGTGGGAATTGATACGTTGATTGATACTATGAGATCACCTCGCAGATTAGAATTCATTTGATACAGGCCTTGTGCCTGCAGACCAAATTTACTACCATGTTGACAACCTTGCGGTATTTTAACTGCGAACTCACGGCCGTCAATACCTTTGATAATTTTTTCAACACCCAACATGGCATCAATACAGTCAATTTGAATATTTGAAACCAAATTTATTCCGTGTATTTCATAAGCAGTGTCATTAACAACGCTAATGATAACATACAAGTCGCCTCTAGTCAACGAGTCAAACATGTTATCACCCATACCACCATACTTTATAGTAGTCCCATCACTGATTCCACGTGGTATGTCAACATCTACATTGTATCGATCACCTTTAGTGGTCTGTACATTGATGGTTTTACGTTGTTGAGACAGTGTACTGCTTAGTTCTATGGTCAGTTGTACACGCAGATCCTTGTTGCGTCTGGGTTGCCGTTGTGTAAATGGATTTGGTCCGCCAAATCCGTGTTGAAAAAACTGTTGAAAAATATCTTCTGGACCACCACCGCCAAAGTGAAACTCAAAGTGAGTTCCTGGACCAGCCTGATGAAATCCGTGAAATGGATGGGGATTGTCGTGTTGGGCACGTTTGTGGGGGTCGCTCAGAGTTTCGTAGGCCTGTTGTATCTCTTGAAACTTAGCAGTGTCACCGCCCTTGTCTGGATGATGTTTGGCTGCTAGTTTACGATAAGCCCTCTTGATCTCGTCGTCGGATGCCCCTTGAGGCACACCCAGTGTTTCATATGCATTAGCCATATAATATATTCTACGAGAAAATTAACAAATAGTCAAATATTTATTTCTTCATCTTAGCAGCACGTTTGAGTTCTGCTTCGTACCATTCTTCTTCCTTGACATAAATCTCTTGAGTTCTATCTTCTAGATTACAGATTTCGTCAATTGATTGGGTAAGGGTAGCAAAACTGCGCTTTACTAAAATACTAACTCCGGTACGTCGATCTACTACGTTGCCGTCGCTATAGACCATGCTACCAAACGGGAAAGTGATTACATCAAATGTACCGTCCCAGTACTTACCGCGGAGATCGATCATAAATTCTCTGCAGCCGTCAATGCTCATAGTATCGTGGAAGACCACTATTCCTGTTTCGCTTAGTTGTGGATAGATAGCATCAAAGTCATTTTTAATACCATCGTAACTGTGACAGCCGTCAATAAATGCAAGATCAATGCTAGGGTGACGATCTTTAATCAGTTGGCAAAATTCTGAAGTTTTGGAGTCAATTTTAGTAAGAGTAAAATTGTTGTGTCCCTTGCCTCTTAGATAATTTTCGCATTTTTCTTGTGAACTCCAATGCTGAAACTGATTTTTTAGACCATGGGTATCCCACAAATCATAACCGTAGACATGACCGCCAACTCTGGCTGCGCCGCGGCAGAGGAAATCAGTTGTTTTGGCTTCGGCGACTCCGATCTCAACCACTACTTTAGATTGATTAAGATAAATTAAACTTTCAATAAAAGGACCCTGCTCTTCGACTGTTACCATTTGTGCTCCACGTTGAATAAAAAAGGCAAGTATTAGTTTACTTGCCTTTTTATTTAATGTCTAGTCAATTGACTAGTTAAATTTTCTTGCGTCTTTTTGGACGATTTGGATCGTCTGCTGCGGGTGTTACATTTGTTACGCCCTCTGCAGGCTGATCCCAGGATGTTTGATTAAAGTTGTTAGCAGGAGGAACAGCACCAAAACCTGGATCTGAGTAACTTGTTTCTACCGGTTCTGATTGTGTCCATGTCTGTTCTACCTTAACCCCCTGTGCCACTGGTGGTGTTATCCACTGTGGTTGCTGCGGAACATTTACTTCTGGGGCTGTTCCCCACCCCTGATTAAAACCCTTAGATTCGTCCTTGCCGTTTTCGATAGCAGCAACTTTTTCCTTGCCACGTGTCCATGCAGCAATACCTAGTATAGCACCCATCGACAAGTGGTACAGCCCGCCGCCTTGTAATGTTAGGGGAGTCCAACTGCTGACTGCTTGCCCTGGATTTAGATACTGTAGGATATTAAATAAAATAGGTCCAACAATAAAATCAAACCATATCGTAGCCATATAGGTAATGGCCATTAAGGGACGCCATTTGCTGGTCATCCAATCTTCTGTTTTCTTTTCTGCTGCTGTGGTCATTGTTTGCTCCCTAGGTAAACTATTTATAGTGCACTGGCTAATTTTAATAGGCCGTTAAGTGCTTCGTTCAACATTCCTTTGGTTTCTAAATCAGAGGCCGATAATAGAATTGCCTGCCGATGTTTAATATCTTCTAGCAATTCTTGATATTCTGATTTTGAAATTTTTCCTTGACGTAGGTCGTCCTGTAGTTCATATGCATCTGCTGCAAAATTAGCCACATCATCGTTGGGATGATCATTAAGGGCCTTTAATGTTTGTTCCAGACTCATCGTGGTTTACTCCCTAAAGATTTTTTAATTAATGCTGCTGATGATTCTACATTGCCAAATTTTAGTTGGCAGTATTTTTCACTGACATCATCACCGCTGGTATAACGTTCACGTAGACCTTTGGTAATTTCTACAAGTTCGTTGGCCATCTTACTGGCCTCTTCGTTACGCTTAATTCCTGTACTGTAATTGCGTAATTTTAGACTGTTAACATAGACCTTGTTAACATAGGGCCAAATTTCTTTTGAATCTTTGCCGCAGGTTTCTGCACCTAACTGTGCTTGTGTCTGCACTTCGTTGGCTAAACCATATTCATTGTTATCCCATTTGGCCATTAAAAATGCATCAGTTATCAAACAACCTGACAGAACAAAAGGAAGAATTGCCGCTGCAATTAGTTTTTTCATTTGACTTCCTCATAGATATTTTTCTGTGTCTTGTACCACTCGATCCACGCTTCTAATTTGGCCTGACACTCATAATAGGTTCCGTAGTTCTGACTAACATTGCCAACTACGTCGCTGAGTTTTTCTGTATCCTCAGGTAATTTCTTAAGTTGAGGGCAAGACTCAGATATTTCTTTAGGAACTTCTGGCCATTTCTGTTTTACCGGAGTTAGAGTTGAACAACCAGACAATAGAACTATTGTTGATAAAACTGCAAGATATTTTATCATTTGGCTTCTCCTGGGCCAACTTCAACAGTGGCATTGGGACCTTCTGCAGCACGGTTTAAAATTTCAACGGCTTGTTTTGGAACCTTGCATTCGGCATTGATTATTTTTTCTTTTTCTTTTATGACTTCTTGAATTTGAACACTGTGCTCTTTGATTTTTTGTACTTTGGTTACGATCTTTGTTTGTATTTGTGCATTGGCAGTGCGAGCCTTTTCTTCTGCTACAGCAACCTGTGCTTGAAGGTCATTTACACGTTCCCGCCATTCCATTTCAACACCATAGCCGCCCTTCCAGTAGATACCTGCAACTAAAATCAATGTACCTAAAATCTGTAAAGGAGTACGAAATTTGTAGAACCATGGATGAAACATGCTGATAACAAAGCCCGACACAATCAAGGCAGCACCTATGATGCAGGTCAGGTTAACTACATAAAGTAACAGACTATCGGGTAAAAAGTGTAAGATCCACATTGAATTATCCTAGTAGTTTTTGTAAACTCTTTGGCCCCATGATTCCATCTGGTGTAAGGCCGTTGGCCTGTTGCCAGGCTTTAACCGCACGCTCTGTGCCTGGACCAAACGATCCATCTGCTGCCAGTCCTAACTTGGCCTGCACTCGTTTAACTGTTTCATTCTTGCTGCCAAGGCGCACAGTTTCGTAGGCAGCAGTTGTAGTTGGCGCTGCTGCATGCGACTCTACTACATGTGCACCGCTTAGTACCTGTTTAGCGTGATTATAATGCTTGGTGCGATCCTCTAGTCCAATAGTTCCACCGTTAATACGTTTAGTCATTTTAACAATATCATTAGCGTCACAGATAGCATTCAGCCCGTTCTTCTTCCAAAACCAGCAGGCTGATTCTATGGCACCATCTAGAGTTTCTAGATCAGCCACGGCCTCATCTACAGACATGCCCACACTCATAGCAAACTGTGTGTAATTGTCCTTGCCTGTAAGTTGAATGGCGCCGCGGCCCCGGAACTTATATCCATCGCCTGAAAACTCTGGACCGTTGCCCATTCTATTTGCGTAAACTTTATTGGCAATTTTTTCAGGATTGCGGGCATAAGATTTCGCTGACTCTACTGTAGGGAAGTATTTTTTAAAAATCTTATTAAGGCCTTCTGCACTATAGTTCAAATTTTCTTTTAGTACAGTAAAGCCATTGCTTTCATGACCGCACTGTGCTAAAAACCCAGCAGCACGATTTACTGTGTTAATTTCGTATTTTTCAAACTGCTCTGTTAAGGTTTCTGCCAAATCGTCTGGATATTTGTACTGCGGGAAAATTGCTCGAATATGTGCTGCTGTAATTTGCATGGTTTAATCCTTGAAATAACTTATCTTATACCTGCTGCGATTCTCAGACTCTCCGTAAATTCATTTTTAGGCGCAGCCGTGTCGACGTCTAGTCCAGCCGCTGCTTTTAATGCGTCCATTTCTGCCTGTTCTTTTTCATATTTTCTATCGTATTCCTCTGGAGTTAGAGGAATAATTTTTTCTAATTGTTTTTGGGTTAACTCATGGTCTACTGTAGATTTACGATAACGTACACGCCAATTAGCCAAATCTTGATCAGTTAAATTCATCAGATCTTCCATAAGTTCAAAGATCTGCTCTGGCAGTTGGGGAGTACGATCTAATTCAACAAATACAAGATAGTCCCCACCTTCTTTTTCTCCTGAACTTACATCAGCATCTAATATATAATCGTAACCTTTTTCAATGAAGTTTACGAGATCTGTACTGGGTTCTTTACCTGAAACTTTAAAACTAACCACACAAATGTCTGAATCGCTGCCCATTTTTGATTTGTACTCGTCAATGTGCAGTTCTGGATGAACAAGTCTTTTTAAATCTCCTTGTTCAAGATTTTCTAGTAACTGGTTAGAACTGTGGTTGTTGCTGTTGGGGTTCATTTTGCATCTCTTCTTCGGGTGCGAAACTAGTTTCTTGATCATCGCCTTCTTCGTAGGCCTGTTCAATGTCTTCTAGATCGAGGGTAGCACTTTCTAGATCCAAACTGCCTTGCTGTATTTCTTGCATGAGTTTTTTAGGCATGACTATGGTAACTAACCATATGGGTTTCTTGCCCATTTTAGGCATTTTAGTGCCTGGTTCAAAATCGTCAGGTGTTTTAATTTTTATAGGATACTCTAAAATATCTTTAGCATAATAGACTTCGCAATCATAGTCTATTAATCTTTCGCCGCCCCGGGGATCTGGCATCATCTTATAAGGCCACATAAAGGTGCAGGTTACAAAATATTTTTCGTAGATTGGTCCCTCAACTAGTTCGCCTTCTTTCCAATTGGCAAACACGTAGAGATCCAATTCATCAAGTACACGTTCAAAATCTAGTAGCGTGGTCAGACTACTGTCTGTCATAAAGATTTCTTTGGTGTTTTCGATTACGTCAGATATAATTTTAGTCATAAACTTGCTCTTTTACTTATTTATGCACATTTATGAAACTAGAGAATTACAAGGATGTTAACCCTCAGCCTAATATTTACCTCAGAAAAATCTGTATAAAATACTCATTAAAAATGAAAAATTCGTTTCTTAAATATCTGTGTAGTAAACTTTAATTACCACATCGATAGGGAGAATTATGTCAAAGCGTAGAAGCCGTAATCTAGCAGTTGCAGACAATACAATTAATTTCAACGAATACGTACAAAGTAGAAAAACTATAAATTTGATACCCAAAAGTCTAAACCAAGAAACCTATATAGACCTACTCACTGATCCTGTAAAACACATAGTTTTTGCCACTGGTCCCGCAGGCACAGGTAAAACCATGTTAGCCATGCAGGCCGGAGTAAAGGCACTCAAGGAAAACTCAGTTAATAAGATCATACTAACTCGTCCAGCGGTAGGAGTGGACGACGAGAAGCATGGTTTCCTACCAGGTGACATTACTGCAAAAATGGAACCGTGGACTAGACCTCTATTTGATGTCATAGTAGAGTACTATAGTCCAAAAGAAGTAGCCCGTATGCTAGACGAACAAATCATTGAGATCGCTCCACTAGCATATATGAGAGGTCGCACATTTAAGGAGGCTTGGGTCGTTGCAGACGAAATGCAGAACGCCACTCCTGGACAGATAAAGATGCTCCTAACGCGACTTGGCGAAGGTTCTAAAATTGTAGTAACCGGCGATACTCGTCAGGCTGACCGCTGTGATCGAGACAATGGCCTATTAGATTTCAAACATCTAGTAGAGTCATATAAAGATTGCAAGTACATTGCTGGTGTAGAATTTGAAGCCAAAGATATTGCCAGACATCCAGCAGTAAAGGAGATCCTATCGATTTACGGAGAACTATAAACACAATGTGGGGGAAACCCCACATTGTTTATGATTTTACTGGTTTAAAATATTGCTGCAGACGGTCTGCGGTAAAATTAAATTCGTTGTAGTCAGCAGAAAATATCCCCGGCTGTAGTCTTGAATTAATCAATTCAGCCAAGATGATGTTATTTTCTTTTGTTAGATGACATGATCTTAGATCTGTGTAATTCTTGTGTATAGACTCAAGATCATGATCTGGAAAGAAGTTTTTAATTTCTCGCTGGCTCAAGGAAAACAAATCAAAATTTGTAAAACACGGATCATCAAAACAGGGAATTATCATTAGATTATCAAATTTTGATAACAGAAGATTAACTAATGCTAGTCCAATTAATTCAGATTCCTTTTGGTTGTGTGCATACCTAAACCAATCTTTTAGCAGTTGAATTTTTTTATGTGTACTGTCTAAAATAAATTTATCTTGTGTGTGTTCTTGATCTAAAAAAGTAGAGGAATTTAGATATCCGGGCCGTTCATCAATAGGCAAGGTTATTCGTGATGACTGTGTACAACACCATATGATAAAATCAAATTTTGAGTAGTTCTTTTTAATCTGATTGATACTGTATAAAATACTAGTGCCTTCTTGGCCAAAACTAGTCACTTCGTGACCAAAATTTTCTAGTAATTTCCACCAAATAAAGGGATCAGAACTAGGTAAGGTGTTGGTTTTTTCGCACCAAAATTGATTATCTGCAGCAAAACTGTCACCAAAAACGCCGATCTTCATTGAGAAATTTGACTTAATTCAACTAGTGTTGCTGATAGATTGATTTCTGCGTCTGCTACCATACTATGGTTTACTAATCCTTTGCGTATGATTAAAATTGCCTCATCTTGTCCTTCTTCAGTCTTAGACCAAAGATCAAGATTATCATACATCCAACGGAATATACCGTCCATTTCTTCTGCTTCTGCTTGATTACACAACAGTTGTCTTGCTTCTTTGATCTTTCCTGCTTTAAACAGAGACACACAATCTAACTTCCAATCTCCCACAGCCTTGTCACCTTCTTTGGGACTGCGCAGTTGATCGCCAGTTGAATTTTGCTGTACAAGATTTAGACATTTGCGCAGATCTGGATAGGTTGCCTTGACATAACTGTCTAGAGTATCTAGATCAAATTCTACACTTTCAGTGACTAGGACTGTGGCCACCCGTGCTGTGAACTCTGTGTGATCTGCACGATTGATGTGCAGAGTTTGACAGCGACTATGGATTGGAGGCAGAATTTTATTTGGATAGTTGCAGGTAAGAATAAAACGCACAGTTTGGCTATATTCCTCCATAAGATTACGCAGAGCAGGTTGCACGCTCACGGGATTCATGTAGTCTGCTTCGTCAATTAATACAACTTTAAAATCTCCATAGGGCATGGTCTGACAGAAACTGATTAGTTTGTCAATCCACTCAATCTTGCGTGCTTCTTTACTTCCGTTGGCAAACATAACATCATATTCGTCCACCTTTAGTTCATTGATCAGCATACGTGCCAAGGTAGTTTTGCCTGTACCCGGGCCACCATGTAGTAGCAAATGCGGGATCATTCCTGTACGAATCCAAGATTCTACTTGCTCTTTCATTGCAACATCTTGAAAAACATACCCGTCCAGAGTCTTAGGACGGTACTTTTCTACCCATAGTTCTTTCATAGTTCTGCCTTGTGTGTACGCCAGTAAAATGTAGAGAGTTTGCGAGGAGCCTCGTGATAACGATCAAATAGCCATGTTCTTACAAATTTTAGTTTAGTCTTGCGCCGTTGGTGCGGCATACTGTAGGGAAGATGCCTGATATGATGATTCCAAGGCCTTTCCCATCTCTGAAAGTCTGAACGACTGTTTATAAACTTATAGTAGTACATTATTTTTGCAATAGTTCTATTAGACGTTTTTGTTCCCACTCGCGTTCCTGATTAGGAAATTCTGGTAGGTCCTTGTATAAATCTTCTATTAGACATTTTAACAAAAATAAGTTGTGCTTGCAAGTACATTGAGTAAATGGATCACTGTGAGAACTACGAGCAGTTGCAGCCAGATTGCGTATATATCTGGCCGCATCTATCTCTGTAAGTTGATGATTTACTGAATCCACTCTTTGATTCAATTACAGGCCACTACCTATGGTTTCATCTTGCATGGGTTCGTCGCTGACTAATAGTATGTCTGCAGTATCCACACGGCGAATGGTATATTCGCCATTTTGGTCTTCAATTAGTGTGCCCCTGGTCCAGCGACCGTGTTTGACCAGTATATATTGTCCAGGCTGTACGTCTTTTTGATCTGAACCAACAGCATAGACCTTGCCCCACCTAGGGTGTATTCCTTCTAATTTATTATCAAGACTTTGAATTATAATACCGTTACTGGTGATTTTTTCTTTAAAATTCATATCGCTAACCAAAACGTAATCATGTAATGGTCTTAGAGACTTAAATTTTTTTGCACTGTATGCTGACATAATTTTCCTCAAATGCGTTTAATTCCAGGCTGTGAATCTGTATTTTTTAATACTTGATTGGGATCTAAAAGTTCTTGAACAACTTCAGTCTGCTGAGCAACAGCCTCAGCAAAACTACCTCGAGGTCTGGTATATTCCTTATTAACAGATTCTGCAATTGGAGTATCATCTGCAGCAGGCTGCAGCGTTGAGGGTTGTACCTGTAGTAAATCGGGTTGAATTACTTCATTATCGGACAAATTCTCAAAAACTTCAAAATCATCTGCTATAGGACCGTTATGTAACTTATTTTTTTCAGCCATTATTTGAGCACGAGTTTTAACGATCTTGCCGCCATCGCCTAACAGATCTCCCCTTGCATTGACTTTCATATTGCCAACTGCAATGGAAGTTTCGTTGGCTAGTCGCAACCGATCCATATCTATGGGAATTCCTCTTGCGGTTCTGTAATTGTTAGCCATGTTAATCTCCTAGTTATATGCGTATTTATTTAAGGAATTCTTCAACATCTAAATTATAATAAATTGAATCAATTTTGTGTACTCCAATCAAATACAGTACATAACTTGACACACTGGAGCCGCGGCCAACCCCCCAAACAACATTATTTTTTCTCAGGGTGTCGACTAGATACTTTAGATATTTTAACAAATTAAATGCATCTCTTTCCTGAAATAACAACAATTCTTTTCCAACTCTCTGAAGTTCTATTTCAGTCTGACATTGATCTAGTACCCATTTAGCAATGTCAAAGTTTTTATATTCTTCCGGCATTCTCCATTGGCTTTGATTTTCTTTATCAAACTGATCAATGGTACACGTGAATTCTTGAAACTCTTTGGGTTCGGGTAGATTTGCATAAAGTTGATGATTACCATACCTATACTTGTCTAGTCCAGGGTAGTCTTGTATTAAAAATCGGGCAATATCTAGATCTGGATTTTTATATAGCAATTCTGCTAGTTCACCACAGTCTGTATAACACTGACCAAACTGATCCCATTTCATCTGGTTAAATCTCTTGCGGGATCATCGCCATTGTTCACCCGACCCGATTTGCGAGCATCTTCTAACATTTTTTGATTTCGACGCTCGGTCTCTAACATATAATCTTGCAGCAACAGATTAAGTTGATTAACCATATCTGCATTACCAATTCGATAGGCAAAACCCAATCGATTTTGAATTTCGTTGCGTTTAGTAAATAATTCTTCGTCAGTAAGACCAGATATATCTGGTGTCAACGGATGCATTATAGGTCTCCTTCTTGGCGGTTCTCGCTGTAATAAGGGTCAAAGGCACCACCGGGGTATCTCGCTTGTAGTTTACGCACATTCTCAGCAATTACATCATTGGGGTCTAGATTTAATGCTCGACATGCATTGGCCCAATACCACATAATATCGCCCAGTTCTCGCTTCATGTGAAACAGTGCTTCTTCTGAGAGATTCTTACCCTGAAAGAAAATCTTCTTAGGAATTTCGCAGAATTCACCTGCTTCGGCGGCTATACCAATGGCTGCAGTCAGTAACAGGGGAACATTACAGTCCGGCCCGTGTTGCATTTCACCGTTGGGGCCGTAGTCCTCGTAGTTGCCGTCTACGCGATCTAACCGATTAATAAATGTAGTTAGATCATTGGATTCCTTACTGGTTACTTCTTTGACAAATTCTGTATATTTGTTAAGATCAATTTGCATAAAAGAAAACTCCTTGTAAAGTTACTTTACAGTAAACCATACAAGGAGTCAACTAATTTGAACAATTATCTAGTTCTATACCATATATTGTCAGCAGTTACATAAACAAATTCTACAGTGCTACCGGCCGACAGTGAAGAAATATTTCCAAAAGGACTCACTGCGCTGGTCCAAGATGCTGTTATTGCCATTTGCGACACAGCGATGTTTGATGAAATTTGTAAAGTTGTTCCGTTAGTTCTAGTATTAGGTAGTGTTACATTTGCACCAAAGGAAACTACAGTGCCAGTGGGCGTAAGTAGCACGCGATCAACACCAACGTTGGCAGTTACTGCTAGATTTGCAGTTGGTTTAAGTTGTTGTATTACCGGTCCCCAATTTCTTGTAAGGTCTCGTACAGCAACAGTGCTACCGTTGTCGTAAGTTGAAAATTCATATTCATGTAAACCGTCTGATAGATAAACAGTGGTGCCACTGGTCCATCCTCGCAGTTTTGATACGTTTTCTGTAACAGTGGCCGGTAAAGTAAGTGCAGTAATCCCATAAGATAGAACTCGCAATCTTAACTTTGTCCATAGTCCACTAGCAGGCCATGTGCTGGCAAAACTTAATGTGGCTGATCCTGAAACACTTACGGTTTGAAAGTGAGCAACACTCCAATCAATTGTTTGACTTCCGCCCGGGGAAACGTTACCTAGTGCATTGATAGTTTCAACTGCTTTTTTCAATTGAGGAGCGGTCAAATAGGTATAATTCATATTGTTAGTTGGTGTACCAGTTTGACCAACCGACCCTAGAGGACCTGTTAATACTGCATAAGTCTGCAAATCAGTTAACTCAGCAGCCGCAAAGGTAAAATTGTTAATTGTGTTGGTAAAATTATCTCGGAAACCTTGACTGTTATTGTCTTGTCCCGCTATAGGAAATGTACCGTCAATATTTTGTGGGTTTATGTTACTCATCTAAAGTCTCTCAAATATGTAGTTATTTATCTACTAACAAGTGTATTTATAAGAATTCCGCTGCTTAAAAATTAAACAAATACATTAGTACGTGGGAATCTAACAAGTTTTTCTCCCTGTTGAGGAATTACATAATTATCTCGATAATCATAGAATTTAGTCCCGTCTCCGTCAAATGTTGTCCCCTTGGCCTTGACCTGTTGTGGCAAGCGATTCCAACTTGGTACGGTTTTGTTAGTTTTTATCACCGGATCATAGTAAATATTTACACCGCCATTGGTAAAGCCATTTCTAACAAAAACAACATCATTAAGGCTTGCTGTTGGCACTGCTGTCCATGGGTTAGTGATTGTACCAGAAACCGCAGGATATACAACAATATTGCCGCCAATTATGTCAGTTATTGAACTGTCACTACCCAATCCAACTCCTCTAATAGGCATACCAACAAAAAGATTATTTGTACTAGACACGCTAACGTTAGACCCATAACCTGTAGTATTTGCTGCTGCGGACACAACATTGACAGAAACGTTGGCAAGAGTCAACCTAACAAAATCATTGTTAACATTTATTCTCCATATGCCCATACGTTGATTTGGTGTAGAATAAACAACATTAGATCCAAAAACTTGTTTGCTACTGATCCATTCTCTGTATCCCGGAACATAACTAGCCGGATCCCAACCTTGTAGGCTGTTAAAATCCCAGTCGCCGATTGCAGGGTCTGAGTCATCCCATGGAGCCGTACTTATTGCCCAGCCTTGATTATATGAATCAGAAATTGCAATTCCATAGTTGAATTCCTGTTCGTAAAATACCAAAGTTTCACCGTTTCTAAATGAAGTAATACCGTCCAGTCCGCCTGATAAAACTATTTCAGATACTGCTTTTTCATTTATATCTTGGAATGATTGAGTAACTGCATAATCGACTGAGGAAATTGGACTAAAACTGGTGCCCAAAGGAGGGTACCGATCAAAACTGGTTTCTCGACTAGTAATGTAAGCATTAGCAGTTAAATCATAGTTTGATGAATAGATATTGTCAAGATAGTAGCGATCGGCAACAAAATTTATCTCATTAAGGTCAAAGTTTAGTTCTTTAAATCTCCAGGCCACAGTTTCAGCGGCACCTGGTACAGTATAGGCCAATACTACGGCTCTAACAAATCCAAGTTGTTGACCATTTGGTTGAATACTGGTCATCCAATCGGGCAACACACCCTGATCTTGATAGCCAATATGTTTAACCACAATGTCGTCCATGTTAGTAAAAGCATTGGGAGCAGCAATGACATAAGCATTTCCGTTGCTATCATAGTATGGATTGGTTATTTCTTTTTGCAAATCAATCGAGTTTGCTGGGCCCTGTCCTTCTGCATTGCTGTTTTGGTCTTTAAGTTCAGCGTATACCACTTCATATTTGATAGATTGATCTCCAATGGTGGTTCCTGTTGGTATCGAATTTGACAGCACAGAATAACCAGAATTTAAATCAAAAGGTACAAAAATTCTAGTATAGGCATTGAACGTTCCGATGGCGTCCCCAGTGATATTTTCTATGACGTCGTAGACTCCATCTTTTTTGGCCACTGCGGTTTTAACTTCAGTGAACAGTAGGCGTTTACTAAAATGGTTAGTGCGAATTGCTTCCGACCATACGGCTAGATTACTGGCATTTAGACCTGGTAAAAACAATGTTCTAACATCGCGAGCAAGACCAAACCACGGATCTGTGGCTCTATAGATAAGTTCAGGTGGGAATACTTTTGTATTCTGTATTATGTCTCTAAATTCTAATCTCTGATAGTTGTTTAATTGGGCTTTTAGGTATACATTGTCATATGGGCGTACATTACGCTCGCGTACTAGTATGGTAAATTTTTTATTTGAAGATGCTGTTTGGTCGTAGGTTCTTGCAGTGACAGTAAATTCAAATGTGTGATCAAAAGTAGTAGTTGGGTTTCTGGTTATGATATCTGCATCAAATGTAGTTTCACCTGAATCTAAACCAAATAGTTCAAAACTAACTCTTCCGCTGATTAAACCATCTGGTTGAAGTCTTAGACCCTGGACCATATTAATGTAAGATCCGGGAGTGTAATAATAGTAAAGATTTCTACCCTCTGGACTAAATGCAACCACACCTAGATCACTTACTTCGCCGTTTTCGATAGTACCAAGGAAACTAGGAGTTAACCATTCAACAGTATTGTACAAGTCCCCAAGCACGATAATATCAAAAAGTTGACTAGTTTGATAACTTGGATAATCTCTTTTAAAAGCGATTACTTCAAAATTATAAGTAGTTTCGTTGGCAGTCTGCGCAGGTAAAAATCCAGTGATCCATCCAGATGCCGTGTTTATTGATAACGATCCTGGCAATATCAGAGTAGTTTGATCAAACTTATTTTCGTCAAACCCAATTGTTCCCTGTGTACTGGGACTAGCACCAACATCAACACCTACTTCTAAAAAGTTAGTGGGTATAGCAAAACTGTTTCTTCCATCGATATAAACCAAACCTGCAGCACTCGATGCATTCAATCTAAAAGTATTTGATGTATTATAGATATATCCTATATCTGCATTGGTAAAGACCTCTGCGGGCCACGCAACGACATCATTACCGTTAATTTTCACATTACCACCAGTTGCGCCAACAGCAAAAGTTCCTGAATTAAACTGCACTTCAAACAGAGAAGGTCGCATGGTGTCAGCATTTAAAGTACTGTGATTTTTTGTCACCGTAGCATTTGCCCCAGTGCTTGTTTGGGTTATAGTATCACCAATGTTGGCTCTGAAATAAGGATAAATCAGTGAAGTTGAAACACTCACTGGATAGGCATTGGCATTTATACCATTTATTCTTAAATTTCCTGCAGTAGTGCTAAAAACACCAGAATTATAAGTTGCAGATACCAGTGCACCCAATCTTACATTTGAAGTCACTGTGGCATTGCCTGTTGAACCAATTTGTGTAATAATATCTCCAACATTTGCACTGACAATCAAATTGCCGCCAATTAAGATGTCAGCAAGGATGGTTGTTCCTTCTAATAGAATATTACCGGTAGTAGAAGTAGTACTAGTGATCTTTGCATTGGCATTGCCTATAGATTGGCTTATGTAGTCTCCAACGTTGGCTGTAATTATAGTATTGCCAGTGATACGAATTTTTCCATGATTGTTAATAGTGGCATCGTACCAAACATAACTGGTTTGACCACTGGCAAAATCATAGAATGGATTTAATACCTGTACCACATCTCCGCTGATTAAATCTGGAATGGTGCTGCTGATGTTTGCAATACCTACTGAAATATTACCGTCAATAACAAAAGATCTTCCTATATACGGGACACCGTTACCAACTACCACTTGTTCGTCAACCGTTCCTGCAGATAGATTTGGAACAGTATATTCTAGAATATCTTCATCTAGATCAATGGCCTGTATCTGCAGAGAAAACCAAGACCCCTGTCTAGACAAGGGAACATTATCTTGAGTACTGATGATAATTGGATTGTGTTTGCCACCTGTGTCAACAGTAAACTTAACTCCATTGATGATAGTGGTGTCTACTGTTATTAAAGTACTGTCTGCTGTGGTTCCCTTTTTTGGAACCACATACATTTTGTAAGTCGACGTACTGGATAATCCACCGTCGGTAACTTCAACTGTAAATTCAAAGTGTTTTGCCGCAGTTCCTAATGGAAAATCCCATCCTAGATTGGCTGAAGCATTAGCATAGATAAAAGATGTATCCCATTGATTGTCATCCCACCCCGGATCTCCCGCGGGGCCAACAGCCGGTATTAGATTGATATATCCACCAATTAAACCAGAAGACGAAACTGTCAACCCCGGGGGTAGTGTTCCACTTTTCAATGACCAAACAAGATTGCCTCCAGCAATGAATTCTGTGGCTTCAAGTTGTATATTAATTGGTTGACCATCAAAGTATTCGCCAAGATCTACGTTTCTTGGCACAATTATTGGTGGTGCAATGTTAGTTACTGTTAGATTAAACGATCGATCAGAAATTAATAGTGTAGTTTGATTTTGTACTCTAACAGTAAATGTATAGGTTTGATTAAGATCAGGACCGCCAGTACTGATAGGTATACCTTGTAGACTACCAGTTTGGGTAATTTGCAAACCTGGAGGCAGTGTTCCGCTGAGTTTGAAGAATTTAAGAATTCCACCTGATGTATCATAGGCGTCCAGGGTAAATTGATAGTATTCAGCCTCCGGAACTGTGCCTAGATTACCTGCGGGGGTTAACCAAACTGGGTATGCCATTTAATTTCCTTAGGCTATTCTATACCATTTAAAGTCAGCAGCAATATACATGTATCTTGTAACTGTGCCTGCAGTCACTGAACTTATGTTACCAAAAGGCGATACAGTGACTACTCCATTCCAATTTGGCTGAACGGACAGTTGTGATATAGTTACATTTGATGAAATACTAAAAATAGTTCCATCTGCTTGTGTATTAGGAAGAGTTACATTTGCACCAAAACTAATAATAGTTCCGGTTGGATGTAACAATAAACGATTTATACCTACATTGGCTGTGACTTCCACATTTCCTGTAGGTTTTAACTGTCTGTACCCAGTTTCAACATGTGCGCCACCTGAAATTAAATTACCACTGATCGTTGTAGGCCCGGACACAGTTAAACTTCCGGACACTTCAACGGTACTAACACTTAGATTGGCTGCATTGAATCCAATGTTGCCCATCCATCCAAAATTTGCGTTGACTTTTTGAAAGGCAGTGCGCAGGTCGTCGCCGGTGCCATCGTTAGCACTTGAGCCAACGGCTACTGCTAAAAAAGGTTGAGTGGTTATGGTCATAGTTCGATACCTAGATAATCTTTGTTATCTAGTATTTATCGAACTATGAATAATTAAAAACCCGCAGAACGCAGGTCAAAGGTTTTTATTTTCAAAAGCACCGTAACGAGGTGCAGGCCCAAAACCAGGCGATAAGGGATCTATACCTGCCTGAATATCTTGTTCAGTGTAGATACGAATGGTATTGTTTTCTAAAGGATAAAACCTGTAACCCAGTGCACGGGTAATCCAAGCAGCACTATGCCACTGCCAATCCTGATACCCGGGCTGTTGAGGTTCATCAATATTGATTACAGTGTTGGTATAGGCCGCATAGTAAGTGCTGACCTGATCTATGACATTACTGGGACCAATCCAAAAGATATCTTCAATTCTCGTCATACCATGTATTGGCCATATGGCATAATGATCACCAAAAAGCAACATCTGATTGTTTTGTATTAGTTTTAGGTCCTCTTCTAAACTTTTACTAGAATCAAAAACCAAATCACTACGCAGTCGTAGAGTATAATCATAGACAATTTGATTTTTCTGAGCATAGTTCATTTTAAGGCGATTGGCTTCCCAAAGACTGCGCCACATACTGACGTGCCATTTGCCTTCCACTGGGTCCCATCTGCGACCTCCCCACTTAGGGCGAGTTGGTTGTAGATCATATTCCTCTACCATAATGGTACGAGGCATCCAGTGATTATAAAACTCTACAAATTTATTCTGTGAAGATGGTTGAGGACTGTGCCATTCTGTATTGGTGCTAACTGCACCTTCTCGATTAGCATATCCTGTACCGCGTGTTTCGCTGTCCCAAAAGTGCGCAAACACATCACAATTGGGCAGTAGATCACCCACATAACGTTTGATGTTTTCAGCGGTAACGTGCCCCGTACGGTTTTGTCCGCTAAAACACAGTGCTATTTTCATACGCTGAAACTACTCCCACAACCACATGTGGTCACTGCTTGAGGATTCTTGATACTAAATTGACTACCGTTGACATCTTCTACATAGTTAATTTCAGCGTCTTGTACATATTGGCTGCTCATAGCATCAATTAGTAGTTTTACACCGTCAAACTCATACTCAAAATCGTCGTCGTTTTGTTCTTCGTCAAAGGTAAAGCCATATTGAAAACCCGAACAGCCGCCTCCCTGCACAAACATACGCAGTTTTAAATTTGGGTCAGACTCTTCTGCTAACATGGTTTTAATTTTGGCTATGGCTTCTGTGGTCATTGTTACCATGTTTATTTCCTAAATGTAATTCTACCTTTGGATAGATCGTAAGGAGTCATTTCAACTTCTACTTCGTCTCCCATAATGATCTTGATAGTGTGCATACGCAGTTTTCCGCCGATGTAGGCAGTGATCATGTGATCATTTTCTAGTTTAACTCTGAACATACTGTTGCCTAATACTTCTTCAACAACACCGCTCATTACAATCGCATCTTGTTTAGCCATTATAGTTATTTAATGATAATTTCACTGTCGGAATTTAAAATCTGTGCAGTCTGCCAACGTCTAAATGCTTCGTAGACAGCCTGTGCTTCTTTAGAATCTTGTTCAACTTTAACACCTCGCACCCAAAATCCTTCTGGAGTAATTTTGATCATTTCTTCGCCACCAGCACTGAGTACCACTTCTTGATTAATTGGATAGGAACTGCTGGTCCATATATCGGTACCGCCACCACCGATAGTAAGTGTGTCGTAATCTGCTCCACTAATAATACTGCTCCAATAGTCTGACACCATGCTATCAGTGCTATCAATGACAATATTACCTATTTGGGTAAGGTCTATGGTATTTGAATCAAATGTATCTAACCATATGGTTTCTATGTCTTTATCCTTGCTCACTGGTTGTACTCCTTTTTCTGCAGTATTCTTGTATGTGCTGAGGCACATCTGGATGCCAGCCGCCAACGAGCAGGCCGCAATTAAAAGTCTTTTGCTGGGGTTCTAAATAGTTCTTTGTTATGAACATAACCATTGCAATGCCAGTCAATGCAATCATAACTAAAAAAATCACAGACTGTTTCATTATCCTCGGCGCATGCTGCTGATATCACGTGCGTCTTCTGCCTTAAAAATAGGCACACTGTTGCTCTTGTGCATAACACCAATACCAATCATAGCATCACCGGTGTACTTAGGCGATTCTTTCTTAGCCGTTGAACCTTGCCACGAATCACGGGAGGGGATATGTGCAGTACTACGTTCGCGTGGCACCTGATAATTGACCGCAAGTTGTCCCTGTTGATTAGGGCGAACTTTAGCGACATGCACACGACCGTGTAGTTCGTCTACAAATTGTTCAAATGAAATCTTAGGTAGCCCTTGACGTTTGAGTTCTCGATTGCGCGCCATCCACCAATCATGCCACTGCGCTTGTTTGGCTTTGGTTACCGTGACCTTACGCTTGCGATAGTTAGTGGTAGTAAGATAAGGACCTACAAGGTGCATGCTCACCGCTCTCTCCTAAACTTAAAAGTTGGAACACCATCTGCGTTTTCTTTGACAACAAATTCTTTGTTGGGAAATCGCTGTTTAGCACGTTGCCAGAGTTCTGCTTCGCTGTTGCCTTGACAGACAAAATCACCAGTCAGTTGGTCGTACATGAGATGTACATTATCTACAACTTCAGTACTAACCAACTTGCAGTTTTCACGAACCTCTTTGAGCAGACCTGTGATTTCTTGGTCAATGCGACTTTCCATGCGATAATTGAAATACCATCGCGCGACAAAAAACACGGCTTCAAAAATCATCCACCAAATAAAAATTTGTAGAATAAAGTCTATCATAGTTGCATTATACTATCTGTTTATTGGCAAAGTCAAGATTCAAAAGAACCAGTAGTTTGGTTTGTTCAGTGTCAAAGGTAAATCGGCATTCTAAAGGAAACAAGTGCAAAGGAATTACTTCCCATTGATTTTCAGTTAAATTTTCGCTGCACCAATCCACTGTGTTTCTAATATTTACACCTTGCAGGTCAACTTGGCATTTTGTTTTGCGTGTCATTTAATTGCAGGTTTTTACAACACTAATATCAATTCTGGCAACGCTGGCTAAGTTGATACCGCGGGGATGAATAGCAAGATTTCCCTGGATACTACCCAGACCAAGAATTCTTGGTTTGACATGTTTTTGAACCTGCGCACGATTAATCACTTCAAATTTAGGTTCATGATAACGAATTAGATCATAACTATCAATGTTAGCACATCTACGATCTAGAACGCCCCCACCAGCATCGATAAGCAATACACTAACGCCAATGTGCTGACCTGCAGTATTCATAAGATTGCTTTTGATCACATCTAAGGTATTTAGGTCAGGGAAATAAAAACTTTTTGTAGTAGACAGCCAACTTTTGGGTTGACGATAGGTTACCTGCATGTCTGCTTCCTGTCCACAGGGAGTGTCTCGCATGCGGCCAATCAGACCCTGTGTGTAGCCCAACTCAATTTTTTTGTCCCACTTGGCAAACCAACTATTACAACTGCGACTATCGACAGCAACTACATCAAGAGTTTCTATCAAAGATTCTAACCATGCCTGATTCCACTTTATTTCGTAGGTGGCTTCAATGATTGGTTGTCGAACTTCATTTACAGCAAGTCCAACCTTGCCCAAGTTTACAGTAAAAGCATTGTTGGGATAACTCGTTAAAACTTCGCTAAGAATTCTGTCCCCTCGTTGTCGTTGATCAACTACAGAATCCAATTGGTCTTGAAGTTGTTGCCCAATCAAAACAATTCTATGATTAGAACTAGACATCATACGTTGGGCAATCTTACTAGTGGCCACAGCAACACGCATTGATACCATGACCTTTCCGCCTGCTTGATAGGTATTAAGGATTTCATAGCCTTCAATATAGCCTGCTGAATAACTACCAATGAATTCTTTGGTAATCTGATCGCCGTTGACTTCGGTGTCTGCGACCAAGACCTGACCAACTACGAATTCAATTGCAGTTTGAAAACCGTTAAGTTTGGCTTCGTTGAAGTTGGCACCGTGCCCATCAACTTCAATTTTTTGTCCAGCCGCGGCCACACAAGACCACAGGGTCAAAACAGCAAGCAAATAGCGCATTATTGTGCCAGTTCTTGACTATGGGTTTTAACAGTGTCTACACCCTTGTCTAGGATGCGAGCCACTCCACTAAATCCCACACTGGCCACAACAATACCCACAACCATGCCCGCTAGGAAGTTACGCATCAATGACTCCCCATTTGACGACGCAGTTCGTTAGCAATGCCGATAGACTGCGGACCTGTACGAACTTCAACCTGTACAGTACGTCCAGCAGAGTCAATCTTTTCTTCAGTAACCATGACACCACGAAGCAGTGCAGTGCTGTTAGTGATAATAGTTTCCTTGACCAACTGTGCTACTTTTTCACTGTTGGTATTGGGATTAAATTCGTTTACCACCGTTTGTGCTGACCTAGAGATAATAGGATCTCCGTTGGCATCGAAGTCCTTGTCGTCAACACGAGTTTCGTCACTCATGCCATTGGTAGTGTTCTCAAGACTTTTTTGCACTGCGGTGCTCAGAACCTTAACGGTACGCTGACTGTTAACCTGTGTGCCCAGGAAGTCAGCGATGCTGCGCTCTGCACGTAGTCGAGCAACCTGTGCTGCCTGCTCTACTGAGAATGCATTATTGCCTGCAATTGGTGCGGATCCCTTGCTGATCAGTTCCTGCAGTTTGCCATCGCTGGTAAACACAATGGTCATGGTACCTTGGGGCCTATGAAAAACTGTACTAACTGGTTTGGGTCGAATGCTGTCCGAATCGGGTTTGAGTTCGGCATTCTTTGCTACATTCTTAGTGGAACTACATCCAGCCAAAGCCACGGCCACACAAACTGCCACTGCTAGTTGCTTGGTGTTCACCTATTACTCCTTCTCAAAATGTGACATTTGTCACGACAGTTACATAGTATATTCTTTTTCCCAAAATGTCAAGTCTCGATCTTTGGTAAGATTGACTCTTTTTAGGGCATGGTTCAACTGGCGCAGACTAATTCCATGCTCAATGTATCCTTGATCTAGCATGTTAAGATAGTGTTCGCTGGGGTAAGACAAAGACAACTCAGGTGGCATCATGTAGGTCATTGCTGGCACATATAGACCGTCTTTGACGACCATAACATTGACTTTAAAATAAAGATGCGGGTATCCTTCTAGCATATCCAGAGATCTTTCACATTGATCAGTGATTTCCCAAAGTACACCGTCTACTTTACTGTCAAAGTTGGGAACTACTGTTGCACAACCCTTGAATTCAAATTGATAGTTTTGCAGCACAGCCTGACCAAGACTTTGTGCGTGGGGACATCGACCTCGCATAGACTGTAGATTGGTGTTCATTCCATATGCAAAATATTTCATAGTTATATTTTTTCCTAAATTAAATAAATAATAATAAACGGTTAAGATATTACTATTCTAACATCGTTTTACGTGTTTGTCAATTGGCAAAGGTTAAATTAAAATGAAATCAGTTTATCATTTACAAGTTTTAGGTAATGATCCCCCGGACAATGTTGATTTTTTCCCTCCATCCTTTTACTCCACTGAGTGGTATAATCAACTCATGGCATATGTAGAATCTGAAAATTTTTTGGTTTTTCAAAAACAAATGACATTTGTTTTTGATGATGATGTAAAATTAAACGAATTCTTAGATCAATGGCGTTTAACTGACCCGCAGATGATAGCAGACCTCGCTGCTTGGCATACTTCTCACGGAATAACCCTTGTACAAAGTTTTTATCATACAACTGACATCACACCAAGACCAACTCCGGTATTTCCAGAATAAAAAAACCGCCCATATGGGCGGTTTTTTAATGGTTTAAAATCTAATTAGACATTAAACACACGTGCACGTGAGCCAGTGATGGAACGTGCACTAACGCTGTAGGCAACCTTGCCAGTGCTGTTAGGTGCAGCAAGAACCTTAAGACCAGCCTTACGCAGTTCACTGATACGTGCGCTCAAATTAGTGATGCCATAGTTAGCGCGAGCCTGTGCTTCGCTAAGGGTGCGGCCGGTGCCACGCAGATACTTCTCAAGGAATGCAGTCTGATTGGTAACCTTCATTAGGTTAACAGTGGGCTTGTTAACTGACTTAGTAGAAGTTGCAGCCTTGGATGAGGTTACCGTGGTAGTGACCATACTTTGCTTAGACTTCTTTACTTGCTTGGTTTGCTTCTTTGACATCGCTTGTTTCTCCTAGTTGAAAAAGTGAAATAGAAATGCTGATAACTATCAGCAGTCAATATAATACATTATACTGCAATCTAGGTCAATTGATAATCTAACCAAAATTACAGTTTTTCCCCGGGCTCAAAACCACGAAAACGAAGAAAACGCGGGAAACGCAGACTGTATGAGCCATCTTGGTTCTGTGTCACGGCGTCGGCGCGGACTTCAACGATCTGACCAACCAAATCAGCACGTGAGTTCCAAAATACGCTACGGTCACTATCGGTAAAGCCCGAACCCACATTGGTACTAATGGTTCGTCCGTCATCGATTCCTTGACAAACAAATGCTCCGAGCCGTCCCTGATTACGACCTGTTCCTTCTTCGACACTTTTAACCTCCAGACTAACTTCAATAAAAGGTTTAAGTTTGAGCCACGACGCAGTGCGCTTACACTCGTAGATCGCACTGGGATCTTTGATCATGATACCTTCGTATCCACCTGCAATGGCTTCTTGATTGATTTCTCGGAACCTAGCCTGACCTGCAGGTTCGCGCAGGTCAACAAGTTCTTGCCCAACTATGGTTACATTAGGCATATGTTCTGCACACTGTCGATACCAGGCTGCAAGACTGTAACTGCGATCAATCTGACGATGCTGACCTTGACCTGCAAGAAATTCCTGCAGCGTAACGATATCAAACAGATTCAGTACCGCATCATCAGCAGCAACATTGCTCTTACGATGTACCTGCTTCATAAGATCTTGAAAACTTGCTGACATTACTTCGCCATCGAGTACCACAGGCTCTGCAAACATAAATGCATGTCGACTGATCTGTTGCTTAATATGTTCAAAGTTTACCAATTCTTTGCCGTTGCGACTGTATTGGGTGACATGACCGTTGGGATACACAATAGTGATCACACGCACACCGTCAAGTTTAACTTCAATCAATCGTTCACCGGTGATCTTTTCTTCGTGATTGGCACTGTCATGCGCCAGTTGGCAGGTAAACGTAGGAACTTCATACTGTTTAAATTTCTTACCAACCACCTTGTTAATGGTCTTTTCACTGACACCGCAGCGTAGATCTTTGATCAAAATACGGCGATACCAATAGTTCCATTGTTCTTGAGTGGCTTTGAGACGAGCATGTGCTACCGCAGTCTGTGCTTCGTTACCTGTGAGTTGTCGCGAAGCCAGTGCATCTGCAAGTTTACGAAACCCCTGCCAACTGAGACCTGTGCCAACCTGATCAGTTTTTTCACTGACTGCTTTGATGCCAAAGGTGATCATCGAATCCAGAGCAAGACGACATCCTTCAAAGAATTCATCGTTACCTGCTTGCGCTTGTGCAAGAATAATTGCTTCTTTGTTAGTACGCAGGTTGTGTGTTTCCAGCGCACGAATAATTTGACTGGCTGTGTCCATTAGGCCACCTCTAGAATATGTCGACAGTTACGGCGAAATTGAAATCCTGGGCAGGAACATTTGACCGCGCCAGACTTGCGAACCACTTGATATACCTTGCCCTTGCTGCCCTGTACAGTCCAAGTACGATCGCTGACATCGGGCATGGTAAAATCAATTTTGCGTCCTTGAGCATCACGCAGGTTAACCACACGATTGAGATTGATCACGGACATACCATCTAGATGATAGGGATTGCTCACTGCAATCTCATTGGGCTGCAGCCAACGAGGCCTGGGCAAAACAGTACCAGTAACAGTGCGAGGTTTGACGTTGGGTAGATTATATTGGGTAGTAACAGTAATTTGGCTACCAATTGGCAGAAGATTTTGCAAAATTGCGACCTTTTTTGCTAGTATCGATAGCCTATTATAAGATCAATTGACAGTGTTGTCAACTGTTAAATTACAATTTAAGGGGATGTTAATGATCCTGGAGGAGTTGGCCAAATAAATTGATAGGGAAAATTTTCTTGTTTCGGTAAGTCTCTTAGAGCCTGTCGATAAATTTCCCATGCAGTTTTGTCAACTGTGGATTTTGGGTATTGGGTCCAGTCTGATTCTGCCAATCTGCGATTGCGCTCTAGTATAATCTCTCTAGAATCTTTTGGGGGTCTGGTGTCGACAACAGAATACATGGTTCCGCCAACATCTGAATATAGAACATTGTCAACTACCCAACCCCTACGATTATCATCGTAGACTATGGACTCTGCTTCTGCAATATAGTTATTGTCTCTAGATAAATATTTCATTTGAATGCTCCGGTACCTATTGCTACTCCCTTGGGATTAGCCGCACGAAAATCTGCGGTTAAGGAAGACGGTGTTCCTGATTTTAATATCCTTACTGTTTGTCCGCTTATAGTAGAAGCACTATCTAGTGAAATACCAGATATATAATAATCACCAGTTGATACTGTTTGTGTGGCAAAATTTAATGTTGGAAGAGAATTTGGGTAGTCAAAATAGAAAAGTTCGTCAACATTGGGAATATAAGAAAATGATGTAAATTGGCCAGTGAATCCAGCCACATTGCTTTCGAGAGTAACAATTGATCCGCTAATAACACCGTTTGCGCTATAATTAGCAAGTTTTACTGAGATGCCTGAACTGGTAGCATATAGTACAAAAAATTGTTGAGTGCTACTGTTCCAGTCCGAAAGCACTTGACCACTGGCAACGCTTTCTACAACTGTTTCACTTACAACTACGTTTCCTGACTTATTAAAAATTTGAAAACTAGGGTAAGAACTAGAGTTAAGATATGTTACCATAAAATCGCCGTTGCTTGAATTAAAACTAATTCTGCTCGGTACATAGTTTGCAACATTACTAAATAAAGTTTGAGATTTTACTAAGGTATTACCGCTTTGAATTAGAAAATACCCTGCATAACCAAGAGGCGCGCCTTGATCTCTATAGGTATATACCCAACTGTTATCATTAGGATTATACCCTAACTCTGAGTAGTATGGTGCTGGGCCCGAGACCAACGAGGTTTTGGATGTAATTACACTTCCGTTAGAATAAAATGTAGCATAACTGGGCCACCCCGGTCCTGCTCCTTGATTAGTAAAAACTGCTAGGATATTGCCAGTAACTGGATGGTGTGCAACTGCTGCTCCGCCATAATCTAAGGTAGTATCTATGGTTGTATTTCCTAGCAGTGTACCAAATCTATCATATCTAATTAATTTTGATTTGTAACCATCGCTGCTATCAACTACACTGAGAACAAAATCTCCATTGAGTGAATTAACAGACATTCTTGGAATTAAATAACTAGTAATTGATGTACTAGTAACTGTGCCCTGCAAAGTCAGGTTAGAATTATAAATTCCTATTTTAGTAGTATCAAATACCATAAATTGATTTGTAATGGGATTAAATTTAGCCCCAAACGAACTGGCACCTATAGATGGTGTTGCAACTGAACTTCCTTTTCGAACACGATTTTGAAAATTTACTGCAGCAGGTCCAGTACCATTTGTAGCAAACGATTTAAAAGCATAGGAAGGATAACCGCTCATTGCTGTGTATACATAATCACCCACTGCACAAGATCCTAAAACAGTTGTGGTAACTATCTCTGAATCTGTTCTTTGTGGAAGGCCGCCCAATCCTTTGCCAACTGTTGGCGCGCCGCGTGGAGCAAATGCATAGGTCATGGTCAGAAATCCGTATATTGGGCACTAAACACAATACCATTACCAGACGGTTGGGTGTTTCCTATACCAACATAAATTGATTCGCCTGCCCCTAAACGCAAGGGAGTAGTTTCACTGATATTGGTAAATGCAGTCAATATAATACCAGAACTTTGAGTAGAACTCGCAAGAGTTTGTGCTCCTAAAGTGATGCTATCTATAATTCTTTGTGTAGTTCCACTGTTATTTGAATGGAAAAGATAAGCAGCAGTTGCTCCAATTGTGGTTCTTGGCATTGCTACTAGTCGAGTTATTAGAGCACCGTCAGCCCCTGCTGTCAGCAGTAGCGTTGAGTTCGATATTGAATCTGTGGTGATACCTGCTGCAGTATTTGAACTTACTGCAGTTACACATTTTGGTGCTTGAGCAAATGGTGCTGTAAATGTTTTTGCCATAATTTATTCCTTTTAAAAAGATAAGGCCACTGCATGTAAGTTGGCCAATGTTAAAGAGGCACTGCCAGTTGAATATGGTGTCCCGTTAGCCCAGAAGAATCCTCCTGTGCTGTAAATTGCATTGGCAAATACACCCTGTGTATTAGCAACTGTAACATTACTACCGCTGATAATTCGCATTTCATTGAAGAAATATTGGGTAGTATTACCACTGAAATCGTTTACACTTAATCCCTCTGCATAGATAAAGCTGCTAGCGTTGAATGTAGATTTTCTTATCTGCAGAACAGGCCAATTGCTACCAACAAACGAAGTACTAAAAGCGAAACTGTTACCAAAAGTTTGACCAATACTTAGACTGCTGGTATCATTTGGTAGTACAATGCTGTTGTCAGAAATTTGTACAGCACCACTGTTTACCCAAACATTGGCTGCAGAAATGTTACCCAAGTACGTTGGTAAGTAACTTGCTACGTTGGCATTGCCATAACTTGATCCGCTGCCTGCGGCAGCAGTAGTCTGTACTGTACCATCAGCAAATACAATATTACCACTTGGTGCTAGTTTGATGTTAGATATAGTAATTTGACCTGTGGTCAAGTAACTGGCCACGTTGGAATTGCTATAACTTGAGCCACCCCCAGCGGCTGCTGTGGTCTGTACTGTACCGTCTGGGAATGTTAATCTTCCACTTACACCAAGTCTGACGTTGGCAATATTTCCCGAATACGTGGGCAAGTATGTAGCCACCTGTACGTTGGAATAACTGCCGCCGGCAACACTGTCAACATATCCCTTCATACCCAAATTTGCAGCAGTGACATCAGTAAATTTAGCCAAAGGAAAACCGCCTGCTGTGCTGCCATCCATGACTACTACTGTGTCTTTAGTAGTGTCAACAAACAATTCTCCAATTGAACCTGTTACGGCTGCTAGGTTTGCGGTAGTGTCTCTTCTAAATTGTAGGGTCTTTGGCATGTTTATTCTCTTTTATGCATTTAAATCTACATCAGCACCAGTCTCTGTGGTCAGATCAACTGTGCCAGTTAGTACCATCATGTCACCAGAAAAATCCCACCCGGGCTCAGGAACGTAGGGCAACATGGTAACAGTAATACCGCTGCCTATTGTAATACCAGGACCTATGTATAAATTTCCAGACATAATTTATTCTATATTTTACTTATTTATCGACATAGAGTTTAAACTCTGCCTACTACCACTTCGATCAGGCAAATTTCATCAGTATCTATATTTTCCAAAGACTTGCCAATGATACATCCTGGAACATAATTTGGAGTGTATAGGCGTTCAGCAATTCCTTTGATTTTACTAGAGACCAATCTATCGCCCTTACGTACTGGTCCTTTGACCCAAGTGGGTACTCGTCCTTGTAGTGCAACAGATATACCCTCTGTGGCTGCATTCATCAGATAGGCTGGATTGGTAGAAACTACACCTGCCACAGCAGGATCATGAGATGCGGTTGACACTGTAACTTCTTTTTCACCACCAAAAACCACCACAGTTCCGGGTTCATAGTTGCAGTCACTGGTGTAGTTTTCTGCCAAGTCAGCGTATTGTGCATTGACTGCCACTGACCACACTCTACTCCACCAAACAGTGGAACTTCCCAAAGTATAGGTATTGCTAGAACTAGGTATGATATTACCATATGCCCAAACGTTACCCACGTAGGCATTATTCCAAACAGCAGTTGTATCCCCAATAGACTGTCCCGCAACCAGATTACCCAAGGGGTTTACATCAACAAAGTTACCTACTTGGGCCATTACATTGCCAGTGGTGTTGATGTACACAGCACCACCTGATGTGTACTGGTTGATGTTACCAACGAAGTTGTGATATGCTCCTGATACTACGCCCACAGTACCATGTGAGGTATTGCCCGCAAGTAGAATGTTGCTACCGGTTGTGGTTAACAAAGTTCCAGAAACAAGTATGTTACCAGAGTTAACCTGTAGAAATTGTGTACCATTATTAAGGTTTATAATACCGGCGCCAGAGACAGAAACGTTTACACCACTCGTACCACCGATTACTATACCTCCGCCAACAGTTGGTGCTATTCCAATGCCTATACTTGTACCACTGCCGCCTATTGCAATGCCACCGCCACCGGGCAAACTTGTACCAATTGCAACCGATGCTCCGGCTTGTCCCAATGTTACTGTGCTACCGGTTACAACTATACAACCAGAGCCTGATCCTACTTGTATACCTGATCCTGGTGCAGTTGCCCCAATACCAATAGAAGTTGATGCACCTGATCCTATTTGTATACCACCTGTTGGCGGACTAGTTCCAATACCAATTGAAGTTGTTGAACCCGCTCCTATTTGCACGTTTGTTATTGCGCCCGAGGTGCCCAAAAGTATACTTCCAGATCCCGCTTGAAGACTTAACCCGGTAGAAGGGGCACTGGCCCCTATGCCTATTCCCAAACCAGTAAGGCTAGTAATGCTAATTTGGTTACTGGCAGTAATGCTACCGTTGACATTTAGACTAGAAAATGTACCAACGTTGGCTAGTATATTACCAGTGGTGTTGATGTACACAGCACCACCTGATGATGTCTGGGTTATGTTACCTACAACTGAGTGGAACTGTCCACTAACCGCTCCGGCAATACCTATTCTAGCATTACCAAACACTGATAGGCCAGCAGCCAGGACGTTACCAGTTGAGTTAACTAGGCTAGCACTAACTGTGCCGGTGTAAGTTGGCAAGTATGTGGCTACCTGTACATTTGAATAACTGCCTGCAGCAGCAGCACCATAGGTCACTTCTTTGGTAGTGGTGTTGTAATAAAGTATGTTACTGGGTGATGTGTCTGGTTTAATCGGGTTAAGGAAAGTACCCCAACTTGCGGGACTTAGGTTACTACCATCGCCTGATATTACAATGGTATTGGCGGGTGTATTCAAGTAACCTGCGTTGGTTCCGATCACCACACTGTTTGCGCTTTGAGATTGATATCCTGCTTGATAACCAATGGCAACAGTATAAGGCCCTTGATTATCTGTGCCTGAAAGTCTACCAATGGCAACAGCAGCAGTTCCCTGAGAAGTTTGCCCGGCGCTTTCGCCAATGGCTATTGAACTCGGTCCTTGGCTAGACCAACCAGCATAATATCCCAAGGCTATGCCTTGGTCTCCTTGAGAGTAAACTGCAGCATTATAACCCATAGCCACAGTGTTGTTTCCTTGGCTATTCTGTCCTGCCCACATACCAACTGCTGTTGCTGTACCTTGCTGATCATTTTGTCCTGTTTGATAACCAATGGCAACGCTCAAACCTCTTTGTCCATTTTGCCCCGCTTGATAACCAATTGCGGTAGCGCCACTTGCTTGATTTATCTGACCTGCTCCAACACCAATGGCCACTGCGACAGTGCCCTGAAATGCGTTACCTGCCGTTGCGCCGATCGCTATGCCTTGAACGCCTTGATTTTGACTACCGGCGTTAAATCCTATTGATATAGCATTAGCGCCTTGATTGGTTGATCCTGCATTGGTTCCAACTGCAAGATTACTGCTAGTTGGGTTGCCAAGTATTACACCCACATTTGCATAAATTGTACTAACAGCCCCAGTAGCCGCAGTGGTCTGTACGGTGCCGTCAGCGAATTGAATATTACCGCTGGCCCCTAATCTAATGTTGGAAATTTGTGCAATACCACCGACTAGCAAGTTACCGGTGGTGTTGAAATAAACTGCACCTCCCGATGTGTATTGGTTAATGTTACCAACGAAGTTGTGATATGCACCCGACACAATACCCGCTGTGCCAAATCTGGTGTTGCCAAATAGTGCTACATTACCACCAACTAATAGGTTACCGGTGGTATTGAAGTAAACCGCACCACCCGATGTAACCTGAGTTACGTTACCAACAAATGAGTGGAATTGACCACTGATCGCACCCACTGTACCATGCGAAGTATTACCGCTCGCCGTTAAAGAGTTAGCAGTGATGCTGCCGTTTATATTAACCGTTACTGATGCTGATGCGCCGCTGCCTGAAATCACTAGGTTTCTTGTGGCTAATAATATATCTGCACCACTTCCTGAATCTATGATATTTGTATAGGTATAGGCACCAGCAACAGTTCCTGTACTGTACAAAGTGATGTTTGATCCACCGGCTGATGATGCACTAAAACGTAGGGCAGGTGAGGTTGCTGTTGCAACTTGCATTTCTATTATGGCATTGCTAGGACCTGGGGTAATCCCTAGATTTAGCCATGGAGTACCGGATGAACTAATTAGTTGTATATTACCCGACCCACCAAAAGCCTGTTGGCCACTGTAGACTCTTAAGTGACCTATGGCATTTATGTTGGCAGTGCTGACAATATTACCAACCAACAGATTTCCAGCGATTATATTACCAGTGACGACATTGCCAAATAATACGTTACCGGTTGTGGTGATGTTGGCCGCAGTAATATTGGCCGCAATGATATTACCGGTGGTATTAATGTAGACAGCACCACCCGATGATGTTTGAGTTACGTTACCAACAAATGAGTGAAATTGACCACTAACAGCACCAGCAATGCCCATTCTGACATTTCCAAACACTGATAGGCCGGCGCCAAGTATGTTACCGGTTGAATTAACTAAACTGGCTCCAACTGTGCCGGTATATGTGGGCAGGTATGTAGCCACCTGTACATTTGAATAACTAGCAGCCGTAGTCTGTACTGTGCCATCAGCAAAGGTAATGCTGCCGCTAGCGGACAAGAACATATTACCGGCTCGGACATTACCAACAGTGTATATAGTTGTAGCATTGGCTTCAAATTTTGTGCTTCCTAAACTGCTAATCTTAATGTTTTCTGGCGCTATGTCCATCAGTGAACTATAGTCGCCTCGATATAAACCTATACTGTCGGGCCTGTAATAGCCAGTATAACTTGGACTAGTGTCATATTTGTTCCAGGTAATACCACTAGGAATGTGTGTATACTGCAGATTACCATCATCACCGGTGATGCTTATGTTTGCACCACTGATCATTATTCTTTGGCTCGGTACGTTGGCTATTAAAGTTCCCGCGGGAGACAATACAATATTAGCGATGTTACCTGAGTATGTTGGTAGATATGTGGCTACCTGTACATTTGAGTAACTGCTGCCGCCACCGGTTACTATACCAGTTAAGAAAGCACCATTGCCTATGAAATATCCACCGACGGCGTTGATGTTACCTGAATTGACCACTATGTTGTTAAAAGTACCGCCAGCGGACAAGACATTTCCAGTGACATTCAAATCACTGCCAAATACTGTGCCAAATCTTCCACTGGCAGCACCAATGTTGCCAATACCGCTGGTTCCACCATTGACCACTGCTGCAGATAAATTCTGACTGTTGATGTTAAGTTGTGTGGTAAAGTAAGTGGTGCTGATATCAAAGGTTGTGGTAATATTTTGGGACAGCAGACCGCCAACGTGAATTTTGGGCACCTTGCCAGGAGTTTCCGTACCTATGGTCAGATTGCCCTGATTTATATATAGATAACCATCGTTGGCCCCGCTAACTGTCCATGAACCGCTGCTCCAATTGTTGCCGTTGATGCCCAGATCAATGAATTTACTACCGTCATTGCCATCTGGGGCAGTGGCAATAAAGTCAGCACTGACTAGGTTGCCTACAGAATTAATATTTTGTATGTTTATTTGAACATAACCATTGGCATTCCAACTGGCATTGATTGGGCTATTTGAGTAGGTGCCTGGTGGATTGTTGATGTTTAGTAAACTGTTGTTCTTAAGGTTAATATTGCCGTAGGAATCCATACCTCCGGTCCAAATTGGATCATATAGAATGCCACTGTCAAATGTAACTATACCTTCGCTTGGTTCAGTTATGACGTTGCTAAATAATCGCCATGTGCCGTCTAGATAATTTCTAACGAATCCACTGTGTTGATATATATTTCCTACGCCGCCTACAAAGTGGCCATAAAAGCCTATGTCATAGTTGTAGGGATAGGCATTACTGACAAGATACAGCAAGGGGCTGGTTATGGTCAGTACGTTTGATGCGGTGGCAATGACATTTGCCACGTACAAATTACCTTGTATGTAAACATCTTTAGCAATACCCACACCACCAGCCACAACCAATGCACCGTTGTTAAATTCAGTGGAATTCTGAGTACTGTTGATATTGGCTTTGAATACTGTGGCATCTCCGGCCATTACATTACCGGTAGCATTGATCCAACCTTGAGTGGTCAATCCAAATTGACTTACAAAAATCACGTTAGAACCAGCCACTGCAACATTCACAGACAATTGGTCTACTAGAACATTACTGGCAAAGTTGCCTAGGCCATAGGGTATAGTCCACAGTGCACCTGTGCTACTGCTCATGAGGAATCTACCGGTTGAACCCAGACTGCCAACATTGTCGCGTATGGCTGAGGCAAACTGCGCAGTTCCGTAGACTGTGGTAGTTCCTGCAACACTGAGGCCAGTGAGATTGCCCACTGTGGTGATATTGGCCTGACTAGCAGTCACCAAAGAACCAACGATGTTTTTTGCTAGTATATTACCTGAGGTATTAATATAACCGGACGCAGTTAGGTTATTAACACCACTGATATTACCATCACTACCACTGATGGTAATTGATCCATTTACAGTAAGATTACCGGCACTAAGATTACCGGTGTATGTAGGCAAATAACTAGCAACATTACCATTGCCATAAGCACTGTTGGTATTAATATATCCGTTGGTTGTTAGATACGCATTGACATTAACGTTGCTGTAAGAACTAGACTGAATATTGCCTATTAAGGCCTGTTGCTGATAGGCATTGGCCTGCCAAGCAATATTAGCGGCAGAAACTTGACTATCAACATACCCTTTCATTCCAACGTTGGCAGCAACTACACCCGCGTTGGCTGCTGTAATTTGACCATCTACGTAGTTTCTTAGATTAACATTTCCTAAATTGATGAACCCTTGAATTCCTATATTAGCAGCAGTTACACCTGCATTGGCTGCTGTAATTTGACCATCTACGTAGTTCTTTAAAGAAGTATTCGCAGAATCTACGTAAAGTTGTGTTGTATAATTATTTGTTGTTAGATAACTGACTACGTTAGCATTGCTATAAGCACTGTTGGTATTGATATACCCATTATTAGTTAAATAAACAGCAACATTGACATTTGAATAGAGGTTATACCCCTGTGTGTTCAGATAAGCAGCAACGTTGACATTTGAATATAAGTTATACCCCTGTGTGTTCAGATAAGCAGCAGTTTGTACATTACTGTATCCAGCGGGTATACCGGTCAGTTGGCTACCGTTACCTATGAAATAGCCTCCCTGAGCAATAATATTACCCAAGTTTATAACTAAGTTATTAAAAGTTCCTGCAGCAGCAATAATATTACCTAGGGAATTTATATAACCACCAACAGTTAAATTACTGCCCACTGCGGCTGTGGTTCCTACATTTAATGTACCAGACGTTGTTAAACTAGAACCCGATACCAAACCGTTGGATGCTAAAAATGTTGGAGTACCTGTTCCTCCAACTGAAAATTTAAAACCGTTTACAGGATCAACAGATATCTGGCTTCCGCCAAGATCTATAGTACTAGCAGCAAAATATCCAATGTTCCAACGTGCTGTAGGACTGCCAAAATTATAAAGTCCGTTGGCGGTGGGTAGAATGTTGCCTATGACATAGGTATTACCATTGGTACCTCCGGCCAGATTTCCAAAATACCAATCTGCAGCAATGTTTGCATATTTGGCAATGGATATATTACTATTGATAGATCCTGCACTGGTTGTATAGGCAACGGTAAGTCGATCTGTAGTTTCGTTCCAAAATAAAGCCACATTAGAAGAAATGCCGCCGTCTCGATTGAAGACAAAACCTATGTCAGTGTTGGCCAAGGTTGAACCGTAGTTCAGTGATACTAGGGGATCTGCTACGTATACTATACTAGTATCGATGTTGGTTATTTTAACTTTAGTTAGTGATGCCATTGATATCTCTGGTAAGTTCTTATATTTATCAACAAAACAGGAGCCTGGGCTCCTGTTTTGTCATGACCAACTAAAGCCGATTAGGCCTGTGATTCATTCCACTGTAATTGAATTTCACCTGTGGCATTCACGCCGGAAGTAGGTACCAGTGCCGTGATATTAATACATAACAGTTCTGGCCCGTCTGGATAAATGTTATAGCCAGGTATACCTGAGTTGCCCAACTGTTTAACCATAGATAAATCAAGTTGACCTGAGTTAGTATAGTTAACCGGTATAGCAAACAAGCGTTCTCCCCCACGAGCATAACTTATGCCACCGCTGGCAAAACTATAGGTTGAAAAGCCAATTTGACCATTGTAGTTTGCAACCCCATTGATGTTGCCAAATGCAACCTGCGTATAACTTGGTTGAATACTTGCACTTGGGTTGTTTCTTGCATCATAAGGTTGATTGTACAGGTAATTCCAAGTGGTAGTGGTTGTACTAACATTATTGGGATTTAGAATACCTTCGATTAGATAGCGTGCACCTGTGGTTGTGGCCACGTTGGCTCCTGAGAAGTTTACCAGCATGTTGTTTAGAATCACCTGGGCTCGATTAACTAAATCTCGCGATCCTAGATCGCCAGGAATCTGGTTACTTACAGAAGGTGCTAGTCTAATGGCAAACGCTGTGATGGTAGTGTCATTTATGCTGGTTCCAGTTGGGAATCTAATATTTGCTAATGAGTACGTATAGGCATATCCTCGGTCAGTATCAAATCCACCGTCTAGTATCACAGCAGAACCCCAGTGATTTAGGGTAGGTGCTGATGTTGCTGAAATAATACGTGCCGAAACATTAGCAGGGTGAACATTGGCCGATCCTGCTGAGAATGACTTGCTACTACCATCTTGCCATAGACTGTATGTAGCAGCACGAGTTACACCGGTTAGAGTTCCTGTCTGTACACCAGCATTAGCCACATTGGCAGTTAGTCCTGTGACCTTCATAATTTCATTTTCAACTAACACAAACACGGGACTAGTACTGCTTGGCACAGGGAATTGCGTAACATCGTAGACATCAAATGTAGTCTGACTTGCATCCATTGGTGCACGTAATACTAGGTAAGGAGAGTCATTTACTGCTTGATATCTAGCCGGAAGGTTACCTGAACGCATGTATGCTTCATAGTTTAGGTTATTGTTCATAAATCTGTGACAGAAAATATAATTACCCAGAGGTCCGCGCACACCAAAATCCACAAAGCCTGCACCATACCAAGTATATTGAATCATTAACATCTGCATGCGTGTGGCATCTAATAGATATCCAGATGGCCCGGTACCGTCTAGGGGATCAATATTCCACTGTCGTTGTGGAACTCTACGTTCAACACGTTTCTGCGGCTTAATGCGTGTTTGATTGGTAAGACCGCGCCAAACTGGAGAAATAGTCAGAGCGTTGTCATCAATAACCGAAGTCACAGTGTGCACCATACCACGAAGAACAATCTTATCACCAGCGCGATATTCCTGGGTAAATCTGCAGGTACCGTCGCCAGTACATAGGTTTGTAGCAACTTCAACACTTACATATCCCGATGTTTGCTGAGTTGAACTACGTTGCACCACGTTAATAGTAACACCGGTATTTTCCCAATAAACACCGTTTTGGTCGTCCATCATACCGGCTCTAACCGATGCGCCAACCCAATTGGCTACAGCAATTTTGGGTCCTGGAGCCGAATCAGTATATTGAATACTTCCAGTGATTGTGCCAGTGTTGCCTAGAGTTGACTGCGCATTCACCTGGAATGTATAGTCACCGGTGACTGCACTTACTATATAATAACCATTATATCCGCTGGTAGTAATACCACTGACTAAAACATTTGCACCAATTTGCAATTGGTGTTGTAGATCTGTTGTGATAGTGATAGTGTTACCCACGCCTGTTCCAGTGGAACTGACGCTGACTATGTCATAGTTGGCGCCAAGCAGAGTACCTGAAGTCCACATTATGCCTTTACCAGATTGATAACGGAAATATTTTTTACTCTGTCTACTTGCCGAAGCACCAGTATGAGGTGTTCCGGTGCCAAGTAGTACGCCGCCATCTGCAGCACGGTGTACGAAGAATGCACTGGGTCTTACATAAATTGTTCCGACCACACTGCCAGTGACTGCGGCGCCTGATCGTGCTTGGTAGGTAAATGACGTTGGAGTTGGAATGCTTAAAATTGTAAACGATCCTGTGGCATATTGGCCGTTTGAACCTGCACTGGCAATGTTAGCAAGAATTGGAGTTCCTGGAGTTAATCCATGTGCATAAGCCGAGGTAGCAGTAATTGTACTAGGGTTAGCACCGTTAGTGGACAATACTACCGGAGGTAAAGATGCAGTACCATAAAAACCTGCATAACGCACATAAGTATCCCAACGATTCAGTGGATAACCAATATGCAAGCCACTGGCTCTACGAGGATAGTATCTGATGTAATTAGTATCAACAGGGAAACCAACCTGTGCTTGGCCTTCACTGTTTGGATTAGTGTGATTGGTAGTTGACAATGCGCTGTTTGCAACAAAACTATGATTTGGCAGATTAATCACTGCCAGTGGCAAATTAGCATCGCCTGCTACAAATATTCCGCTCAATCTTAAAATAACTGATCCAGCACCAACAATTGAACTTATGGTACTAGTACCAAGTTGTGCTCGACCAACGTCAGCAATATTGCCTGCAGCAGTGCCAATCTTGGTCATTCTTACAATTTCTAGATTTCCGCCTGAGGTACCGCCAAGATCAAAGTGATTTTCTAACACCACTGTGCCAACAGGCATGTCATCTTGTGGGACAGAGTTCATATATCCACGGTTTACAGTGATCTGAGTTGAACTATCAACACTGGTAATATTTGCGATTTCAACTTGTCCGATCAAGGTTACTCTGGCACCAGAAACTATTGATACATTAGTGCGGTTAGTGCCGCAGCGATTTCTTATGACTGTAAGTGTTCCCGATCCGCCACCGCTGGCCACGGTCATGAGTTCGGTCCAGTAGCCTGCCACAGGAGCAGCCGCTGTGTTGCCTGTAGTAACCATGATCATGCTACCGTTTACAATAGCATTAGTACCAGAAATGCCTAGTGTAGTTTGTCCTGCAGTGAGGTTAGCAGTTGTGGTGGTAACAGTCGCACCTGCCTGTATATTACCTTGGTATATTATAGTAATCGCATCTCCTACGTTGAATCCAGAACTGTTGGTTACAGTTAGTGCACGCTGATTTAATGAAGGGACATTTGCAGTTAGATAGGTTACTGTTGGGGGTCTTCCCACTGGATCAGTGTTCCACACTAATGCATAGTCGTTTTGGGTCCAATTGGGTTGATTGTTGCCTACTGAGCCACCATTTGATAGAATAATAACGTTTGAAGTTGTGTTTAAACTATTACCTAAAAATCCAACATATGACACAGTATTAGCATATGAGTCTGATCCCGGGATTTCAAAAATACTTGGATTATCATTATTGACAAACAATGATTGCCATTTGGTCTGCTGCAAACCATATTCAAAGTCAGCATCAATTAAAGATGTTGGGTTAGCGACTCGCAGTCTTTCAACAGCATCTGTGGCAAATGGGCGCAGTGCCTGATAAGGTTGTTCAATATAAATGGCTAACTTATCACTAGAACTCATAGTTGATGTACTAGTTGACAAGGTAATGGTGGTTATGCCATCGATACTCTGTGGAAAGTTTGCATCAGGTTGACTGTTCCAGGATATTGTACCTAGCAATGTACTGTCTGCGAAATTATAGATAAATTGCTGTTTGGTAGCATTTAAGATTGCAATAATTTGAGCACTGCTATAGTTTCCCGGTACTTTAACTGTGCCAACACCTGCACCGCCCGGAGTAAAAACATAATTTTTAAGTTGTTGTCTTGCCATCTTTTATGCCCCAAATAGTAAAGAATTTGCTAGCAATGTTGCCTTGGTAGTTGCTGCTAGTCTGTCGTATTGTACTGTTCCCTGTGCTAGTTTACTGTTGGTAATAGTACCATCACTGGGAGTTCCTGTAGTCAGCACATCTCCAAATACCATAATCCAACTATTACCTAAAAAACTAGCACTAGGTGCCTGCGAAAAAACCACAGTTGTTCCATTAAAGTTATAGTCAATTCCAGGATTTTTTACTAATCCTCCCAAAACGCAAATAGTTGCATATGGATTACTTACCGTATATGCTGTCCCACTGACTGTGGTATTGAAAGTAGAAAGGACACCATTAAACTGGGTACTGATATCATCTAATTTTACAAAGTTTCCTACCTGCGGGGGTTGACCTAAGTATGCCATATGAACTCCTATAATCTTCCAACTACAACTTCAATTATGCCCTCGGGTCCATCGTGATCTTCCAGAGCCTTGCCAATTACGCTGCCCATAACTGGATTAGGATTAGCATGCGCTCGTCCATTATCGGCCGCAGTCATCATGTCGCCCTTGCGAACTGTACCTAAAATCTTGCAGGGGACACGCCCTTGCAATGCTAATTCTACAATGTGTCCTCCGGTCAATTGATCATTCATTGAATATGCAGGTTTAGTAGACACTATTCCGGCTACTCTTGCTGTTTCGTTTTCTGCCAGAGTTACTTCTGCAGTGCCACCAAACATTAGAACTGTTCCCGGTTCGTAATCTGCGTCTGCACGATATTTTTCTGCAAGGTCAGCATATTGCGCCGAAGTTGATACGGCAAAGACCGTGCCAAATGCTGAGCCAGACGCACCGATGTTGCCAACCCCGCTGGTTCCGCCGTTACCAATTGCTATACCATTATTGTTACTGTTTACATACATACTGCTACGAACGCCAAGACCGCCGTTGACAGTCAATGCACCAGTTAACGATGTGGTTGACTCTGTGGTTGCGGTTATATTAGCATTGCCTACCCATAGGTCAGCATAGCGATAACTTACATTGGCAGTGTCTACCAGAGTGGTTGGCGGGTTAGTAAGATTAGCAAAAATCTTCCATCGACCATCTGACTGTGTACGCACGACACCAGTATATCTCTGTACGCCATCATTGTAGGTCCCAACTAATCCCTGGTCAATTGCATCACCAACGTTGGTATTGGCTACGAAGATAAAGGGGGTGTTTATGGTTAAACTATTGGTTGCGGTGGTATTGAATGCTCCAGCAACAGTTAGTCCTCCGGAGATAGTCATTGACCCACCTAGGTAAAATGCTCCTGTTACACCAACGCCTCCGGTGACCTGTACAGCACCGGAGGCTGTACTGGTACTGGGAGCACCCCCTACAATAACCAAAGAGTTCGCATATAGCGCACCTGTAACACCAGCACCACCACTGACACGTAGGGCGCCTGTTCCAGTACTGGTTGCTACCCCCGAAGCAGCATCACTTACAATAACTCGCGTGTTACCGGATGCAGTCAATGCCAAAGAAATAGCACTTGGCCAGTATATACCAGTAGCCGGACTGCTTACACTGTATATAGACGGTGATACTGTGTTACCTGTTGGATAGGCATTGGCAGTTACATATAATGTCTGCAACTGTCCGCTGATAAATGTTACAGCAACGTTATTTGTGCCAGCAGTTGGTGCTTTACCTGAATTAAAAATCAGTGCCGTTCCGGATGCTGTATAATCAGTGCCGGGAACCTGCAGGGTGTTGCCCACTACCACAATTATGTCTGAGGCTTTGCCAATTCCCTGCTGTAGAGTAAATTCTAAGGTACTACCGTTACCATTAAAGTATTGTGTGGCAGTGCTTAGAGTTTGTGTAACCGGCCGTAATCCAACATAAGCCATCTTATGTTATCTCCATGATATTCATGACCACATCAAGTGAACTGGCCGAGTCGCTTACAACCTTTACGTTGTCGTTGGTTTGCAAGACCATTTTTTGTTCGCCGCCAATCGGAACTAATGTTGCACCTGAAGAAATTGGAGCATTTTTAACTATATAGTAGTTGTTTGCGCCGTTGTTCAAAAACAAACTAGCATTCACAGTGGCTCCTGTGGTATTTGAAATTGTCAGTCCTATTACAATTGTGGTGGTACTACCACCAACAGTATATCCTCCTACTGGGGTTGCCGATGTACCTACGTTTGCGCTGACTTTTCTATAAAAAGTATTTGCCATAATATTTTCCTAATTACCCGCCTAATGCAATTGCCAATGCTGTGGCATCATCTACTGAAGCCACTGCTGCACCAGCAACGTTCAATGCTGAAAATGTTGCAGTGGCGCCAAGAATATTACCAGTGACATTTAAATAACCAGTAATAGACTCGTTACCATTAACCGTTAATCCATTAAATATACCCCCTCGACCAAGTATGTTGCCCGAAGAGTTAATAAACCCGCTGGCACTTATAGTGACCGCACTTAGACCGTTAACTCCTGAAATATTAGCGGAGCCACCTCCTACGGTGTTTATAGATGCAGCATAGACATTACCAGCAAACCATGCACCGGCGGTGGTAATATTGGCAGCAGTATTACCATCAACGTTAAAATTAATAACACTGTTAGTTCCAAGATCTGTGACTGCAACACTTGAATCACCTGATCTTATTGCACTTACACCAATATTACCGGATAAGTTAACATTGCCTGGTGTAGAAATGTCACCAGTTGTTGCATCGATGCTAAGAGGACCTACCGTAAGTCCATTATGGACTACGAAGTATGAGTTAGCCACTGTTCCATATCTCCCAAATGACTTGTTTATCTTATTTATATTTATAAAAAAATAGCGGCCCAGGGCCGCTATTTTTAGTGCAGTTAACTGGTTAGTTAATTACATCATACCACCCATGCCCTGTGGAGCAGGTGCTGACTCTTCCTTGGGCAATTCATTGATTGCACAGTCAGTGGTTAGCAGCAGACCTGCAACACTGGCAGCATTCTGCAGTGCACAGCGAGTGACCTTGGTAGGATCTACCACACCCTGTGCCAGCATGTCGCCGTAGGTGTCAGTGGCAGCATTATAACCATAGTTACCTGTGCCCTTGACCACTTCGTTGACCACCACCGAGCCTTCAACGCCGGCGTTTTCAACAATCTGACGCAGGGGTTCTTCAACGGCGCGCAGGACAATTGCGATGCCAACATCTTGGTCGTGATTGTCGCCCTTGAGGTCCTTGATGGCTGTCTTAGCACGAATCAGTGCTACACCACCGCCGGGAACAATACCTTCTTCCACAGCAGCACGTGTGGCATGCAGAGCATCATCAACACGGTCCTTCTTTTCCTTCATTTCAACTTCAGTGGCTGCACCAACCTTGATCACTGCGACTCCACCGGCAAGTTTGGCCACACGCTCCTGCAACTTCTCCTTGTCGTAGTCACTGGTAGCCAGTTCAATTTCCTTGCGGATTCCTTCAACACGTGCAGTGATTTCTGCCTTGTCGCCATGACCGTCAATGATAATGGTATTTTCCTTGCTGACTTCAATGCGTCCTGCACGGCCAAGATCTTCTACGGTGACATCTTCCAACTTATAACCCAGTTCGTCAGTAATGACCTTGCCACCTGTTAGTACAGCAATATCCTGCAGCATGGCCTTGCGACGATCACCAAATCCTGGTGCCTTGACTGCCACTGCACGGATAATCCCGCGAGCATTATTGATGACCAGGGTAGCCAAGGCTTCGCCTTCGACATCTTCTGCAATAATCAGTAGACTGCCGTTGGCACTGCGCACACCTTCTAGCACAGCAAGAATATCCTTGATGCTAGAAATCTTCTTGTCATGACAAAGAACGTAGGCATTTTCTAGCACAGCATTTTGTCGATCTGGGTTGTTGATAAAATAAGGGCTGAGATAACCGCGATCAAACTGCATGCCTTCGACTACTTCTAGTTCCATGTCCAGGCTCTTGCCATCTTCAACTGTGATTACACCTTCGCGGCCCACACGTTCCATAGCATCAGCGATGATCTTACCAATGCTGTGGTCACTGTTGGCACTGATTGTTCCAACCTGTGTGATGCTTTCAGTTGTAGCGCATGGAACCGAAATTCCAGCCAATTCTGCTGCAATAGCACTGGTAGCACGGTCAATACCGCGCTTGAGGTCCATGGGATTCATACCTGCCGCCACAGCCTTGTTACCTTCGCGAACAATAGCCTGTGCTAGTACAGTGGCAGTGGTAGTACCATCACCTGCTTGGTCTGCGGTCTTAGAGGCCACTTCCTTGACCATCTGTGCACCCATGTTAGCCAAAGCGTCCTTGAGTTCAACTTCCTTGGCTACTGTGACACCATCCTTAGTAATATGTGGTGCACCATAGGCCTTCTGAATGATAACATTACGACCCTTGGGTCCAAGTGTTACCTTGACTGCGTTTGCGAGAGTGTTGACACCCTCAATCATCTTGCTGCGAGCATTCTCGCCAAATTGCACGTCTTTTGCTGCCATTTTCGTATCTCTCCTTTGAATTAGTCTTCAACTACTGCGTAGATTTCTGATTCAGTTAAGATCAAGACTTCTTCGCCCTTGATCTTAACTGACTGCCCAGAATACTTGCCAAATAGAACCCGGTCATCGACTTTGACTGACATAGGTACCAGTGTACCACCTTCAGTACGGCGGCCACCACCTACAGCCAAGACAACACCTTGATCTGGCTTTTCTGCTGCATTATCGGGGATGATGATACCTGATGTGGTTTTGGTATCTGGATTGACACGACGAACGACCACACGGTCGTGTAGAGGATTTAACTTCATTGTTTTACTCCTTTTAGTAAGCAAATAAAATTTTCGTTCCGCCCTGATCTAGGCACGAAACTGCTATGATACATAGCAGAATTATTTATGTCAAACTTTTTGGTTATGCTCAACAAGTTGCAATTTACGTGCACTACTGGCAATCATTGATTCAAAGATGTCATGATCCCAGGTACTTTTAGCATTGTTGGCCCAATGCGTCAATAATCGCACATTACCTCGAATATATCCATGGTCGTTGTCAATTCTATCAATGGAACAGGCCAGGGGATTTTTATCATACAAAGAACCGCTAGTGAAACTCATAATCTTGTCTGTAATTACGCATCTACCCTGTTGATCTAACCAAAGATTTGAAAGATAACCCAGATCAAGGTCAACATCAAAATTCATATTTTTAGCACGTTTTTTGCAGTTTGACAGTCTGTTGTTCAACCCCTGGACTACATCGTGCCATCTAAAATTTAAACGCCAAATTTTATCATAGTCTCCAATATTCAACGGGCGATTATTAATTTTTGGCACCACTGACATTAGAGTCTCTCTGTCGATTACCAGAATCTCATTTAGTTGCTGATCATCCATTTTATACACTCTCAATAAGGCGGCGCTGTGCCTCGCGCTTGAATTTGAGATAATCTACCTGGCACTGGGCAGAGGAGTTTTTGACATCGCTGGGTGCAAAAATCACCGACAGTTGTTCAAAAGGAATATGTGCTTCGATGCCGTCGGGCACTGCAACCAAGTAAGGTTTCAACTGTTCATAGGAAATCACAGCCATAGCATCTTGCTGGCCAATCACATAGTAGTCTGCAGGATTGTCAATATTAGTACCCTTGTGTTCACCTAGGCTGTTTTTAATCTTGACCTTGACTGTGGCCTTGGGCTTGCCCTTGTGATTGTAAAGACTGCTCTGCGCATATTTGAACTCTAGATCATGGCCTGTTTCAGTGTCAACATGGTCACGACCAATATCGTCAACCCACTTGAACCGACCATTGCTATAGGTTTCAATGCTTTGTTCGATGATGTCGCTTTTGTCAAAGCGGCTCTTGCGGTCATTGAGTGAATTGCCCAATGCTTGAATCAGTTTAGCATAACGATTGAAATCTAGAGACTGGCGAATTTCAGCAGCATAGTTCATATCGGTATAGATCTTTTCTAGAGGTTGCATAATAACAAGCAGTCTAACATCAATCGTTTAGATTGTCAACCATTAGAGCAAGACTATCTTTTTATAAGGTATACATATTTTTGGGGCAGTTGACCTGTACAATATAATTTGAATAAGACAACTCAACATCCTGTTTTAAAAAGACAGGATGTTAATACTGCTGCCGTTTTCACTAAAGTTGAAACCACTGGTGTTATTGAAAGTCACGGTAAACGAATACAGACCTCCACCGCCAGTGCCGGGAGCGTTCACGGTCACTCCTACATTGTTGAACCCGTTTCCGGCAAGTAAAATCAGTGTAGAACCGGTTTTCAATGCTGCCAGTGCGGTTTCCGCAGCAGTTCCTGTGGTATAGCTTACATCAAGTCCGCCCGAAAAACTGGTATAAAAAAACGTACCAAGTCCTTCTGCGGATCCATATACCCCTGTGGGCGGGCTACCGCCGCCACCTGCTGCTGTTATGGAGACACCACCACCAATAGTAACCCCGGGTCTGATAATAATTCCCATGCTTTCTCATCCTTTTAGATATTTATTTTGTCTATAATCAAGATAAAAAAGCCCACCGAAGTGGGCTTTGGTTAATTGGGTAACAAGGCTAACCAACCCCGTGGTTGCAGAGTTTAGGCTGCTACTGCCTCAGCACTACGAGTACCGAAGCGGAAGCCGCGGCCCATAGATACTTTTGCAGTACCAAATTTAGATGTGTTGGCATCTATAAGTTTTGCTAGATTTACGGTCTTCGCCTACCGTGCTGTCCATATCCGTACTCATTTGCCCTGTCGAAACCTGTACGACCCCAGCGAAAACACACGATATGCTTCTTCAAACCCTTCACGGTACAAATGTGCTTCTTCATTGTACCACAGACGCCGAGTATAATCTTTGACTATGGCCTCTAGGTCAGCATCGTCAAAATACTTGACATGGCCTTTTACTAGGTAAAACAATTCATAGGCGTAACGTCTTTGGTCTTCAGTCATACAGTGCATTTTTGGTGGAGTCGGCGGGAGTCGAACCCGCGTCCAGAACACCTTTCCATCAACTTCATACAGCAATACTCTTATTTACTTCAAAAATAGTTCAATAATTATAACAGCAATGGCAATGTATGTCAATGCAGTCAGTAAATATTCACCAATTTTATAATTCATAATTTTATCTCACAGCCTGTGTGTGCTTGTGCTTCAAACTTTTACGAGTTATTTTTTCGTAGACTTTCTTTTCTAAATTTTTACGACCGCTGATTATAGAACTATAAAGTTTTTTAATTAGGTTTTTGACTTTCATAATATTCGTCCATATAGTAGTATAAAGTATTTAAGCAAACTCAAACAAACTACAAAATGTTGATGCCTTAGTTATATCGTAGTTAGAGGTATCTTTGCGAAACACCCATATGGGTTCTACAAACACAGAATTTTTGTTGGCTTGTACAATTGAATGCGGGCGGGCCTGTAGCCGCATGCCAATCTTACCAACATAGTTAGCACCAGGATAGGTCAGGATGTCATTGACCATGTCATCGCATAGTTTATATCGGCCATTCACAGGTTCTACAATGTTGATCATAAAATAGGCCTGGCTTTTCATTGTTTGCCAAATCTTGCGATTAATAGCAAAAAAGAAATCCTGCTTCCATGACTCAAATGAGGGATAGCGGCACCAACTTTGTGCTGCGCTATTGCTAGTATGCTCTGCATACTTTTCTGTAGAATAGTAAGGAGGACTAGTAAAATACAGATCAAATGTATTTTGATACTGCAGCCAGTTGACGTCCTCACTAGGTAGATTCCAAATTTCTACACGTCGACTACCTTGACACACAAAGTGGTCGTCGTAGACGGTTAGTGTGGCGGTATGACCTAACAAGCGTTCGTATGCTAGGCACTGCTGTTGATACGTGGTATAGACCTCAGGATTTGGATCGCAACCAACATAGGTCTTTGTACAAGGTGTAGCATAGAATCCTGCTAGTCGATCGCCCCAACCACAACTGGTATCTAACACATACTCAGCACGGTGACGTTCGTATATGGCTTTGGCCACACTAGGTCTAAACTGAGTGGCTGTGTATGTACCGATACGAAATGCCGATCGAAAAGTCTGTGCACAGACATCACTGTCCCCCAGTGCGCCCTTGCGCCAAAAATGCCAATTCATTTTGGCCAACAGTTCTCGGTCATGCCAAAATTCCCAGGGACTGGCCACTTGATTACTACCGCAACGCATGCGATTTTCCTGCTGGAAATAATTACTCACAGGATTGTAAACATGACTTTTGTCAATGACTCCTAGAGGCTTGTCCTCATATGGATATTGATAAGGATGTTTTTCTAGAACTTGATCGAATGTTTTGAACTCGTCCAACATTGTTGTGTTGGCAAATTTAACAAAGAGATTTTCAAAATCAGTTAAATCAATCTCTGCGCTAGGAAAGGGCACACGGTTATCTACAATATAGTCAGCCAGTGCATCTTTGATCAGTTGACGATCGTGTTTGTTGATAAACTCTAACCAAACACTGTTAGGTATGTGGGGTATTCCCCTATGGTCACTGTTGGTCCTGAAGAACTCGATTATTGTTTGGGCACTCATTTAGATATTGAAGTTGACAGAGACCGCACTTGAAGTCATTCTCTAGTATACGCTCACGAAGTTCTTCTTCGCAAGTGTATTGGCTGGTTCTAATATCTCTACAAATACAAACAATCATTGCTCGTTGTTGTCGTTGTTGTCGTTGTTAAAAATATCAAATATATCGTCAGAAAAAGTAACTATGCAGTAAACTGCTATTAATACAAAAAAACCTATCAGTGCTGGCCACATGATTTATCTCGCACAAAAGGGACAAGTGCAGCCAAACGCATGCCATGGCCAAAAAGTTATTTTAGTATTTTGGGATCCATGAACCTTCACTGTATATCTCCAAATCTCCCGTGGGAGTAACTCTTATTTCCCCTTCGCGATGCCAATTTTCTGGATATCTGCAGTCTTCAGGGCTAGAACTATAGCCAAATACTTTGCTCCATTCAACATCGCTAAAGTAATAAAAGTTCTTGTCCATAATGTATTTATGGAAAAAGGGGGCAGTACCCCCTTTTTTTGCAAGAAATTTGTTACAGGTTAAAAAGGAACGTCGTTCTTGGTAGTGGCTGCTTCTGCACGTGCTTTGAGATCTTCAAGGTTAACAGTAATCTTAGCAGTCTTAGTGACCTTGACCGTATGATACTTGTCCCAGGCAGAGACCACAGCCTCAGCGAGATGCGGCACAGTCATAAGTGCAAGGTCGCTGTGCCGAAGATAGTCACAGGCTTCTGCCTTGGTCATAGGTTCAGGCAATTCATAAAGTTCTACATCAGTATGACCGTCCTTGACTAGCATCTTAACTCGACTGACCAAATCATTAGCGAAACGGACCTTAGTCTGTCCGCGATGAGTACTAACACCTGCTACTGTAAACATAACTACTCCTTACTTTTGATGGACTGAACGAACTTGACAGTTGTTGTAACCGCCAAACATATTAGAAACCAACCGTTGTGCTTGGTTAATGCTGCTGGCATTGACCGTGACAGTTCCTTGATTACGGCTTTGGCTGATGTAACTGCCGCTGTTAAAACGTTGAATTGCGGTGTCAACATTAACTTCGTACTGCATGTACATCTCCTTGTTGGATGGTTAAAATTTACTACTCTGTTAGTATAAGATATTTCGATGAGATTGTCAACCAAAATCTTAGATAATCCATCCCTGCCCTGTAATCTCATGATACCAAGAATAGAAATTTGGAATCTTAAATCTCCAAAGGTCGTTATTGTCTAAGTAGCAGGTTGGCGGTGCTGCCATGGCCTGATATCTTGGCAAGATTTCTTTGCCGTCAATTTGCAAAGATACCTTGACTGCCTCTGGATGTAGTCTCTGTATTTGAATCTCCAGGTCAATTGGGTCTGTCAGAGGAATCTGATATACTACAGTTTTTTCACAGTCAAGTAATCCGTCACAGAGCAGTTTTTCATTTATAACAACTCGACAGGGAACTGCACCAACCGGGTCTAACTTCAGACACAGGTCTAGTTTTAGTTTAGGTCTAGTAATTGTGGCTTCGTAAAAATTCTTCATATTCTGGCAGATAGTCTAGGATACAGTTTTTTCTAAGTTCTTCAAATCCCTTTAAAAATTTAACCAAATTCAGTCTTTCCTGCTTTGGATTTTCAACTGGTTGCAGATTTTCTAATAGGTCTTTGTATTCAAAAATAGTCTTAGAAACAATTTCATTTCTAATAGACTCGTTTCTTCTATTGACATATGCATCATAATTGGGGATCAACTTGTGTTTTTTAATCACATTATTGATTTTATCTAAAGCGGACATTAACAGGTTATGCGGTAGAATTTCAATTCGTAAGAAACTAGGGTTCACTAAGAGATTACAACTTTCAGCAATTATAGAATGTTTGATCATAAAATCAAACACAGTATCCAAGTGACCAATACTGAGATTACAGGGAGTAATTCTCAAACTCAACTGTAGATCTGAGGAGTTTCTCAAAGCCACAAATTTTTTGATATTTTCTTGAACGTCTTCTAATTTGCTAGGCCATCTAATGTAATCGTTGAGAGGATGAAATGCTTCGATACTCAGACCAATATGAACATGTTTGAACTCTTGTAGTATTTTTTCTAATCTAGGGGTATACACTGTGCAGTTTGTTGTAGTGCCTAGGCTTATATTTTTAGCCAACCCTTTTTCGATAAGTTTTTCACATATAGCATAAAAACTTTCTAGATAAAGTGTTTCACCACCAAGTAAATGCAGATATCTCAAATTTGGAATAGTTGATAGTTCATCTACAAACTTATCCACTAGAAATTTGTCATCGGTCCAATTTCGTTTTGGTGTAGTGTAATCAAAAACAATTGGATCTGATTTGTAAAGTTTTTGATAATCTGTATGCAACCTACTACTATAAATTGGATGGCACATTAAACACCCGCTGTTGCAGGCATTGCCCAAATCAATTTGAAGGTCTACAGGCAAATTTTTAGTCAGACCTTGATTTCTATAGGAATAGTCAAACCATTCAAAATGCGGACTGGCACAAAAAGTTTTATTAAAATTTTCTATGTCTATTGCACTTTTGAGCAGTTGTCGACTTCTTCCGCTGACCTTGTGATTCCGATCTTCATTTTTACATGAATCACAGATTTTTATTTGTTTTCCTTCTAGTAGATCCATGCGTAAAGTTTGCATGGGCAAGGAATTTATATATTCGCTGATACTGGTATTTGCAATATTATAATCACTAGTCAGCGTGACGGCGTCCCAGCGGCAAGGAACAAAGTCACCGCCGGGATTTATTTTGACATGAAACCACGGGCTAGAGCAAAAATTATCGTTTAGTGATAATTTCGTCACAGAGGCCATACTCCAGAGATTCCTGTGCACTCATAAAAGTGTCACGATCCATGTCCCGCTCAAAATCTTCATAGGTTTTACCTGAGGTATTGTGCTCTACATAAAGTTCTGTTAGACGTTGCTTCCAGTGCATGATTTCCTTGTAGGAAATTTCAATGTCTGAAGCCATGCCACGTGCACCACCGCTAGGTTGGTGAATCATGTGTCGAGCATTGGGCAGCATCATACGTTTGCCTGGGGCCCCTGCTTGTGCAAGAAAACTGCCCATTGAGCAGGCCTGTCCCATTACAATGGTGCTGACCTGAGGACGAATAAACTGCATGGTATCATAAATGCTCATACCAGCAGTGATAATACCCCCTGGACTGTTGATATAGAACAAAATATCTTTTTCAGCATCTTCTGCTTCAAGGAACAGCAATTGAGCAACAATAAGACTTGCTGAGTGTTCGTTGACGTCAGTGTCAAGAATCACAATGCGGTCTTTGAGCAGTCTTGAATACAAATCATAACTGCGTTCACCTTGACTGGTGCGTTCAAGAACCATTGGTACTAGATTAGGCATGTTTTAATATCTCCGTTCGTGTTTTTCTTGACAAAAAATGCAATACTTTACTCCGGGCACAGCCGTGCGGCGAGCCAAAGGAATGTCATCACCACATTCTTCACAGAATTCAGCCGATGGTTGACTTGACTGTTTTTCAAGTCTACGGCGAACATCTGCTACAGCATTCATGTTGTTGTGAATGGCATGAAGTTGGCCCATCTCGGCTTCTTCTTCATTATTATACTGCCAATCATCGTTAAATTCTAATTCTTTCATGCAAGATAATTCCATGCTAGACCAGTAATGCCTGTTAGTAGCATAATGATATTAACTACAATTAGACTAGGTCTACGCCAGCGTATCGCTACCACAGTCCAAATAGCGCCGCCCAGGCACAAGAGAATGGGACCCAGGGGATAGTAGCCAAGACTGTTTACAGCAGTACCAAAGATCAGCACGGCTGTGGCTATCCACTCCAAATACCAATTCAATTGATCAGTTACCATGAACTATTGTAAAAAACCTTTAGTCCCACAATGATATCTGCTTTGGCCTCACGAATAAACTGAAGATCCTGTTCTCGATAATATTCATCGCTGGCGGCGCCGAAAAAGAAACCTGCGGTTTCAGGTAATCGACCAGCACTGACATCTTGTTCTAGTTGTTCAAGATCCTCCCAGGTCAATTCCAGTTCTACACCGTTGAACATATCTTCTGGATTGTCTCCAGGACAGCCCTTGCTTTCCCATAGACGTTCCATCCAACCATGGAGGTTGGGATGCTTGCGCCAGTAGGCCAGTTCTTTGGGCTCTGGACTGTTAGACTTTTTCTTTTCAAAATCATATCCATCCCAATAGTCTCGTTGTGTGTTGACTTTGGTAGCACTATAGGCATACATATCAAGTCCCATTTTTACTCCTTAGTTGTTCCCAGGTAAATTCTTTATCAGTCAACCATTGAATCATAACCACTGGTTCTCCAGGTCCGGTAATAATTCTCTGACCTTGCCAGGCCCATTGCAGCCAAATCATTGTGTCTGACCTCATACTCCGACGTGGTAGTAGTGCGAATCTGCGCTGCCAAACGTACCTGCCGTCCATCTGATGCTTCCACCATAAAAAACGTTCAGGAATACTTGGGCCACCAAACATTACACTACCCCGTTAGCCTTAGCATGCTCAAACAAGGCAAAACTAGCAAGGTTTTTTGCTTTTGATTCACACATTATATCAAATTTTTCCCAGAAAGTCAAGGCCCAATCGTTGACCTTAGAGTTCCAGTAGAAGTTGCTGTGTGCACGGAGATGGCTTTTCTTATAGCCTGTTTCTAACAAGATCTGATGATCGGGCAGAGTTTGGCCGCAATGGTTTACAAGGACGTCTTCTCGACTAACACTATAATGGCAAGTAGGACGACGGCCGCGCCAACTATCCCAAACTCGTTTAACTCTATCATCATTTGCTTGAATGTATTCCCCCTCGCGAACCCAATGATGGTGTATGTCAAGAACAATAGGCACACAATCACTGATGCTGAGACAATCGTCAAGTCCATGTTTCATCTCCTCGTTTTCAATAGTAATACAATTACGTGCTTCGGGTGTGAGTCTGTTTAGTACACGACGAATACCTTCAGGGCCTTGCCGGCCGGCAATGTGTACGTTGATCTTCATGTCTTGGAATTCACGGCCGTAGCCCATCCAGCGAGCCATGTCCGCGTGATATTCAAATTCTTCTATACTACGGTCAACAATGTTGACAGAATCTGAAGCCAAAACGCAGAATTGACCCGGATGAAAACTAATGCGCACACCAAGGCGCCTAGCAGCATCACCAACCTTGCCAAACGCCCGTTCAGCATAAAGCCTAACGTCAGGCTCACGCCAAAACCAACTCCAATTAGACTCTGTATATACTGGAAGTATATCACTTGAGAGACGAACCATTCTAAGGTGTTCATCTAGTGCACCAACCTTTTCGATAAGTTTTTGTGTAGATTCAATGTTCTGTTGCATTAAAGACCACAGTTTTGCCACAGACACATCTCGTGCCTGTCTATTTAACCATGCTACTGTGGTAGTGCCAGTGTTATAGATTTTGCAGGTGTCTTTGGCTTTGATGCCGTTAACTTGACTGGGGTCATCAATCCATTTGCAGGCAAAGCCGATGCGTTGAGTGGTCAAAACAGTGTCCGATAAAGTACAAGATAGTTTATTATACGTACAATCTTAAAGATTGTCAATGGTTTTCTATCTTGCCAAACCCTGCCCACTGGGCACCACCTAGACAGACCCATCCTATAACTCCACCTTCTGCTGGTGCAGTGTTCCAAACTATATGTCCAGCCCTGCTGGGATAATTAGGTATTACATTATGGCTGGTCATGGCAATGGGACCAATATCTAGGTGTTCTACCTTGACAGTGCCGTCTGGATTAAGCACAAGATTTTGTTTGTTGTTTGATCCTAAGACTAGTTTTTGATTTCGAGGAGTGCCGATGTAGCCAGTGTCTTGACTATGTTTGGTTACAGAAAATTCAACTTCCTGATCCCATATGCTCAGGGTATTAGTCGGCTCCATGGTGTTAATACCCACGCGGCGCGCAGTCACATACAAGGTATCACACAGAAGATTTTCGCCGGAGGTCTGTAGATCATTCAATATCCCAACACGTTGAATATTAGTATCAACAATATGATAACCCAGTCGGTTGCCACTGACAATTTCGCGGCCGCCTTGTGAAACCTTGTCTAGATCTATTCCTTGGTTTTTGATTTGATTAAAGACAGTGTCACTAAAGCCAGAGAATAGTTCATCATTTAGGTCTTCTCTAACAGCATCGCTGGTTTTATTAACCAATTGTTTAAATCCCGGAGAATCGCTGTCTAACCCACCATATAAAACAACCTGACCATTTACTGTGAGGTTACCTGTGACATTTAACTCGGGGCTGTATACAGGATTTTCAAAAGCCACAGCATGGTCCATTATGGTCATTTGAACATGACTGGCACGATCTTCTACGCCAACGCTGCCAAAATTTTCAATGATTCCGCCTTTGATCGCACTACCTGTTATTTGAAATCCAGCAAAGTTAACAGATGAATGATGAATACTGCCCGCAGGAAATGTAGTACCTTTGAGATTTTCTCCCAAGGCTGTCTGTACCACGGCTGCAATTGAATCTTGTATGTTTATCTGGGCTAATTTTTGATTGACAAACTCAGTGATTTGTTTGTTAGTGGCTGCGGCAAGATTTTTATTAACCGTGTCAGTGATCTGTTTAAATGCTATTTTTAATTCCTGCTGTCCGGTACCAGCAAAATCAAATTTTTCTAATCTGGCCTCAACTTGATTTTTAACTGCCTGTTGAATTATGCTGGTCAATTCTGTAGCAGCCAAACTTTTGACTATTTCACCGGATAATTGTTGCCGCAATTCATGATTGATCTGTACCTTAAGATCATTTATCATGCCGGCAATAATTGGCTGTAATTGGCTATTGATATCCATATGTCTTTGAATTAAACTATCAGTTTACAAGTTTTAAAAACTAATTGATATTACGTGCTCGTAGTTCTTTTTTATTAAACTTTTGTACATTAAATTCTTATGTACAAAGAAATTCTTAGCACCTGCATCAATTGAAAATTTAGCCATCTGTTTAAAATACATGCTACGTCTGGCAAAAGGTCCGTATACGTTAGACTTTGTTTTTTCTAATTCCCACACTGTGGTTTGCCATGAATTTCTATCAGTTAAATCATGGTCATGATTCTCTAAAAATATTTTTGTATTATTTTGACAGTGCACAGCCAACGGCTGGCTAAATTCACGGTCTCGAAAATCTTGATTCTTGTAGTCTTTTAGGGTTGTAATCATTAGATCTTGTGCCAACGAGCAGGTTTCTTGTATTTTAGTCATTTGTTCCTGTTCAGACTGCGCAAAAGTAAAATACTCATCTCCAGCAATTACCCAGTTAAATTTCTTGCGATACTGTGTTAAATCTTCTTCTTTGATATAACTGTATTTAATTGACAGCGTATCCAGAAAAGTTTTTATTTCAGAAGTTATACTGGCCACTGCAATCTGTTTGGAATTACAGCCCAGCATAAGAGGACTAAACCCGTAGAATAGAACAGAGGAAGGAGAACTACCATAATGATCGATTATAGAATCCAATATTTCTTTTTTACGATCAATGATCTCGTTCTTCTTTGGATTGAACTGGTAGGCTTTTACAGATGTTTCTGTGTACCTAGCAAAACTTTGGGACATAAAATTTCCATTTTTTATTATTTATTAATCCCTAAGTAAATCAAGGGTTACACAGTGGAACCCTCCCCCTAGAGTACGTGAATGTCGTAGTTCTAAAGGTATTACCGTAAACCCAAATTTTTCTAGATCTTTGATTAACTGCACTTGATTTTGATCAACAACAACGGTGTTTGGATCGATACTTAACATGTTAAGACCGATCCATTTGCTGGCATAGGGATATTGGTAGAAACTCTGTGCTTCTACATGGTCAACCCATAACTTCGTCCACCCGTCAAAGGCTTTAGGACAATTGCTGGCTGTGACACGACTGGCATTTAACACTACAAATCCCTCACGCAGCGGACATATAGTCGAGTCAATATGTACACCAGAGTAAAAATTTACCAACTCGATATTGATATCGCTAAATCGTTTTTGTAACCACTCGTAGGCCAAACGATTGCCACTAGAACTTTCTAAAAATAACCAAGTGTTGCCTAATCGACAGATATTGGCCGCATCAAGGATCAGACCTTGATCACGAGGCATGCTGATTACTTTTCCGGCAGCGGTTATGTCAGACAATGCATGAATTTCCATGTTTCGACAGGGATACATCATGGCAGTATCAACTATATAATCTTTCCAGATTAACAAGCGATCACGGGGGCAGTAGTTATACATTCCCCCCAACTGTTGAAAATTCATGTCTTTAGGACGTACTACATCTATAGACATTAGTTTCAAAGTATCGACTAATTTTTCTAAGTCTTCGTTGGTTTCGTCGATAATCCATTGTGGAACGGGACCCTGTGGCACTGGGGTTTCTTTCCATGTTGTTTTGAGACTTTCTTGAGAAAAAACTGGATCATTTGTTGGCCAGTTAGCATGATTGGCCGTGCCCACAACTACACTGCGCAATCTTCCCCATTCGTTGGTGCTGTTTATTATCATAGGTGTCCAGTGACCTGTAGAGTATATCTAGGTCTTGCACCTAGGTTTGCAGCCATATGTGGTGTGTCTTTAGACCAAACATAGTAGTCTCCTCGTGCCCAGCCCGTTATGGGAACCTGTTCTATTTCCAAATAGTGACCACTGGCCCAATCTTCTAAAAATATCAATGCACGTTGTATGGTCTGTTCGCAACCTTTGAGGTTAAAAATTTCTATGTATCGTTTGTAGGTATCAATATGTTCGGGCAATACAGTGCCGCTGGTCATTCGGTAGTAACTAGTGCAGACATCTTGCCAACCCAAATTTTGAAAGTGTTTGATTATTTGATTGTTCCAATCGGGCTGAGATTTTCTCATGTCACACATGTCGCCAGTGAATTTAGGTCCGTAGCCCATTACCAACCACCGTGACACATCAAGGTGGCTGTTAAATGGTTCATTTTTGTATTCTAGTCTAACATATTGGTTATCCCAAAAAGGTTCAAGATGAAATTTTTCTAGTGTTGCCATAGTGAATTACTCGATAGTTTTTTATATCAGTAGTGAAGGTTCTCCACGGGTCAACAATGATGCTGCCACCAGAGGGAATAAAATATAAATCCTGTTCACTTGCAGTGCCTGTATATCCATAGGTAACCTGTCTATTGTGTGCCAAAAGAATAATTGCTGGCTTTGGGTCGTGCCAAAGATCTTTGGTCATGGGATCGACATAAAAGAAATTAGCCTTAGATTCTTTTAGATAACTGCCGATTAACAGACTGTAACTACCATCTAAGATGTCGATGTCTGGCTTGTAGGCCTTGCCGTGCATGACTATGGGCAAATTGTTTTCTTTTTGTAGTTGAATTAAAAATTTAGCCAAATTTTCTGCTTGCTTTTCTCTGGCATGCATGATGGTATCAAAAATATCATAGCCTAGATCTAAATGTTCTGCTAACCAACGCAATGCTATGTTATCGCGGGGATGACAAGGTCCAGCATCTCCCATACCTGCCTTCATATATTTGCTGCTGACTATGCGTTTAGTGCTGTTTGCCAGAGCCTCTGTAACTATATCAACGTTGATGTTACCGTTTTTCATAGCCACGTCCTGAATCATGTTTACTAGGCCAATCTTAGCACTGATAAATGTATTATAGAAAATTTTAATTGCTTCGGCTTCATCCCATGTGCCAATGGCATAGCGAGGATTGTTTTCCATTAACGGATCATAGAAGTCTTTGAGCAATTGAGCGTCACCAGTTAAACTGCCGTCTTCGGTACCAATAATGATCATTTCAGGATTGACCATGTCCCAGGCCACACTGCCCATAGCAATTAGATAAGGATTGTATATAAATCTTGCATTAGATATACATTTACGTAGTTCTCGTCGTGTGGTTCCGGGCAGAACTGTTGATATAAGAACCACTAGTTGTTGATTGTTTACATATTGATTTATGTTAGCCAGCACTTGTTTGACTGCAGTATAGTCAAAGTCTTTGTTGTCCAAATGTGTGATAGGTTGACTACCATCATATATTGGATCGTGCGGTGTTTGCACAGCCACAAAAATAACATCCTTGTTTTTACAAGCACCCTCTAAATTATCAGATATCTTGATCTTGTCTGACTTTTTAGAGTAAATATCATAGCCCGTAACATCATATTTTTGCGCCATTGACTCAGCGCAGGGAAGTCCTAGTTTACCAATACCAACAAAACCTACAGTTTTTAATTGAAATGACATAATGCTCCAAGTTGATCACGTTTACGAATTTTTCTACGATAAAATTTTTAAAGATTTTTTATTTTGGTATCTAGATAGAGGAGTACCAATCATAGTAAATGCGTCAAGATCTGACATAATGGTATTTACGCAAACTCCCCACGCTGAGAGAAAAATCTTTTTTTATGACCAAGAACCGGTATTACTTTCAACAACAAAACCTTACTTAGATCATCTTGAAAATATTCCAGTACCCGGTGTTTTTGTGTCCAGTGAAAAATCTCGATTAGTAACTGACATCTGCACAAAGTATAAACTCAGTTCGCTTTACTACTTTTTTCATGGCTTTGCGGCTCTAGATTGGTTCCGTGGTTATCATACTTTGAATTATAATAAACCAATGACGGAACAACCTAAAAAAGACTTTATCACCTATAATAGACTTATATATGGGGATCGAAGTTTTAGGATTTATTTTGTGTCTCTTCTAAAAGAACATCAGTTACTCAATCAAGGGCTGGTCAGTTTTGGAGTTACCGATAACGATGAATCAGATTGGCGTGTTGAGGTGACAGATCCTCAAACTAAACTTAGTTACAATGCCATACAACATATACAAACGCACATGGCCAAACTTGACAAATTGGTAATCGATCGACCTTATGTACACGGTAGTGCCAGTGCTGATATTCCCAGAACTCTAGACATACACGACGAAAACAATAATGTCAAAGACTACAGTGCATTTTGGCATGTGGTAACCGAAACGGTTTTCTACTATGATAAACTGCACTTAACAGAAAAAACATTTAAACCTATTGTCAGCAAACAACCTTTTATTCTTTTGGCTGCACCAGGCAATCTAGCCTATCTAAAACACTACGGTTTCAAAAGTTTCTCGCCATTCATCGATGAATCATATGATGATATCAAAGACAATGATCAAAGAATTGAATTTGTGGTTCAAGAACTGCATCGATACTGCAATTTGTCTGCTGGAGAAAAATTAGAAATCGCTAGAGAAATTGCTCCCATCGTTGAGCATAACTTCAATCACTTTTACAGTGACTTTAAACACGTCATCACCAAAGAACTGTTAGAAAATTGTCAAACACTGTTCAAAGAATTAGGATATGACGATAGCCATATTGACTATAAGGCAATTTATAAAGTGCTAACACATTAAATTATTCAACTCCTATAAATATTTTTACAATAAAAACTTGCCGATAATAATAATTCAAAGTGGCATAAAAGAGTTTCAAGGAGCAGACAAATGGGTGATATATTTAAACTCATCGGCGAGGTGGGTTTTCCGATTGCCGCCGCAACGGCGGGTGGTTATTTCGTTTTCCTAACACTAAAATTTATCCTAGCAGGCGTGCTTGGTAGTATCAAAGGCATGGCTGGTATCATTGTGGCCCTAGATAATCGTGTTAAGACCATGAACCATGATGTAGTACGTATAGATACCATAGTTTCAAATGCATTAGGTCTGCGCCCTGATGTTGACCGTATAGCCCGTGCTGACGGTAAAAATGACGCAAGGAGAGACTAATGTTATTCGTCGATTACTACTTTGAAGTTGGTCCAAATGGTAACATGATTTTAGATCGAGAACTTACTCTAGAAAAATTAAACTGGAGTGACGGAGATCATTTTGAAGTAAAACTATTCAATAACAGGATAGTATTATATAAAATCAAACAAGGTGAGATTTCTAAAACAACTACAGAAGAATCTATACCACCTATTCCTGTTTATTAAACGACACTAGGAGCTAGAAAAATGGCATTTACAGACACCGTTTTAAAAATGGTTACTCGGCATAAGGAAAAAGAAATGCCCATCGAAGTTACTGCGAGAGAAAGATTCATCAAAACTCGCGCAGGGATGGTCATCAATGTGTTTGCTGCACTGTTGGCTTTTAACATGTGGCTGCAGGGCAGTCTTAACAGTAAGGTAATGAACAATACCATACAGGCCAATGACTTATGGGCTTTCTATCAAGCCAAATCAATTAAACAAACTCAGTATGAGTTAGCCGCACAGCAAGCACAGGATCGAGGTAATTTTATAGCAGCAGCCAAATATCAAAACAAGGCTGAAAGTTATGAAAGCGATGTATCCTCTGGAGAAGGAAAGAAAGAACTATTTGTTCGAGCCAAAGCATTAGAAGCAGAACGTGATCATCACAAAGAACAACTTCCATGGGTAGGATATGCCAGCACTGCTTATCAATTGAGCATTGTATTATTAAGTGCTAGTATTTTATCAATAAGCATGGCATTGTTTTGGGGAAGTTTTGTTGTGGCTGGCGCTGGTCTGGTTTTAATGCTGCAGGGTTTATTCTTATTTTTCTAAGGATTAAAAAATGGAAGACATCGCTGGTTTAATTTCAAAATATGGTTTTCCTATAGTAGCAGCAGTTGGTGCGGGTTATTTGGTGTACTATGTGTGGTTATGGGCTACAAAAGAAGCCAAACCCGTGCTGAGCGAGGCCAATACAGTGTTGATTGCACTGATTGACCGCATTCGTATGCTGGACAACGACCTAATTAGACTTAATCAAAAGGTCAATACAGTGCTACACCTACGCGGTAAAACCATTGAGTATGAACGTGTCGAAGCAGAAAAAATAATAAATCGTCCGCACTTCGACGCGGAAAAGAAACGAACAGAAGACGATAATACAGCAGCGGCAGGAGAAGGTTAAATACTAGATGTCTCCTGTCATCTATACTTTGGTGTTGACGCACATTACTATTATGTGCGTCACACTTTATCTACACCGTAGTCAAGCACATCGTTCGGTAACATTTCATCCTGCGATATCACACTTTATGCGTTTCTGGTTATGGCTAACCACTGGCATGGTTACTCGAGAGTGGGTGGCAGTGCATCGCAAACATCATCAGGCCAGTGACACTGAATTAGATCCGCACAGTCCTAAAATTTACGGAATTTGGACAGTCTTGTTCAAGGGGGTATGGTTATACAAACGGGCTGCTCGTGATCCCAAAGTACTGGAATTGGGAGTAGGTACACCCAATGATTGGGTTGAACGTAACGTCTACTCTAAATATAGTACCCTTGGGTTTACCATTCTGCTGTTTTTTAACGTTCTGCTGTTTGATTGGTGGGGAATTTTAGTGTGGCTAGTTCAACTGCTATGGATACCTTTTTGGGCAGCAGGTGTTATTAATGGCCTAGCACACTGGTGGGGATATCGCAACTATGATGTTGCAGACACCAGCCGCAATTTGCTGCCATGGGGGATTTGGATTGGCGGCGAAGAATTACACAACAATCATCATGGCAATGGAGCCAATGCCAAACTAAGCCTAAAATGGTATGAGTTTGACATTGGATGGGTCTGGATTAAGTTATTTGAATACTTCAAATTGGCTAAAATCAGAGCCTAGCCATAATCAGTTTAGCCTCAGGTATTCGTGTACGAGTATTACGACTGCCCAGGACCACTACAACACGCGGCCCCTCGCGAGTGTTTAACATCATAACAATACAGCCGCCGCTGCTGTTAATATAACCCGTTTTGCTGACTATTACATCCTCGCCCATTCTAACCATAGGATTGGTATTGCCAAATTCGGCATGGCCGCGGCGTGCAGTTATACTGACTTTAGCCTGAGAACTAGCAGCAGTGATTTCTGAGTATTGATGCGCGGCTAATACTAATTTAACCAAATCTCGAGCATTGCTGACATTGCCCCGGTCCAATCCAGTTGGATCAGTAAAATAGGTATCGCGCATGCCTATTCTTGCGGCTTCTCGATTCATAGCCAACACACAATTTTCTACACCCCCAGGATAATTTTGACAAAGAGTATATGCAGCAAAGTTATCACTCTTTACAATGGCCAATTGTACAAGTTCGCCTCGGGTTAGAGTTTTCAGATATCTAGGTAGTCTAGTGTGATATCTACCTCTCAATTTCCATTCAAGATTTAGATCATCAGACAAATCTTGTCTGGCATTTAACACAACCATTACCGTCATTAGTTTAGTAATACTGGCAATGGGTTGTGTTCTTTCTGGGTTTTTTTCTGCAAGTATTTCGCCGTGATTGTCGGCTACTAAAAAACTTTTGGCAGTAATTGCTTTTGCCTGTACGGTGAAACTTACAAAGGTGGCAAGAGCCACGCATAGTAATTTTTTCATCCAAGTCTCCTTTTACTTGCTGGTTGCTCGGTAGGTACCATCCCAGTTATCTGGGATACCTTCATTGAGTCGTTCCAGCATCTTCTCATAGTAGTCAGTGACATTGGTCTTGTCATTGACTAGTTCTCGGCAAAACTTTTTAGCACGGTCCCAATCACCCCTATAATAAGATTTTAGAAATTCATCGTGCTTGTATTTGATAGTCTTGCCAATGGTGTAGATTTTAACACCCACTGTTTTGCCTTTGACTGCAATCCTATCCAACTCTACTAGGTCAAAATGATCCTTGACCAAATCAGCAGTCTTGGCTCCTAGAATCATCTTGACTCCGTAGGGCTTTGATTGACCCTCTAGGCGACTCGCCAAATTAACGGCGTCACCGAGGCAGGTGTAGTCGAAACGCTGTTCACTCCCCATATTACCAACAACAACAGGACCAGTATTAATGCCAAGCCCCATCCCGAAGGCGGGAACTCCCTCCAGAGCAATTTCTTTATTAAACGCATCTAAACTCTCCATCATTTCTAGGCCTGTACGCACTGCGTGGACAGCATGTTCAGGATCTTGAATTGGCGCATTCCAAAAGGCCATTTGAGCATCACCGATATACTTGTCGAGTGTTCCACGATTTTCCAAAATTTTACGAGTCATAGCAGTCATGTAACGATTCATGATGCTGGTTAATCCTTCAACGTCCTCACCATAGTGTTCACTGATTGTGGTAAATCCTCTGACGTCTGTAAACATGATGGTCAGATCTTGCTTGGTGCCCCCCAGACGCAGTAGGTCTGGATTGCGTTGTAGTTGTGCTACTAGGTCAGGCGACAGATAAGTGCCAAACTGACGTTTGATCTGCTGCTTTTGTAGGAATTCTTGTATGAATTTGACCCCATAGGCATGCAGCATGACAATACCGCCACCTATAGTTGGAACTATACCGTCGACTAGGAATTTGTATTCGTTAAAGAGATACATACTGATGGGAATTATGCTGACCAACAGAACCACTCCACTGACTAGGCCTGCATAGGTCCATCTGCTGGCTGTTAGTAAAACCAAACTCACAGCAATCAAGGTCAACAATTCTGCAGCAGGCGCCCAATCTGGACGTTCAATGTTGACATTGTTGGCTAGCGTACCTATGACTGCGGCCTGCATTTCCTGCGGCCAAATGCTGCCCAGGCTAGTTGGTACTGGATTACCTAGACCGGCAGCAGTGGTACCTACAATTACAACAGCACCATTAAAATCCGTGGGCAAATTAACTGCAGACACTGCAGAAGACTTCTGACTCCAGTCGATCCAAATTTGACCTAGACTGTCTGTGGCTATGGGACGAAAACTTGGTACCCGCATTTTCTCAACGCCGTTGGCATTGAGTTTAACTTGAAATGTTGAATCCTGTGCTACGACTCTGAGTACTTCCAAAGGTATGCTGGGATAAACATTGCCATCATAGGCAGCAAACAACGGCAGTCTACGATTAACACCATCAATTTCCGGCAGAGTGTTGGCCAGTCCTACACCCGCTGCAGGTTTTTCTAATTCTGAAATATTAGCAATAATGCCCGGATAGTTATAAATGGTATCTAGATTTTCAGAGCCAATAACAGCACTACCTGGACGCTTGGGTGTGTTTTTAGTTTTTTCTGCTACAGTATTGCTCAGGATTACAGGATACTTCTGCAGAGTCTGTGCAAGAGCATCGTCGCCACCCAGTCGATCTCTCTCGGGCATCATGATGTTCCAAACCACAAGACCAGCATTGTGTGCATAAAGGTCTTGGATGATACGAGCATATACATCGCGACGGAAAGGCCACTGTCCGTACTTGTTCAGTGTGTCTTCATCTATGTTTACGGTATAGATGTGGTTGTCTACCGGCGTTTGACTGGTTATCAGTTGGTCAAAATATCGTAACTTAACTGATTCAACAAACACAGGTCCTTGATAGACTGTGGCCACAATCACTGCTAGAGTAACCAGTGCAGTCCAAGGAGTTAGCAAAATTTTCTTTAGATGTTTTTTCATGGTTTGGATCCCCTGTTAACACCATGTCTAAAGAATTGTTACAGATAGGTGTCTTACTAAATTATTTATAAAATGGCGGAGAGTCAGGGATTCGAACCCTGGATACAGGTTAACTGTATGCCGGTTTAGTAGACCGGTGCCATCGACCGCTCGGCCAACTCTCCTTAACTTGGCCTGCCCGGAGGGACTCGAACCCCCATAAGACACTTTAGAAGAGTGTTGCCTTTCCATTAGGCTACGAGCAGTTTAAACTTGTGAATTAAAGTATTCTAAAACCCTGCGTTCTGCTTCAACTATGTCAACTGCTAAAACCTTACATACAGCACGGTCATCAACTATTTTTACAGTAAAAGGCACACGCCCAGAAAACTTTACCAACGGTGGTACTGGTATTGTCACTTCCCAGTACTGGAGATTTTTTACACGATTAATAAGTTGATTAACGTCCATAGTATTGTTGGTGCCCGGGACCGGAATCGAACCGGTACGCCTGTTTAGGGCGACGGATTTTAAGTCCGTTGTGTCTACCTATTTCACCACCCGGGCAATTAAACTTTACTTCTTAGCAGCAGGCTTCTTAGCAGGTGCCTTCTTAGCAGCGGGCTTACGTGCTGAAGACTTACGTGCTGCAGGCTTCTTGGCAGTAGTTTCGACTACAACCTCTACCTTAGTTTCTGGCACTACTGCTTCAACACCCTCGACTACCGCAGCAACTTCATCAATCTTTTGATCAGTCAACCCTGTGACAACTTCTTCACTGACAGTAACTTTGACGGGTTCAGTGGGAGTAGGTTGGCTGGTCTTAGTCTGCGACTTTTGCAGTCGTGTATTAATAATATACCCTGCTACCAGCAGTACCACTACTACAGAAAGCATTGTTAACATTTTAGTTTCCTTATAAAATAATTTAAGTTTTGACTACATTACCTCTGGAGGAAGATAACTTGGATGCGGTGTGTTTGGAGCGATTCCAATACTTTCTTGAGGTTGCATAGCCAAAGTTGTCAACGTATCTATACGTTCGTTAATTTTAATTACATCATGATTAATCAATGTTAGATCAGTTCTGATAGCAATTAATTCATGCTTAATACTTAGCATTAGATCAATCAACTCTTTTTCTATCATGATTAAACCTAGTAATATATTGGTGCGCCCACCTGGACTCGAACCAGGAACCAACGGATTATGAGTCCGCTGCTCTAACCAATTGAGCTATAGGCGCGTAACTTTCATTACATAGTATATATTCAGTATTGATGCCTGTCAAGATCAAAATTATCTTTAACAATCCTGCGCACAACTTGTGCGATGCCGGGGTTGACCCGTAGAACCTGTGGAAGTACTTCGTGTCGTACAAGATTGCGTGTATACTTAATATCGTGATTGCTGGCATCATCATGCCAGGACAGGCCATGCAGTTCAGCCCAATCAATCAATTCCTGTTTAGAGTTAAGAAGAAACGGCCTAATCACGCGACCACGACGATGGGGAATTACCTTGCCGCGGCCATGACACATACTCCATACATAAGTTTCCACACAGTCATCTAGATGATGTGCAGTGACCAACGGCCATTCGTTGTGCAATTCATCAAAAAACTCATAGCGTTCTCGACGCCAGTATTCTTCCTGACTTTGCTGGCGCGGCCGATGGGTATCGATGTATTTTACCACTACCGGCAGTGCGTGTGTGTCTGCATATTCGCAGACTTTGATCATGCCTTGGTCGCTGGCTTCTGTGCCATGATGCACAAAAACCACACTAACGCGATGATTGTTTTTGAGAAAATCTACAGCAGCAAGACTATCGACACCACCTGAGCAGGCTACCCAAATTTCTCGCGGTAGTTTTCCTAGCAGTTTAATCATACAGCCTCATAAAATTGGCGGAGGGAGGCGGAGTCGAACCCCCAAGGCGCTATTAACGCTCAACTGTTTTCAAGACAGGTACCGTCACCAATCGGTTTGCCCCTCCAAACATTACTCGTACAACTTTACAAAATCTTTACCGTATTTGCTACTAACATACTCTATTATATACTCTAAATCTTTTTCATACAAGACTTTTACATCAATATTTGCTTTTAATTTTGCTAGCCATTGTTCTGTCTTGTAACCCTTAATTTCAGTTATTACACCTTGTACATTAAAATCAGGAATATATTTTTTAACTTGCCCTTTCCATATGTATTCTCTGATTTCTGTATTTCTTTTAATATCTATACCGTGTTCTAAACAATAAATTACATAGGCAAGTTCCCAACTACTGTCGCAAAAAAATCCTTTGTACCAGCCTTTTTTACCTCTTCCGGAGCCTTTTACATATCCACCTAATTTACGTTCTTTGGCGATTTCTGATAGTTTTTTCTTAGTCTCTTCACTGTGACCGTTTAACGAAGCACCAAATCTTTTACCTTGTAGTTCTAATCTTGGTTTTATTCTTTGATCAGTTTCTATAGATAACCCTTTGTTCCAGGGTATTGAACCTTTTTTACGATGTGCATTGGGAGATTTTGTACGCTGTTTTCTTTCTGGGTTAGATTTACAATAAGGGTGATGCGCCCCCAAACCACCCAGGTTAGTAAAATTTTTTTGACAGTATAAACAAGTATGCATAATTTTATTTATGAAAAATCAAATCAAATACATTAAACCGCTGTCAACAGTTATTTATTTGGAGCCCCCGGAGAGATTCGAACTCCCGACCCGTGCGTTCGAAGCGCACCGCTCTGGTCCACTGAGCTACGGGGGCTAGCATAAGTATGTAGATACTTGGAATTAAAATGAAAAAAATTATATTCCTCCTGGCGCTGCTGGTCACAGCCCGGAGCCATGCACAAGAAATTTCTAAGACTCCAATTCCGCCAATTATGTATGAGAATCTGATCAGACCTTTGATGACAGAAATAACTGAAATAACCAGATTACCTTTGCCTAAAGAACAACCCAAAGTTTATCTAGCCAGCAGGCAGGCCATAGAAGCAGCCTACTGCAAAGATGTCAATCATGACTGTCATGTGGCTGCTATCACAGACGACGAGACTGGTGAGATACTGATCAGTCCAGCATTGCTGCAGATTAACCTATTCACTGCCAGTGTGGTATTTCATGAATTAGTACACTGGGCTCAGGTAAAAAACAATTTGTTTAAAAATGAACCAGACTGCCTACACTGGGCTAAGAGCGAACAGCATGCCTATACCGCACAGAGTAATTTTTTGAAAAAACACGGTAGTACAGGGTTTGCAGTGCCCAATCTAATAGAACAGTGCAGGTAATGGAGTAGAGGGTGAGATTCGAACTCACGGTTTTAGGGATTTGCAATCCCTTGCATTGGGCCACTCTGCCACCTCTACATAAATGGGCCCGGTGGAGAGAATCGAACTCCCACATGCAGATTTGGAGGCTGCGGTTCTACCATTAAACTACACCGGGTATATCTAACTTTTTGCTCTGCACAATAAATAACTATACTTTCTTACGAATTCTATGTCAAGGAGACATCAATGAGTTTTTGGGGTTATCATCTAACATTAGACTGTCATGACTGCAACCGTGCACTGATCATGGAAAAATGGAATGTTAAAAACTTTATCGAAGAACTAGTGCAAAGAATTGACATGGAGCCAATTGGCACACCTTGGATAGAATACACAGCAGGAGATCAACCCGACAAAGCAGGATTCACTGCTGTGCAGATCATAGTTACATCCAGTATTGTTGCACACTTTATAGATTCAACCGGCGATCTATATCTAGACGTTTTTAGTTGCAAAGAATTCAGCATAGATATTGTCAAAGAAGTTGTGCGTGAATATTTCAAACCAAAGAGCATGCGAGCCAACTTCCTAACGCGGCAAGCGGGATGATTCTACCCTTTCTAGTGCATCTTTACGCATCAAAAAGTTTCTAGGATTGTCCGGACGATGTACCTGTAGATATTCAACTCCTTCAATCACACGGACATCACGGACGTTGTCGCAGACAAATTTTTCATTTGATCTTCGATTTTTAAAAACCACCGTTTTCATTTTGTGATCTCCTTTAATATTGGTAGGACGAGCGAGGTTCGAACTCGCGACCAACGGATTAAAAGTCCGCTGCTCTACCAACTGAGCTACCGTCCCGTAAACTTTTATGCTGCCAATACCTCCTTGAGTCTGTCTGCGGCGTAACTGGCAGCAAACGCACGAGGCTTAACCATTGGTACAACATTACATACACCACGAATATAACCCACTGCCTGTTGTACCACACAACTACTGCCGTACATTTCATTGGGGTTAATATCTAGGTGTACTTCAACATCACGATCTTCTAAAACTTCGTGTAACTTAAGGTAAAGTTCACTAATCTTGTAGACTTCATTCATAAGACGCATGCTAGGGCGGTCTCGACGTTGATCAAAATCACGCTCAATGCAAGACTCACCAAAAATCTTGCAGCCATGCTTGCCATCGATATGAACTACAACAGCAAGGGTGTATTCAGCATGCCAGGTATTGTCCTTACGAAATCTACGACTATCGCCACCAATGTAGATTTTGGTTTCTGGGCTTTGCTGCTGAATAAACGTCCGCACTTCGTCAAAGTCAAGTTTTTGCATACATTACCTTTAGTTAAATTAAAAATGGTCGGACATGTAGGATTCGAACCTACGACCCTCTGCTCCCAAAGCAGATGCGCTACCGGGCTGCGCTAATGTCCGAATAATGGCTCCCCGACCTGGGCTCGAACCAGGGACACATGGATTAACAGTCCATTGCTACTACCAACTGAGCTATCGGGGAAGTGTCAGTGTTAGGCTACCTGCACCACCATGGCCCCTAACTGAGTTGTTACCCTGTCCGTATGTTCACTCTAGAGGAACATCACACCTGCGGGCCGTTATCGCAGGGCCTACGTCTACGCTGTAGCCTTAAGGTGGACAGAGCACCTGAGAGTTTCTGGAAGGTTTGGCCAACCTATACTCACAACCTCCTGATAAACCGTCAGGACACGGTAGTGTTTGGTGGAAGGTACTGGGCTCGAACCAGTGACCCTCGCCTTGTAAGGGCGATGCTCTACCAACTGAGCTAACCTTCCAAAAACATGGAGCGGGCGAAGAGGTTCGAACTCTCGACATCAACCTTGGCAAGGTTGCACTCTCCCAACTGAGTTACGCCCGCAGAAATTTGGTGGAGGTGACAAGGATCGAACTTGCGACATCCAGCTTGCAAAGCTGGCGCTCTCCCAACTGAGCTACACCCCCAAATCACATAAGCCAGTGTACTGCTATAATTAAAGTTTTATCGTCCACTATCTTCACACGCTTTCAACGGCATCATCTTCATCTGACTTATGTGAAACTTGGAGCGGCGTGCGAGAATCGAACTCGCGACTTTAGCTTGGAAGGCTAAGGTAATACCATTTTACGAACGCCGCAAAACTTTGGTGCCCAAGAAGAGACTCGAACACTTACGCCGAAGCACTGGCTTCTAAGACCAGCGTGTCTACCAATTCCACCACCCGGGCAATAATCTGGTGCCGCGTGTCTGATTCGAACAGACGACCTACGGTTTACAAAACCGTTGCACTACCACTGTGCTAACGCGGCAAAATCTGGTTGCGGAGACCTAGATTCGAACTAGGAACTGTGGCTTATGAGACCACCGTGATGCCATTTCACTATCCCGCGACTGAACTGCTAAATTTTTAATGAACGTGTCTAACCAATACATCTATTATATAGTCACTTTTTTACAGTGTCAACTGTTTTTTTGCAGCCTCTGGCTGCACTTGCCCTGGCTAGATCAACTATGTCTGAATGTTTGATAAATTTTCCGTGTTGCCTGAGCCATTGACTTTGTAGGCTATAGGCTTCTAGTTCTAATGCCAGATGATTTGTACATGGTTCTCTACCAGATCTGGTAGTTTTGCCTATCAAATCCTGTATATAGTGCACGACCTCATGTACATAAAGACTTTTTTCCCAGTCGTCCCAGGTAACAATATTATCAATCAAATAAATTGTTCCTTGGAAGTACACTCCTTTGACTTCAATGCCTTCAGGACATTTGTCTCCGCAGATCCATTGATGTAGTTCCTGTGGAGAAATGCGTTCTAAAGGAGGTTGACTATATTCTACTTTTATAGGATATAGATCAAATGTCTCTCGCGATAATTTATCAAAATCAATAGTATCAGATGCTCTAGCAGGAGACAATAAAAATGCTATGATCCAAAAGTATCTTTTCATTTCAAATATTTATAAGGGATAGAGACTCTTGACACTTGCTAAATATTCTGTATGATTTATTCCGGACCCTTTTTTTGGCAGTTTAATCAACAAGAACATCATCTTATTGAACCTGATGATTTTATCAAATTTGATAGATCAGCCGATACGATTGCCATCGATTTTTATACCTATGACTATGATCAGCAGTCTGAGATCATCAACCATTTGTTGAACAGGTGTACCAGACTTTTTGTCTATAACAATGAAGCAGTGCATAACGAATCAACTAACTATGCTGATTTTATCAAAGCCAATGACTACGAAAAAATAATTTTTTTTAGTGATACAATTCTCAATTTTAATCTAAATCATGCTAGATGTTTACCTTTAGTCTGTTGGTTCATTGATCATGTTAATTACTATGCTACTGCTAACTGGGCTAAAAAATTACTAGGGCAACTAAATCATACCTATGATAGACCAAAAATGTTTGATTGTCTTTTGGGCTCAACAAAAACTCATAGAGATTTTATTGAAAAGTTATATCAGACTAGTCCGTATAAAGATCAAATTATTTTTTCTTATTTTAAATACCGCATAGAAAATGGTCTATGGGATTCAAAATATCATCCTTCAAAACTTGGAGTACCTCTTACTTCTAATCAATTTAAAATTGACGATGAGGACGCTCGCGTCAGTGCTATGATACCCACTGATATCTATAACAACAGTTACTACTCCGTTGTTGCCGAGACCATATCCACAAACGAATACAGTCATTTTACAGAAAAAGTTGCAAAACCTATAGTAGCATTAAGACCTTTTGTTGTGTTTGCAGGTCAACACTATCTAAGAAATCTAAAAAAATTAGGTTTTCAAACTTTTAGTAGTGTAATCGATGAAAGTTATGATGACCATGCCAATGATCAAACACGATTCAAACTAGCGTGGCAGCAGGTTGAATATCTTTGTCAACAGAACCCCAGACAAATAATTGAAAGGTTGCAACCTGTATTAGATCACAACAAGCAGCATTTTCTAATGACTGATTGGATTAGGCCAGCAAGAAATCTGCTGGCCTATTAAAGTGGACCGTTGCCGTTCCTAAAACCCACACTGCCGCCTTCTTCTAGAATACGTTTGATTACATCCTCAAACAGTATAGGAGCATAGTCGGTGTGCTCTACACAAACACAGTGGTATCTTGGATCAATAACTCCATCTTTCATGACACGATTGGCGTGCAGATGTCCGTGAATGTTGGTACCAAAACGTGCAAGACTGTCTGCATGCACAGGGATATGACTAAGGATCATGCCATTCATGACGTGATAACCGCGAATATCTCTAAAGTAGGTGGTATAATCCTCTAGTGCAAAGATATCGTGGTTACCCTTGATAAGCACTTTGTCACCGTTAAGGCGAGCAAGAGTTTTGAGAGACTTGCGGTTAATGACCACATCACCGAGATGGTAGACCTTGTCGTTAGGCTTAACACGGTCGTTCCACGCCTTGATCATGAATTCGTCCATGTCTTCGGGCGTGTCAAATGGTCTGAGTTTAGTACCATCCTCACGCAGGAATCGGCAGACGCCAGCGTGACCAAAATGCGTGTCGCTGACCAAAAATGTTGCTGGCATGTTGCCTCCTTTAAATTTTCATAATTATAACTGTAAACTGACCAATTGTCAAGTGGGGTGCCCGATGAGGTTCGAACTCATGATGCAAGATCCACAATCTTGAGTGTTGCCGCTACACTACAGACACCATAAAATTTACTGATCAGTAATAATTTTACTAATTCAGTTAGTTTTAACTGTAAATTTACTGATCAGTAAATTTGGCACACCTGGGTGGATTCAAACCACCGACCTCTGGTTTCGTAGACCAGTGTTCTATTCCGCTGAACTACAGGCGTATTTTGGTGGTAATGGTTGGATTTGAACCAACGACCTGCGACATATGAAGACGCTGCACTTCCCGCTGTGCTACATTACCTTGGCAGGGGTACTTGGAATCGAACCAAGAACACGGGAATCAAAATCCTGTGTGATACCATTTCACCATACCCCAATAATTGGTTGCCACGGACAGTTTTGAAATGTCGACCTATCGGTTATCAACCGATTGCTCTTCCTCTGAGCTACGCGGCAAATGGCGGTCTGTAGGGGATTTGAACCCCTGATCTCCTGCGTGACAGGCAGGCGAATTAGGCCACTATTCTAACAGACCATACTTGGCGGAGAGTATTGGATTCGAACCAATGCGCCTGCTTTCGCAAACGACGGATTAGCAATCCGCTCCATTACCACTCTGGCAACTCTCCTAAAACTGGCGTCCCTACCGGGCGACGATCCCGGTTCTTCACCTTGAAAGGGTGATGATCTAACCAATCGTAATCTATAGGGACGGGAATCTCTAGGGACGCAGTCATTGTCGTTTAAGAGCAGGCATGGTTTCATGCTCAACGCTCTCCCTTTTTGATAAATGACGGGTTGGAACTTGAGTGGCGTATCACCCCCAACCTGGGCCTGCACTCCGCAGATTTAGCCGGTCGTCATTGAATGGTGGAAGTGGTAGGATTCGAACCTACTGCGTTTCTGTGTGCCGAATTTACAGTCCGGTGCCCATCCGCCATCTGAGCCGCACTTCCAAAAAACTATAGATCTGCACCCTGCGTGAGCCTCATGTAAGCGGCTCTGGTGTCACCTGGGTTATCCTGGGTCAGCAGGGCCAGGGATGGCATATGTACTACCCTTGCAGGTGGGCGAGTTGACTAGACTCCTTTCGCTACCGTGCAGATTTATAGTTTTTGAAAACTATAGAAAAGTGCTGTCTTGCCAATTTAGGGGTCTGGTGCTTCCATCCCACAGCGTATAGCGGTTATATCAGGACCTGTTCCACGCCAGTTAGGCCCGCATAGTTACGGCGTCCCGTAACGATACCCTTGACAGCACTTATCTATAGTGCCTGTCTTTCCAGGCTGTCAGGTTCAGCATGGGAGGGACGATACGCCTCCGCTGTTTGTGCCTTGATGAGTTTTACTCGAGTTTACTCATCTTCCGTATATGAGGCTGCAGCCTCATAAAAGGGTTGGAGAGGCGCTTGATGTGCACTCTGGTGACGCAGGGCAGTCTTTCTGTCCACTAACCCGGGACCCAACTGCACTGGCGATCAAAACCTCCCGTCACGGAGGTGCCCTCCCCAAAACTGATTTCACTATACATAAGCACACTGGTCTAACTCATCGGGCAGTGTTAGACACGCGGTAATGCCCTTCAGTGTGCTTATGTATAGTGGGTACACCGTCTGTACCCTGACTGTTTGTTGTGACTCCCAGCCTCCGCCCGTTTGACAATGTTTAGAGTGCTGTCTGGGTCCTCGTTACCCACCACACCTTACAACCGCATGTTTAGTTAACATGTTGCACAGTATAGTACTAATCTGCGCCAGTGTCAACCTCTTTTTCTACTGCACAAAACAAAAAACCCTGGATTTTCTGTCCAGGGTCCTAAGTTAGTGTGCATGTGCTGCTATACCGTTAACCTAGAACCCCCCCGCCAATGCTGCGATCGCAATTTAGACTCTCAAACTGTGACCAATAGGATGCTACAACACTGGTTAGTGTTTTGGGCTGTGTTGGTCTTAGGTTAAGATTTGTGTTCATCTTTGTATAACGCCTATTGTAATACTTACGTTGACTTGTATCAACCATACATTTTATTTATACTTGTCCAAAAAATCACATGTGATTTCTATTAAAAAATGTTAATTCTATTAACAACTGTGTCATAGTGAGAATGAAAAGGTTTATCTTTCTCTGTTGGGCACATCCTACATTCTTTAATAGGCTTACCAAAATTATCAGCCCATGCTCGCAATTCTTCATCAGAACAACTTAAATCCAATCCTTGATTTTGCACAAACGGTTGCCAGTCAGGATCGTCAACTTGGCCGTGGTCTTGTAAAACTCTCGATAGCATACCTAGGCTGCTACACTTGTAGAGGCGACCGTTATAAAGAAGAGGACAAATTTGTTGATTACAAATCTTAAATGCCTGTTGTGGATCGTTGTTGTAGGGTTTCATTGAACCATACTCACCCCGATAGGTTTTCATAAAAGTTGGTGATTCACTAACAAGAAAGTCTAGAATTTTTTCTTGATAAAAATACCTTTCCCACTCGGGTTTATATTCCCACGGAAATCTAGATAATACTGTATCCACCGCTTTGGTAAAATATTTGGCTTTGGGAATGTGATTAGTGAACTTAAGGTAAATCATACCTAGTTCTTCCATAACATCTAGTATCCAAAGATTTTTTGTAAACAGTTGAGCATTGGTTACAATCATAATTGTAGTAAATGGATAGTTTTTACGAAATTCTCTAATCCATGTTTCTAATTCTGGATTCATTAGAGGTTCGCCACCAATAAAACCAAAGCAGTCCACTCGTATACGATCAAACCATGCATCTAACCACGGTTTCGCTGTAGACCATTTGACATGCCCACCTTTCATACCGTAGTCGCTGTAGTTTGTACAACTGCGACAACTCAGTGTGCAAGCATAGGTCAGCATGGTCTCAAGATAACTTATTCTTGGTAAGTTTTTTGTATCTTGATCAAATTCATGATAGGAAGAATATCGAGTCATGTGTTATTGAAATTCAATAATATTTATTTGATAAAATATCAATAAAAAAGCCCGCACTAGGCGGGCTTTTCAGTACTTGTTACTCGATTAGCGAGCAGCAATATACATGGTTACTTCAAAACCGAAACGCTTGTCTTGAGCAGCGGGTTTGGTCCACATGTTTATTTCTCCTTTATAAAAAACTAAAGTTGTCTCGTAACCGTATAACAATGAATACTGTTACACAATTACTTATACACAGTATATGGCCTAAAACCCCTAAAAACCATGCGTAAAACCATTAAAAAAGCCTAATCAACGATTAGGCTGGTGCGGTGGTTTTGATTGGCTTGGTGGTACTTTTGGTGTGGGCGTTTTGTGATTAGTCCAACTCATTTTGTGGTCCTCCACTAGATATTTATTGTCCTTGTGTGACGGTTATGGCCTGACAACTTGAAGCACAACTGCTGTTAATACTGTAGAATTGCTGAGTACTGCCCTGCTGAGTCAAGGTAAGGCTGCGTGAACCTGCGCCTGTGAGGGTAATGTCTGCCATGTGTGCTGCAGATCCTTGTTGTGTGATGTCTACAGTTTTGCCACCACCGCTTAAGGTAAGATCTAGGTGATGACTGCCGGCGTCTTTTTGTAATATGGTTACTGAATTATTGTTATTGTTTATACTGGCAAATACACTTTTAGTCCCACCAGTGCTGGTCTGTGTTAGATTGACAGTGTTGCTGTTGCCAATAATATCTAGTCTTGTATAGTTGGCTTCTGTGGCTGCAGTTCCGCTTTGAGTTATGTTTACCGTATTAGAACTACCATTGCCGTTGTATTCTGCATAGTTATTTTTAGTGCCCGTTTGCTGAACAGTGATAGTATTGCCATTGCCAATTTGATCTACGTAGACCTTACTGTCTGCTGTGGTACGATTTTTAAATGCGTTGACACTGGCTGCTTTGTCTGCATCCATGGTAAAACTTGCTGAACTTCCGCCACAGCACAAAGAACTGCCACCACCGGAAGGTGCAGTTGGTGCTGTGCTGCCAGGATTAGGTGCAACAGGACCAAAACTTTGACCATTTAGTGTAGTAACACCCTGCAATTGATCAACAAACAAAATAGGACTTAGTGCAGTGTCGCCTAGATTAAATGATGCAAAACCTAAGACATAGTTGCCTGTTTCTGGCACTGTAAACACGGCCACTTGCCAGCCGGTACTACCGTATGAACCTGTGGCATATTCACCAGTTCCCGGATTGGTAAATCCCAATAGTCCATATCTTTGCTGTTTGTTATTTAGGGTTGGAGTGATATTGGCATTGGTAGTATGAGTCAGCGTTATCATAGAACCGTCGTTCCAAGGAGTGTAATCTGTTGATAGATAGTTCCATGCAATGGTATAGGTCTGCCCTGCTGTGAGTGCCACAGTTTGTTTGATCCATGTAGCGTTAGTTGGTGTAGGGTTCCCACCGCCGCCGTTGCTGGCCTGATAACTTAGATAACTTTTTATTGCAGTGTTTTCTGTGCTGCTTAATCCAAGATTTGACACAGCAGTATCGAATGTTACCGAACCGTTGCCTGGCTGCAGGCTACCCATGTAAGTACCATAGGGAGCAATAGTCCAGGTTTTGCCGCCGCCTGGAGAATAGTTAGTAAGACCGCCACTGACTGCTGCACCTATGCCGTTTGAACTCCAACCTGATGATTTAACAGAACTTGAACTACCGCCACCCACAGTCCAACCATTGAGTGTACCCGATTCCCAACTGAGGTCTTGAGCCTGTGCTAGTGAAGACAGTAACAAAAATATCAGACCGATAACGAACTTCATTTTCTTAGAACTCCGGTAGTTTGTTTGATGTTAACTACGTTGCCTCCAAAATCACCGCTGCCAATCTGTGCTGTGGCTACACTGTCATCGTGAGTAATGGTTAGAGAAGTGTTGCTGTCATAGCCTAGAGTTTTGACTTCTGCATAGTGATCTGCATTTGAGCGAAAGGCAGTACCCTTGCCTCGATCCTGTATGGTTTCTCCGTCGGGTTTTTCCCAACGCACACAAATACTAGTAGAAGGGTTACATCCGGTTTTTCCATTGTCAAATGTGTAGGAAACTACTTTAGGAGTCTCTTCGTGCTGACCTTCTTTTATACGTTGTGCTATCTGTCTGGCCTGTTCGGCTTCCCAATCTTCTTGCTCTTTGCGGGCCTTACTGTTGTCCTTCATCATTCGCTGAATTTCAGGCGGCCCAGAAATAATCAGTAGATTACTAATCTTACCTTCTACTGTGTTTAGCACTACCGGAGGTGTGGGCGGTACTGTGGCATTGACCACATATGTTGCTTCAAACGCCTTGTCCAGACTCACAGTTCCCGCCAGGGTGGTCACCTCAATCTTTCCTACTTTACAGGTATTTTCCTCTAATTCATACTCTTTGACCTTGTCTTTGTCTCTACAACTAGGTACAAGAATCACAAGACTCTGACCGGTTTCATCAACAGTCATGTTAAAATCAGTACCGCGCACTGCAATAGTAGCACTGGGTGTTTTAATATCAACTCGCTGTGGATTGTTCTTGGCTATTTGCCCGCTGGCATACCGAACCGTGCCCATGGAAACTTTTAAGGCCAACTTGCCTGCATCGCTCTTTTTGGGATCAAACACAAAATCATCGATTAGCAGTCTACTGTTTTCTGTTATTTTAACCCGAGTGTCGTCATTAAAGGTTATGTTACTCACACACCCACCGGTAACATAGGTGTCCATTGATTCAACGGCTGCACCTTTGTCTCCAGGTAATGATTTTTTAGCACGTTCGATTGCACAGGCAGATCCCTTGGTGTCACTGACTACACCTATGCCTGCCCATGCCCCAACGCTGGCTAACAGCAATGCCGCAGCAAGATAAGCCCTCACGGCTTACCTCGCTATGGCTGTGGCTGAGTTTAATATACTAGTGCTGCTAGTACGAACTGTGATGGTATTGTGATCACCTTGAGTAGAAATATTAACAGTGGTGTCATTAGTACCTTGCTGCTGAGTGGTAATGCTATTGTAGTCACCTGTGGTTGCCATGGTCAGACTGTGTCCAGCACTGCCTGCAGCATCACGTTGTTGAATATTAAAAATATTGTTGCTACCACTAACAGTATTAGTAATGTCAGCATTGCTAGTTAAAACACTCTGAGTAATTTGGTTTGAACTACCAGTTACTGTAGTTGCCAAAGTATTGCTACTGCCTACAACATCAGTGATAAACATATTACTGCTACCGGTTGCAGTTTCAGTTATTGAATTTTGTGAACCGTTGGTATTGGTAGAACCCACAGTTAGTTTGGTTTGATTATTATTACCAGTCATTGTGCTGGTATAGGTATTGTTACCACCTTTGATATTGTACTGTGCTTGGTTATTGCTACCAGTTTGTGTCAGTGTTACTGTGTTACTACTGCCGTTAATAGTAGCGTAGTTACTGGTACTAGGTGCTGTAACTGTCAAGGTTGTTACGCCTGTTACATCAACACTAGCACTGCCTGCAACACCGCCAACGTCGTTGGTGCCACCAACCTGCTGAATGGTTATAAGGTTAGTGTTACCAATTTGTTCAATATACACGCGGTTTGGACCGGTTTCGCCGGCAGCATATGCCGATCCTGCTACTACTAGGGCGACTAAACTAACTAAAGTTTTTAGTTTCATTGCCTTGCTCCTTTAATTTAATTGTTCACTTTGCACTGCGGGTTCTGCAGGCAAAGGTACGACCTTGACAGCAGATTCTTGATTGTCTGCCTTGTGTGCCCAATATCCTTTACGGACACCTTCTCGAATAGTTTCTACTACTGCTGCTTTGACCGCTAGACTAGTGGCCTTGTTAATGCTTTCGTTTATGCTCATGCCGGCCTCTGCTTCTATAGCACGCTCGCCTGCGCTGACAAATTTAAGTACACCAAACTTGTCCATATAACTCAGCACAGTTTTTGTAACAGTAACAGTGGTTAAAACTTCTCCTGTATTAACACTGATAGTTCTAAGGGTAACTGTAACAGTATCGCTTTGGTACTGTGTCTGTGCGCCAATACCTAAAATTCTTGCTCCGCTACCGCCTGTTAAACTATTACTGTCGTATCCTGTGATTGCTCCTTCTACAATCATGCCAGCAAACACCATTGGCGGTAATGGTTTAGCATCGCGTCCCTGATATTGCTCACGCATTTGGCGTATCATCTGACGTTCTTTAATGAGGTTGTCCAGTCCCACACGTTCTAATACAGTAAACCAACGACCGTTGCCAACATCCTGAAGAGCCTTGATAAGATAGGCTTCTCCACCTTGTGTCACTGCTGTTGAAAAACTAGCAATGTTAGGAATGTTTTTACGTTGTCCAGTGCGGTCAGTAAAACTATAGACTGCTACAGGGATTGGTCCACTAGCCGGCGGCGCTAATTGATTTTCTGCTTTGGTAAAAAATGTTTCTCGCTCTACAGTAGGAGGGTCAAACTGTTCACCAAAGGCCTTTTCTCGAAGTGCGCTAGAACTAGCACACCCTGTTAGTGCAGTCAGAACTGCAATCGCAAGTATTGATCTTTTCATCTAGCATCCTTAAAAGTAAAACGTACCGGCAGGGACCTTCATTGTTGTAATATTACTAGTATTATTAAGGTCTCTAATTGTTATAATTATATTTCCTGCATCGCTGCCGGCACCCAACATCCAACTAATACTATTGCCACCTAAGTTGTCAATAGTACCACAAATAACCCCAGTGGTTGTACAGGTCGCGCCTTCACCAAACATAGTATCGGTCAATTGTTTAGCCAATTGACTATAGATACGTGATTCTAGATTAGCAATAAAACGTGCCTGGGGAGTATTGGCTGCTTCCTGTTCTGCTTTTGCTTTTATGGCTTCGGCTGCAGCGTGATTTTTTTCTTTGGCTTGATCTTCTAATTGTTTAACGGTAAGTACGTGAGCACTGTAGCCGGCTCCACTGAATGCCGGGCTGTTAAATTGATGTACCAACTCTGCCGCCTGAGCAACCTGTGCAGAGGCGAGTAGAGCGAGGTAGGTTATTGTTTTTTTCATTGTCTAGCTCCTTGCTCAAAAGTATTTACAAGGAATCTAGACTAGATAATATAGTGGTTTAATCTATATTAAACTTTTTCTTCTTGGTCAATGCGTTTTAGAATTTCATCGTAGAAACTATCTAACTCTCCGCTGAATTTACCTCTGAGATGCTCTATGCACTGTCGACAGAAATTATATTGCTTAGAATGATAACCATGCAGGAAATCGTTATGCAATTTAACCCAATTGTCTAGTTGTGGAAGATCCATTATACTAATTTTATCTGCAGGTATAAGACAAAAAACTTCCAGACTTACTCCATCTTTAGTGACTGTTTCAAGATCCAGCACGGTGTATTTTTCACGGAGTCTTTCTGCGTTTTCTCTACCAAAAATTATATCCATCATCTGTCCTTGTCAATAATACTATATAGACCAAACATTTTCTGCACTGCCTGAGCCTGGCTCACGCAATCTTCTAGAGCATTGTGCAGACCTGCTTTGTTTTTGTCTCTAGGGTCCCCTAGGGTACTTAACAATGTGCGACTATCTCTAATTTGCCAATACTGCCATGGTGCAGGCTTGCCTAATTGTCTATAGAGATTTTCTAAAATAACAATATCAAAAACCGGACCCTGTGCCCAAATGCATTTGGCTCCAACAATAAATCTATTTAATTCTTGCGTAAATTGCTCTAAAGAAATACGATTACTATCCCCTAGAGCCTCTTCACGAACATCTTGGGCCTGCTGTGACCACCAAGCAATGGTGTTATCATCTACATGACGACCTAGACCAATTTGTTCATCTACGTCGATACGAAAATATATCCCTTGATCAATTTCATGAAAACGATAGGGATCAAACTTACACGCACCAAAGGTAAGAATCGTAGCATCTGGGCGAGTGCTCAGAGTCTCAAGATCCAGCATTACATGCATTAGAGGTCTGCTTTGAGTATTTTGTGAGTTTCGGCGTGTGCTACACGTTTGCGTAGACTTGAACTTGAGAAACTGTGATCTCGACTGTTAAACACTAGTTCGATACCTCTCATCATACATTCTTCGCGGCCAGTGAAATCCTTGTCCTCGTATTCTACACCAAGAATACGCACGTCAATGGGCAGAGTCAACAGGATGTCTACTAGATCTCTTTCAGTTTCGTATACTACGATTTCATCTACGTATCTGCAGGCTGACAGTTGAATCTGTCTTTCAACTATGCTTTGAACTGGTTTGTTCTTTTCCATAGGCCTGTCAATAGTTGGATCTGTCTGTAGACCAACGATCAAATAATCGCAATGATTTTTTGCTTCACTAAGCATGGCCACATGTCCGGCATGCAGCATGTCAAATGTACTGAAGGTGATACCTATTTTCTTACCGGCTGATTTAAGTTCTTTAATGTGATTGAAAATCATCCCTGCGGCTCCAACTTAATATTTAAAGGAAATCCATTATTGCGCGCCAGTTGTGTGACTTCAACTCCCTTCTGTTCGGCCATTTCATAGGGAAGAATTGCAGCGACTCCAGTACCTTCATCATGAATTTTCTTAGTTAAAAATACCGCATCATCGAGAGTGTAATCAAAAACTGAAATCAAAGATTCAATTACAAACTCCATGGTAGTAACATCATCATTGATATATATAACCTTGTACTGAGGAGGCTCTTGTAGATTAAGATTTGGCGAGACTTTGGTTTTGGTAACAACTTTTGTGCTCATAGCGTCCTTATTATATTAGTTGGGGGAGTTTCCTCCCCCAGTATTTATATTATATCACTTTTGAAAAGTAATAGCAATCTTTTTTGGCTTTTCGTGCTCAGGCACAATTACTTCTAACTTCACTGTAAGGATTCCATTCTTAACAGTGGCGGTCCTGACTTCTACATTATCTGCCAGAGCAAATGTACGTACAAAATTACGACTAGCAATACCCTGATGGATATAATTTCCCAGTCGAGCAGACTCGCTCTTGCTTTCACCGCGAATGCTGAGTTCACCATTTTGTACTTCAACATCCAATTCATCTTCTTCAAAACCTGCTACGGCCAACTCGATGTCATATTGAGTTTCATCGACCCTAACGATGTTGTAGGGAGGATAGTTGGTACCATTAAGGGTAGTAGCGGTGCGCTGAAGTTCATCAAACATACGGTCAAAACCCACAGCAAAACGACTGATTGTTGGAATATCAAAAGTTGTAACATAGTGTTGCTTCATTTTTAGTCTCCTTAATTAAGCAAGATTAACATGAAAGACCCATTAGGCATCTTTCTTTACTTCAGTGAATTCAGCATCAACTACATCCGCTGCCTTCTCTGAATTTTGTGGCTCACCGGGCTGCACTTCTGCTTGTTTGGCAGCAGCATCAGCCTGGTATGCAGCAAATAGCGGACCAGAAACTTTGGTAAGTTCCTCCACCTTGTCAGTAATACCAGAAATATCATCGCCGTTAATTGCTTCTTCAACGGCTTTGATAGCAGTTTCAATAGCGGTCTTTTCATCAGACGTAATCTTGTCGCCAAGTTCGTCTAATGTCTTCTTAACACTATAGATCTGCTGTTCAGCATTGTTTTTAGTGTCCACTAGTGCACGTGCTTTTTTATCTGCTTCAGCATTGGCTTCAGCATCCTTAACCATGCGTTCAATTTCTTCCTCACTCAGACCGCTGTTGGCCTTGATGGTAATCTTGTTTTCTTTGCCGGTCTTCTTGTCTTTGGCCGATACCTTAAGAATACCATTGGCATCAATGTCTAGAGTAATTTCAATTTGAGGAATTCCACGTGGAGCAGGTTCAATACCCTCAAGGTTGAACTGGCCAAGAATCTTGTTATCTTTGATAAATTCACGTTCGCCCTGTGCAATACAGACTGTAACTGCAGGTTGATTGTCGTCTGCGGTGCTGAACACTTGGGTAGCCTTGGTAGGAATAGTTGTATTCTTTCTAATTAATTTAGTAAACACTCCACCGATGGTCTCAATTCCTAGAGAAAGAGGAGTAACGTCCAGCAACAGTACGTCTGTTTTATCTCCTCCCAACACAGCACCTTGGATTGCAGCACCGGCGGCAACTGCTTCATCTGGGTTGACATCCTTGCGAGGTTCCTTGCCAAACAGTTCCTTAACTGCTTCTTGAACTTTGGGCATGCGAGTTTGTCCGCCTACGAGGATGACTTCGTCGATGTCTGCGATATTTACGCCACTGTCCTTGATGGCTGCTTTACAGGGTTCAATCGAACGCTTGATAAGATCTGCAACCAAACTTTCAAATTTGGCACGGGTAATCTTAACGTTAAGATGCTTGGGCCCTGTAGAGTCCATAGCAATGTAGGGTTCATTGACTTCCGTCTGTTGTTGACCCGATAGTTCGATCTTAGCCTTTTCAGCCGCAGATTTGACACGTTGCAGGGCAATTGGATCCTTACCAAGATCGATACCTGAATCCTTCTTAAATTCGTCAATGAGATAGTCCATAAGACGTTGGTCAAAGTCTTCACCGCCTAAGAATGTATCACCGTTGGTAGCAAGAACTTCAAATTGCTTTTCGCCGTCTACTTCAGAAATTTCAATGATACTAATATCAAAAGTACCACCACCTAGGTCATATACTGCAACCCGCTGGTCCTTCTTAGAGGTCTTGTCACAGCCATAGGCCAGTGCAGCAGCAGTAGGCTCGTTGATAATACGCAAAACTTCTAGACCAGCAATCTTGCCAGCGTCTTTAGTGGCCTGGCGTTGTGCATCGTTGAAGTAGGCTGGCACAGTAATCACAGCCTGTGTAACTTCATGACCCAGATAGTCTTCGGCAGTCTTCTTCATTTTGCGCAAAACTTCTGCTGAAATTTGCGGAGGTGCTAGTTTTTTGTCATCAATTTCTACCCATGCATCGCCGTTGTCATTCTTGACAATCTTGTAAGGCATAAGGTCAATGTCCTTTTGCACTTCCTTTTCGTCAAACTTACGACCAATTAGACGTTTGGCAGCGTAGATAGTCTTCTTAGGATTGGTCACTGCTTGTCGTTTGGCGCTAGCACCTACGATGATTTCGTCGCCGTAGGCAACGATACTAGGTGTAGTACGAGCACCTTCTGAATTTTCAATTACGCGGGGTTTGTTGTTTTCAAGAACGGCCACACAACTATTTGTGGTGCCAAGGTCAATACCAATGATCTTTGACATATCATATCTCCTTAGTTAAGCAAGATCTAAATATAAGCCCTCACCTGAGCAACTTATAACATTATTTATACTTTATTTTAAATGACTAATTTTCATCAGTCAACCTATATTTTTCTCTAATACAAGATTCTACTAGATTTAAAAAATTTTTGTTGGTTTTTCTTATGTATCCTAGCAATACTTTTCTTTGCTCATTAGATTGATTTTTTACTGCATGTACATAATTACTTTGATTCAGCAAATAAGCACTACCTAAATTTATTTTAACTGTTCCGTATGGATAGACTTTTAATTCACTACCGTTGGGATTATTCAAAGGAATCCATATATAATCAAGTGATTTTTGGGAAGGTCTGATGTCCCTGTGAGGTCTAACGTAACCACCAGCATCAAAAACTGAATAAAAACATAGTCCCAAAGTAAAACCAAATTGTTCTAAATAATTTTTAATTATTGCGCTGGTTGGAGTTGGCTCAACTTTTTCGCAGGGGGGTTGACATTTTTTATAATAAAAATCACTGTAGTTTGTTATTATTGTGCCATCGCTCCAAAGAGGTTGTATATTCCAATTGGCTATTCTTGGTTCTGTCTCATACGGATACTTTGGCCTAACATGAATTTCAGTTGTTTGATCTTTAAGTAGTTCCAACAGGTAAGTTACATTTAATCTCAGAGGAAGTTCTAATACAGGAATATCTGTTTCCAACACATCATCACTCATTGTGACTGATTTATTAAATTTTGGAAAATCGTTAGAAAAAAAATCTTTAGTCAGTTGATCCAAGCGGATACCTTTCGTAGTTAAAATCATTCATTTTTTCACACCAAAATTTCCAAATTGGAAATTCTAATTCAATTTTTATTGTTCCACTTTTGTTTAACTGTGTGCCTTGTTTATTTTCAACGTTGGTACACAAGAATGTTACTAGACCAAAATTAATCCCATCAACTATTACTTCTTCAACTTTAATATAGTTGTTAACATTAGCGCAATGAACACAAATTTCATTTTTTGATTTCAAATCTGCAGAAAATAACAACTTCCATGTGTCCTTCTGATTATCGTCACACAATATTTTATTCTCCACATATTGCCCGTTCAACTCAATGAATAGGTTTGGTGGGGAATCACTAACAAGAATTATAACAATATTAGACACTTTAGTTTGACTGTAATACATGTACTTATAAATAGTTGTAGATAAAAATTTAAAATGGCTCAAGTAATTCTTTTTACAGACAGAAGTCCGCTAACAAGGGAACTTCAAGGAACAAGTATACAATTAGAAAGATACTCTAGAGCCGCTGGAGCCTATAAAGTAGCCAGCGTGTTACGTTCTAAAGGGTATGAAGTTTTAGTTGTTCCAAATTGCCTGCGTCTGACGTTAAGAGCAATTAAAAATCTCATTGACCAACACGCCTCAACACTGTTGTGGATAGGCGTTAGCACTACCTTTTTAACTATTAAATCTAATAATATTGACGAATATCGAACCCTTTGGCGAGAAAGTTCTGAAGATTTTTTAAATCTTAATGTATTAACTAACTTAACCTATATAACTACCGCCGTTACGCAACTGGCTTGGGGCACAGACGAATTAACAGCCTTAGCGGATTATGCTTTTAAAAAATCAAATGCTCATTTAATGATAGGTGGTACCTGGGTAAGTCATATTAAAAAAGGTGCGTTAAATTTGTCTAGCCCATTCATACACTTTTCAGTAGGTTATACTGAAGATTTTATAGTTGATTTTACCAACGCCTTATCAAACAAAACAACAGTTCCACAGTCATACGAAGGAGAAAAAGAATTTAAATCGAGTAGTATAATTTATACTCCCAACGATCATATCCTTCCAGATGAGTGGCTAACTTTAGAAGTAAGTCGAGGATGTGCGTTTAAATGTGCTTATTGCACCTACGATCATAAAGGAAAATCTGATACTACAAAATACACCAAAACGCTATTAGATGAACTAATTCGAAATTATGAATTGTTTGGTGTTACCAAATATCATCTATTAGACGACTTGTATAATGATAGTGATCATAAGATTAAAACGCTTTACGACGAAGTTTGGAGTAAATTGCCTTTTACTCCAGAATGGGTTAGTTATTTGAGATTAGACCTTATCTGGTCAAATCCAGAAAGTGCACAATGGTTGATGGAATCAGGTTGTAAATTAGGTTGTTTTGGTATTGAAACCTTGCATGACAAAGCAGGCAAATTTGTTGGAAAAGGGCTTGGGCGATCTAGAATTATAGAAACACTTGAACACTTAAGATCTGTATGGAAACAGGATGTTTTAATTAATGCTCTCATGATAGCCGGATTACCATGGGAACCGTACGACAGTATTTTAGAAACAATGGCTTGGTTAAAAACTACACCATTGGTTGACAGTTACAAATATAGTGCACTTTGGGTAACCCCTCCCGAACATAAACACATTGTTATAAAAACAAATTCAATGAGTAACGACTATGAAAAATATCAACTTACTTGGGGAGAGGACGGTTGGGTCAATAATGTAGGGGTAAGTTTTAAACAGGTAGCCAAATTAGTTGAAAAAGATGATCGAGAATACTTCGATAATTTTTACCCAGCGGACCTAATTGAATATCCTGAACTAAGGACTATCGGTTACGATCACAGCATGCTTGCAGATAAAAATCAAAATAACGTAATTATTAAAAATATTCTTAACAGCAATTATCCTATAGATAATTTAATCACCGATCGGATGAAAAAAATACTTGCTTAGAACATTTTCTTTGGTAGTTTCTCGCTCTCTACACGCTTGCGCCAACGCTGTTTGGCTGCACCAACCTTGCGTTTTCTTACGCTAGTTGGCTTTTCATAAAACTCGCGGTCGCGAAGTTCTTGCAGTAAACCACTGTCTTGTACACGTTTTTTAAACTTGCGCAGAGCCTGATCTACATTGTCGTTTTTAACGTAGACAGTGTTGCCTTTGATTATTTTGTCATACCCCATAAAAATGTATTCCCCAATATATGAGTATATTATTTATCATGCTAAATTTTTATCAAAAAAATTAATTTTGATTACTGGGGAGACTTATCAATATTAGTAAAATAGTCTTTGAGTCTATCAATCGATGAATATCGTTCTACGCCGGTTATGGTAACTTCGCTAGGTTCTCTTATAAAGGTCTTACTAGAAAGATTGTTTACGTAGGATAACCATTGTAGATCATCCTGCGATCCCTTGTACAAATAAATGTCATAGTCTCTCCGGCTCAAACTACAGAAAGTGGCTAGATTAGCAACATCATCAAGGTCTGCATCAACCAACAAAACTGTATGGTTTCCTGTTGAGTTGACTACGTCTGGATAGGTTATAAATCTACTGGGTGTTTGATTTTTCATTTAAGTACCTTTGAATTTGCTCACGTTCAACATCAGAAAGTAGTTCTACATCATACTCCCCTTGGTCAATACGTTCTATTAGATGTTTGATATAATGTTCATCGTAGGCCAGTGTATCTGAGTTTTCCTTACTGACCTCTATCCACTTACGGTCATTCCACTTGTAAAGTCTACTAGGCAAATAGTCTACGCGGAGGAACATATCACCACGTTGGGGATTTTGCGGAAACTCTGTACCAAAACCAGCACTAGCAGGATTTTCATCTGCGGTTAAAGCCATGTTAGGAATTAACACCTGATTTTCGTCGATTTGTACTGATTTGGGCGGAGGGTTTATCGGTGACTCATCAATGGCTGGTGGTTGGAACCCGCGTATAGGGGGAGGATCAGCGTGGGGTAGTTCATCTACTACAGGTGTTTCTTCTACAGTAGGAGTTTCAACTTTGGGGATTGAATCTAGTTGAACAGTTATATTGCTAACATAACTGTTCAGGGCCTCTACTTCTTCTTCAATAAATGGTCTGATTTCTTCGTCTTTAGGCGGACGAATATTCATGGCTGCAAGGTCGTCATCTGTAAGTGTTCCGCCGCCCTGGTCTATACGTTCTGCTAATTCCTTGCCCTGACGAAAAAAATCTGTCACTGCAGCATCGTCCTCAGGCAAAGGAATGTTTAGTCCCAGATCAGGTTGCTTTTTCTTATCTTCTCTAGACCACTCGATAGTTTGCTCTGCTGCAAGAATTAGCACAAGAGCAAGAGGATCAAATACAAACACCAATAAAATAATAACCCAACGAACCGCACGTTCTAGCAGATTAGCATCAGGATTGTCGCCGTAGATCAGGGCTGCGATATACTTGATAGGACCAACTTCTGCTTCTATCTTGCGAGTTTCTGCTGCCAAAGGCGCACGTTCATTTTGTAATGCCGCAATATTTTTCTGTGCTTGGCTTATTTCATCCTGTAAAGCCTTGCGTTCTTTAGCCTGTTGCTTACGAACCTGCACTGCACGGTTAGCGCCTCGGTCATCTGTGGTGCGACCCAAGAGTTGGTCAACCTGTGCATCCATCTGCTGCAGGGCTTTACGAGCACTGTCTATGTTAGACTTTTCTGTGGCAATTTTTTCGTCTAGGATAGATACCTTGCTAGAACTATCACCTACTACTAGCGTTTGATCCATGTGTGCTTTTGATAGGTATCCAAAGATACCCATGCTAGTAATTAACATTAAAATTACAATAGCCGGAACTAGATAGAGTTTGAATTGTATAGGTGCTCGATGCCAATATTTGTGTAGCCACACTGTGGCAGTGATCTTACCTGCTTCGAGAGCAGCACCCATTATAATGATAGGTATAACAGCCGCAGCGAATATAGCCGTAAGACCTGCAATACTGTAGTACGCGGCTACTGCGCTGATAACAAGTGCAACTGCTAATACAAATAGTCCAAATATCATAGTCAGGTATTTATAGGATTACGCTAGTTATTCTAGCAAAAGATAATGCTAGAGCGCAACCTTTTTGAATTATTGAGACTCTTCTATTGTAGAATTTAATTTGATACTTTTGTAAAATCTACATAACCAATTTCAGTGACGCTGACTAACGCAGTTCCGCCAGCACTGATAAATGCAACCCTTGGTCCGGTTCCTGTTACGGTGACCGCTAGGTTAGCATCAATGGTTAGTACCCCTGGGCCACAATTGATATCGCGTATGGTATTAGCGGGAAGAAGTGCACAGTTACCTGTGGTATATGCTACTGGGGTACCATTTCCCACAGCGTAATAAACAGCCACATTGCTAACAACCTTAACTTTGGTGCTGTTAAGTGCTACACTGACGTTACTAGCGTTGGGCTGTGCTATGATATTAAATGTTGCCATTGTTAATTCCTCGGAACTTTTAGTTATTTATCAACTACCGAGCAGAACAACTGGCCTTGGTTTTGTTAACCTGTACAATTGAGACGTGACCTGAGTTATTAGTTGCTAAAAATGCAATTTTTAGTCCACAGGAAGGTAGTGTAGTGGTTATACTCTGCCCTGCTCTAATAACTGCACATCTGGAATCTGCTATAGGATTTTCGCCTATGCGATAGTAGACCGTAACGTCTGCAGATATACGTATTTCACCGCGAACAAGTATAGGACTAGTCTGGCTTTCGTCTAATTTTGCGTATACACTATAACTGGCCATAAAAATATTTAGTAGCCGTAAAAAAGCCCAGACAATTCTGGGCTTTTGGTATTTTAAATCTTTTCTAGAACACTTTCTGTAATCTTATGATTGATCATATGGGGGATAGTCAACCACGGCCACTCAAGAAAAAATGGACAAGGCTTTTGACTCCAACTTCCTGTTTCAAGAAACTTTTTATAGATCTTAAGATCTTCTTGATTATTTGGATCAAATACCCTTTTGTGAGTATTGGTCAAAGAAGGTTTGATAGTATCAGCATGCAGTAGAACAGTCATATTGCCTCACTGGTTAAGAGTCAGTTAAATAATTACTACACTGTGATTATATTACAAAAAAGGACACCTGTCAACCTTGACATTTTCTACAGTAGAGTGTAAAATACTTCCTATGTTCAAAATCTTTCAACGCCGCAATACATGGGTCATGCAATTAGACCTAGACATAAATCCTTCTTTATTCGATGGACCAGTGTTCAAATGGGAATTAGCGGAGATTGACCGCCTGGTAGAGGATCTTAAAGATAGACCCGGCGTTCGTCGCATGAGTTATGACATGTGGTATTGGAAATCAAATTACGACCTTGAAAGATTTTTGACCTATTGGTATCTTAAGTATGGGCAACAATAGTCTATACAGTTCGCAAAAACAGCGTTGGGATACCTTGTTTGGCGACATTACCTATCTAGGACAACTCAGTCGAGCCAAGGAAGATTTTCTTAAAGAGTCTAAAAACTTAGATGTGGGCATGTTTAATACCGGCGAGTTCTGTCGTTGGATGCATGATACCTGGGGACTTGATGTAGTCATGATGGATGGTATGTTAACTGCAGAACATCGAGTATACGACGAACAAAAATTTATATTATTCAACTTAAAGTACACCTTATGAAAATTACACTAGTTAGCGATCTACATCTTGAATTTGATGACCTTGACCTGCCCGGTGGCGAAGTTCTTGTGATTGCAGGTGATGCCTGCGAAAGTCGTACACTCAACAATTACAAGTATGACCCTTATAATCTTCTAGTCAAAGACTCAAGGAACCGGCGCATGGACCGTGCGGCACGTTTCTTTTGGGAGGAATGTGCTAAGTACAGCCGAGTGATTTATGTCATGGGTAACCACGAACATTACCACGGCAAGATGTGGAAGACTTGGAATGAAATTAACCAAGACTTGCCAGACAACGTTGAACTCCTAGAACAGCAAAGGTTTGACTTAGATGATGTAACCTTTTTAGGTGCTACCTTGTGGACTGATTGTAATCGTGGGGACCCTGTGACCATACAGTATCTCAAGAACATGATGACAGATTATCGTGTGATCACAAACTGCAATCACGGTGTTTATCGCAAGTTGGATCCTAGAGACACCTGTGAAATTCACCAACAGACCAAAGATTGGCTTAGAGATGAACTAGCAAAACTTGAGGACCGTAAGGTTGTGGTGGTCACACATCATGCCCCTAGTCATCTTAGTATTGCCGACTGGTATAAAGAGGACCGAGAAATGAACGGTGGTTACTCTAGTGATTTGAGCGAGTTGATCCTTGACCATCCGCAGATTCGTCTATGGTGTCACGGACACATGCATGATCCGTTTGATTATACAATCGGTACCACTAGAGTTGTTTGCAATCCTCGAGGTTATGCAGGGCATGAACCGCGGTCACAGGAGTTTGAGCCTGTGACCTTTGAGGTCTAAATGAGTCTCTTAGAAGGTGTACAGGGCCGCAGGTTTGTTTATAGCGGCCCCAACGATCACGGTTACGATGAAGATGTTCATTTTGTTGTGGCAGCAGATCTTAGTTTCTGGCTGGAAAACTACGATGAGATTGAATCATGGGTCTATAAAAATATCTCAAACGCAGTTGAGATAAATGGCTGCGTGATATCTTTCGATAATCACAAAGATGTTATGGCCTTCTTGCTGCAGTGGTCCTAGTGTATAGTAGGCCGCTGCAGTAGAATGTCCGGATTATTACATCCTAAAAGTTTAAAAAGTTTGAGTAGTTTTTTGCTGTATTCAAAACCATCTGAGGGTGGAAAAATTACAGTTTTCATTTCTCCTTCAGAATTGACTACAAAAATATAATCGTCTTCGTCAAGATCATCTAATTCACTTAGGTAATCTTCTGCTTCGACTTGAACTTCTTCTACTTTGCTGTGGGATTTTGCCATTTGCTAATTCCTCTAGGCTTTTTAGATTTTGTTGTATTTGGCTATACAGAGTACAGACCACGTGGTGTCTAGAACCAAACAAAGTTAGATAATGTTGATAGTCTAGACTTTCCTGAACGTCCACACATGTATTTAATATTTTTCTAAGTAAAAATATTCTAGTTGCAATATTTGTTGCATAGGCTTCTAATTCGTCTGGGTGAGCATAATGTTGCTGTTCCTTTATCAAAGATTGATCTACTGAATCAGTGGAGTATCTAAAAGACTTTGTTTTAAATTTTCTACTTTGAAACTGTTTTTGATGTTGATATTCGTGAACCAAAGATTCGCACAGTTGCAAGTTCAAATCATTGATCTTATCCTGATCCCAAATATAAATTTGATTTTTAGGATGGTTAATTATGAAATCAAATTTAAAACACTTTAGTCCCAATTGATCTTCATGAGGATCATACTCCGCCGAAATGCAAAAATCTCTAGGGTTGAGACCATACAAATCCCCATCATGCAGTTGCACTGTTATAGGATGACTTTTATTTAAAAATTGTCCCAGGCGTTGAATAAAATGCAAGGGAGTTAGTGAGAGGTTTTCGAGTCTATTGGTCCAATTTTGTATTTTTTGAAATTCATCAATTGGATCTAGTGCAAACACAGTTATCCGCCGCCAAATATCTTATTGATCTGGTCTGGAGTCATTTGTCCAGTTCCTGGTATAAACTTTCCCTCTTGAAGATTTTTCATTCCTTCTCCAATTGGGACACCACTGAAATCCAATGGCTTAATACCCGAAGCCTGCATCAATGCTTTGTTTTTTCCTTCGGCCAAACTAGACTGTATGGCATCACCATACTGGCTAGAAGAGTTAGCCATGTTTCCAAGCATTTGAGTAATTCCCGAGCCGCTGGTATCTGCACCAAATTTATGTAGGCCTGTAGCAAAATTCATTGCTGTGCTAAGTCCCGATGGAGGGGGAGCAGCAGTATCTATTCCAGCCTTAGACAACAGTGTCTGTGTGTTAGTTACCTGTGATTTAACTCCGCCAATAATCGAATCTATATTAGAACTTTGGCTCAGTTGCTTCATCACGCCGCCGCCGCCAACTACTCCCATAAAGTCGGTCATATTAGGAATACCAGTCGGACTCGAAGTTAAATTTGAACCTATCATGCTGTTAATTTCAGCCTGTTGACCAGTCATCAAAGACGAAAGGTTAGGTGCCGCAGAGTTTAATTTTGGAATGTTGGGCACTGAAATATTTTGCAACATATTTTTTGCTGCATTGGGTCCTGTAAATTTTGCTCCCAGATCATTGAATTTTTGCCCTATATCACCAAATCCACCAGACAATCCTACAATTGAACCTGGAGGCATGAATTTTTTTACATCCAATAGATCATTGAGATTTCCAATTGGACCTGCTGGAGAGATTTCCAATTGATCTTTGATTTGGCCTATGACCACAGGATCTTTGATATTTTCTAAAACTTTTGTAATAGAATCTTTATATACTGGATTGCTTAAATCATTGGTATCAACTCCGGCTTCAACCAGTGCTTTGTTAACTCCACTGAGGTTCCCAATCTTGTTAGCATTAAGTTGGTTAACTAATCCCGCACCGGAGCCAAAATTAGTCATGTCTCTAAGATTAAACATCTTACCCAATGAGCCCATGACATTTGCTGCGCCGGTTAAATTTCCTAATTTTGCAGTTAATCCCTGATCTACCATTGAACTCATACTGGTAATTCCAGAACCAAGACCAGAATAACTGGCATTACTCATAAAACTTGTGGCATTTTTCAACTCAATGGAATCATTTATATGACTCTGTGCTTGAGCCATAAAGGCACCAAAAACACCAAGTTTGTTAGTACTGGGATTGCCTGTAACACCAAGATCACTTTGAAGAGATTGTAGGTCCGATAGTGCTGCTGCTGCATTTGCACTCTGCGCCGGAGTATATATTCCGCCAACGTTGGCTGCACAGTCAGATAGTTTTGACATGACCGTTTTAACTTCAGGTGCTAGATCAAGTGCCTCACCTTTGGAAATACCTACCATAGCAGTAACGGTACTGGGAGTAAGGCTGCTACTACCCGGGGTAGCAAGGCTGAGTTTGAGACCCTCCGCTACAACAGATCCGGCTTTAGCAGTTACAAGATTTATGTCGTGTTCAGACATTTTAGGTTATAATACCCCCGCTGCCCGCTGGAGTTATTCCTGTGGTGGTTTGTATGTAATAATTTTCAACATCTTTGATAGTAATACTATGCAGCATTACATGGCTCTTGTCTAGAGTTATACTCTTATTTAAGTCGCTGGTAAAGAGGCTCTGTATAAGCCCCAAACCCTTGGCACTGGGTACAACTGTGCAAGGTTTACTAACTACATAACTTGTAGCAGTCTCTTCAATAATTTTGGCCACAACTTCATCGCCGTTAACCAGTTTTAAACTAACAATAGTGTCTTTTTCATAAGGCTTAGTTGCTAACAATTGAATCTCCTAACTTTGTACGTAACTCATCGTCTGACAATTTGGTCAGCCCTTGATAACCGTTTTCTACAAAAAGTTCTTTACCTAGATAAATTTGCGGCACTGAACGATGACCCTGTTCCATTAAAAATTGACGAGCAGTCGAATCCTGATCAACTCTTACTTCTTCAAAAGCAATGTCTTTGCTTTTGAGTAGATGTTTAGCCTGGTCACAAAATTGGCAGTTTAATTTAGAATATACAGTTAACATAATTTTTCCTCTTATAATTCTGGCAATAGATCATAGTCGATAGCATCACTCATAACGCCTATGACGTAGTTAGTTGATTCATTTTCTTGTAGTGCAGTCTGCTTCTTGCTAGTGTCTGAGTGCTTGTTAAACCACGGAATAGGTGTGTTTCTTGGGGCAGGTTCAAGATACTTAATGCCGATTTCTTTGAGCGCGTTCAGTGCAGTATAGTCAACAAAATCCTTAAGAATATTGGCGTTTAGTCCAATAACTGGACCCATTTTGAATAGATAATCAGCCCATGCCTTTTCTTCACGAATCACATCCATGTACATGGCATATACTTCTCCCTCGCATTCACGTTTAACTTCAGCAAAGCGAGGGTCTTCCTTGACCACTTGATTGATTAACCATGCGGTCCAGTCTTTGTGCAGTACTTCATCTTGCAGGATTAGACTGATAATGTTGCCATTGCCGATGAAGATCTTATTTTCCACCATAGCAAGGCTAGTAGCAAATGATACCATAAAGCGGAACGCTTCTAGGCCATAACTGGCATTAAGTGCCAGCCATATAGCCTTAATATGTTCTTTTTCGGTGACTTTTTGTCCCATTTCTACACGGCAGTTGACGTCATGTAGTGCATCATAATAGCGACCAATAGTAGATGCCATGTCAACAATTTCTTTAGTTTCGTGAATGGTATTGAACACATCCTTAGGCACATTGTAGATGTTACGAATAATGTGGCTGTATGAGCGTGAATGTATGTTAGTCTCAAAGAAACTCCAGTTGTACATCAACGCTTCAAGTTCAGGAATGCTTACCACAGGAGTAAACACCTGTGCTGGGCCACGGCCTTGTAGGCTGTCAAGTGCAGTTTGTCTTAGCAGATTGCTGGTAAAAATATGTTTGACTGTGCTACTGGCATCCTTAAAATCGTTAGCATCTTTGGTTAGACTAATTTCTTCTGGAACCCAAAAGAATCCGCGAGCAGTCTGCTCAAACTTTGCTAGTTTATTATATTTGACTTCTTCAAAACGTTGAATAGTCACAGGCCCTGCAGGATCTAAAAACATCTTGCGGTTAAGATAGTCTGTGTCGTGTTTTAGGTCGTATTGTGCTCGGCTCATCGTAGTCGCTCCTCAATTTTTGTCCAGTTAATTATATACCACTGATTTTCTAAATAATCTTTTTTATCGGCCTGATAGTCTAATGCCCAGGCATGTTCCCACCAATCTATCAATAATACTATATCGCTTTTGATTTCATGATTCTTTATAGTTTTAATTTTACCGCTTTGACTTAGATAAACCCAACCGCTGCCCTGTATGGTCATAGCAACTTTTTGAAATTCTTCTTTGAACTTGGCAAAACTGGTAAAATGTTTATTTATAAATTCTTCTATCTGTCCCGCAGGTGCATTATCTTTGTCGTATTTTTTATACTGTGGAAAAAGTGTATTGTGTAGAAATACGCCTGCTTCATTGAAGTCAGGGTCCCCTTCTCCTGCATTATATCTTTTGGCATAGGTCTTGGCTAGGTTCTCATAATGATAGTCTATGGTATCTTTGGAAATGCTGGGCGCGAGATCACGCTTACCGTATGGCAATTCTTCAATGACTAGTTTTTCCTTGCCTTCACGAAGGATAACATTTTTAATAAATCCGTAGGTCATAATTTACAACTTTCGCAATCCTCTTCTGGTAATTCTTCTGAAAGTGACAATTTATCCGCAATAGTTTCTTCTTGTGCCTTGGAACCCTGTTTGTTTATCAAACTATAATAGAAAGTCTTTATTCCCCACCGATGTGCCTGCATCAAATTCCTAGCAATTAGTGTGGTTGGTACCTTACGGTCTGGGAAGTGCGCTGGATTATAAAACGTATTTGTACTTATACTTTGATCAACGTAAGCAGCCAACACCGCAGCAGTTTTTAGATAACCTTGGCAGTCAGTTTGTTCCCACATCATTTGGTAACGATTCTTTAGTTTATTGTACTCCGGTACAACCTGTATAAATGAACCTGCTTTACTTTCTTTTACACTGATCAGACTCATGGGCATTTCAATACCATTGGTCGAATTAATCACCACACTACTGGATTCAACCGGAGCAATGGCCATAAGTGTGGCATTGCGAACTCCCCATTGTCTCATCTCTGACCTTAATTGCTCCCAGTCAAGTTCTCTAGTGGGGGTGAAATCTGCTAGTTCATTGACGGCATAGGCTCGACGTTCCCAGGGAAAGTGCCCTTTCCCATAGCGAGTTAATTCGCTGTGCTTACACGGACCTCGTTCTTTGGCCAATTCTACCGTGGCTTCGGTTAGATAAAAAGCCTGATGCTCCATCCAAGACTTGACCTCTTGTAGAGCATCTTTTTCGCCGTATCTTAATCCGCGTTTGGCGTGCCAATAGGCCAAGTTAGTCACACCAATACCCAAAGGTTGAATCTCATCATTGCTGAGTCGACTTTGCACACTTAGGAAATCCTGGTAGTCTAAAATATTACACAAACTGCGTTGGAGGATACGGCATGCTCTACGCATATCTTCAGGATTACGGAACGCTCCCCAATTTATACTGCCTAACGTACAAAGAGCGATTCTTCCATTGGTATCATCCAAACGTTTGAAAGGTTTGGTGGGCAGTAAAATTTCGCAACACAAGTTACTTTGATAGATAGTGTGATATTCTGGGTCAAATGGTCCTTGATCCATTACGTTGTCAATAAACACAAGATAGATGCGTCCAGTGTCTGTGCGTTCTTTGAGTATGCCACTCTTGAATACTTCCTCGGCGCTGAGTACCTTCTTGCGTAGTCCCCGTTTGGCTTCATACTTCTCGTAGAGTTCTTCAAATAGTTTTGTGTCTCTATAAAAGGCTTCGTATAGATCAGGGACTTCATTAGGATCAAAGAATGTGATATTTTCTTTATTTTTAAAACGACGCCAGAACATGGCGTTGAGTACAACACCATAGTCCATGTGCCGTACACGTGTTTCTTCTGTACCCTGATTGTTCTTAAGGACAATAAGATCATCAAACTGATGATGCCATATGGGATAGAACACTGTGGCACTGGCGTTGCGTATGCCTCCCTGGCTGCAACTACGCAGATCACCAAACCACTTTTTAAGAAATGGAATCATACCAGTATGCATGATTTCACCGCCGCGAATAGGGCTACCCAAGGGTCTGAGTCTGCCAACTTCTAGACCAATGCCAGCACGTTTGCTGGCATACTTGGCCATCATCTCACCGCTGGCAAAAATACTATCGAGATCATCATCACTACGGATGAGCACACAACTACTAAACTGTTTGGTAGGTGTGCCAAGTCCAGCAAGCACAGGGGTGGCCAAAGTAAATAGGCCATCACTAGAGGCATTATAGTATTCTTTAACGTATTTTAGTCTTTCTTTTTGCGGTTCAGCATGAAATACCGTAGCAGCAGCAACGATATATCTTATCTGTGGAGTTTCATATATTTGTTTGGTACTACGATTGCGAACCAAATATTTTTCAATTAGTTGCTCGATAGCAGCATAGGAATATTCTTCGTCTTTGTCGTGGTCAATAATATCATTCATACGATCCCACTCTTCTTCCGAATACCATTCAAGTAATTCTGGTGTGTAGAGGCCAGTTGCTATATTTTTTTTAACAATCTCATAGAGATGGGGAACTTGGTAGTCGCCATATACATCTTTACGTAGCATACTAAGGCGCTGTTTACCTGCTACATATTGATAATTTGTATGACCAACATTGGGATTCTGTTCTACATCAATAAGATCAACTATAGCACGTAGAGTAATTTCGTCAATTTCTCGAGTACTAATCCCATCGTAAAAATGCGGCTGCGCTTTGATTTCAATCATACTTTGACTAACGTCAGCGATTCTCTGACAGACCTTTGCGATCTGATTCTGCCACTTGGTTAGATCTAATGGAACTAATGCTCCGCTACGTTTTTTAACTTGAATATCACTCACTTGATTACCTCTATTAGTACTTGTCTAGTGCCAGGTCCATGCTTGAATATTGATATAATAATTGTAATTTGTTATCTTTAACTGATTCTGTATTTACTATCTCATAGGGATAGCAATTAAGAATATATTTCCCATTATCAATCCAAGATAAATTATATCTGCTCTTGTCTTGGTAATCATAGTAAATTCTTATCTCCATTGGCACCGGACGATGCCGTGTGAAGTATAAAGTATAAACGATACCCAATGCTTTAGCAACATCACACCAGTAGTTTTCGGCTAATAAAGTCCAGGGATCTGGCCATGATCTTGGATTACTGGGATCAAGATAATAATTGACAAAAGGTGCAGAACTCCAAATGTCGTTTAATTCTTTAACAGCCTGATCAATAGGCAAATCACTAAGCCGGTGACGAATATCTTTCCACTGCGCTAGTCTATCATTGACCCGCAGGTTCCAAAAGTTTGTCCACATACTAGGTGATTGTTCTTAAGTCTTGATAGTTGTAGGTAATATTTCCGTTAATACCTGTGTTGGTTGTGGTATATCCCAACACGGCATTGCCAAAATTAAGATTGCCAGTAAAATACAAAGTCACGCCGGTGCTGGCTGTTTCGGTATAATCATCTGAAAATGTTATGGCATTGCCAGCGTAGTTTGAAACTTTGATAGTTCCAATGCGCATTGCTGTACTTCTAGTAATGTTATAATTAATAACCCGAGAAGAAAGAGAATCTATGCTCACACCTGATATATTAACAATACTAGATTGATTATCCAGTAACTGAGTTGTAACTGGTATTAAATTACCAACTATTGAAGATATAAATGCTACATTTGACTGTAGATTAGCAACGTTGGCTTCTAATGCAGTAATGCTGATATTTATCAACCCTGAAGAGTATTCAGTTAGTATTTCAGTGACACCCACAGTCGGTGCACCTTCTGCTAGTGTTCCCTTGCCTATAAAAAGACGTTGAGTGTCTACACACCAGCCAAATTCACCTGTATCTAGAGAAGGAAGGTCTTCCTGGAATCCACTACGAACTTGTATTTTACTAACGGTTATGACTGCCATGGCTTTACCTTGAGTTATTGTCTAGTATTTATCCTAGTTTGTAATACTGCTCAACTCTGGACAGCCATTTCTCAGTCCAATGCTCCCATTCAGAATTTTCTATGGTCCATGTTTGAAATTCTGCTGATTCGTTGGGCTTTGGTGCTACTGCCATTAGAATTACACCCTTGCGTATATTTGTCCCATATGTTTCGTTGTGTGCCAAACCATAGGCTACTAACTGCAAGAAGTAGTCTTCAATCCACTCGGTTTTTTTGGGCTTGTTAGTTTGTTTATAATCAAGTATGGCAGGGGCACCTTGGTGTACACCGCAAGCATCAGTAGTCCCTGCATACAATCCACTTACATATAATGGAACTTCTATTCCCCACATTTCATCCACGTGCACAAGCCCGTTATTGATAATTTCTTTGGCCATTTGATGTGCTTGTTGGCTGAAAGGATTTGATCCTGGATCAGTTAACACTCGATTGTTTCTAACATAGTCCTCAAGATACTTATGCATGCGAGTACCACGGCCAGCGGCTTCTGTGGTGATCTGTTGTGCTTGTTGTTCACCTACACGCTTTTTCCAGTTAGCCAATGCCTGACGTTTTTCTTCAGGTTTAGTTTTATCTAAAATTGTAGTAACGCTAGGGACCTTACTGCCATCAGGTAAACAGTAGTGCCTTTTACCGTCTAGGGTTTCTCTATTGATGGGGGTATAATTAAATTTATCGATTAACATTGTAAATAGTATATAGTTTATTTTTTTGGAAGTAAATATCTAATGCAGTCTTTTGTTGAAAAGAATTACCATATAACATTTAATTTTCCGGACGAATTTAATTTTTCTTGGAATTATATAAGATGTGACGACTGTTACAACTATCCAGAATTTATTAAGAATCTTAAAATCCATAACAATCAGAGTCTGATTGTATTATGGGGAATCGGTCACAGAATCGATATATATCATCAGGAAATAGAAGTATTAAATGAATTTTATGAATCAATTTCAAATCCTATGATTCTTGTTAACGGTCAAATTTGTCAACAACCTGATAAACTTATTAGATTTCCCTATGCCGAGTGGCCGCTTTTTCAATTTTATGTGAAAACATATTACGAAACAGAAAATTTATCTTTATGGCCCAAACCCAAAAAATTTCTTTTTGCCAGTACCAAAGACTATCTTTCTAGAAAATATCTGTTATGTGAATTGTACAAAAACAATCTTCTGGCGCAGGGACACGTTTCATATAAGTGCCACGTGAAAAATTATACTATGGAACGTTTCCAACACGATGTGCAAAATAAATTCATCGATGATTGTTCAATTATCGATAGTTTATTACCGTTACCGGGGTTTGATGATTCACCTGAGGTATTAATGATACCACCGTCAATTGGTAGAGAGTGTTATACATCAATAGTAACCGATACCTTTTTCACTGGGAAACATTTATTTTTCAGCGAAAAGGTCTTTTGTAGTATGTTATTTAAACATATTATTTTTTATCTTGGCCCAGCACATAGTTTGAAGTATTTAAGATCTGTTGGATTTAAAACTTTTTCTCACATTATCGATGAGAGTTATGACACTATCGAAAATGACAGCCGGCGTGTTGTTGCATTGGCTAAATCAATGATCGATTTTTTATCAAAACCAATTGAGGAAATCCATAAAATTTACTTTGAAAATTTGGAATTACTAGAACATAATCAGAATCTAGTTAATTCACTAGATCTCAATGCATTGGTTAATGAAGGATTTCAAAAGGCCATAAAGGCTAAACGGGATAACGTTTGATTTCTCGTATTGGATCGTTGTATACTTCTGCAAGTGCATTTTTTAATTCTGTACGCTGACTCATGACATCCCGTACATGTAGTGCCCGTCTTCCGATTTCTTCTAAAGGCAAAGCATCGGCTCTGCCTTTTTTTATGTCATCTTCAAGCGACCAAACATATTTGTGGTGCTCGATCAATTCTTGTAACAACGTGTGATTAACATCTATTCCTGCTTCATTTATTTGTGCTGTGTAAAAATCTAATTCTTGTTTGTTTTCACCGGCAGTCATTTCAAATTTGACTACAGCAATAGCATATCGATCAACTATTTCAACGACGGGGAACTTCATACTGTAAAACTCTCCCCGCAACCGCAACGTCCTTTTTCGTTAGGGTTGGAAAATTCAAATCCTTCATTAAGGCCCTGTCGCTGCCAGTCCATTACCAAACCATCAACATAGATTAGATTTTTTCTATCTACAAATATTTTTACACCATAAGATTCAAATATTTGATCATCAGCATTTTGAACATCTACATATTCTAAGACGTAACTCATACCGCTACAACCAGTGGTTTTAACACCAACACGAATTCCTAGACCTTGACCTCTTTTGTCTATGCTATGACCAATAGCCGTTGCGGCTGCTTTCGTTAAGGTAATCATCTAATAGTCTATCTAAAATTTGTTGTTTTTGATTATCAGTCATGTCCCACCAATCGGCAATTTCAGATTTGGTGCGACCACAGCCCACACATTTTTCGTTTTCTAACCGACAAACACCAATACAGGGACTATCAATCATTTTGATTTTTCTTTCTGTAGTCGTCTATGGCTGCACGTATTGCATCTTCTGCAAGTATCGAGCAATGAATCTTGACAGGTGGAAGCGCAAGTTCTTCTGCGATTTCTGTATTCTTAATTGCCCGGGCCTGATCAAGTGTACGGCCTTTAACCCATTCGGTAACCAAAGACGAACTAGCAATAGCCGACCCACACCCGTATGTTTTAAATCTAGCATCTGTAATGATGTCATTTTCAACTTTAATTTGTAGTTTCATCACATCGCCGCAGGCAGGAGCACCAACCATACCGGTGCCCACTCCCTGCTCATCTTTGTCAAAACTTCCCACATTGCGTGGGTTTTCATAATGTTCAATTACTTTGTCACTGTAAGCCATGTTAAGTGATTATTTTCCAAAAATACTTAGAACTTTATCTTGAAGAGTCTTAGCCCAGGCAGGTTGGGGAACATGCCAACCAACAACCGCACCAACTGCTACCCAAAATAGCATTTCTAACATAATAGCACCCCCTTATAAAAGTCGTTGCTTAGTATTTAATTCAATTTTTGTAGAAATAAAAGTATTTTTAAACGGCGGCGCCGCGCTCTTTTGCAGCACGTTTAGCCATGTCACTGACTGTATCAACTGGTTCTTGAGTGACGTCATCTTGGGGTGTGATAGTTGTAGTTTCTTCTTCAGCGCCAAGTTCGCCCGCTGGGCGAAGTTTAACAAATTCTTTGTTAAAAGATTTAATAAGATTTTTTACTGCGGGATTGTTTTCAGCGGCTGATGCTAGTGCATCATAATCAAATGTTCTGTCGGTATTAAGAACAAGATTTATCAAAGCCTTGGTTGATATTCTAGGCATTGTTTGACGATCTTTATATCTGTTCCGGATGAGTTGCAGAGCCGTTAATAAGTTAGACTCTGGATTACTCGGGGATGATATAAATTCATTAATTTTCACAATTATCTACGTTCGCGGCCAAGTTCTTCTACACCACCAACTGCTGCGTCAGTGGCAGCGAATCCGTCACTTTCGTCTTGATCAAAGTCGCTAGGAGGTGCACTCATGTCTGCGGGCATGCCAATATCCATATCGCCACCTAGATCCATAGGCTGTGACTGCTCGCCGGTGAGTATTCCAACACCTTGATCAACACCTTCTCGTGCCGACTGCAGTTGTTGCATCAAGGTCTCTAAGGTGCTACCTACTGCGTTCTTAAAACCGTTGGCCTGTTCTGAACCAATTTGATCACGAATACTGTCTAGTAGTTGTGGCAGTTGTTCATTTTGCATCTTACCAACTTTTTCAATAACGTCTTGAATTGAATCTACCATATCTTTGGCTGCTAGCAGAACTTCTGCATTACCAACTTCGCCTTCGGTTAGTTGTTGGCGATTCTGGTTTAACCAGACGTTTAGCCCTTCTTGCACAGTTAGTAGTTCCATGTATCGAGGATTGCGTTCTGCAGTGTGTAAGCCCACTGAATGGCGAATACGATTTAAGTTAGCAGCGATAGTTTCGCTAAGTTGTTCAGCCTTTTCTACAGTGAGTTTATCAAAGTTTATAGAAAAGCCAAAGCGACTCTCCATTAGTTTATTAATTTTTTTAGGCGATGTACGAGCCATTTCTGCTAGTTTCATGATTGGTTCCTAGTTACAGTTTTATATATTTAGCCAATTCTAAGTTTTTCTTTATTTCTTTCTTAGTACGGGCAATTCGTTCCATAGTTTCGTTATATCGAGTACTGTAAAATTCCTGGCCCCAGACATCAGATTTTTGTTGTGCTTTCTTATAACGTATTCTATAGAGTGCAGCATCAAATTCAAGTTTGCTCAATTGACTATCGCAGTTTTTAATGTCTTTGGCCAATTGATATTGTTTTTTATGCAGGGCAATACAATAAAAAATAGCATCTTTTCTATTGAAAAATTCAAAAAGTTGAGTTTCTTTTTCAAAGACCTGCCAGCGCCTGTCATCTATTTTGTGTACCCGATAGATACCAACAAGAACATCCAGCCCAATTTGATAACAAATTGGCAGTTCTCTAGATAGTTTGTTTAAACGTTCTAATTCTTGCTGCGTAAATCGACGTATTTTTTCTATATCAAATGATTCATTTGATGCGTTTTGAGTAATAGATTTTACCATCGTTTTGAGTACGTGTCAGTACATCCTTGATAGTTAGATGATTAGCCAGCAATTGCTCTCGCTCAGTTAAATGACTCTTAGGTACTGGGGTATTACCAACAAATCGATCTAATAGATCACTTTCTTCGTTGGTTATAGGCAGTTGAATTTTATTTACTAGTTCTACAATCTTCATACAAGTATTTATTACTTGAACAGACCGTGTCCGATATAACCTAGTAGTGCTGCTAGGACGGTACCAAAAATCATAATGACATAGTGCATAGATGCCTTGCTGCGGTCATCAAGACGCCCCTCAAGACTATCCTTGATATTCACAAGATAAACTTCCATCTTGTCCATACGCTGTTCTAAATTATTCAGTTTGGTTTCCAAGTTACTGTACCTCACAGCACAGATTTCAACGTGGGCTTCCAAATTCTGCTTTTCGATGTCCGTAGGTGTAGACATAACCGCTCCATATTACAAGCGATGCTGTTTACTGTGCCTTGATCCCGTGCCTATCTGTGCCTTAATAATGTGCTTTGAGCATCAACTAATATTTATGTATTAGGTCAGGGTTTTAAAGTATATGTTATTCCACGGGCCTTTGGGATAAAATAATGCACGCTCTGGTTTTGCCGTTTCGTTCAATCCCAAAATTATTGGAGTAATTTTAAAGTCGTATTTGACAAGGCCAAAGCGGTCTAGGCCTTCCTGATAGATGTCGGCGTACTCTACAGAAAATTTAAATGTCCAAATTCTATGTTTTCCTGTATAGTTGATGCCAAAATGATATTTGTTTATTTCATCAAGCACGTTACTGGTACTTAGAATAGTAGGCTGTGTTCTTAGGCTGATAATCTGCTGCACGGTTTCCCAGTTGCGCTGTTGGTTACGCCTAAACTCATCACTAGTGTCAGTAATGCCAGTGGGGGTAATATCGATTAATGTAAAACCTTGATATAGATATTGATTGCTCACTGAATATTTATAACCAACAAAAAAGGCACTTAAAAAGTGCCTTTTTGTCACAAACAATCTGTTACAAATTAGTATGTGAATGCTGCTACAGTTGCGCCTGAAACGCCTGAACCGTTAACATAGGTGTTGCAATATGCTTGCAGACTTGTTGCGCCGGTTGATGGGCTGGGAGCAGCGCCTGACAGAGCAACGCGGAATGTGTTGCCTGACACAGGAGCACCTAGTAGTTCGATTGAGCCAACTTGTTCAATAGCAAGAACTAGTTTTTCATAATCTGAACCAGCGGCTAGGTAGTTCATGTTTGTACCGTTGCCATACGAGAACAGACCTGCTGATGTGATGGTGTAGTGTGTTAACTGACGACCGGTAATCTGTGCATTACCAAAACTTGAACCGTCTGCTGGGCGAGCGCCGCCGTTTGTACGTGAAATTGTTGCCATTTTATTTCTCCTAAATTTTTTACGCTTTCGCGCTTAATATTATTTATGCTCGACGGAGAAAATTCGTCCTGCTGAATGTCAAACGGTCCACTAGTTTAACTGCGCCGCCATCGTGACCTATAGCCACAAAACCTTCAGGAGCAGTTACTTTATAGCCGTCTTCAGTTTTTTGGAATGTCCCAATCCCTTCTACCTGCTGCAGTTTGCGAATAAGCATGAGTTTTAACTCAACAACACGTTTGTATATTGCTAAAACTCCCAGTAGATTATTGCTATTATCAGCGACCCACTGTTCACGCTCTTTGATTTTAGCCAATCTGTTCTGTGCTTTGCGTGATGTAGGGTCTCCTACATCTTTCATTTGTTCTTGTTCATAATGTCTAACAAAATCTTGAAGAAATCTTGTGGGTTCTCCAATCTGTTCGCCGCTGCGGATCTGTTTGTTGATAAAAGGTTTAATAACACGAGCAAATTCTCTGTCCTGAAGAACTATGTTAAATCTCTGTTCGCCAAGTTTGTTCATGGTTGCAGCCGCTGATGCCAATACCTTTTTTATTTTTTCGTTTTCGCTGGGGGTTAGACTGGCTATACCTGTGTAATCTTTGTAGGTGGCATCATCAAACCATACATCTTTAATTTGATTTAATCCTGCAACATTTACCCCAAACTCCGCCGTCATCGACGACATGGAGTCTCCAGAATATCCTGTGTGAAAAATTATACCAATTTTAGCCTGAGATATTCTTTTGCCTAGTGCACTGTTAACTGGAACGGCATAGGTTATGGTATTTGGAGTAAAGACATAGCAATCTTCACCATTGATCTCAACTATGTTAAGGTCTCCAGGAGTAAACATTAGGTCTCCCTGTATTACTCTACCTATACCTAATTTAGACAAATACTTCAAGGCAAATTCTAATTTTTGGGCCAACTCTGGCTTTTCTGCACTGTACCATTCTTGAATATCTTTTGAAGACTTGCAGAGTTTAGGTTCTGTTTTAGCAAAAACTGATTTAGTTCCAACAAAAAATTTGCTGTCCTCGGGGTCTATACCGCAGATTATTGCAGGGCTACCGTCCCATTTCACTGTTAGTTTTGTAGTGGTGCCCGTGCCTTCAGCCAACATATTACGTAGGCTATCAAGATAATTAAGAGCGGATTGTGCTCCTGCCCACCCCTTGTTAAAAATTTCATCTTCGAGATGTTCTAGATGTACGTTTTTGCCTTCTGCAGATTCTAGCAGCAACCATTGCGGAGTTTGATCTTTAATTTCAAACAGTTTCATATTGTTATTCTCTTTGCCTTCTTTGTTGCGTGGCAGTACGTTGCTGTTGCATTCTTTGTCGTACTGTTGGCCGTGCTGTTGACCCTGCTGTTGGTTGTGCTATTTGTTGTGCTGTTGGTGCTGTTGGTGATAAATCTTTTAAAACACCTTGTTGATATTTTTGAAGTACTTGAGTAATCCAATTCTTTACTGCTAACGAATTTGTAATGTTGGGCAAAGTTCTTTTTAGTTCACTGTTACGACCTATTGATTTTTTAAAAAATCTTGTTGCCCAATTTAAAATATTAGGGTCTTTAGTTTGACCATAATAGGTATTCCAACTTTTAAAAACATTTTGTACCTGTTGGGTAAGTTGCTGTTTTCCCAGTTGTTGTGCAGCAGCGGTTTGGTAACCCGTTTGTGCGCCCTTAATCAATCCACCTCCGATGTTTCCCACTGTTCTGAATGCATTTGTAGGCGTAGTAGGCATGGCTGCTTGGGCTCCCGCAATACTACCTCTTAGTCCAGCACCAACTCGGCCAATGAAGTCTAAAACACCTTCGTTCAATTGACTTTCCGTTATTTCTTTAATCTTCATCTTTGATTTTCCTGATACCGCGAGCAAATTTTGCAGGATCTTGTCCTTTGATTGCATTCAGCAGGCGGCGCTCTAGTTCTCCGGCTTTCTCTGGCTCATATGTTTCATGAATGTAACGAATGAGGTTAATGGCGCCATTGATAATGTTGTTTGCACGACTTTCAAGGAGATTATCCTTGTCTTTATGCAACAACAATTCATCAAGTTCAGAAAGAATGCTACGAGTGCGTTTTTGCACAGTGACAACTCCAATTTATACTATTTATGCTGGTTTGAAAAGTTTATTCGCCTCTTTTTAAACCTGCTAGCATGTTTTTAAGTTTGCTGCTGTCAACTGTTGCATTAATTTTAGGAGAGTCTTGACCCGGCTCTCTGTTTAGGGTACTGCCTGTTTTTATCTGATTTAAGATGTTAGAAGCACCCTCTTGTTTGAATCCATTTTCTTGTGCTTCTTCGCCTGGATCGGTAATACGCAGAGTTTCAACGTCATATTCAAGATCAACCTTTTGTCCTACACCCGAACTTGAACGTGTCTTCATAAGTTGTATTTGATAACGACCGCGTTCACGCATAGCACGGCTTGTGAAAATACCAAACACATTATCTGCTGTGTTGATCTTACTCAATCCGCCTGCAATGTGACTATGATCAAATTCAATTTCTTCTACCGCAGATCTGTTCAACTGACTAGCAGTGATCATTAGAATGTTGGTTTCTCTGGCTAGGTTACGCAGTTCTTCACTGACATACTTGTCCTTGACAAACAGGTCGTTGGGTGACACTTTGGCACTCACAGGCATTACCAAATCTAAGTAATCTACCATGATAAAATCCAGTTTGATACCTGTTTGTATCTGTAGTTCTTTAAGATATGCACGAATCTGATTAACATTACTCTGTGCAGGCATATACTTAATGCGCAAACTACCTGACTTCTTCCCAGTCATCTTGACCTTCATTTCTACTGTGTCAAGATCTCTAAATACTTCTTTAGTGCTGACATTGGCCACCATGCTATCCATACGCATGGCGCAGAGTTCCTCACTCAGTTCTAGACTAAGATATACTCCATTCAGTCCCTGTGTAGCCCAATTGATTGAAATATTCTGCATGAACAGACTCTTGCCACTGCCTGAACCGCCTGCAAAAATGTTGAGTTCCCCACGATTCATGCCACCAAACAGTCGCTTGTCTAGTGTAGGCCACCCAGTGCTGACCTGTCCGTTATTTGATTTGATCTTCATCAATCTTGTACGAGGATCTTCAAAGTATTCTGTGCCTAGATCTTTGGTCAAACTGATTTGCACAGCATCTTTGATGAGTTTTTCTACAGGGTCGTATTCGCCTTTTTCTAGCATGTCTGCGGCTTTGAGAATTGCACGTTCAAGTTCTTTTTGTTTGGTAAATCCTTCAAACTCTCCCAAAAACCAGTTGTAGTGTTCTTCATTAAGATCTGGCACCTTCCGAAGGTCAACGTTGGTAACTGCCTTGACCTGTTCTAGAGTAGGCATAGTTTTGTGCCGATCTGTGTGCTCGCTTATGAATTTAGCCACACTGCGCAGACTGCGTTCAAAGTTTTCTGGATTGTAGATATTCTGCACCCGTACATAACTCTGCGCATCCTGCAGCATCATTTCCAAAAACAGTTTTTGCAAATCTAGAGAATATTCTTTAGTCATTAATTTGTTTTAAAAAATTTGTTTTGATAGTGTCAAACAACATACCCGATGCAACATACTTATAATTATACTCTATTAAATCTAGATTGTCATTAATATAGTTGGTCAAATCTTCAAGAGAAAAATTCTTTTGTATTCTACAAACTTCAGTAACAACTGCCTGTATTCTTTCATAAAAAGTATCTAAGTATTGATAATTATAGTCAATAATATTACTGTCCAATAAGAATCCTAATTTTTTAATATTGTTAACTGAATTTTTACCGCTCAAAGGAATAGGCAATTGCCCATGAATAAAACTTCTGAGAGTTTTTTCAGTAATACAGGAAAACGGAGTTGAATTATTGGTTTCTCTTATAATTTGAAAGGCACATTGTTGATCAATTTGGTACTGATGTCCTAAAAGATTAAAAGTTTCATTTAACGTTTGTGTTTTGTTTTTAGTAAAGACAAACGACCGCCTAATATTCATTAGATTGTCAACGGTTTTTCTGTCACAAAATCCAGTTAATTCTTCTAAATAATTATCTAGTTTTTCTTCATCGTTTGAGAAGCCTGACATATACTCTACACATCCGTTGGGTAATTGTAACATGACTGTTACTAAAAAGTCTTTCTCTAGAGATGGATAACTTCCTCCATAATAACTAAAATAATGTTTTATTTTTTTGTTAGAAAAAATATCTTTTTTAGGAATGTCAATAAATCGATCGACATACCTACGAGACATTAAAGGTGCTTCAACTAACCTAAAACCTCTAAGACCAAATAAATTTAGATATTTTTTATACCACTCGCTAGCACCCAACGTGTGCGTAGTTACTAAAAAAATATTATCTATATTACAAGATTGTTTGATAAACCACAAATGTATAGCCAATAGAATTTCAACGGTTAAGACTTCATCGTATATCACAATCACAGGTCTTTGAAAACTGTCCAGTAGATCTTTTTTAAAAATAGTTTTATCTAAATAATTATGTATGTATTTTTCTTTATTGTCATCTGCAGGCGCGTTACTGATTATTTGCAATATTTCAACTGTTATCCTTGAAATAATTTTGTGATCAGTAATTAAATCTTCTATATCTATTTTGTCTAACTTCATAGTTTTTTTCTCATTAATTCTATTTTTAATTTATTAGACTCTTTAGCAGACAATATACTTTTCATTACAAATAACTTACCGTACCTAATCACGGCTTCGTTAATGTCTTTACAAATTTCTTGCCAAACAGGAAAACTCACACTCCACCCATAGTCAATAGCATTTTTAATGAGTTTTCCTCCAGCACGATCTTTATCAGGCACTACAATTACTTCTCGTCCAAGACTTTCAATTATTTCTGCTTGTTGTTCTGAGCATTCGCTGCCCAAAACTGCTACACCATCGATACTCATAGCATCAAACGGTCCTTCACATACTATAACAAACTTCCAATCTGCTGCTTGTCTGTCAATGTTAAACACATATCCAGGATCGCAATCGGTGTAGTATTTGGGTTTAACTCCGTCTGTGACAGCACGTGCAGTCCACCCTATGACTTTGTTCTGCCAGGTAAATGGTATGATCACCCGCTGATGTAGACTGTGTTCTACTGCGTCTGTAATGTAAAATTCATACTTTTGTGTGTCTATTAGCCTACGTGCAACGTAGTTGAGTTTGTTTAAAACATTTTGATCAGCATCATATTTTTCGCCTGCTAGGGAAAGAAATGTTCGTATTTCTCCAAAACTAACTGAACCTGTTGGCAGGGATTTGGCAGTAAAGACCACAGGCTCATCAATTTCTCCCTTGACTGTTTCGGGTGCTACCAGATCTTTGATTCTGATGGCCTCAATTACCAGGCGTTTGACGTCTGTGTCATCGGCACCCAACCAACGAAGAAGTTTGCGGAACTTAAAGGTTAGGTGTCGCCCGGGTTGATAACTGGCTTTGAAGCCGCAGTTAAAGCAGTGATAACTGACGCTACCGTCTGTGTTAGCAGTTAGTCCGCCGCGTCCACGTGTATCAGCAGTTTCACCATTGTGTACACAGCAGGGTGCGTTGAAACTAGTCCAACCGCTTGGAGTAGTCTTTTTCTTAACTGGTAAGATTGATCGTATGAAGTCGCTTATGATATTCAGCATATACTACATTATGCACTGATTTTTTGGATAGATCAATAGTTTATGACTAAATCCCAAATGTTGGTTTCAGGATTGTATTTGGTTATAGCGTTTTCGCTGGGTTTATACCAATAATACACCGCTGACCAAGTTATGTCGCAAGGCGGCGGAGTAGCTTCGCTAACCCAAAATGTATCACCGTCCGCATCATCTACCCAATGTTCACCATCATAGACAAAAGTGCTGCCATCATAATCGTAAGTGTCACCTGGGTTAGGATTTAGAAAAATGTCTGCTCTCATATTAGTTTATCTTGGTTATCTGCACGTAACCATTGCCAAAATTGCCACCAGTGACGCCACTGATGAAAGTGCCTGTGGTATAACTGCCGCCGCCGCCTGCATACTGACCATCACCTGCGCGAGTGTTGAATCCAGCGGCGCCACCTGAATATCCACCTCCACCGCCTGGCCAAATATAAGTAGAATTGTTATAATAAGTGCTGTCTGAGTTACAGGCGGCACCACCACCGCCAAAGCCACCAGGCGCACCAAAAGTCGTATAGGTATTACCACCTACCCAATTATTAGCACGGGTTCCGCCCCATTGCTGTGTTCCAGTATAGGTTTGTCCATCTTGCCCGCTGGTTAGTATACCTGCACCTGCAGCACCTGTGATCAATTTGGTAGCCATCTCAACGTTACCACCTTGACCACCTTGACCACCATTGGCGCGGAATGTAGTAGAACCAGTGATAGTTCCACCGTTGACGGAAAAAGCGTTAGCGTGAGCATTGGCCTGTGTGGTAAGTAATGCCGCTGTGGCTGATGCCGCGCCTCCACCGCCACCTGCTACGGTATAATAGGTAATAGTAGAATTGTCATAGACGAACGAGCCACCACCACCAGCACCACCTGAATAAGCAGTAGCGACATTACAATTACCGCCACGCTGTCCTACTACGATAGCCAACTGTTGTCCACGATTTAGGCTAACTTGGTTAGTGACGATAGCACCGTTACCGCCCATGAGGTTATGTTTTAAATTATATCCACCACCAGCACCAGCGGCAGTGATTTGATAGGTACCAGTGTGTGGCACTGTCCATAGCTGTATGCCTTGTGTTTGCACATCTAGATAGGCAGTGCTGGTAATCCAAGAGTTACCTGCATTACTATAGGTAGTTAGTAATCCCGCCAGTGTAGGACCAGTACGTCCTTGCGCATTACCATTGGTGAATAAGAAGGTAGAGAATGCGTATAGATCGCTGAGATCTTGTATCCTACCACCGTTGATTCGTCCGCCAATGATCTGCATTATGATCTCACAATATTAACAGGTTCCCATTTGTCTTTGGGACATGTTGCCATAGGCAATTTGGTTTTAGCAGGCATAAAACACCAGCATTCTTTGCATATTTTGGTGGTGTTATCAAAATATTCGCACTCTTGGCAAATTTTGTATCGTTCTTTAGCGTCTATTATCATGATATTAGAGTAACCGTAACATAGCCATTGGCTAAAAATGGATAGATGCTGGTACTGACTGTGGTAACATTCACTGTATCTATATAACTACCACCGCCTTGCGCCCTCTGAGTGGCTGGAGTGGTATTGGTATCCGTACCCATGCTACCGCCGGTGTAGCCACCACCACCACCCGATCCACTTTGTCCGCAACGCCCTGTGCCGCCGCCACCACCACCAAAACCCCCACCTTGGTTATTAACCAATGAGCCAGATTGTGTGTTATTACCATAACCACCTAGGAATGGGTTGGCATTGGAGCCGCCATTGCCTCCCGATACTGGATAGGTACACAATGCGTGACCTCCCTGACCGTTGGTGGTCCAACCACCCCCGGCTCCAACTTTGTATGTTGTTGTTGATATGTTTATACCACCTTGACCTATGTTAGCACCTGTGACCAGTCCAGAAAAAGCGGCAGCAGCCGAATCTGAGTAGCCTGTTCCGGGTATACCATTGGCGAAAACAGCCGCATTAGCACGGGGATTTGTACCCGCGCTTAGAGTTCCGCCACCGCCTCCACCTGCGGCCATTAATGGTACTAGGTCGGTTATGTTGCGGAATACAAAACTACCACCTCCCCCACCTGCATTATACGCGCCAGCGGCAACGTTTGGAGACATTGGGTAGCCTCGTTGACCAACTACGATATTGATTTTGTCTCCTTGTGTTAATGATACATTGCCGACCATTTTGGCGCCAAAGCCAGTGTTGACATTAGTACTAAATGGTTCACCGCCCGCAGCACCCACTACTTCAATTTGGTATGTGCCCGTTCTAGGCACCGTCCAAGTTTGAATACCCTGTGTGGTCACATTAAAATAGTTAGTGTTGTTAAGCCAACTGTTAGTACCAGTATCGTAACTGGCCAGCAGGCCCGGCAGTGTTGGCCCTGTGCGATTTACGGCATTGGCATTGGTAAATGTAAAACTAGTAAATCCATATAAACCTGTCGATTTATCATAGATACTAGTACCGCTGATGGTCGCACCTTGGATTATCATTGACCGTATCTCCACGCTAGAGCACGATAATTCTGCAGAACTTCGGCGGCTGTTAATTCTCTGTTATACAACAGAACCTGTGACAGGCGACCATTTAATAAATTTCCGCCAGCACCAAAGCAGGCAATGTTTGTTGACCCGTCACCCGAGCGAGCAGTTTTATTGGCTATGTAGGTGCTGTCTTGACTGCCATTGATGTACAGAACCATACCGTTAGTAGTACTAAATGTCAAAGCAGCATTATACCATGTGTTCAGATTAATTGTTGCTGTAGATGGATAGGCAGAGTACACTGGCCAATTGGCATGGCCGCAGTATAGTTTGCTAGAGCCCGACATGTACATAAAGTGCCCACCGGTGTCGCTGCTGACTAAATTATTGTCGACGTAACTGCTGGCCTGAAACCAAACAGATTTTGTATATGCTGTAGTATCCAGCAAATTGGCCGCAGAGCCGGTGCCGTATTGAGTTGCTCCATTGAATGTAAAATACGCAGGAGTACCTGCAGTATAGGCAGGACTGCCAACTAAAGTTATGTTGTCAGCGGTGCCAGCAAGATCAAACCAAGTTGTGCCACTACCTGGATAACTAGTAGAATTTCCTGCATCTATATTCAAAGTTAATCCACTGGTAACTATAGGTGGAACGTCTGTGATATAAGTGCCTGTGAGTGTTACACCTGAGATCAGCATGCTTATATTCCAAATCTCGTGTGATATTGTCCCCACAGATATTGTATGTCTGCTGTGGACAGTATACCATTCCATACTTTGACAAAACCAATATTGCCTGTTTGAACTTCACTGCCTGCTGCACGACTGAACATTCTCAATTGATTAAATCCGTGGCCACTGCCTGATCCAACAAGTACTGATTTGTATACTGCACTTGGGCCTGTGACATTGTTGACTGTGCTGGACGCGATATACAAGTTACCCCAACCTGTGGTGGTGTTGTACAGTGCCCAAAGGAAGTTCCAACCACTATTGGTAGTGTAAACATCACTACTCAAGTTAACAGTGGTAGCCGGAAAGAATACATTCTTGTAATAACTACCAGTAAAATAACTGCCTGCTAGCCAGTCGCTGACCGCTTCACTAGATGTGTTTAATAGTCTGCCACCGCTTCTACTGTCAACTTGATATGCTAGGAATACTGTATAACTTTGGCTGGTAGCGTAGTTAGGTCCACCAGTGATATGGTCTGTACCTGTGGCATTGTTCTTTTCAAAGTAGCCACCGTTGGCACTTTTCCAACTAATACTCCCTGCATTGGTCACTGTCAGTGAATAAGTACCAGTGGCGTCAAGATTGCCAGTTACTGGGGTTGAAACAAAGTTAGCCGCATCTAAATCATAGATCAGTTGTGCTGAAGTGATGGAATAGGGCGGGCTAAATGTTATGCCTGATCCTATTGTTATTCCTGATCCTATTATTGCCATTGATTATCCTTATCCCAAATAGACTACGTCCCAATGATCATTACCGTCAAAACTGAATCCTGAGCCGCCGCCATTGGCTGTACAGGTTACATACAGTTTGTCGCCTGCAGCCAATTTAACCGTAGTTGATCCACTAGCGTGATTAAATGAGGTATTTGGTCCCCACTCAATCATCAGAGCCACTGTTTGAGTTCCACCTTTTATCTGATATATCACTGCTTGTATGATACTAGCATTAGTATTAGTCGATGTTCTGGCTGTTAGGCTGGTTTGGTATAGGCCAGCCACTGGTGCTGTAAATGTACCATTAGTACCGTTTAGATAAGCCGCAGAGTTTCCTTGGGTATAATCAACAGTCCAGTTGCTAGATGTAAGGTTAGCACCTGTAGTCTGTGAACTACCTTGTCCAGTTACCCGGAACGCTGGTCGATTTGGTATAGATATGCCACCAGTACCAGCAACGTTTGCGTTTCCGGTTGCTGTTAATGTTGTAACCGTAGCGTTTGTTACTGACAAACTGCCAGTAGGATCTAATGTCATCTGTGTAATGCCAGGAGTAAACCAACGGAATTGGCCAAAGTAGTTGTCTACCTGCCAGTTCTGTGTAACGTTACCATTGTAGAATCCAATACGTGGAGTTGGTGTCCCACTACCAGTGTTACCAATAAACACACCAGATGTTGTAGCACTTTCGTTATATGCTCCTGGGAAGAAGCCATAACCTGTAGATATCAAGTTGCCAACAACGTTTAGATTACCACTTGGGCTACTAGCGATATTACCGATGAAGTATGCGGCATTAACATTACCGGTATATGTGGCTGTTGTACCAACTGCGTTACCAACATGAATGCCAACTAAGTAACCGGCAGTAACGTTGCCTGTAACTGAGACATTACCAGCCGATATGTTACCAGTGTAGGTTGCCGTAGTACCAACACTATTACCAACTTGTGTACCAACCAAGTAACTGGCTGTGACATTACCAATAGTTGTAACATTACCAGAAGAAATATTTCCACTATAAGTTGGCAGATATGTAGCGACCTGTACATTTGAATATATGGCGCTTGCTGGCGCATAGGTTAGTTCATTGGTTGCTGCATTGTAATAAATTACATTAGCAACATTGGCCAAATCATTTCGTACTGGATTTACATATAGACCACTATTAGAAACATTTAATGTTGACCCGCTGGCGTTTAATATAATACTGTTTTGTGGTTGATTAAGGGGACCTGCTTGATAACCAACAGCAATGGCATATTGTCCTTGATTGTTGTCACCTGCATATGCACCAAGGGCCACTGCGCCCACGCCTTGAGTAACTTCAGCAGCCTGTACACCAATGGCCACCGCACGAGCGCCTTGATTACTTGCACCTGCACTACTGCCAATTGCTACACCCCAATTTCCTTGATTGGTCTGACCTGCTATAACACCAATGGCCACTGCTTCTGTGCCCTGTTGTTTGCCGGCATCACGGCCAATGGCCACCGCATCTGTACCTTGGCTTGTTGCACCTGCACCTGACCCAAGTTTAACTGGGTTCATTGCGCCCAGATAACTTGCTACGTTTACATTACCATAATTATTATTAATACCTGCTGTGGTCTGTGTTGTACCATCAGCAAATACGATATTGCCACTTGGTGCCAATTTTAGATTAGCAACTGTAATCTGACCTGTGCCTAGATAACTAGCCACGTTTACGTTACTGTATAAGTTGTAACCTTGTGTATTTAAATAAGCAGCCACGTTTACGTTTGAATAGTTAGTTCCACCGCCTGCGATACCAGTTAGTAGACTACCGTCACCGATAAACCGTGTAGCAATAACATTACCAGGGAATGTTACATTTCCATAGATATCAAACGTTGACACATAATTGTTAGCAATAATACGTGTGTTAGCCTCAACACCCACTAAATTACCAACTGTGGCATTACCTGATACAGTTAAGGTAGCCAATGTACCAACTGCGGTAATACCTGTCTGACTAGCAGTGGCTAATGTACCAACAATGCTAGCAGCCAAAACGTTACCTGTGGTATTGATTGCACCAGTGGCATTGATTGAACCAAACGAACCTTGGATGGCCATGACGTTGCCACCAATGTTAAAGTATTCAGTGCCAGCGCCAGTAACACTAACATTACCCACTATAGTATGCAGAGCACCTGGAATATCCAATGATCCTACATTCAAGTTACCGCGTATGCCGGCACCGCCCATGACACGCAGTGCACCAGTGGCATTGTTAGTAGATGCTGTGAGTGCCTGTATGTTGGCTGTGGTTGTTTGAACGTTACTCGACTGTATTGCACCACCGTAGGTTGTTAGATAGGCGGCCACGTTTACATTACTGTATAAGTTGTAGCCAGTTGCATTTAGATAAGCAATAACATTAACATTGCTATAAGCATATCCGGGTAGTGCTGACAAGTATATACCGCTACCGATGAACGAACTGGCTGTGATATTGCCTGTTAGGATAGCAAGGTTACCAAGGTAGAAGTTAACACCTGAAATGTTACCGCCTGTACCCGATGTTGATATGTAACTACCAACAGTTAAATTGCTGATAATATTGGCATTACCTGCTGATAAATTTCCTGTGTAGGTTGATATATAGGCTGCTACATTGACATTGCTATACGAACTTCCGCCGCCTGTGGCTGCTGTGATTTGTGTTGTGCCATCTGGGAATGTTAACACACCACTTACGCCAAGCCTGACATTGGCAATATTGCCCGAGTAAGTTGGCAAGTATGTGGCCACTTGGACATTGCTGTAACTACTACCTGTAACTACACCAGTTAAGAACGCGCCGTTACCAAATACGTAACCTGTGCTTTGAATATTACCGTTGGCAAATAATCTTGGAACTGTAACATTACCTTGATTATCAAATACACTCGAGTAACTGCCGGCTTGTATCGTTACATTTGGACTTGTGCCTGTTACATTACCAGTTACTGAAATATTACCGCTGATGTAAGCGGCCGTGATATTACCTGTGGTATTAATAGTTGCTGTGCTTAGGTAAGCCGCAACGTTGACATTGCTATATAAGTTGTAACCTGTAGCGTTTAAATATGCTGCAGTCTGAACATTACTATAACCCGCCGGTAACCCTGTTAAGAATGCACCGTTACCAGTAAAATATGTAGCAGTGACATTACCCACAGTGATATTACCTGCTAGATAAGCGATTACGTTGACATTGCTGTATAGGTTATAACCTTGGCTGTTTAAGTAGGCTGCAGTGTTTACGTTACTGTAGTTTGTGAGTCCCGACGTAAATGCTGCTGCATTAACATTACTATAGTTAGTATAACCTTGAGTTTGAGCATATGCTGCTACGTTAACATTACTGTAGTTGGTAAGTCCATTGGTTGTTATCAATGCTGCTACGTTGACATTACCGTAATTTTGGAAGCCCATAGACTCAGTATAGGCTTTGACATTGACATTGCTGTAGGCATATCCCGGTAATGATGTTAAGAACTGCCCACTGGCAATCAAATAGTCGGCTGTGACGTTACTTGTAGTGATACCAGTATTGGCTATGGTCAACACCACATTGTTGGCATTAACGCCGCCAGCAAAGAATTTAATGTTCTTATTCTGTGTTTGAACACCAATAACCAAGTTACCACCCACATTAACTGCGGTATTACCTGCGGTGTACAAGTAAGCATCGTTGGCTGATAATACTGTACCAAGTGCGTTGTTATTAGCACCCACTGCAGGATCGTATCCATTGCCTGCAATGCCCAAATCTACGAAGTATGCGCTGTCATTACCATTATTAGCAGTGGCTACAAAGTCGGTTGATGCTTGGTTACCAACACCTAAATTTTGTGAGTTAAGTTGTGCGTAGCCATTATAGTTGGTTGTAAACTGCGCTACTACTTGTGGTAGTTGTGTATAGCCAGGGGCACCAGCGTATAATGCCGAGAAGCCCGTGCCAACATTACCATAGAATACCGCGCTGTTGATCTGCAGGATATTACCAGTTAGATTAATATTGCCGCTGACGGTAATGTTCTGTGCTGTGATATTGCCTGTGTAACTAGACAAGTATGTGGGCATGTACGCGGCCACGTTTACGTTTGAATACAGGTTATAACCCATGGTATTCAGGTAAGCGGCTGTTTGGGTGTTGCTGTAACTGCTGGGCAATCCTGTTAGTAAACTTCCATTGCCTATGAAATATCCAGCAATGACATTACCAGTAACATAAACATTGGGCATGGACACATTACCCAGAGTGTCAAATGTACTGTTGAATGTGCCTGCTGTTAATATTACATTTGGTGTCGTACCTAGCAAGTAGTTAACACCAACGTTGCCTGTGTGCGACGGCAAGTAATTGGTAACGTTTACGTTGCTATACATATTGGTTAGATTGCTACCGTCACCAAATAGATATTGTGCTGAAACGTTTGCCGCTGACACATTGCCTGCTACGTTCAAGTATCCAGCAGTCAATGATGTAACTAAGGTATTGTTGATGCTGGTATAAACGCCGCCACCAGTTGGTGCATTTAAATTCAATGATGCTCCATTGGTTGACAAAGCATAGTTTTGTGCACTTGGGGTCACATTTAGACTATAGATTGCCGCGCCGGTTCCGCCTACAAGTTTTGTAAATAGTAAGCCACCTTGACCACTACTGTATTGCATGGTAGTGGTTGCTGACACATTACCTACAAAAAATGCTCCTGTGCCAACAACAATATTTGAAGATAATCCTGTGGCTAGGTAAGTAGCCACTTGAACATTGCTATATGAACTTGGTATGCCTGTCAGTTGGCTACCATTACCAAATAGGTATTGTGCTGTTACGTTACCCGATGATACATAAACGTTACTGGTGATAATTGCGGTATTACCCAGGTAGTAGTTTACACCTGAAATATTACCGCCTGTTCCTGATGTTGTTAGATAACTACCAACAGTTAGGTTGCTGATAATGTTAGCATTGCCTGCAGATAGATTGCCTGTGTAGGTCACCAGATAACTAGCCACGTTGCTGTTGCTGTAGTTACTTCCACCACCTGAAGCCGCTGTGGTTTGTGTAGTGCCATCTGGGAATGTCAACACACCAGAATTAGCAAATATCCAAGTACTAGATTGTGTGCCATTGCCTGCTGTAATTAGAACATTACTACCGTTACCATTGATTCTAACGCGGCTGTTTTGACCAGACTCTAGTACTAGAGATCCTCGATTGCTTGCTGCAGCACCTGCTTTGATACTGAATGTGTAGTTGCTGCTTAGAGTGATAATTTGATTGGTTGCAGCACCCGTTTGGAAATCTACCACCGTAGTTCCGTCTGCGCCAGCCATGCCAAAATATCCACCTGCTGATAGATTGCCTGAATAAGTTGGCAAGTATGTGGCCACTTGAACGTTACTGTAACTACTGCTAGCCGCAATACCGGTCAGTAGCGCACCGTTACCAATAAAATATGTTGCTGTGACATTGCCCGCTGCTGAAATATTAGCGATATTACCATATTGTAGATAAGTTGCTACCCGAGCGTTACTGTAGAATGTTTGACTATCAACATAGCCTTTCATGCCCACGTTGGCAGCAGCGATCTGTTGTGACTGTATGGTATTAGCAAAGGCAATAGCCGCGTTGGCCGCCGCTATGTTAGCGTTAATCGCTGTGATGGTTGGACTGGTAATGTTGCCAACCTGCAGGTCATCGTAGACTGCATCAGTGAAATCAACAGTGGCACCTGGATTTTGTGTTACGTTACTGAACAATTTCCATTGGTTGGCACTGGCATCACGTACCAAACCAGTGTGTTGTAAAGGTTGACCGCTTGGTGTACGATGCCCAACAAAACCAATATCTAAACTGTCTGCTGGGTTAGCATTGGCAAAGTTGACAATATTGTCACTAATCACATAATTATTAGTGCTAATTGTAGTTGTAGAACCGTTAACAAATAAGTTACCAAAAATAGTTACGTTACCGTGGATATTTTTGACTGTTTCTGCTACTAAGTAGGTATCAATTGCAGCATTACTGAACGCTGTAGTTTGCCAAGTACTGTCTGGGAAGCCAAGCATGTTTTGATACATTCTGAATGTACCATTTTCTGTATAGAAATACATACCCAGGCTATTAGTAAATTGATTAGAAATAACTATTCGTTCGCCGCCATCATCAAAGCCGTCAACTCTAATGTATGATAGATTTGTCCCGTCTGGATCAATTGTAACTCGTTGACCGGCTGCTCTGCTACTGATCAAGTTGGTTTTGACTGTGCCCGGAGTTGTTAATGTGCCATCAGCACCAAATGTCCATTGTGCAGTATTACCTTGGTTATTGTTGGTGTTGACTACTATATCACCAATGTTAGACAACTTAACAAATAGATCATCATTACCAAAGAATAATTCGGTGTTGTATAAATTACCTGTGGTTAGGTGCAAGTGGTTAGCATCGATACTAGTTGGATATATCAATAACTGTTGATCTGGACTAACTGCTCCTGTGCCGGATAAAGATAGGGCATAATTTCCAGGCACCGGGCTTGGCACTTCTGTTATTCTGCTGTTATGTGGTAGGGTTAGATTACCGTACTTGTCAAATCCCCAAATATAACCACCGTTGTTAGTCTGTATAGAAACACGACTGTCGTGTTCTAGGTAAACTTCTACACCACCGCCCATCCATTCGTTAGTATAGATATCAATGTCTTTATTATCAATACCAACGTTGGCAGTGACAATATCAGAATATTGTCCTGGGAATCTTAATCCGCTAGGGAATCGTGTAAGCCCATCTCTGCCAAATGTCCAAGTGTATCCAGGACCACCATGACTGGAATCGCCTGTGCCAATTTCTACATTACCAGCATCATTGTGTAAGCGAGTATTGTATATGTTACCACTAATGTCATTAGGTAGTTGTAAATATGCCCAGCCTTCTGCATTAGGGCTCAATTCTAATACTGTGCTAGCCGCTGCGACTTTGCCTGCATCTAAAGCAATAGAAGTACCATTGAATACGATATTACCTGTATTAGCAGTGCCGCCACTGCCTGTGATTACATTGCCATTGACCAATAGGTTACCATTGGAGATGGTCAGGGATGTACCGCCTATGTAAACTGTATTACTAACGAACAAACTATGCCATTGATAGTTAACGTTGCCTATGGTATATCTTCTATTGGTGCTGGGAACAATGTTACCACTGTAGTTTGATAAATCAAGATTTACATTCCCCGTAGCAACTAAATGTCCATCGATGCGCAGATTGCCATAATAGTCAACTGTCAGTTGATGTCCACCAAGGAAAATCTTGTCAGTGAAGTAACCATACTTCCATTGATGAATTTCTGATCCCAGATTGTAAATCCCGTTACCAACAGTTACTAAATCTTGGAACTGTGCAGTTCCGTTGAGCATGTTGGTAATTGTGGTACTAATACTGCTAATTGCAGCATACTGCACAGTGTTGGCAGTTTCTAGAGAAGTTACTCTACCCGTAACTGCAGCATTACCCAACTGTAGTGCAGTGACCTGGTTCTGTAGAGTTCGAATATTACCAGACTGTACAGCATCATTGGCCTGTAATAGTGTTATATCATTGATAATTACACTGGCAATATTGCTGCCATCATTCAGTGCATTGGCAAGATTGGCCAATGTTTGTAGCGCACCCGGTGCGCCGCCTACAATGGCATTTAACTGTAGATCTACATAAGCGGTGTTGGCAAAGTTGGCATTGTCAAATCCAACTATGTCGTTAACTGTTAGGATTACGTTGCCTGTTCTGCCTGCTACTGAATTTACTGGATCGGACATGGGAACACTCTTGTTGTATATTCAGTATTTATCAGGTTTTAGTCAAACAAAACCCGCCTGGGCGGGTTTGTTTTAGTTAGATTAGGTATACTAAGCCCAATTGCCGATGTTTACATTACCAGTAATATTACCCACAGGCCAAATTTCCATAAATGTACCCTGTTGTAGTGCTGTGGCACTACCTGGTGACACACTGAATGTAAGTTGCGGGTTAACATTGCCTGATGTGATCATGTCAATGATACCATCTATGATAAAAGTAAATTTAGCGCCGTTACTGATGCTGGGCGTCATGGTGTTGCCGCCGTAACTGCCAAACACTTGATAGGCCACTTGATAGGCCGGCTGTGGGCCGCTGCCGGTACATGGGTTGGCTACCCAACAGTGTTTGGCTATGGTTGCACCACCGCTGAGTGCTAGCCCATAACTAACTGTGGTACTGCTAATATGGCTACCTGTGTCAATTTCACCCAGGATACGATAAGCATAGCGTGTTTGCGAGTTTAATGAAACACCACGCGTCAATTGTGGGAACAGCGGTTGGGGGCTAGTGGTGCTGGTCATGGTCTGTGTAAGATTGGCCATGTACATCTGTGCTGTTTTCGCTACACCCCTTTCGGCATCCTGTGGTGTTGCGTAGAACACTCGTCCGTCATACTCCCAACTACCAGATACTGCAGTGTTTAGTGTTCCCAATTGGAATACCAAAGGAGTAACTGTGGCATTGCCTGCAGCCAATGTTAGTTTGCCTGGCATTATTACATTGCCTGGCAGGCTTAAGGTTACATTAGTTCCGCTAGGTGTGGCTGTGATTTCGTTGGCTGTGCCCAGCACGTTGCCAATCTTGCTAGACTGCAAATCATAAATTAGTGTTTGTTGGGCCGATGCATTAGCAGCCCAAGCCACGTTAGCCGCTGTTACCTGGCTGTCAACGTAGCCTTTCATACCCAAATTGGCCTGGGTCACATTAGCATTGATTGCGATAATCAAATCGCTTTGTGTAGCGGCGTTTGACGTCAACGTGTTGATCTGATTACTTTGTATGGTATTGGCCAGATCAATATAGCCCTTTAGACCCAGATTAGCCTGTGTCACAGTATATTGAACATAGCCAACCATACCAACGTTGGCCGCAGTTACGCCTGCATTGGCCGCAGTGATCTGCCCATCAACATAGTTTTTCATGTTAGTATTGGCAGTGGTTAGACTGCCAATAGTGCCATTATAAGTTGGTAGATATGTGGCTACCTGTACGTTGCTGTATTGTGCTATGTTATTAACTGTGAAATCAACATAGCTCTTCATGCTAGAGTTACTGAGATCCACATAACTCTTCATTGAACTGTTGCTGAGATTTACATAACCGATGACACCAGCATTGGCATTAAACACTGACGCTTGGACGAATCCAACCATACCAACGTTGGCTGTGGTCACAGCATTGTCAACGTAGCCCTTCATTGCTACGTTAGCGTTGGCTGCAGTTTGTGTAGTAATCAAAATCTGCTGATCTACATAGCCTCGCATGCCCACATTGCCGGCCGATATACTACCAGCCTGTATAGAATTAGCAAAGTCAACATATCCCTGCATGCCTATGTTAGCAGCAGCAATGGCATTGGCCTGTACAGTGTTGGCAAAATCAACATATCCCTGCATGCCTATGTTAGCAGCAGCAATGGCATTGGCCTGTATGGTGTTGGCAAAATCTACATAACCGCGCATGGCCACGTTGGCATTGGCTGCAGTCTGTGTGGTAATCAAAATCTGTTGATCTACGTAGCCCCGCATGCCAACGTTGGCAAACACTGTGGTAGCGTTGACAAAACCTATCATGCCTAGATTGCCTTGATCAACGTAGCCTCGCATGCCTAGGTTGGCCTGAGTTATGTTAGCATTAGTTGCAATAATTAAATCGCTTTGTGTAGCCGCATTGGCAGTCAGAGTATTGATCTGATTGCTTTGTATGGTATTGGCCAGATCTACATAGCCTTTTAGCGCAAGATTGGCTGTGTTAACGCTGTTGGTAACATAGGTAGTGTTGGCAAAACTAGTGTCATTGTTAAACTGACTTAGATTTACAGGAGCGTTGTAGATGTTAGCATAGTTGATATTACCGGTGACTGTGGTGGCTGTAAGGGTAGTTACTGTAAGATTGTTAACTGTAGCATTGTTAGCCAGGATATTACCTGTGACATTGACGTTACCAGGTATGACCAATCCATTGTCGTTGATTGTTAGACGTATGTTGGCAGCAGTGGTGCCGCTGGTATGGAAGTCAATGTGTGTGCTGGGTGTGGCGGTGCCCAAGGTCAAGTTGCCGTTTGGAGGTAACTGTGCATTACCATAGACAACCAAGTAACCAGCATTGGGTCCTGACACAGTCCAACCTAATGCAGCGCCGGTGTAGGTACTTGAGTTGATACCCATGTCAATATAGTTACTGCTATCATTTCCAATGTCGTTAACTGCTACGTAGTCTGTGCTGGCATCTGAACCATTGTTGTGGTTCATTGTTACTACCTGTGCATAACTGTTGAGATTTTCATCAACTTGAATAGCAGCATTTGGGAAATTAATGGTCATCGCTAGCGCACCGAAATGTGCTGAACCATTGGAAAAAACGTTTCCATTAAAGTTTGCATCCGTGGCTATTAAATTCTGTGTGATCAGCCCAGCGCCATTGGTATCCCATGCATTGCTGTTTAGGTTGTACAAGAAACTTCTATAGTAGGCCTGTTGTATATTGCCCAGATAGAAACCACCGCCGTCAATTTGGCTACTGTTGGTTGAGTTGTTGGCAAGATAAATGTTCTTGCCAGTGAGCGTACCTGTTTGTGTGTAGGCCAAGTTGCCTGTGACTGTTAGGTTAGTCACTGTTAGGTTACTAAACGTTGGACTTGAATTAGTAGCAATGCTCTGTGGCAGACTCAGAGTTAGATTCTTACTGCCAGCATCTGTGACAATGACCTGATTGGCAGTGCCAAACACGTTAGCAACACCTGTGGCATTCACAGTCACTGTGCCGTTAACACGACTAACACCGATGCCGGTGCCACCATTAATGGTAGTCACTGCAGTGCCATCTACATAGCCTTTCATGGCTAGATTGGCTGCTGTTACTCCAGCGTTAGCAGCCAGAATCTGCCCATCTACATATGACTTCATAGTAGTGTTGGCTAGTACAACATTGGCATTTACTGCAGCGACACTAGCATTAATTGCTAGGATATTGGCTGCGGTATACTGTGCCGACCCATCAGCAAAATAGTAAGCAGTGGTTACAGTGTTACCAAATAGGTGTAGACCGTTAGAGTAGAACGTGGCTGTGGTTTGTATGACATTGCTGCCCACAGGGGTGGTCTGCACAGTCATGCGTGTACCAGTGGCCACCGGAGTAAAGTTTTCAGCGGCTTCAAAATTCAAACGCAGTATACTGGATGCAAATGCTCCACCGGAGGTCCAACCTTGATTGGTCAAACGCAGCATGGTATCACCGGCCAAGGTCTGTGATGGTGCATCTACAGTGCCGCGAGTAGCACGTGCTGCTATGGACACATAGGCATTTTGACTTCCAGTAACGCCATGTGCATCAGCAGATATACGAGTTGGACTATTGTCTTGTCCAACTATATTCAACATGGTGTTGCCAAAATTACGCGGTAGTTGATTACCACTTGATGTACCAACAATATTCAGTGCTGCACGAGTGATATCCCAGTTACCTGGAGGATTAATTTCAACCAGACCGTTGCGATCAACTGAAAATGCTGGATACTCAAAACTGGGATAAAGAGGATTGTTAATGACTACTGGTCGATTGATGATCAAATTACCAGTGGCTAGATTTGTACCAATTCTGAAATCTTCTGTGGGATTCTCTAGTGCGATGGTGTTGCCTGTTAGAGTAAACTTGCCCACAGTCAGCCCGGCTGCACCGCCCACGTATAGGTTACCATCACGTGCGCCAATTGACAAGTCAATGCCCAGAGTTTCATCGAGCACATAGATAGTACCTGCGCCCAACCATAGTTCTTTAAAGCGTTTGGTAGGAGTGCCTAGGTTATAGACGTTGTGTACCAAGGGGATCAGACTTGATGCTGGTACAATGTTACCACTGACACCGGGATTAAGAGTAATATCAGTGTTGGCCTGTGTGGTAATGGCCAGTCCAGCATTGACCACAGCACGTGTGGTAAACACTGTGGTACCGTTGGGGGGATATACATTACCATAGATACTGGTGTTGACTATGACGTCTTGACTGTAAAGACCCGAACCCACAAACTGTACGTTGCTGTTAAAGGGGATGCCTGCACCTGTGATCACATCGTTGACCTGCAGTATAGGACTAGGTGTAGTGGTAAATTTATACACAGTCCATGGGTGCGGTATACCATTAGTCAATCCATAGTCACCTATGTTGAGATTGTCGCCGGGCCCTGTTGAAGTGTCTACTACACTGTCTAAGGTCAGGTTAGTAATCACTGCTACAATATTACTGACACCTTGAATCACTGATCCCACTGGGATTTTTAAACCAGGCACCGTAACCAAAGCATTGCCTGTGGGTGCTAGTGTGATGTCTCGGTCTGAAATCAATCCAGAGATAGTCTGATCGTTGATCGACAAATTACCAAAATTAGTGTTGTCGATCAAAGTATTGATCTGAGTCTGCTGTGCTAGAGCATTGGCAAACAAATTATTGATCTCAGTCTGTTGATTCGCAGCATTGCCCTGCAGTGCTGAAACATTGGCCTGTAGGTTGGCTACATTAGATTGTATGACATAGATTTCTGAACTCAGGACCGAAAATACATTACCACCAACAATAATATTACCACCAGGTGTGACCCCATCGTGTACACGCACTGTCTTGAGATCAGTATCATAAGTTATTTCACCTATGGGTCCTGTGTAGTTTTGGCTAACAGCAGTGTTGCCGCGCTTGAGTATAAATTGTCTGATTTGGTCGGTCATTATTGTATTTCTCCGCCGTCAATGATAAAGTCTGGCAGCGGCGTTTGTGCTGCGCTTTCGTACCATCCCGGTTGTACATCTAGATCTAACTGTACGGTAAAGTTGTCATCCATAAACAAGGGACGTTCTTGGTTGGTTACGAGTTCAATTCTTTTGAGTGTGGCCTTGTAGATACGTTGATCAAGTGCATTGACTGTATTTTTGTCTATGGTCACAGTGGCTATGCCTACATTGGCATTAGCCCAGTCACAGGAAATGCTGACCACTGCGTTTTGAATCACGGGATCCTGTATGTCCAGTTGTACATCATAACCATATAAATTTACTGGTTTTTGATCTTGATTTTTGATGACAATTTTTAGTGGATTGTCTATGCCCTGATAAATTATGATAGGTCTGTTGTACACGGTTCTATACCTTGTGGTGACAGTAGGGTCCTGGTCTAATAGTTGTACATTGATCACTTGATCATATAAATAACTTGTAATTACTGTAGTCAATTTAGTTGGATCCTAATAGAAGTATTTATCGAAATCCTATGGAAGACCATATCAGGCGTTTGCTTAATGAATACCCTTTTATCAGTTACATTACCTACGGCGGTAACGACTACATAGGCATTATTCAAAACTCAGACGAACTGATAACCACAATCTATGATTATGCTGCTCTGAGGACCATGGATCAAAAGACCAAATATCTAGAATTAGCCGATCAATGGTGGTGGGAAAGCAATAGGCTAGTGCCTATCAATGTGTTTTTAAAGCAGGATTGGATTGAGTTTAGAGTGTGTCTTAAGACATTCAACAGCAAGGATGTGGCCATACACCACGGACCTTATGTGAGTCTCAAAGAAATTGCCAGCAAACGGTCTAAGCGCCGTTCAATAACTCTTGTTCGCAAAGTAAGTTAAGGTGCACCACTACCAGTTGTGCATAACTCACCGAGTGTGATTTTTTAAAATAGTAACTGTCATCAGCGGGTCGATCCCATATGGAGTCAGCAACTTCACGCCAAGTGCGACCTATTAGATGACGTTTAGCAGGGCGTATCACAGCCAAAAACATAGCCAAGCGAGGAATACTATCCACTGGCTCAGGCATTTTCAGCAGAGTATCATAGTGCCCGTTGATGTGAATCAACTGCTGACATACTGCAGGATCATATAACTTAGTCCAATCAGGTTCTCGCATGAGTTCAATTAAATGCTGCTCATCGCGTACCTGTCGATAGACATGCACATTGAGAAAATCTAATTTGACATATCCTCTTTGTTCAGCCACACGATAATCCAAAGCAGCAGTGCCCGTAAATGGATCCTGCGGTATGTCTGTGGCATAGACACCAGTGTTGTGGCGAGTCAACTGTTCATCGCGGATGATGCCTGCAGGGATTACATCCAACAGAGACAATACTTGATCTCTGTCAGCAAAGTCAATGTCAATGTCTGAAGAAAATTTCATAGTCCTGCTTCCCCTAACACCATCTTGACCCACTCTGTGTCAGCCACATAGTCTCTAAACTTTTGCTGCCAATAGTCAGGATCTATCCACGGTAGAATAATCGTAACTTGTTCATCATTGAGACTTTCAAGAAATTCCACCCCCGACGCACAATTGAAAACAACCCAAGGACTAATTCTACCGTTAGCAATATGGTAACACACGCGATTAGTGTTACCAAATCTAAAATAGTCCTTAAAACTTGCAATACCTGTTCCTTCATCTGTATACTCCTGCATGGTTATTAGCGCACGTTCAAGTGCATCCTGTACTGCTTCTTTTTTTAGATAGCGATGTAGATATTCTGTATAGACCTTTTCGTGCGTCCAGTGATCAAGTTTCTTATTCTCGTTAATTACCCAGTCGATAAACATGCGAGGATTGACCGCACGTATGGCAACCATATGGCGACCAAATTTCACAAAGGCTGCGTAGTAGGGACTTTCTACAAAATCTGCATATGATTTGGTCTTGGCTGAACCCTGTGTCATTTCATAGAAACGTAGATAGGCCTGCAGACCAAACTGCACGCCCACTTCCTTTTCCTGCTGCCACCGCCGCTTGTTTTCGCAAAGATGCGCCGCAAGTGTTGATTCCTTGCGAAATTCTTTACCGCAGTAACGGCATTTATAACTCAGATTTGATGCGCTTGTCATCCCAGCCGAGCCTTCTTGCCAGGTCTGTAAGATCTCGTCGATCATTGATTTCCGCTAGTAATTTAATTTCATCGTCTTTGAGTTGAGGAAATACCTGACTCAAAAATTTAATTGCCTTGTTATCAGTTTCACTCTTTTTGCTGCCTTGCCAATAGTGGTATTGTTTGCCCATTCCTGGGCTCACTGTAGTGCAGCACAACCATTGTAACTTAGGATGTTTGTTAAGATCAAAGAAATACTTGTTTACTCGCTCATTGGCGGCCATTAGGTAGTAGGCCTGCAGGTCTGCAGACCCATTGACGCTGGCGCCATAGCGCAGCATCAGATAAGTTGAAAACTTCTTGCGTTGCTCATCTGAAAACTTATCATAGTAGCCTCGATCCTTGCGATCGTAGGCGGCCATTTCATTGCCAATGTAAAGCGGATCGGTGTTGCTCATCTACGCCTCAACAGACTGAGAATTTGATCTATGCTCTGCTGCATGTTGTCATACTTTCTTTTAAGGTCTCGTATCTCACTTTGCTGACTGTCTACCAACTGCAGCAGTCGATCCATGGCTGCTGTTTGGTCTTTGAGTTTTTTCTCGTGACTAAACAGATTAGGACGAGGTATATCTGGATTGACCTTGCGCTTTTTCTTTTGTTTAAACTGTGCAGGATTAAACATTATTCTTCCTTGGATAATCTATATATCATTATACATTTAGCAACTGCGTCTTGTAAAGTAGTATTGGTGTTGGATTTGTCCAAGACGTCATACCAGTCACGTAATGATATATTTACATTGGCATCAAAGTCTCTGCCAATTGGAAACCTTGTACTGACGTCCGATCCCTGTTCTCTAGCATAGATTACATCTTCCACACGTTCGTAAATGTAGACGGTATTAGGTTTGAATCTGCCCACTGTGTTCTCGTTCCTTGTAGATTATACCATACTGTTGGTGCAGCCAACGCACAAACATTTCTGCATCTGGGGCTGCACTGGGATATTGCCTGCTGTACTCTGCATAGGCCACTCTTACCTTAGCCAACCATTCATTATCTGTCATCACCATATCTTCCCATAGTCAACGATTTCACTTTGTCTACTTATGTCTTTGACAAAGTAAGCACACAGTGGTTGGTCCCCGTCTGCAATAGGCACTGCCAGCATCTGACCAGGTTTAAGTTTAGGAAAATACCATTTAACATCTTGATAGATGTCTACAATTTCCACTGGATGAAACTCTGGCTTAAAACTCTCTAAAGGGTTAAAGGTAAATGCTGAAAACCCGCGATCATTGATGCTGGTCAATGGTACTACTTCTAAGTCACCAAACTCAGGTTCACCAATTAGAACCTGCCAGTCTACAGGCATTTTGACTATGTTGCCTCCTATGCTCAAGACCAGTGCCGGACTATTAAAACTTTCTAAAAATATCAGAGGAATAAAAAAATAGTCTGGATTCTTAGGATCTGAATTGTCTAAGATAGCAAAACGAAGATCTTCAACTTCGTCTGGGATTTCATTCATTTCATATGCGCGATTTTCTAGTGTTAGTATGTACATTAATTATTTCCTACGTAATTTATATGATATTGCATCAGTATTTGTATACAGAGCATGAATGGTTGACTTCTTTTTAGCATGCCTTGCGTTTAGGTAATTAAAAAGGTCAATTGATCATTCGTTATTGTCAACTTTAAAATTTCTAAGAATAAGTCCTGCCTGATATTCATCCTCGTAGACTATTTGATAACCATGATCTATCAACAATGGAATTACTGCTCCACACTTACCAGTATATGTTTGTTCAGGAATCTTATAAGTATCATCACACACTATAACACTTTTTTCAGCCATATGCGGCAATATGAATATCATTTGTTTTAAATGTTCAGCCTGGCTAGATAAATTAGTTAACTTTATATTAAAATTTTGTCTATACCAATCTATCTGCTCTTGCATCCACAAGGGAAGATTCAACGGAGTCCAAATCCAATCCATATTGTCTAAATACAAACATTTGACTTTGACTCCCAACGTTGGGAGTATTTTTTCTGCAAATTCAGATCCGCTCATTGAATAGAATTCTACGTCAATATCACTAGTAAATCTATTAGAACAATCAGCATCAATGTCTACAGAAATAAATTTAGAATTGTGTTTTTTTGCTACTTTAGCAAAATACTCTGACGAGTTTTCTTCTCTTGTTGAACCAATCTCTAAAAATATACCATCATCGTTGGATAGATAATATTCAGTCTGTTGATATGTTTTGCCCACTAAAATCTTTCCTATTGCCAGTCAACTTTTTCAACAGCGAAAGGATAGTTGGCATCCTTATAAAATTGCTTGCGTTTGGTTAGATGCCGTTTGGCAAACTTACAGGTACTGGTTACGTCCCAGATTTGAACAAAGTCTTTGTCTTCCGCCTTGCGAATACCACGCCCAATTGATTGGATGACGCGAACAAAACTCTTACCAGGCTCAACCAAAACAAGATTAAAAATACGGGGAATATTAATGCCCACAGCAGCAACACCATAGGTAGCAACAATAACTTTGTCGTCACTGGTTGCCACATCGTCATAGTGGTCTTTTCTGTCATCCGCTTTTGTGCCGCCCGAAACAAATACCGCATCGCGTATCCTTTCTACCAAAGCCTTGCCTGGTGCAATACGATCCACCAACAACAGAGTATTTCCTGTAGATCTTATGTTCTCAACCAATTGAGCGATATAGTCTAGGCGGCCTTCTGTTTCCAACAGATAGCGAAGTTCGCTTTGATAATCCTTGTACTCTACAAAGTCTGCCAACTGTAGTATATTTACATGGCAACTGGCCAAAACCCCTTGCTCCTGAAGTTCGCTGGCGCTGAGTTTACCAACCACTGGACCTAGTGAACACAACAGGCTGACCTGTTCGTAGTTTTCTTTAGGTATGGTTCCAGTAAGACCCCACCGTATGGGTATATGGCTCATTACACCTGTTAACAAGGTCTTTAGTGCATCTGCTTTGGCCATGTGCACTTCATCTACTATAACGCAGACTACGTCTTGTATAAACTCCTGTATAGTGATGTCTACTTCATGACTGCGTGAGCCTTTGAGTAAGATATTAAGGCTTTGCCATGTGCAGATAGTGTGCGTGTGGTCATACTCTTTACGATCACCAAAGTACACACCAACGTCCAGGCCTAGATTACGATAGTCTACTTCGGTCTGGGTGACCAGGCTCTTATTGGGCACAATTACAATAGTGCGACCGTGTGGCTCGCAACTGTGACTCAGAGCCGCAGTGATCAAAGTCTTGCCTGCACCAGTGGCTACCTCTTGCAGGCACTGCGGGTTTTCTAAGAAACGATTGATAATCTCAACTTGATAATCTCGCAACCTAATAGGCTGACCAGCCATGGGATGTTTCTCAGGCCACGTGGTGTTCTCATAACTTGTTTCCTTGATTTCTTTGAATGCAAACTGTGTTTGATAATTTCTTAGATCTTCTACGTCTATGTCATAACCACGTGATTCTAGATAAGGTATGATTTCTGGTAAAAGATTAATGTACGTGCTGCCGCCCAGTTGAAAAAATGCTACCTTTCCATCCCATCGTCCCAGACGCACTGCAGGCAAATAACGAGCACCGGGGATTTCATACTTGAATTTGTTGCTGAGTTCCTTGCGTTCGGTTAGATCTAGGCCTTCGATCTTTACATTAACTTCGTCTTTGATTATCAGTCTTGCTGTGGCCATTAGGCAGTGTCCCTGAGCATTGCATTTGTAAAATAAATTATTCTTTCAGCACGGCGAGTCCAGTCAACTCTACGACCACCATACATCATTTCTACTGTGGTCACTAGCAAGGGAACTGAAAAGTTCCAGTGCGATGGAATCTTTTTTGCATGTACAATTTTAACGTCACTAAGGTTGTAATTTCTAGTCTTAGTTTTACCGTTGTGGTCAAAACGAAGAATGTCTTGTTCGCTAAATTGACTTAGATCTATGGTGCTGTTAACTCCGATAGCACCCGGTTCATAAATGCAAATAGGATACCTATTGGTAAGTTTGGCATAGTCTAAAATTCTTTCAAAATTCTCGCTAGTGGGCGATAGGTGTGTTGAGTGGTTTGGGCCAATCTGAGTCAGAAAGCCGGGCACTTGCGCGAGTATACTGTCGTCTACGGTGTAACCCAAGAGCCCCGCATGATCAACTAGTTTTATCACGTTGTCGTGTGCAAATCCACCGATGTGATTGTCGACGTAGTCAACTAAAGATTTGGCTGCATTGGTAATGGCAAAACCTTGGTCTGTAGTGACTAATTTTATTTCGTAGGAAGTTTGTCCACAGGCATCAATTATATTCATCAGTGACCTAACACCGTCGCAGATTGCAAAGTCATTGGCCTCGCCCCAGGCCACAAGATAGTTAATAGTATATTCGGTTATTCTGGACTGCCATGTCTTAGAGTGTCTATCAAAGGTCACTAGCCCTTTGTTTTGCTTCTGCAAATTTTGCATGGCATCGATATACTTTTGATCATAGGGAAATCTAATTTTTACGAGATCTTGATCAAGTATGATGCTCTTTGTTCGATCAATTTTTCTAATTGGGATTCGAAAGGTGGGTGTTTCAACCGGACTAACATCTATACCTTTGGCAGCAAATTGTCTGCGATATTTCAAAATCAACTTGACTGCCAATTCCGCCTGACGATCAGTTAGTGCAGTACCCCATATGGTGTTGTTGGCCATGTTTTCTACCACACTGATGTCATAACGGGCCAGTTTAACTATCTTACCTGGCAAAGAATACGTAAACTGATTGAGCAGGTTGTTAGGTTCGTAGCCTGCTAGGAGTTCTAGATAGTCTTCAACATATGAATATTTGGTCATCTTATTAGTATATAGTTTGTTGAAAACAAATGCAACTGTTAAGGTAAAAAAAGCCCAGAGAAAACTCTGGGCTTAAAACTCGATGCACTAGGAGCTAGACAATAAAAAGTGCGCCGAGGTACTGCAAAAAATAGTTATCACGTGGAGTTATTACCTCAGACAAAATTGATTACGCCGCGGCCTTCATACAGGTAGTACGAGCCAGGGCCTGCCACTTGACAGGGAAACTCTTGCGCAGGTCAGCAATCTTGATGGCCATACGCAGACTGATTTCACGAAGATGACTGCTGTTAGTAGTCATAAACTCGATGATTTCGTCCTGAACGCACTGATCAAACTCATAATCTTGGAACAGTTCACCAGTAGCAGCAATCTGCTTGATACGCAGAATCTTGTCTTCAGTAGTGTCCAGAGCCAGGTCAATGTAGTGGCAACGGCTTTGCAGAGCCTCAAGGTGGTCAGCCAACTTCTTGCTCTTCATGTCATCAAACTTAAGGTTGGTGATAAAGATCACAGCACCCTTGAAGTCGAACTGATTAGGCACACCTTCGCGGCGCAGAATGTTGCTGTCGCTGAGCCACGAAATGCGGCGCTTCTTGCCCGAGTCCAGTGCACCCTTAAGCAGGTTAAGACAGACATCGTCCAACAGGATGCTATCACAGTCATCGAACACCACAACACAGTTAGGATCACTGTACTTGTACAGAGTGGTATACAGGCCAATGGCACTGGCAGCACCCTTGACCACTTCGCAGCGCAGACGCTTGCCGGCCACTTGGTCAAACAACACAGCCTTGTCAATAACACGCTCGATGCCAAAACTCTTGCCCACACCCGGAGGGCCCGAAACAATCATAGCACGGATATCACCGTTGGTAGTGGCCTTGGCCATTTCATCCAGGATTTCAAAACGTTCAGCAATCTCCTGCATGCGCTGGGCTTCAGTCTTGACCGGGGCCTTGGCAATACGAACGCGAGTACGAGTGGTAGTCTTCATTGTCTATGCTCCTGAAAAGTTATTGTGTTTTGTACTACAGTTTCAGTATTATATGATCTTTGGATCTAGTTGTCAACCACTTATGCGGTTTGTGCCAGCAGTTCATTGGCAACCTGCATGGACTCACGAGCCTCGCGGATATAGCCGTAGCCAATTCCCAACTTGTACTCCAGGTACTCATCGTCACCTTGGGTGTCGTTTGCGTCATGTAGCCAACGAACGGCCATTTCAAAGTCCTTGGCACCTGCATGCATCAGGCTAGCAATAGTGAACTGGAAGTCATGCTCGGCACGAGTCCGGGCAGCACGTTCTTGCTCAACGGCACGGTCCAGAGCCTCAAGCAGGTTGTCCCAAATTTCTTGGCGGTCACGGTCGGTGACAGTCTTCCACATTTCCCAGAACGATTGGCCCGGGCGGTGACCATAGGCATCCTTGTACAGATCGCTAACAATGTTCTCGTCGAAGGTGTAGATCTTGGCCATTTGTGCTGCTCCTGTGTTGTTACGTTATGATGCTATTATATGATATTTTGGTAAGCCTGTCAACCAAATCTTGTTTAATTTTTTTGAATCTTGACATAGTTGAGATAGGTAGTCTCAACGTTGTTGTTGTACTTGTCCTGCTTGTGTGCCTTGACCTTGCCACGGATGGTCACAGTCGCACCTTCATCTAGCGAAGCCTTAGGACTGAAACTGTAGACGTTACCGGTGTCGTCAAGCAACAGTGCGGTATAGAAACCATAACTGGCAATGTAACGGCAGTTCAACACGCGAGCCGTAAAATTCAAAGTTTCGCCTGTGCGTCCTTGATAGCGGCTGTCACAGGTTTGTTCAGTAATAGTGTTGGTCTTGACCAGGTCACGGTGAACACTGGGAACATAAGCAAGGATACCAAAATTGCTGTTGGTTTTGGCTTCAGGCTCGCTGATGATTTCTGCCAACTTGCGATTGAAGTTGCTGAACTCTCGACCGCGCAGCATGCTGAGAGTAAAATTCTGCTGTACTTCTTCAATCATTTGCTCAGCACGAGCCACGGGCAGCACAGGAGTGCTTTCAAGGATGTCACGAGTAGTCAGCGGAACACCGTCCTTTGTGGGATGTTGTTCATCTTGAATAATGGCTGCGGCCACAATCTCCTTGACCGTAAAACGGGGTTCTTCCACTTGGTGCTTGCGGTAGTAGGCCATAGTCTTGCTCCGTTGTTGTTAGTATGATGCTATTGTACGATCAACGGACCAAAATGTCAACCAAAATCAGTCGTAGTCACTGTTGAGATTGGCCATACGCATGACATAGTCTCTGACTCGATCGGGCTCTAGTACAAAAACATCAATCGGCCTTTCTGAGTCAAAGGCCTTGTTAGGACTATACCACCAACGTTCTACCAACTGACTGTCGCCTAACATGGCGAACAGTAATCCATCTAATCTAGTTTTTTCTATCATAATTTACCTAATTTCAAATTTTATGACCACTTCAAAGCAAACCAAGCAGCATCACGAGCATCGGCAAAATAGATACAACGCACCAGAGGATCTAACTGTCCCACAGCAGCACCCTCAGTAAAGGAGTCCTTGTGATCAATTTGATTATTTTTTAACCAAATGTGTGCCATGACTGGTATAGGCTCAACAACCACAACCTGATAAGGATATCTTTTGGTGTCAATTGGGCTGCGCATATTCCCAGTCAAGACCAAACACCGTCACATCATTGCGAGACTCTGCTGCATACATGGCTTCTTCAATAGTAGAATCTGCTAGACTGTGATGCAGAAAGATAAGTTCTTCGTCGGTGACATAATCTGCACTCAGTTGCCCGTCAAGCACTGCCTGCAGAACCATTTGACGTTCTTCGGTAATAATCATAATTAAGCCGCAGTCACCATGCTAGCCGGCACACGGTAGGTATACAACGTAGTCTTAACCACTACGTTCTTGATCTTGATGTCCTGCACAGTACCGATCACTTCCAAACCATAGCGGTCCTTGAACTTGACCTTGTCGCCTCGGCGCAGAGTAAAGGTTGCCTTGCGCGACAGTTGATTGGCAGCAAACTTATAGGCGTCGTAGAAACTGCGAACTTCATCAGCAGTGAAGTTGCCAGTGACGATCTCGCGAACGATTTCTTGTGCAGTCATAGTTATCTCCTGATTGAGCAAGTGATTAATTGAAGAATTTTGCAAAAATGTCAGCAGCGCCGTAGCCGATGAGAAGGGACACAACAAAAATAATCACAGGTTGGGGAATATACATTGTGCGCTCCTTGTTAAAATTAACCAACTACCTTGGCATACTCAGTGTCAAACCAACCTTGCACCGCAGCGTTGCGTTCGTCAAACTCACACAGATCAATCTCACCTTCACGGAACAGTTGTGCAACGTAATTGAGTCGACGTGCCCATTCGTCCATGATTTCATTGTGGGTCATTGTTGTTGCTCCTTGTTGTTCACTGTACCGCTATTATACAGGTCTAGAGCAGGGTTGTCAACCAAAGAGTCATTCTTCAGTAAAGGTCATGTTGGCAAATCTTCGTGCCATACTAGTTTGTTTACGAATATTTGGAGGATTTCCGGTACCAAGGTCAGCATGTGAAAATATCCCAAAAAGATATATTTCGTTACCTTGAACTTTATAGACTATGGAAAGATCTTGACTTAAATGAGCATGCATCAGTCCCGGAACTTCATGGGCAAATTGCCCTGCTGATGTAAACGGATAGTCTTTGTTGCCGTAGGACTGTTGCGGATTAGTTCTTTTGCTGCTCAAAAATCTCTTAAGAGAATCTTTGACTGAACCGCGGACTCGATTTGGATTTTCTGGGTTGACCTGATCTCGGTACTCTGTACTGCGCCAAAATTTTCTTTGTATTTGTGGTTTATTATCGCGCGGCGCAGGCATACTGATTAGTCAATCATAGCATCAAGACGTGCAATTTCATCATCGGCGTCTACACAGTCCCAATCACCGTTCTTGTGCAGATCGTAGATAGTCATAAGGTCGTCAACACTGAAACCAGTATCGTTGGACTGTTCAAGGCTTTCGCGCAGTGCTTGGCGATTGGTCTTGCTAACTTCAGTGATTTTCATTGCAGGTCCTTGTTAGATATTTATCTGTTGGAAGAATTACAGAGTATCCAGGAAGTTTTGACAGTCTTGGTAGTTACGAAATACCTGGCTACCATGACGGTTAGTACGTACTACAATAAAATTCCTGTTGTAGATCTGCACTTCGCAGTCCAGACTGCGGGCACGACCAAAGGTCACTGAATGATAGTTGCGACCATTGCGACTGGCGTGTTGGCCAGTGAGCACACCGTAAGGTGCAGAAAAACTACCGTTGGTTGCCCAAGTATAGATAGCAGTTTGAATGGCTTGACTGTTCATGCCTTGCTCCTGTGTTTTACGTTATGCCACTATTATAAGATCACAGGAACAAAAGGTCAACCAAAATCTAATCTAGGCCAAAATGTCGTCTGATTACCTTGTTAAAATCTATAAAGGCAAAAGGCCACACTGTGGGGGTGCGGCCACTAACCTTAAGACATTCTTCCACCACTAGGGTAACCAAATGCTCAACTTCTTTAGGCAATTCATCGCGATTGGCAATTTCTTGGTCAAGGTCAACTTGAGGATAAGACCTTTGAATAAACTCACGAATTTTTTGATTCATACGGTCTTTAGATTCCGCAGAGTCCCAGTTGCAGCATAAATTTCATTTTATTCTTTGGCCAGTGCGTGGAAGATCCAACCAGCAAAGGCCACAGCCCAACCTGCGGCTGCTGCAGGATCAGAGTAGTTAAATGCCAAAGAAATCAGCGACAGTACAGCAATTACCAGTGCAATAGTTTTCATAATCAGTTCCTTATTCATTATAATACCAATCTTCTTCTTCATAGTCCCAATGACGATGGTCATAGATTTGAAATTCAATGTTGTATCCCAGCAGTGCTAGACCTAGATGCAGCCCAGCATGGCTTTGACAACAGTCGAAACGAAAGAACGCATCAACAATATCCGAACTCTTGTAGATTTCCAACTCCCAAAATTTGTGTTCAATAGGAGTTGGACCTTGCCATATCTTAACGGGCACAAATCGATGAACTAGTGGATTGTGAATGTTAAATTGAATGTTAATCATGTTTGGCTCATTAAATTAGTTACTCCAGTAGGCTTCGCTGTCCGGGCGGCAACTCCACGGGGTGTTGCTGTCAATTTCCACAGGCTTGCCCGTCATAAGATTGGTCACCGTGATGTTGCGACGATAGTGTTGATCAAACAGGTTGGATTCGATAGCAGCATAAGGAGCATAGCCGTTGGAGCCATCGGCAGTCTCGCACCACTCACGCAGAGCACCGTGATCAACATCGTAGTTGCACAGAGTCCAACGCTGCGGATAGCCAGCATTGCGATTAGCAGCACGGAGACCAACCAGTGCACCCTTGCGCGAAGCATAATGCTTGATGATTTGGCGAGTTTCAAAATGGAAAACGATGTAAGCCATGTTGTCTACTCCTGCTTTGTTAGCGTATGCAAGCATTATACAGTGATCTGCAGGCAAGGTCAACCAATTTTAATGCTCGCGGCACAGTTCGCAGACTGTCAAAAAATGATCATAGGCTGCACGTACTGAGGGGTTCTGCAGCAGTTGATCTGCTTCTCGCTGCATGGCTTTAACTCCTTCTTCAGCAACTTCTGCAGTGCTGGGCCATTCCAGTTGTTTGGCACTGTCACCAAATTCTTTGACTAGATTATCCCAGGCCTGCTTTTGTCCGGGTGTAAGTTGACGTTCACGGTCACGGCGTTGCAGGCGAATTTCGCCGGCTTTGACCAATGCTTCTCTCACTGCATCTTCAGCAATAAGACCAGCAGCGATCATAGGTGCGTGTGCAGGATCAATGTTGTGGCGGCGGCTAGTTGATCCTCGCTTTACCACCACAAGATGAGATCCGTAGGGAAAACTGTCCATGACAGAGTTGTCATATTCACTGACTGGGACATAGCGGCGGCCGACCTTACGGTAAAAAATTTCTGCCATGTTAGTGAACCCTCACACCAATACTGCGAAGATCGCGAAGAAACTCCTGTTTGGCATCGCGCTGAACATTGTCAAGAGTCACGGTCTTGACTGCAGTGAGATCCCAGGCATCCTTGGCTTCTTTGAGACTCATGCCAGTGGCCTGACGAATGGCCTTGATAGCGGTCACTGCTTCTTTACAGGTGCCGCGGCTGATTCTCACACGGTTACTGGTATCGCCCGTGAGCATGGCAAAGAACACCTGGCCCTGCACGTCCTTGCCTACAACTTCACCCAACTGTTCCCAGACTTCCATGCCACGCTCAGCACCGTAATAACGAGTCAGGCTCTCTAGAAAACGGATGCCATCAAACACAACTTCGTTGAACTTCTCGTTTTCTTGATCAAGCATGGATATTTTCCTTACCAAGAATTTTCATAGTTTCGTTTTTAACTGCTTGTTCTAGAGCATTGTTGAGTTTGGCTAGATTTTCAGCGTCTACATACCAAGGTATCATAGCACCCAGAGCACCAACTAGCCTTGCATATGAACTTTCTGCAGAATCTGAGGCAACATAGGCCCGCCTCAATTCATCAATTAGTTGACAAAAACGCTCAGATTCTGCAGTCACCTAATGTACCTTCCAATAAGAATACCAAGTACCAGCAGCATTACAATAAGTCCAATAAGACTCATCAGTTGTTCTCCAAATAGGACCTACAGGCCTCGTTTTGGTCAGGCCAAAAGTGTTTGACTTGCCCGTTTAATTGGTATTTCAAATACTCTTGAATGACCTGATAAACCGTACAATTACGTTCACGAGCCATGCGCTGCAGAATTTCATTCATTTGAACGCTTTCCATTAGGCCTCCTCATTGAGCATTTCGTTAGCCAATTCACAAAGCCACTGGTTAACAACTTCAACCCAGGCTTCGCTACCTAGCCATTCTTGATACTCAAGTTCCCATTGAGCGTGGAGTGCAGCCGTGTCATCGATAAGATCAAACATCTTAGCCTCCTTAGGCAGTGACAATATAACCCTTGTTCCAACGACCAACATTGACGTTAACGTACCAACCCTTGTCAAAGTAGTCGGTCTGGATGTCGCTGTTGTCCCAGTTGCCGTCGTTGAGAGCAGTAATCAGTTCAGCGAGTGCGTCACGTGCAACACCGTCAAAGTGATTACGATAGTGATAAATGTTGACATCAAGATTGGTGCGGCGCTGGGCCCAGGTGCGACCCATGGTCTCTTGGTTGTTACCGATAAAGTCAATCTTGCCGCTGTTGATGGTCAAGACCACAGTGCTGTGATTGCGCACACTAAGGCTACCCTTAAGGCCGTACTTCTTCAGGATACTCTTGACCTTGGGGGCGATTTGAGCCTTGCGTTCTTGACTAAAGTATGCCATTGTATGCTCCTGTGTTGTTACGTTATGCTGCTATTATATGTTCACAGGACCAAAAGGTCAACCAAAATCTAGCGATACAACAGGTGTTTTTGAAACCAACTGTTGGGGGGCACAGATGTGTGGTTAAAGTCTATGCCAAAGCACTTCATCGGTACACGTGCTGCGGCAAGAAAAGCAGCATCCCTAGCCCGTTTCATAAGAATATCATCATAATCATCAGCATGATCAATTTGTCTTATGTGCTTCTGCCAAAACAGAGGTATGTCCTTGACATGCCAACGATAGTCTGTGCCTGCAGGATTGGTATTGTATAGCCACTCTGCTGCAGGATTAAAGTTTGTAGAGTTGTTATCTCGTTCATGATAACCTACACGAACCTGCATGTTATTTTCAAAAAATCCAGGAGGAATAAACAGGGGAGGAACTACATTGGCTAGGTGCTGTGGCATTTCGTGATTAACATGACTATAACCCTCATAGTGACGAACTATCTCTTTAGTTGGAGCATACACAGGACCAGGTGCTTGATAATTATGATATGCACCAAGATAATCAACTTTGAACATGGCAGCATTGCCATAGTCACGGTCAAAATACCCGGACAAACGACCTGCTTTGAGTATCATTATGCCATCAAAGGTTTCCCAGGGATATTTTACCAGTAAACCATCTTGGGTTAATTCCGCATGATAATGATTGGCCATGCGCATTTGTTCTGGCCAATGGCTGTAGTAAAACACCGCATTGGGATCTGAATCTAGATTCAAATGTTTGATTGCACTCTTAACTGTGTCTAGGTCGCTGTCTAAAAAGATATGATCATCGTTGCAGGCTAGCCAAACTAGTTCGTTAGGATCGGTGAGGTATTGGTCACAAATCCTGCGCCAATCACGCCCATAATCACAGCGTTGCCAAATAATTTCTAATTTTTCCCTAGGAAATAGATCACGCATATAAGCATCTAGTTCACTTTGCCTATGTGCTAGTTCAGGTGCAAGTGTTATACAAAATACAAAACGACTGGTCAGGGGCCCTAATTCTGCGGTACTGGCTAAACAGTAACGAAATACATCAAATCTCTCTGGATCGGGCATCCACTCGCCGCGGCGATAGGGATAACCCATGCGCACGTCAGTGATCTTAACGTTGAATAATACAATCATGCTAGATTATCTGTATAGGTATCAAATACCTGATAAAGTGCCTGCTGAATTTCGTCATCCCAATTGGCGTGTTGGCTCAGACCATCTAATATTGCCCGATATTCTGCAGTGCCAAAACAGTAATGTCCTGCGACTATGACCTTTTGATCATCCTGATCACTGTTAGTCCATTTCTTCCAACGTCCGCTGGCTAGGACTTTCTGAGCAAAGGGATCCCAAAGATCTTGCCCCACTCGACTCAAGCAAAGTTCTTTAAGTAGTTTAGTCTGTACCACGCCCAATTGCGGTGCTATGTTCATAGCATGTACACCGGCGGCCTTGCGAAGACGTACTTGGTCAGGTGTAAGATAATCGGCATTGTGTTCTTTGAGTTTGACTCCGTTGAATTCTGCTTCTTTTACTAGACTACGAACTGTTTCAGTATCAAAGGTTCCAGCCTGGCGGTCTTCAAAACACAGACTACCTGTCTGTGCAACTACAAATTCAATGTTTGGAATGTTCTTGGCAAAGGCCACATCTGAACGATACTTGACCGCACCCGCAGCAACACCAACGTTTTCTTCGGTACCAAACTCAAAACGTATGTCGGTCTTAAGGCTTAGGCAAAAATTAAACAGTTCTTCAGCAACACCATAGGTATCATCAACTCTACTGGTGTCTATGTGTATGAGGTCAAACCCTTGTTCTATGTCATAGGCTATGGTTTTCTTAGTTGCTTCTATGGCCTTGCGCAGACTGAGATTCTTCTCGCTGTCTAGGAAATAAGGACCGCAGTGATCGCGACACATCCACACATGGTCAGTTGGCAGTGTGTCTAATAGTTGTCGCAGTTCTGGTGTGGTCATGACATAACCACTGTCAGCATCAACTTGATTGCGGCTGGCAATGATCATCAGTGGCCGTTTGGTATCATGCGAGTATGTACAGATTGCACGTATTACTTCAGGGCTCATAGGCCCAAATCCCAGTCTAAAATTCATGTTCGATTCCCATCCTATTCATAATATAAACGCAGGCGTCCATTACAGCGCCGCGGCCTCCTTTACGGGGTGTTACATAAGTTGCAGCAGAGCATGCGGTATTCCACGCCTGTGCAGGTGCTATGCTCAGAGCCACATGTGGAAATATTTTTGCATCATAAGGACCGTCGCCCATGAACACTGTTTCCGCAGTGTCACCTCTGGACAATACCCAATTCAACCTATCCGCTTCTTTGACCATGGTCAAGGGAAACTTCATATGTTTGACTATGCGGCTTTCTGTTATGGCCCAACCCTGTTGGTCAGCACTGATAAATTCAATGTCTAAATGCTGGCGTAAGATCTTAAGACCATCGTGGTCGTAGTTGCCAAATGCCTTGAACGGCTTGCCATCTACGCCCCAGTAGAGCATGCCATCGTTCAGTACCCCATCTACATCTAGAATAAATCTCTTAAGCATTTAGCACCTTAGAAAAGTGTAGTTGTGCTAGAGCCACTAGGAACTTGTCAAACGGCCATTCATGCAAGGGACTCATGTTAAGATAGATAATCGGTACCAGCAACTTAACCTTGCGCCACTCTAGTCCGCGGTGTTCAACCCATTCTTTCAGCATGTTTTCGTAGACATCTACATTCTGTACACTGGGCACCTCTAGCAGGACCTTGTCGTCGCGTTCTTGATATCCATACTGCTCATGTTTGATGTCTCTGTAACTGAGATGCAATCCTCCTAGCATCTTGGCTAGATCATAATAAAGATCACCATAGAGTTCACCACCAAAATCTGTGCGCCAATCTATGGCAGTGAATTTATAAGGAGCCACTAATTCAGCATCATATATCTTCATTTTGCCTTCAAACTGTCCGTTGTCATATATGGTATTGTCAAAGTGCAGATCGCCGTGTATGAAACTCCACGAATTAGTTGAACACAACCATGGGAAATCAATTTGATCTAGATACTGATTAATGGTCAGAACCTGCTGACCGTTGACTGCGCAGGGCTCTGACCAATCTGAATACTTGACACGGAATGCTTCAACTCTTTCCATGGTCTTTTCGTAGTAGAACTTGCGGCATATATCAAATCGCCGCTGTTCTTCTGTTTCTGGTGCTGGCTTCCACAGGGTGTTCTCACACCATTCAAGCATACGTGCAAACACTTCCGGAGTGTACTGATTGTAGACAATGTCTCCTTGTGCAAAATCATGTACTAAAAAATTGCCTGCACTGGTAACATTGCTAGGCATGGCAGCAGGATTACAGTCTGCTCGGCGCACACGCATTTCTGCTTGTTTGGGATTGGTCCAAAATTTAACTACCTTGCCATTGTCTGTATAAAATAGTTCATCTGGTTTAGGGAAACTAACATCGGTGAATTCTGAATTGAGATCTTCCCATTTTTCATAGGTACCAAAGTCCTTCCAGGTGCGTATGGTATGCGCTTTGAGGGTTAGACCACTAAACCCTTCATAGGTTTCCTTGGCCTTGCGAGCAATGAGATTGTCAAGATATTCGTCGTCCTTAGCATACATTAGACCAACAAAGGCGTCCACAGCATCACGACTGGGCTTCTTATTGTAGACATTTATGATCTGATCAGACTCTCGCTCTACCCAGCAGTAGTCTTGTGCCAACGTTGAGTCTACCGGGTGCACGGCAATCCAATTATGATCCAGTTTGTTATGATAGTCAAAATCAAAAAGAGTGTCACAGGCCAACCACATGAATCCACCTCGTATGTACTTGGCACAGGCCTGTATACTGGTAGCGGGGCCAGTGTCACCTTCTGCATAATTAGGCACATCCACAAACACTATGTCTTTGTCGCCGTGAACTGCATTTACATAATCTTTGATCATGTGTCCTAAATGTCCGCAGGCTATGACAAATCTTGTGTGCACATTAAATTTTTCAATGATATGACTTATCAAAGGTTTATTATTATATGGTATAAGTGCTTTGGGAATCATGCGACTAAATGGCCCCATACGGCGGCCATATCCTGCTGCTAGAATTAATACAGTGAGTTTAGCGTTGCTCATGTTCTGAGTCTATCCTTCCATGTCCTCGATTGTGTGAATCTTCCAGACGTATAACATCGTCTAGTTGTGTGGTGCTGGCTTCAGTATAGTGTAGGTCTGTATAGGCTACCATACGATGTATAGTGCCCGGGGGTGTGTGAAATACTGCACCCGGTCCCAGTGGTTGTGTTATCAATTCATTTTTGATCTGTTGAATATCCTGTGGAGAATATCCACCTTGGAGATATTTTTCGCAGTCAAACGGAGTTGGATGATAAATTAATGCTCCGTGACCTTGATGCAGGTGTATGGTTTCTGATTTAAACTGATGAACCTGCAGACTAGTCACAAAACCTTCACGAAGTATTAGTTCTTTGAGTGCAAATGGGTATAGGGAACTGCCACCTTGTAGCCAAGTTTCCTGCCCCCAGGGCTTGTGCACTACATGACAGTTGTCAAGTGTTAGAAATTCTACGGACATATTTGACCTCTAGTTGAATATCATTATATGCGTATTTATTGACCTAGGTCAATGGCTAATTATTCTCTTGGTAAACTTCTGGTGTAATCTAAAAATTGACGTTGTAATTCCCATAATTCTTCATATGGAATAGTTCGCAAATCTCCCGGGGGAAAATTGGGTCTAATTACTATTTGTTGGAAACTATCTTGATTGGCTATCGAATGCAATCTTCTAACTAAAACATAGTCGGCTAGGATTGTGTGATTGTGTATAGGCAAGGGCCAATGATCATACTGTGTTCGATAGAATTCAACATGCAAAGATTTTTGATAAAAAAATCTGTTACACATTATGTCACTGGTAAGGCTATTGGTTCGATAATAAAAATCTATTGCTTCAGGAAAAAGTTGAGAGCCCGGAACTAGCACGTCGCGAGTAACATCCATTAGCAATTCAAAATCTTTTAGATTAGTTATATTTTCTTTATTGCTATCGTAGATATAAAGGTCTGGACGAATTTCTAATACTTGGTCATAAACAAAACCATTGTCCAATTCATAACGTCTTTTGAGCAAGTTGGCACGATTGGCTAGATAACTTTGAAGATAGTTAGTTCCATAGAATACAGCCGGTCTATCAGTGACAATAACAAAATTTATCAGTGTTTTATTATTTTCAATAAATTTTGTTTTGATATCATGATCAGTTACGTTTCTTTGAGTTTTTTCTGAATGCATCTGAGGATACCAATAGTCTCTAGTAGTACTCCACGTGGCAAAATAATAATCAGCCTGTTGACAGATATCGTCAACATAGTCAAAGATATATTGGCTGGCTCTGGGCCAAGTTCTAAAATCTCCAGCGACTAAAACTGCTGCTCTGGATATCTTATCCAATTTTTACCTCAAATCCCAAACGATTAACCAAAAAGAAAATTTGTTCAGTAAGTAGTTCTATGGTATCGTGGCCAGTATTTTTGAAGTTATAGTTATCAAAATTTATCTTATAAAGACTGCTGATCGTACTAAATGCACCAGGCTTACAGAAAAAGGAACTAGAATGTAGTTGATCAGTTGTATAGTAAAATCTTTCAAGGTAATCATCTTTTGAAAATTTTTCAAGATCATAAATTCTTAAATTATTCTCATTTACTACACAAATCACATCTAATCTAAGACCTTCAGCAATTTTTTCATCAAGGATTAACCCCGCTTCGGCCAATCGCAGTTGAAAAGTAGGTTTATTTGATTTTACTACCAGACAAGGATTTAATTCAGCAATTACTTCATCCTGGCGTATGCGTTCCCTTAGAAAAACCAAAGCCTTGTTCAAGATTGTTTTTCTCGCCTATAAAAAATATGATTGCCAATTTTTGCTATAATCTTATAGGGATAACTTTGAGATACCGTTACCGTAAGATTATGAAAGTAATAGGTACTGTGTCCCAGTTTTGGAAGCCTTTCGCCCTCAAGATAAACCTTTTTAGCAGCAATATAACTTGGATGAGATTCACTGATTCTTAAATTTTTATTCTTAGTCTTGTCGCAATACCAACTGAACTGGCAAACACGTGTTTGACCTCTGCGAGATGATTGACTTATTACATCGCACAGGTCTCTAGGAAATTGTCCGCTGTGTGCTCGATTGACTGTGACCTGAGCCACTGCCAGTTGCCCTTTGAATGGTTCGTTGCCGGCTTCATAGTAGACGTTACGAGCCAGGCATACCAATTGGCGCTGTCTTGCGGCATCATATTTTTGTTTATAAGACTGCTGGAATCTATCGAAAACAAAATTTGTTTGCATCTGTGGTACTGCACTACTGCTGAACATCAGCAGGCTTACTCCAAATACTAAGGACATATTTGTCCAGGTCAGTATCGTTTTGAGGCGTTGAAATACGCTCATAGTTTTCCCTCCTGTTAGTTTTACGTCTTGCTTAGATTTCTCTCGGCGGTAGACCTGTGGCTAGATTGCGGTCTACAAAATATTGACAAGGTTTGATTACCCCGTCTCTCATATGGACTAGATCATAGTCATCAAATGCTGCTTCATTTACCTTTACACTTGAAGTGTGTCTGTGACACTGTTCCCTCACTGCGCAATATCTCCCTGCACAATAATATCTCGATTCGGTTTGGTTATTATCCATGCTTTTCCTCCGAACGTTTAGTATATAGTCAAGGATGATATGACTTTTATACGTAGTTTTATCGGCAGAAAAAGAGATAATTATTCCAGACCTAAAATACCCGGATTTTGTTGTAGCATTTTTTGTCTAAAATAGTTCCAAATACTGTATAATTCGTCACTTTCATAACGATTTATGAGCAATTTTAAATCACTTATTGCAGTCAAATCTGCCCAGTGGGGCTTGTATTTTTCATGAACTGCATTGGGATTGTCATAACTGTATCCAATACTATCGAATCCTTCTAGTTCTAAGAACGTAGGAATTAGTCGTTCTATTAGAAATGTAAAATTTGGCAGGCTCTTGTCGTGTGCATAATTGCTGCCGCCTGCACCAAACACTTCATTTTTAAATATACTATCTTTTTCCGCTTCTGTAAAGAGTCTACGACTGAACTCCATAAATTTAGTCCAGAACCTACGATTACCAATAACATAGTTAGCAAACACAGTCTTGTTTCGATCTAAGACCATAGATCGCACATCAATATCATTGTAACCTAATTTTTCTAAAAATTTATTACCTATACCGCTGATGTTGGGGTGCCAGAGGTCTCCTTGTTCCCAACTGTTTAAAAATAAAGCCTCATTGATTATACAAGGATTAAGCAGATAAACATCATGACCGGGGTTTTGTTGTATCCAGTCAAAGACCTGTTGTCCTGTAAGATTGGTTTTTTCTTTGAACTTCCAACTAACAAAACCCCAATAATCTAGGTTTGATGATACCAGACGCTCGTGTTCCTGATCCCAATTATACCACTCTCTCAGATCTGGACGAGGATTGGCAGTATTATCCAACGGTTCAAACAACGGGTCACAATGCTGACGAAGTTCTGGTTTATAATAAATTTGTAAGACTTTTATGTTTGGTAACATAAGGTTCTATTTCCTTGGCAATATTTCTGGCTCTGGGTACGAATTCATTTTCCAATCTCCAGGTTAGGGTTTCCTTGTTGGTAATATGATGAAATCCCCAACCACGTTGACGGTCAATCAAAGGTATTTGAGTCTGTATTTGTAGTTTACGTGCTATGCCGCCATCGTCAAATGGACACCAACCGTAGTAAAATGTCACTAGTTTGTCTGTATTGTATGAATTCCAGTGACGACCCGGAGCCATACACTGCGGAGTACTCTGAGCAGGATAGTGCACAGGAATGTTGTGCAGACTTCGACTACGGCGTTCTAAAAAGTTTTGCGGACTATCGCCAAACATAAATCCATGTGTTTTTTGGTCGTAAAGTGGTAAATCATGTGTAACATGGCGATCTCTATCACAATCAACAAAAAATACACTAGGTATCAATAATTGTCTAGGTTGATCATCTAGGATAGAATAATCGCCAATCAACTGCTCAGTTACATTTAAACAAATTCTCCAACCACTGATTTGTTTTTCAATTTCATTGACTTCTACATCGATCATGTCGGCCTGGAAATCATTATTACGACTAGTTACGATGTCCCACGTGGGACAAATTTCTTTGATTATTTCAACTGATCGATCAGTTGAATGATAGTCGATCATTATGCCATGATCAAAGATCTGCTTGTGGTGGTTTAGGAACCACGGTAGTAGATATTCTTCATTGTAAAAATGAGATATTAGTGTTCGCATTATTCTATGTTAATTTTAGGGAAATACCGTATAAAAACATCTTCTGTTTTGTCTCTTTTGATTTTAATTTTGTCTCGAATTTCACTAAAGAAATTCCATGCTAGTGGTATAAATGCTACTTTTGCATCTGAAGACAGGCTGTCAAGGATATCAATTGATACTACAGGTATGTGACTACCTGGGCAAAATCTTCCTTGTTTCAAAGGATTGTCATCGATTACATAATCTAAATGAAGATCACCAAAGTTAATCAAAGTCATACCTTTTGCAGCAGCACCATACCCAATTATATGGTAGTCCAGCAGTCGATAGTGCATTATCGTTTGTTTAAGATCTTCAATTACATTAATACACTTTTCTGCATATTCACTATAGGTCTGCAGATTTTGTAATCCCAATTCACGTTCATTACGCAGCATCTGGTCTACCAATTCGGTATTACTTGGATTCTTTTGAATAACAAATACGTAACTGTTGCCGTGTATAGGGGTTTTGACGATGTCAACCAAGTGCAGGCCAGCGCGACTTACTAGTGCATTCATACTCATACTGTTGAAAAAACTCAGATGCTCATGATAGATGGTGTCAAACTCGTTGTTCTTTACCATATCTGCTTGGCTAGTTTGAATAAACAACACACTTTCGTCATGCATTATTTCTTTGCAAATCTTAAGAAAATCTAAAGGATAACTATTGTGTGCAAAAACATTTTGCGCAGTAATTATATCTAATTTGTGTTGTTTGAATTCATCAATGTGTTTGTCGCTGAAATAATCGCAGACAACCATATGGTTGGCAGAACTGATCTTATGTAGATTTTCTGCTGGATCAATACCAAATGTTCTGAGACCAAGACTCTTATAAGAATTCAATTGACTACCGTCATTGCAGGCAATATCTAAAACTGCTTTAGGACGATTTTTAAAATACTGCAAAGTAAAATTAGCGAACCAATCAAAATAGTCGCGAAGAGTTTGACTAGTACCGCTGACATAGAGATAATTTTTAAACAATAGATCTGGATTTACTGCGTGGCTAAGTTGCAGATGCGTACATCCCGAGCAGAGATTAAGGCGCAGAGGAAAGGTCAATTCTGATTCGTCAGGTGATGTTATAAAACTGTTGGCCATTGGCTGCTCGCCTAAATCTAGTACTTCTTTTAGAGAGCGGCTACCACAGCACAGGCATTCTGTTAGTTCTTTACAGTTATTCGATGTCATTTTTTTCCGTCCAGTTATAGTAGATATATTGGTCACGTCTTTGAGTTTTTGCTGTTGAATATTTTTCAACTAAACTCTGAAGTATGCTATCGGGTGTTTCTTTGAATTTGAAATTATAAGTAGTTTCAAACAGTTGAGTGTCTAGACTAAAATCATAGGCATTGCCCAGCAAACCGTTGTCAACCAAACGAACATCTAACTTGTCTGACACAGCGTTGGCAATTTCACTGACTGTTAAATTAAAACTTGCAAGATTGTAAATACCCGGCACAGGATTTTTGATACAAGTATCAATGGCTCGGCAAAGATCTTCGATACCTAGAATGGCTCGACTGATATGACTATTGGTCACCTGTATGCTACCGCTGCGCACTGCAGTTTCATACATGGCATTGATCATAACATCGGTTCTCAGAATCGATGACCAACCGTTAACCGTACCAAATCGAAGACCTATGATTTTACGTCCCTGCAACAAGGCCGCTTCTGCATGCAGATCTAACACATACTTAGTAACATCATAGTTATTAACAGGGACAAACCGCTGCACCTCTTCGCGATGCTTTTGTCCCGGCAGACTATTGCCGTACACGCTGGCAGAACTAGCGTAAATTATCAGTTGATCGTCCGTTTTTGCCAAGAGATCTGTAAAATTGGTCACATTGTTCAACCATGGACTTTGCATGGGCCCTTCGCAGGTTTTTACTGAACTGTGACCTGCCAAAACGATAATTACATCAAACTTTTTAAGTTCGCTGTTAGTCAGATGTCTGTAGTCAGAAACCACGCAGTCATCAACACGACTAAACCAACCAATATCAATTGCAGTTACACAGTGGGCAAAATTTAAGATCTGCTTAAGACGAGACCCTATGTATCCATTTGCCCCTAATAACAGTACATTCTTCATTAATCGATGATCATCATGCCATTAGGAGCAATGTTGCCCATTAGACCTACCGTTTCTAATTCTACCAGTTTATTGCGAGGAATAAACTTGCTCATGCTGTGCTCATTGTCAATATACTTGCCTGCATTGAATAAATTAATCATATTTTCAATAATATGACTATACATCTGCATGGTTTCTAGGTACAGGCTTGGCGTAAAACTCCAAAGACGAGTCTGAAGCAAGGTATTTACTCCAGTGTCTTGTGGATTAATCCAACTTGGCTGAGCCTTTTTAAACACGTACTTGTCTTGAGTTGAAGGATTATCAAATTTGGTAATATCAAACTTGTCAGTTACTGAATATCTGCCACTGAGTTTAAAAATGCGAGACGCTTGATTGATTTCCTGCATCATATCGCTGTCATTATAGATAAACGTCAGGGCTTTGAGCAGGCCCATGGCTTCCATAGCATTTTTGCCAATATCGTAGTTTGCAACATTGTTATGAAAATACTGAATGTCGCTATCGTCGCTGTTGTCGATATAGTAATCTACAGTATCGATGAGTTCATTAAATTCTGCACTATCGTCATTTTGCACGTCAACCTTACTGTTGTCCACAAGAATTATCTTGCAGTCAGGAATGTACTTTCTGGCACTCTGTGCTGTTTCTAGTGTTTGCTTAATACGTTCTTGCGGGTTATAAATGCCATAATTAGTATAAACCGCAGAAGTTAAAAATACAATATTCTTGCTCATGTCTGTCCTTTAAGTTCGCAGCCAACGTTCATTGGCCAAAGTCCAATTCACTACTTCACCAATACGTTGGCTAAGTGCAACCCTAGGAACCCATCCTAGGCTCTTCATGTATTCTCCACTAAGGCTATAGCGCAGATCGTGCCCAGGCCGGCTTGAGTGAAAATCAACCATTTCATAGTGCAGTGGTTTTCCTTGCACATCCGCAATTAACTGTGCTAATGCTAGATTATTGATTTCTTCAGCCCCTACTAGATTAAACTTAGGGCATTTGGCTCCGCCGTGATCTTCTTCCAAAGTTGCCCGTAGATTCAACAAGAACAACATAGCATCTGCCACATCTGCAGCATGAATATAGTGGCGACTTCCTGGAATTGTTCGTGTAGCGTCTGAGTGAATAGTAATGGTATCACCATCGTGTACCTTGCGAATACACATGGGAATGTATTTTTCCGGGTGCTGTCTTTGACCAAACACATTCATAGTATGTGTGATGTAGATCGGCAACTTATAGGTATTTTCAAAAGCCACGGCTAGTTCTTCGCCGCCGGCTTTAGTGGCAGAATATGGATTAGAACTGTTGTAACGATCTCGCTCTTTGTAGTCCACACCGACGGGCGCAGGACCAAATACTTCATCAGTTGAGAAATAAATGAATCGTTCTAAACCGTCTAGGTCACGAGCATAGTTTAGGACATTACAGGTTCCAACTACATTGTCTAAAACAAATTCCATGGGATATTCAATTGATCGATCCACATGACTACCTGCAGCCAGATGCAGTACATAGTCAACCTTGCCAATTTCTCGGCGTACCAACGGGTTTAGATCCGCTCGCAAATCATGGAATACTACACGTATGCGCTTACGAGTGGTGGTATCCAAATCCTGAGCCATGTCCCACAAGCGATTAAGATTTCCGGAAAAGTCCAATCGGTCTAAACTTACTACATTCCAATCGGTTTCACGCAGGATTTTTTCAATGACATGGTGTGCAACGAATCCAGCACCACCAGTCACTAAGACGGTTTTTGACATCGATTTCTCCAGTTTTTATTGAATTTACAGCAACAAAACTATTTATTTTGCTAAAAAATGTCAGCAAAATTATACAGTTTCTCTTATATGTTTGGCTTCTACGTATTCACGAATAAACTTGATAGCCTTGCGGCTAGTGTCAAAAACATACTCTAGAGAATCGGCTTCTGTATTAAGAATTACAATAAAGCCATTGGCTACTTTGCGTATTTCAATCGAATCAAACATGTTTGTTCCTTATTTAGGTTAGTGTTAACTTTTTTAGTTTAACAGAAAATTTTCCAATAGTCAACAAACAATTGTTTCTTTAAAATAAATATTTTTCAATTGGATCCAATGGTGATAAACTCTATATTATTTTTTCTTCTTTGTTATCATCTTCTATGGGCAACATTTAGCCTACTAGTTCACCGATCGATTATACATAAGCAATATGTTATTGATAAAAATTTAGCAATAGTGTTTAGGTTTATTTTATGGGTAGTGATGGGCTTAGCCTATCAAAACTGGCAACAACATTTGTGTGCTTTGCACCGAAAACATCATAGATTTAGCGATCAAAAAGAAGACCCGTGTAGTCCTCATTTACAATCCCTTAGGGAATTGCTCGACTACAAACATAATGACCCGAACAAACCTCGATTCATCGGTCCTAAAGATTTAGCCACTTATGCTCCCGAAATAAAAACGGACACTAGCCAAATTGAACAATTTTATCAAAAACACCCAACGTTAGGGTTAACTATCCTGTGGGGAATATATACTCTGCTGTTTGGTATATCTGGATTTATAATTGGTGCTATCCATCGATTTTTTATAACAGATATTGTTATTTTAACTGCAGATTGGGGCACCCATAAGTTGGGATTTAGATATGTAAAACTACCCAATTCAGGAAAAGCAGTAAATATGTTCCCAATTGGCATTTTACTAGCCGGCGAAGAACTTCATGCAAACCATCATTTAAATCCTAACAGACTAAATCTAGCCATGAAATGGTTTGAGTTTGATCTAGGGTATTGGTATGTTAGGTTTTTCGCTATGTTAGGATTAATGCGTATTAATACAAATTAATCTTATAGAAATGTAAAGCCCGCCTGCGCAGGCTTTACAAATTTAAATCAAGCAATTTCTTTATCAAAATCCTGCACTAACGCATCACGAGTTTGATCAGATACAGTTGCAATCACAGGATAAGCAGGATGATTCACTCCAACATCCAAGTTGACACCGTGTCTTAAGGCTGTAATCATTGGCTCAGTAAGTTCAAATCTTAGAAAATGTACTGCGCTAGTCTTGTCCAGATTACTTCGATCCATATCTTCGTCCGCAATGGCATAGACTGCTTGATAATTACCGACTTTTATAAAAACTCGATCCTCAACACGTTTAAGATCTTTGAGGCGCTGTGCTCTCTCTGTTGGATCACTGTACTCAATATACAGTGTAGCCTTAAGATTGGTGCCTGTAGGAATTAGAGGATTGTATGCGTCAAGTTCATCTTGAATACCTTCTGCAGTAAAAGTTTTTTCTATCAACAGCATTTCTTGAATCTGATACTTGACGGTAAACTGATCTTCAAAACTAATAGTCATATGGTCGCCAATACTGACCTGCCGCAGTTTGCGATGTGCTGCTGCAGCAGGTTTGAATTCCTCGCGAACCTGACTATATTCTTCTAAACTCCATAAGTCGTCGCGAGTTAGCATCATGCGTTCTCTTTAACAAAAGCGTCAAGAGTGCGTTGGAATTTGCCAGCATGGCTGCGCTCTGCCTTGGCCAGTGTTTCAAACCAATCAGCGATTTCGTCAAAGCCTTCGTCACGTGCATCACGGGCCATGCTCGGATACATGTCAGTGTACTCGTGTGTTTCGCCGTGAATAGCACTTTCCAGTGCTTGAACGATATCATTGGCCGGAAGGCCAGTTTCGGGGTCGCCTGAACCACCCTTGATTAGGTATTCCATATGCCCGTGGGCGTGGCCGGTTTCACCTTCAGCAGTATGTCGAAAGATGTTAGCGACATCTGGTGCGCCTACAATGTCAGCCATGTTGGCAAAGTATAGATAGCGGCGGTTAGCCTTTGATTCACCTGCAAATGCGTCCTTAAGATGCTGCTCTGTCTTTGTTCCTACTAGTTTCATTGATTTCTCCTTTAAATATTTCCAAATGATGCCCAAAACAGTCCTACCATTATGAGCGCGATTACAATTTCAAACATATAATCTCCTACACTTTTAATAGTTTAAACTTATAATGAGTTTAAGTCTAATTGTTTTTTCCTATTACAAACATAAAAAAAATTTACTATCCTTAATCGCAACAAAACCCACGCAAGTGGGTTTTGTCTTATTACTATGTAATTACTTATGCCTAAGGTCAAACAAAAATTTTACTGGAAATCATTAAAATTTAGAAGGCACAAGGTTATCATGAAATATCTGCCAACAATTTTCCCAAGTCCACTTTTGGCTAGATTTATAAACCTGCTTTCTACTTATGGTCAAACACTGTTGAATGGCTTGATTTAGATCATCAGACAGGTATCCGTTAACACCGTTTTCAACGATATCTATCGGGCCCGGCACAGGATAGGCTGCAACAGGAGTACCGCAACTTAGACTTTCGATCATTACTATACCAAACGTGTCCACACGGCTAGTAAAAACAAATACATCAGCATTGGCATAATATTCTGCTAGTTCATGCTCAAACTTTGACCCTGCAAACATTACATTAGGATATTTTTTCTCTAATTCTGCACGATAAGGACCATTACCTACAATTACTTTGGTTGCGTTTGGGACATCTAATTGACAAAAATCATCAAGACCTTTTTCTCGGCTAACACGACCAACACTTAACAATATGGGATGACCATTTACTTCTGGGCTTCTTAGTTTATCGCTAAAGACTTTTTTATCTACTCCGCGTGTCCAACTTACGACATTGTCACTGAATCCATGTGATTTAAGTTCTCTTACCATAGTTTGTGTGGTAGTAAGAACCTTCCCCGAATGTTTGTGAAACCAACGCATATACCAATAGGACCAAGAACGAGGAAAATTATACAAACGCTCTAAAAACTCAGGAAATTTAGTATGATAACTGGTGTTATAGGTCTTGCCATTACGGTCGCACCAGATTCTGGCAGCAAGGCCTAATGGACCTTCCGTAGCGATATGTATATGATCCGGAGCCACCGCCGCAATCTTTTTTCCAATACCCCAAGGCCAGGATAACTTAACTTCAGGATAACCAGGGCAATTAATATGAGGGAACTGCCCGGGATCAATATAAACAAGACTATAACCAGAACGAACAGCCAGACTCTCAAGATTTTTGAACGTGGTGACAACGCCATTTACTTGGTCCCTTAGATTATCAGTTATGATTAAGATTTTTTTGTGCATGTTCCTGTTACCTTAAATGCTGGAAATTTAACCCAAAAAGTCATAGTGCCAAGAGCACGTTCGCATGATTCTTGTGACTCAAATTCAAGCCACATTTTTGCTGGTATGTCGTTTGGATTGTTCACGTGCACTGCTGTTAAAAGCAATAACCACATCTTCTTGCTCCTTTGTCCAATAGACTATTTCCCAACGGCCATCCCAGTGTTCTACCAAGGCAGAACAACTTTCTACCCAATCGCCGCAGTTCATGTAGTTTATCCCATCGATAGTTTTTATTTCTGGAGTGTGTATGTGCCCACAGATAACCCCATCAAATCCTCTTTTACGACAATAGTTGACTAGTACTGATTCAAATTCAAAAATGAAATTTACCGCACGTTTTACTCTGTGCTTGAGAAATTTACTTAGGCTCCAATAGCCAAAACCAAATCTATGCCTCCACCAATTGAAATGTGTATTAATCCACAATACAAAATCATAGGCTTTGTCACCGAGAAGATTTAACCATTTGGCTGCTCGAGTAATTCCATCAAACATATCGCCATGTGTTAACAGATAAAGATTGCCGTCAGTGTCGCGATATTCTGCCTGATTAACCACTGTAATATTACCCATTAAAAATGCATTGGTAACAAAAGGTCTTAAAAATTCGTCATGGTTGCCTGTAATGTAAGTAACTTTAGTACCGTGTTTAGCCATTCCCAAAACGCGGCGCACTACATTTGAGTGGCTCTGTTTCCAGCGCCACTTGTTTTGTTGTATTTTCCAACCGTCGATTATGTCCCCTACTAAAAAGAGATGGCTGCAACTGTTGTTCTTGAGAAAATTATTCAGCAACGAAGCCTGTGAATCTTTGCTGCCCAAGTGAACATCTGATATACAGATTGTTTTATATGTTTTGTTCTGCTCCATTTTTTATCTCACAATGTGACAAGGGGTACTACCGAAGCAGTACCCCTTGGGTAATCAAATACAAATTTGTTTTTTAATTTGAAATGTTCCATATTGATGCAGCAACAAGAACCATAAGATATACCCCTATTTCTTGCAATGCTTCTCCTAGAATTCCTAAGAAAATTTCAATCATCGACACCCTTTCAATAATCTTATAACTTACTTTATATTTACTTGAAAATCAATTACACTATTATTACAAAAACATCAAAATAAAAGCCCGCATATAGCGGGCTTGGTATTGATCAAGTATACAATTACTTGGTCGCTACAGAACCGTAAAATGCCTTGCCGATCTTAGTCACTGATTCTACTAGAGTCTTAGTATATTCGGCCTGTGCATCAATGAAACGGTCAACTTCAGTACGAAGTTCCTTGTTTGTAATCAAAGCACTAACGGTCTTGGCGTTCTTAACACCTTGCTCAACTGCATAATCAACTGTAAACATTTGCGTTCTCCTTTTAAATAAGCGAGTTTACTTGTGAGACCTGCACCCGCAGCATCCCCTTACTGCTACATCTATTTATACATTATATGAAAAATTATGCTGCTCTGCAACATTTTTTCACTTATTTGGTAAAATTTCCTAATAACGATAGGTGTCTGGCTTGTATGGGCCATGTACCTCAACTCCTATGTATTCTGCCTGTTCATAGGTTAAATTAGTTAACTCTGCACCAATTTTCTTTAGATGTAATTTAGCCACTAGTTCGTCTAAATTTTTGGGCAGCAGATATAGTTCACCAACCTCATAATTTTTATAGTTGGTATACAGTTCTATCTGTGCTATGACCTGATTAGTGAAACTGTTACTCATAACGTAACTAGGGTGCCCTGTTGCACAGCCTAGATTTACCAGGCGTCCTTTGGCTAGCACAATAATACGACGACCGTCTGGGAATATCACGTGATCAACCTGTGGTTTAATTTCTTCCCACTCATACTTTTCTAGGCTAGTAATATCAATTTCACTGTCAAAGTGGCCTATATTGCACACTATGGCGTTATGCTTCATCTTTGCCATGTGGTCGTGTGTAATCACATCGATGTTGCCTGTGGCAGTAACGAATATGTCTGCTTTGTCAGCAGCCCAATCCATGGTGACCACACGATATCCTTCCATGGCTGCTTGTAGTGCGCAGATAGGATCTATTTCAGTTACCCAGACCTGGGCACTCAATGCTCGCAACGCAGCAGCACTGCCCTTGCCTACATCACCAAATCCTGCAACCACTGCAATCTTACCAGCAATCATAACATCTGTTGCACGTTTGATGCCGTCCACTAGACTTTCTCTGCAACCATAAAGGTTGTCAAACTTTGATTTTGTTACTGAATCGTTGACATTGATAGCACGCAGGCGGAACTCGCCGCGGGCCTGTGCTTCACGTATCTTATGTATACCTGTAGTAGTTTCTTCTGTAACTCCTATGATATTGTCTAATAAATCAGGACGATTCTGATGTACCCACCAAGTAAGATCATGCCCATCATCTAGCAGCATGTTGGGCTTCCAACCGTTGGGGCCTTGTATAGTCTGTTCTATACACCACCAATATTCTTCTTCTGTTTCACCTTTCCAAGCAAACACAGGTATACCTAGATCTGCCAGGGCTGCTGCTGCATGGTCTTGTGTACTAAAAATGTTACAACTTGACCAACGAACTTCTGCGCCCAATGCAACTAGAACCTTGACCAATACTGCGGTCTGTATGGTCATGTGCAGACTGCCTGCTATACGTGCGCCCTTAAGAGGTTGCTGGGCGCGATATTCTTCTAGGACGCTCATTAGCCCCGGCATTTCTGTTTCCGCAATGGCTATTTCTCGATGTCCCCATGGGGCTAAATTTATATCTGCTATTTTATAGTCCATTATTAACTAATCCTTTTTGTAATCTAATCGTTGAATCATTCTACCACTATTATGTACAAATTTTCCGTTGGGCACATCTCTCATAATCATGCTCCCAGCCATAATTTTGACATCATTGCCAATTTCTAAAGATTTATCATGATACCCGTTTATAGCCATGCTGCCGGCGCCTATCATTACATTATTACCTATGCATACGTGCCCGCCCACAAAACTGTAGGGAGCCAATATAACATTTTCTCCTAAAATAACATCGTGTGCCACTGCTGATCCACTATCTAGATAACAAAAATCGTTAATTGTTGTTTTGGCTCGAACATAACAGTCGCGAGCAATTACTATACTGCTACCTAGTTTTGTTTTTGGGCTAATATATGCGTGTTTACTTATCAAATTTGTCAATGGTAACTTTTGCTCGCGCATGAGTTTTATTCTAGTGCGTCTTAGATTATCTCCACTGTGTTCTGGATTTTTTGGATTGTAATGGCCGGCATTACCGCTAGAAAGAATAAAATTGTAAAGATTTTTTTCTTGATCAGAAATATTTTCCTCGTTACCGATGACTGGAATGCTATCTAGATGACTAGTATTCCCATAAAAATATTTGTCATATATTCCTGCTATTTCTATTCCAAGTTCATCTGCTGTTTCAATAAACAAATCTAAGCCAGATCTATAACCAATGAGAGCAATAGGTTTTATTTGCATTTAAGTATCGCGCAGTTTTTCCGGACGGTCATCAATTGTATTCTTTGCTTTAACCATGGCAATTTCTTCCCACAATTTTTTTCCGCGGCGAACATCAACAAAGGGACTAGGAGGTTTATCATAAGGATTGCCAATCAATTTGATAATCTTAGCACTAATATCAAATTCCCCTGGCAATACAGCATTGTTCCATAACCAAGGACAAGCATGGTGTGTGTTATGATATCCTTCCCCCATTAATAGAAATTGCCACACATGGCTATTATAGGTATAATCATCGCTGTTATAAATTCGATAGGTATCACTTCGATAACCAAAACGTCCGGTGCTGGGAATATGAGCAATGACAGTTACCCAACTAATTCCAGTAAAAACATATAAAACTGGTAATGCATAGAAATAACCTAAATATTCTGGACCTATCATTAACAAAGATAGTGCATAACTGTAGATTATGATGTAATAGTTTTTATGAAACCACTTATGATCTACATCTGACGTTAGATCTTTGATGATCATCGGACTAATGTGATAAGTGGGAAAATAATAAAAGTATACTTTGACCTTGTGCCAGAAATTTCCAGCCGGTCTATGAGGATCACCCTCTTTATCTGTATATTGATGATGCTTGCGATGACCGGCAGCCCAACTTACAGTACTTCCCAGTGTACAAATGGTTCCAAACCATAAAATTAACCATTTGTAAAATCTATTTTTAGGTACAAATGTTTTATGGCTAGCCCATTTATGTAGGCAAATACTAACTCCCAGACCAAACAATATCCAACCTAAAAACAAGGCTACTAAAAATAGTTTTAGATCCCAAAACCAAATTAGTGTGCCGGCGGCTACACTGTAGGCTATAGCCTGGGCTATTTTTACCTTAACGTCATTGGTAATTTTTGCTAGTTCAAACACTGCCCATAAGGCGGGTGCTGCCAACAAGGCAAATATTTGATGAATTTCCATGCTAGTATAATTTATGGCGCCAAATAATATAGCGCCATAAACTAGCAAAAATTTAAGATGTTTAGACATAGAAAACTATTTATCGACGCATCTCAACGTCGATAATAGATTGCTAATCGTTTCCGGTCTTGTTTAAATCTATGTCAGTTGCTCTGCGATTTCGAGCAGCCTGAAAACTTTTTTCTGCATCAATCATCATGTGTTTGAACACCGAAACGCGGCTTTGATCGGGCATCAAAGCCATTAATCTTTTGACAGTTTTAGGTAATTTATTGTGAACGGTTGCCATACTATCTCCTATTTAACCTTTTTTAAGTAACTTTTATCTATCTTGCCTGCGGCTATTTCACACAGTGCTTCTACTGCAGGTTTGCTTTCGTAAGCAATGTTACCGCCTCCTTTTGCAGCCAATAATCTTTGGTATGCAATTTCTCTGGCGCGCACTGTGGATGCTAAAATTAAATTATATCTACTACCCCCAAACTCTTTAATGCATGCATCAAGATCTACTTTTTCAATCGACGTTCGCAATGTTCGAATGGTCATATGGATTCTCCTTGAGATTAATATAATATAGGGGTTAAAATAGATTTGTCAACTATTATCGCAGTTGTCTTGGCTCGTCTTCGCGTTTAGCACGAGGTTTCAGTACTGGTTTTCTTTGTGCAATATCTTGAATTTTTTTCTCAATTTCATCTTGTTTTGCAGCAGAGGCCTGTTGCTGTACCTCTTGGTCTTGTATGTCTTTGCTGGTTGCGCCGTTGTACAAAATATTAAAAACAAAGTTGCCTTTACCACCAGTGCTAAAATAGGTTTTGCTAGCATCTAGTTCAACACCAGTAACTGCTGTGCTAGGATAGACTGTTCTAAAACCTTTAATAATGATAGTGTCACCCTTTTCTGCTGCATCTGTGTACATCTGGACCAAAGCACCGTTATTGAGTATTTCAGAAGCAGCCTCACCAAAGTTTGTATTCTCATTTACATACTCAGCCACTTTATAGGCAATGGCTGCTGTAAGATGTTCTCTAGGTACGATTCGTTCTGGGCTAGATGATTTTCTTTCAGTATACAATTTTTCCAGTGTCGGTGTTAGAACTCCTGAACCTATGATTTTATCGTTTGGTCCATATTTCTTAAGTGTTTCAACATAGGGAATGTCTTCGTTAGAAATAATTCCATACATTGCAGCCAGTTGTAAAGGAGCCATAAAGTGCCCTTGGTCTTTGATTATGTTTAAGATCCCAATGACGTTTTGATACTTTTCTATTAGATCTTTTCCACGTGGAGTTTCTTCTAGTTCCTTAACACTGTTTAATAAATTAACTGCACTGGCTTTAGCACCCTTAGCGCCTTTACTACTGAGTTTTATTTCACGCCCTTCAGAATTTGTTAACACACTGTCTGACAAACCACCAATGGCTCCGGTGTTGAAACTTACCGTACTAGTGTCAAAGCCTGCATCGCCAAAAAATATCTGTTCTGCTTCTTTGGCATTCCCTGCAACATTCATTCCCTTGATCAAAGCAATCGGTTGCAGCAATTCGCAAAAATAGTCTCTAAAACTGGCAAAATTGATATCACCTTTAGGCATAACCACTGGCAGACTATCTGATTCTACAAATATCTTTGTAGCCTGTGCAATGGCACTGTCTGCGCCAAATTTTTCTACAACCTGCTGTAGAATCGACTGCGGAGTATTGTTTTCAAATTGTGTTAAAATTTCGCTGGGCTTATAACCTGTGCGCTCTTTTTCTGCTGACTTACCCTGAAATCTAAATCCAGGAACAGCAGAGTTTGGAAAATTGTTTTCTACAGGATTGGGGCTGATTTCCTTAAAAAATCTTCCGATATAAATGTACTCACCTGTTTCGTCATCTCCAAATTGTGCTATACCAAAACCACCAGTTAAACTGGTTGGTTTATTAGACCACTGAATGTCACTAGCATGATATAAACTATTAATAGCATCGTTTAATTTGTCCGGTGATTCAAATCTGCCAGACTCTGGGTAAAATATCAAACTTTGGAACGTAATAGTTTTTTTGGTTTCAGGATTGACAAATTTTTGGCCAGGAATTCTGTTGGCTAGCCCTACACTTTCAGTAACTATTTCTATTAGATCGCGCATGATACTCTATTTATCGAAATTCCTGCACCATTCATCTAACAACTTACTGCTGCTGGATCTTTTGATAGTCCCGCCAACACCAAATACAAATTCAACGCCTTCTATAGACATTTCCGGAATATTACCTTTGTTTCTGTCGCCCCCATTGGCAAAGATAATTTCTGCTGTAGGCCAAGTCTGTTTGGTTAGTTTTATAGCATGATTAGCCGTATCGTCGTCGTCGTTGAATTCTAAGACATAGTCAACCATGCGCAAATTAGAAATTATGCGCATGCGATCATATCTAAGCATGAATGCCTTGCCTTTTTTGCGTGTTAGCCAAGAATCAGAATTGACTCCTACTACTAGTTTATCCCCTAAACGTTTAGCCTCGGTAAAATATTCAATATGCCCTAAATGAATAGGATCAAAACCGCCGGTTACTAGAACAATTTTCTCAGGCATTTTTATAACTCTTACGTGTTGGTGGTTTATTTAACAATGGCCGCGGCTTTAATATTTCAGTTGCTCGCACTGCTTCTTTAGGTTGTTCAATACTGATTCTGTCAGATCGAGTAACATCGTCATTTATAACACCAGTGGTTTCAGTGGCCGGAGGAGTTTCCATTCGTTGACTAACGTAGTCTATAAAATAAAGTTCTTTGTCTAACCACGGCATTAAAATTTCTTCTTGCTTGATAAATCCATTGGAATTTAAACTATTGACAATACTAGGATGTAGTAAATTTTTATCTGCTAGGTCAAACCATGTAGTTGTTGCTGGATCCATTGCCGGAACGTCTGATTTGTACACTGCCATTTGAATCCAAGGGTCTTGCCAGCGTTTTAGCAGATACGCATCCCTACAATCAAATCCGTTTACTGCTAGCATATAGATTAACATCAGTGGAGTATAATGATATATACAACCATTGTATGCTCTGCTGTATTGACGGCCATACTCAATTCCTGTGTGCTGCGGAACCGTTACAACTAACATACCATTGGTATTCATATAACTATTCCATCTGCGCAGGGTATGCAACGGATCGGTGCTGTACTGCAGAGAGTCGTGTGCCCAAATAAAATCTATAGGAACAGGAAATAAAAATTCTGCATCATAGGAATTGTTTATTTTATGTATATTTTTGCGATTTGGGACCTGTGCTAATTTTGACGAACTGCGGTCTACAGCAAAGCAATTGAAATTATAAGGTTCTGGGGGATTCTCGCTGTTTTCTAAGGTAGCCCACCAATCTATATCGGCACCGCTGCCGCAACCCATATCAGCGATATGTTTGAGACTTTCTAAAAAGACCTCATACTGTTGCAACAGGCTTAAAATAGACAAACTATGCCTCTCAACCAATACTGGCATCCTCCATACCAGCCGTGCGTAGACGTGTGATATGCCCTAGCATAAAATTCTTGCTTTCTAATCCCTTCATGATACCTAACCATTTGTTACGTAGAAGTGCAACCTCATTGATAATAGTTTCAAAATCAATGACTTCATCTTCTCCGTCAACATATTTTTCAGCGTCTCTCGACGTTAGTGCTCGTTGGTAGGCCTCAAGGTATTTTTGAAAATGCTTCTTACGAATCTTTCGCAGTTGAATATTAAGATAATTCAGCACTGCTTCAATTTCCTGCAGTTGATTAAATCGATGTTCGGTAATGCCCGGAAGGTTTGCTAGATTCTTCTCAATGTTGCCATATGTGCCAACTTCTCGTTTGGCTTGATCAAGTTCTGATTCATAATGGGCTATGAAATCAGGTATTGCAGCAAGACTGGCTACTACCCGGCTATACCACATTAATAATCATCATCCTCAATTGAATCATCATAGGGGTCTTCGTCTTCCTCATCTTCGCCCATGTATTCTTGCACTGCACGTTTCAAATAACTGTCTGTGCCTCCTATGGCTCTAAGATCATCTTCGGTAATATTATGATCTGCAACCACGCTGATCACGTGATCCGCTGCTGCTTGACGATCCTTAGGAGCAATATACTCCTTACAGGTTGTCCACATTTCGCTAAGAATATCCACTTCTAAAGTCATGCTTCTGTTTCTCCTTGTTCTTCCTCAGAGGAATTATTCTTACTTAGCAAATTGGCGTTAGAACTAATTTCTTTCATTACTATGTCCAAACTGCCGTCCTCGTTAGTTTCCCAGGCCTTACGAAACTGTTTGATTTCTTTGCCATCAGCAGTCTTGTACATCAGTCGATTGCCATCTTTGACCAGCAGGCCCTTAGATTCTAGCATGTCAGTAAGTCCACTGTAGGGATTCATCCCTGTGTCATAGGGAATCTTAACCTGAACACTTTCAAAAGGTTTGGCATATCTGGTCTTCATAATCTTGCAACTTGCACGAATACCACGTACTTCTGAAATCTTGTTGCCGTCTTCGTCTTCCTTCAACTTTAACTTCTTCATAGCAACAACAATGCTTGATGCATAGATGAAACCTTGCCCACCTGAAATCTTATCATCTGGATCAAACATATCTTGGCTTGCATAGGTGTGGTTAGTAGCAACTAATCCAATATTTAGACTACCAAACATGTTTACACAGTTGCGCACTAAAGCGGTCAGGGCCTTAGGCTTACGACCCATATCGCCCTTAAGATCGCCTGCTTCAAACTGGTTAACATCTGTAGGTGTTAGCATCATACCCAAACTGTCTAGAATAAACAAGACCTTGGGGCGTTCTTCCACAGGCAGCAGTTTGTACTCTTTAACAAAGTCGTTGATAATTTTAGCAACATCATCGATCATTGCTACATTAAGTTTCAGTAACTTGTCTTCGCCGGTATCAACACCTAAGGCACGAAGCCAGTCTTCATCTAGGGCGTTTTCTGTGTCAATTAGAATAGGATAAATGCCCTGTGCTTGTGCGTGACGAATAAGGTTTCCAGAACAGATGTAACTCTTACCTGCACCAGATTCTCCAGCAAACACAGTTACTTTACCCAGAGGAACGCCTTTATGAAAGTCGCCGCTGATTAGATAATTTAGTGTATAGTTACCTGTTGAAATCCAGTCAGTTGGATCATTGAATCCAATTCCCAAACCGTCGATTGATTTGGTAATGCTTTTACGAAATTTTGAAATATCAAATGGCTTTGCCATAGTGTGTCCTTGTTGAAATCGATGGACAGGGCATTGCACCCTGTCCGTGCCTTACTTGATTAAGACGTCTTTTGACGATTACGGATCATCGCAAGAATATCTTCTGCACGAGTGTTTCCTGCTGCAGGTGTAGTCACAGGAGCAGTTGTACTAGCAACAGATTCTGTTGCTACTGCGCGATCTGCAGTTTCAAAAGGGGGAGTTTCATCCTCCACAGCCTGCACAGAGGGCGCCGGCGCTGATGCAGCAGGTGCACTAGATGCTGCTACTGCAACACCACGTGGCTTGTAGTAAGCACCCCAACGTTCTGCATCATAGGCTTGCCCATCTACACTGGCTTCAAACATTTCTTTGATAACCTTAAGTTCAACTTCACTGGGCTTCTTAGGCAGGAAGTCTGCAAGATTATACAGACCGTACTGTTCAATAGCAGCGGCCTCGTCAGCGGTCAGTGCTGATTCCTTGCGGCTCCACTTGCTAGTGTTATAGTCTGCATATCCACCCTTGCTGGTCTTGCTAATGGTAAAATCAAGACCTGCTTGATAGTCAGTAGGCAGATTTTCCAGTTCAGGATCCAGCAGTGCTGACTTGACTAGATTAAAAATCTGTGGGCTGATGATAAAGCGACGAATTGGATTGGCAGGTGTTTCGTCGTCCTTGAGAGGGTTTTCACGCACAAATCCTTGGAATAGATATGACTTCTTCTTCCAATACTTGCGACCTAGTTCTTCAAGGCTAGAATCCTTAAACCAGGTGCGTACTTCTGCCAATACTGGGCATGCTTCGCCATACATTTCAACACAAGGAACCTGCACGGTTACAGGCTTAGAATCAACTTGACCCTTTACACCTGCAAAAGGCAAGTTAATCATGAGTCGTTCTACCCAAAAGAATGTGTTCTTTGGGTCTGCGTCTGGGAGGAATCGCACACGAGCATTTTGTCCTTCTTGGATGTTCCAGTGTGCGTAGATTGCGTTGTCGCCTGTGCCGCTGCTACCTTGGCTGCGAGTTTCTTGTGCTTGAAGTTTTGCGCGAATTTCTGCTAGTGATGTGGCCATGATGTTTTCTCCTTAATAAGTTTGCCATAATATTGTGCCTAAACGTATTCTGCACTCATACATAATACGCTACTATTATTTATGCTGTCAACAAAAAAGGCACTAATTAGTGCCTTTTTGGTAAAACCAAAAAACAAATTACTTAAGGCCTGCTAGTTTCTTGATATCTACGATATCTTCTTCAAGTTCGTCTTTTTCTAAATTTTTTACACGTTCGCGATGTTTAGAAAATACCTTTTCTTTTTCTTCTTCGCTTGATGGCGTAGTTTTACGAGCATCTACTTCGCCCGTATCTACTTCTTCCTTCATTCCTAGTTCTTTCTTTCGCAGTGCAAACTCTCTACTGGGTAGTTCTTCAGCAGCCTTTAGTTCGTCGGGAGTGACCATCCAATCCTTGTCTTTGCTAGGTAGGAACTTTTCTTGTTTTCTAAACACTGCAGGCTTGTCAAGTTTGGCTCTAGCAGCACGTGCGGCAGCAACGTCATCTTCTTCTTGTCCTTCATCTAAATCTTCTTTTAGACTAGCACGCATTTCTGCTTTGGTCTTGCCATACTTTTTCTTAAACTCTGCTTCTGATAGTTCGCGAAGGTCGATGGCTAGGTCTTTCATTTTGCCTTCTGACAGAAATGAATTCCAATCAGACATAAAAGATTCTTCTAGTTTGTCTTCGCAGACACATTTCTTTTCTTCACGATCACAAGCATCGCACCATGCTTGGTGTGCATGAGTAAGCGGGCTAGCAGAATCTGCTGGTGCGCGTTGACCATAGTCCTCTTCAAGATCGTTATGAGCATCACCGTACTGACCTGTTTCTAAAGATTGGATTACTGATCTAGTCCATGCACTGACATCACTGGTACCAATTTCTTCAATATCTCCCTTATGTGCTGCTTCATCTTCTACAGCATTCATAATAGCAGTTGGACCAAATTTGGCTAAAACATCTTTGTGTTGATTGATTATGCGGTGTATAATCGCAGCCTGTACTGCTTCGCTAGCATCATGACTTTCATGGATATCACCGTAACTACCGTACGCCCCAGATTCGTCTAATTCATCAAGGCCTTCTTCTGCTGCACCTTCTCGCCAACCATCTTCCCAAGTATCATATCTTGGATCTGACATGTCAAAAGGATTTGAACTCTTGCTCTTATGGTGTAGTGCAGCAGCACGATAACCCATTTCATAAGGGCTACCGTCTAAATCATCTTGTTCATAGTTTTCTGTCATTTCGCCGGTCCTTTTGTCTGCCAGACGTCTAAGTTGTTCATTTGAATAATTCTTAGCCCGCATGGGATCCATGTTTAATAAATCTAATATTTCATTTCTACTCATGTTTGCCACTGGCTTTTCATTTTCAGCCATAGGTTCTTGGTTGTGTGTTGAGGGCCGATCTTCCTCAGGAGATTGTTCAAGTTTGTCGTATACTTCCGGCAAATTAGTTTGTAACCATGCAATTATAACATTACGGGCATCTTCCTCAGGATTTACTTTGGCTAGATCTGCAAGATCATCATAAAGTACATCATCTCCTATTAGGTCACTCAGTGAATTAATAGCATTTTCAGCGTCTGCTCCTACAGGAAGAGGTTCTGCTAGCAACTCAACTAATTGTGCAATATCACTGTCTGCTTCTGGTATTTGCCAAGTTCCTTCTGATAACCTATCAGCCCACCCTTCAAATGCTTCTACAAATTTATCGGTCTTTTTCATACGATAAGCCTTGTGCACCAACGGAAGAGCGTCTTGTATACGTTCATTATATGTACGTTTGACAAATCTTTCTTTGAATTCTTCTGCATCAAAATCTTCTTCGGGTATATAACTAGTACTAGTAGCCACAAATTGTTCTTGGCATCGCTGATACCCTTTGCGGCCGCTCATGCGATTAAGAGTGTTTTTGAGAAGTCCGTGATATTCAAATGCTGCTTCTACCATATGCTGAGTTTCTTCGTCTTCAAATACTCGACGTGACATGGCAGTTTTAAAGTTTCTAAGTTTAGCGCACTCTGCAGCCATTTCTGTAATGTGCTGACCAAAATCGTCATTGATTGTACCACCCTCACGTAAATGACGACTCATAGCACGAGCATAGCGCAGGCTGTTATGTGGCAGTTTAAAGCGTTCGCCTTCTTGTGTTTCAAGATAAATTGATTTTATCTTGCGAGATCTGTCCCCTACACGTTCAGGATCGACATGATCTGCATGACGTATGATTATACGCACCGGGCCACGATTTTCATAACTACTGCGAGTGGTTCCATACATGCGACTTTCTTTAACTACGTCATCTTTATCGTATGTGTCGTCTGCCTTGCTGACCTGCCTAATATCACGGAATTTGAGGGTTGAGCGAGTGATATCTCTGGGTTCAAAACTCAGCAAATTTCGTCGGGCAAATTCACGAAGACTACGAAGGAAATCATACCAATGCTGTCGTTCGTGGTCACTTAGATCTTTGGTTATGTTCTTACTGAAGTAGACTTTGAGACTAATTTCATCAATTAGGCTTAATGTTACGTTACCGTGATTATGACCGTCAACTACATAGTCAAAATTAAAGAATCTTGCCTTTTCAGGATCCTGTGTGGCCATGGCTTTGTCATCACCCAGGCTAACATCCTCAAAACGGTCACGAATTTTTTCAAATAGACCTTCTGCGATTTTGTTAATTTCTCTCATAACAATATTTATCTAGAGTATATAGAAAGGCATGGGCTCAACTACATCCTCAAGACTGTCCTTCATAGTATAGTCAAGTTGGCTGTCAAAACTCTGCAAGACCTGAGCCATGCGTACAATCAGCAATAGGCTCATGACCAAATCGTCTGTTTCACCTGGTTTGGCTGCATAACTGGCCGCCTGTGCTACAAAGGTTTTGAGTTCTGATATAAGGCTGCGACTGACCACAGTCATGCGCCGGCTTTCAATTAGATTCTTTAATTTAGCACAGGCTGAAATTTTTGTTTTGTTTGTTGTATTAAATCCTTTGCGATATCTGCGGCCAGTGGCTGACATACCGCGAGGCTCGCTTAGAAAAATACCACGAATGTTTTCTTCGCCAATTTCATTAATACAGATAAGTGCTGCTTCGCCCACTGTGTTGTTTTCAACACTGTAGTAGATATTATTTTGATTGACCGTTTCGGCTAGATATTTGGTAATTTCTGCAATTATACCCACTTGTGTTTGTATAGGAGTACGATTGTGCTGCCATTCTGCTACTTGTTTAAACGTGGGTAATTCAAAAACCTGTATGCCCGCGGGATCTCCACCAGTTCCTAAACTAGGATCTAATGCCACTGCATAGGTAAACTGCGGTTCTGGTCGTTTGTACCAGCGTACATGACCTTGCCGTTCTATAGGATCGACTCCTTCCATTTCTACTAGAAAACTTGGGCTGATTAAAGTTTCATCCCAGATAATAAATTCACAATCCATTTCTCTGCGGAAACGTTCATCCCCCAATTGAGCACGTTGTTCTGTGGCCCACTTATCATCGCGGTCTGGGTGCTCGTTCCAATAACTGCGAAACGCTTTAAATCCGTTGATGCCTATGTCAGTGGCCTCACCATATTCATCTACACATTTGTTGGCACCTTTCCATAGTATGGCAAACTGGTCTTCATCTGAGTTAGGTGTTGACGTAATAATACACTTACCGCCAGTGGCCAATGTTGGGCTAATAGATGTCCAAAATTCTCTACCGATAGTTGGACGGACGAATGCAAACTCATCAGCATACAGCAGAGATATTGACATACCGCGCCCTGTGTTTTCTGTTGTAGTGGCCGAAACTATACGGCTACCATTGTCAAAATCTATACTACCTTTGTTATAACTCACAACACCGGCACGTATAAAGTCTGGCACAGATTCGTAGGCATAGCGTATGCGCTGCATGATTTCCTGTGAACCTGAGTATTTGTGTGCAGCAATTAGAATGGTTGAATCAGGCACAAACATTGCATACCATAATAGATATCCCGCAGCACTAGTTGACTTACCTGTTTGCCGAGGCATTAATGATATACTAAAACGATAACTATGGTAGGTATGTATTAATCTTTTTTGATAATCAAAGGGAGAATATAACATTCTACCGCGGGTAGGATGTTGTATATAGAAATAATGACTCATAAAATATTCTGGACCCGTTATAGGATCTGAACATTTTACAAATTCTTCTAATTGTTCTTGTGTAAAGGCAGATTTGGTATGCGGCTTTTTAACAAGAACATTATCTGTACCCTTGGCTGTACTCATACATCTACTTATCAGATTTAACTACAGTAAATTAGATTACCAGGGTTTTTCGCCTGTTAGATATGGTTTACTAAACCACAACCTAAACCATTCTGGAGTTCCAGGTTGAATATTGTGAGTATTTTGATATTGAATTTTTTCATTGGCAGTAATGCTCATATTACTGCCGTTGGTTTGGACACTGCCAACACCTTTATATTCCTGTAGGCGTCCAACGTTTTGTGTAACACCCGCAAGTAGTTTTATTTCGTCAAGTTCAGACATTACTTAGATTTACTTTTGATAGGACCGCGGTCTCGCATGGGACTTACTTTATGCGTATCATTGGGTTCGCGGCTCTTATGATCTTTTTCTGTGTGATAATGCTCACTGCTTACAGTTTTAAACGCACTTTTCATCATCTTGTGTTCTTGTTCCGTATAAGGACGGGCAACATTAAATTTTTCAACCCAAGAACTTTGCGGCATATCAACAGCAGTTTCAGAAACGCCGTCTGCTATGGCACTAGCCATCATAATACGATTTAAATTATAAGCACGATCATACCCGCCTTGGTCTCGAAACTGCCACTCGCCAGTATCTGCACGGTCGTGTTTGGGTTTTTTTCCTTCTTTACCCTCATGAACAATTTCGCGTATTTTCATAGTTTACCACTTTCTGCAGGACCAATAGCGAGCCTTGGTACGAGGACCTGGATTATCGCAGTTGTGTCTAGCACGAAAACTCTTGCGACGGGCCGGGTTAGATTTTTTGATGCGCATGTTAGGATCACCAAAGTTTACCTTTTTGATGTTGCCGGTGCTAGGATCCTTAACATATACCTTAAACTTCTTAACATCACCACGCATAGGTTTACCAAGAGGTACTTTACGACCACGATATTCTGCTTCATATAGCCCATCTTCATCATACCATAGATCGCCGTAGGCTTCGTAAAATTCGTCACCATGGTAAATTTCTTCAGCAATAACGGACTCAGAAAGGAATTCGTTAAATTTCATAATTACTCCTTGACGCTTCCAATCATTCCCTTGTAGGCTTTCCACAAGGCTTCCTCTTTGGCTTCTGCTACAGCCATCGGGTTATCACCGCGGAACGGCTTGTCTGAATAGGACTTCTTGGGTCTGTTCAAATCAGTACCGCCAGGATAGGCTGCTTCAGGTGACGCTGTTTCTTCGCGCGGAGTATTGGTATACTCAATATCGCGTTCTTTTGGGCCATCCTCTTCGAGTTCTTCTTGCATTTGGTCATGCGCGGCTACAGCAATTACAGGCATACCTGCTAGTTTTTGTATAACATTAAGAACATCTTCAGGACCAGTGGCGCTGACATTTAAGTTAATGTCTTCAGTTACAGGTTCTTGGCTTTCTTTTACTTTATAACTCTTACCACCAACGCTGAACTCCTTGGCGCCAGAAGCACGTGCTGCTGCTAGTGCACCAGAGAATTCATTGCCTTCGCCCATCTCTTCTGCACCTTCATCCATCGGCTCATGATCACAACCACACTCACTTTCCATCATACCACATTCTACGCAGGTTTCGCCTTCATGCACCACAGGGGCCTCGTGTGGTGGTGCCTTGCTTGGATCTGCAGGTACGCCACCTGTTGGATAAGGTGTTTTAGTGTCTACGTCAATTGTCTTTGGTAAGCCTGCTAAACGAGCAATTTCGTCCAATTCATGCTCAGCATCCATTAGTGGTTCTTCTTGCATGACTGACTCTGCTTCCATGTTGGCTAATTCTTGTTCTGCTAGTTCTTGGGCATAGTGGTCCCAGGCTTCCTGCGTTGTATAGATAGGGTGCTTACGAATATCATGACTTTCTTCTAACTTACCTGCTTTTTTAGCCTTCCAAGCAGTAGCATAGGCAATACCCTTTTCGCGTTTAGTTAATTTACCGTCCTTAGCATAACCTTTCTTGATATGTTTGACCATACGCTCTGCTTTAGCACCCGGAGGTGCCACTTCATTTAGATCACCTTCGCCGTTAACGTTCTTCCAAAAGTCAGTCATTTCCTTACGGTCTTCAGAACGATGACAGTGTTTGTCTAAAAATGCCTTAAGGCTCATGCGTTCTGCATCATTATGCAACATTTGCTTCATTTGGCCTTCGGCAACTTGTTTCTTTTCTTTAGCAGCCTTCTTCATTGGCTCTTTGCGATCACCATCTTTGTCTAGATCTAGAAAATCTGGCTTCGCTGCTTCTCCCAGTTTCTTACCGGCGGCTGCAGCCTTCTGAAATTTTTCTTTGCCATACTTTTTGCGACCAATACTAGCAGCCACAGCCTCTGGATCTTCTGCACTGCCACCTTTCTTAATGGCTGCAACAGTTTTCTTAAAACCCATATATTTTTCTTCTAGTTGTTGAATGTGACCTTTGAGGCTCTTAGGGTCAACTTCTTCTTTAATTGGTTGATCAATTTCTTTTTCGCTAACCTTGGTAAGTTGTGGGTTTAGAGTATTAAACTTACCTAAAATATTATACATTTTCATATCGCTCATTTTTATAATCCTTTATTTGGGTTAGGAATTGAATTTTTTTGGCTTCCTACTGGAGAATTTGTGCCAGTAGCAATACCATTAGTAGTTTTACCGTCTGCTGGATTAGGTGCACCACCGATAGTGTTGTCTGACCCAGCCTGTGTCCATTTAGTTCTAGGAAGATCTTTAAATAAAACCTTTTTTTCTGCGTAGGCCTTGCCAGCATCAGTTTGTTCCGCGCTGGCGTTGGGATATGGCTTTATTAGTTCTGCATCGCCCTGAACATATTGTTTGAGTTCACCTTCGCCGTTACGCCACAGTTCTTCCGGATGTCCGGCTGGCACAACAAATACTTGATTAAGTGGTACGCTTACAGTCTCAGCAATTAACATTCTTAACTGGGTTTCTGTAACCGGATATTTTAAACTTACTTCGATTACGTGAATATCTGCATTTCTCATGCTAGGAAAATCTATATTGTTTTCCATAATGGGCAGATGCTTGGGTGCGCTAACAGTATCAACTACATAAGCCGCCAGCATAGTTTTAATGCGGTCCATATGATCTTTGGGATCAATATTGGCCAATTTTATCTTATATTCGTAGACCTTTTGGGTTTCGGTTAGATATTGTAAGAAATTTTTCATAGTCCTAATCCTATAGTGTTATTTATCAAAAGCACCGTTATTTTTTGCTAAGGATCTGTCTTAGCAACTCATTGCGATCTAGGACCACTGCCTGCCCATCTTCAGCATCAATAATGCGTTCACCGTCTGACTTCTTCTCAGCCTGAGCCACTTGATGATCCAACCTGGCTTTTTTAAGTTGCAGATCAACCATGCGTAATTTTTTATCTAGTTTAGCCTGTTTGGCTGTGATAGCATGGCCCAATAACGTGCCTGCGGTAGCAAGGATGTGCCCACTAAAACGTGCTTCAACATTCATACCTAAATCGATCAAATCTTGAAATTTTTCTTTGGCTAACTCGCTCAACTCGTCAAGTTCTTGATCGCTAGTGTCTAGGTCGTTAACAAAGGGCAGAGCCGCATCAATTTTATCGATGGCAGTATCTACTGCTTGAATAATTTCCTGCTGTTCTTCAATTGATTGAGCAGTTTCTTCAATTGAAACGTCTTCTGTGGCGGGAAGATTAAAAAGTTCTGAAAGTTTTTGTGTCATAGTATGGTATTTAACGTTTTAGATTTTTGAAAATATCGTATTCGGTTACAACTCTAAAACGCATATTGTGTGCTTTACAAAAAGCATCTGCAGCGGCCCATTTGGCCATGTTTATAGCAACACTAAGTTTATCTCTAGGACTACGTGCACTTTCCATAGTGGTTTCTTTTAATGGCTTAATTTCCACCATTTCCGTGTGCTGTCGCTTGTTTGCATCTACATAGACTATCATAAAGTCTGGAACATAGATAGTCTGTTTACCGCTTACAGGATTGAAATAGGGAATTTTTATACTTTCACTAGTCCAATTGACCACTGCAGGGTTGTTATCGCAGAAGTTCATAAAAGCCCACTCCCAACTTGATCGATAAGTTGGGACGCTCTTACCCATATATTTCTCTGGATTTTTTACAGTAAATTTACCGTTGGCATATTTGCTCATTAGGCTAGAATCGCTCTTTGAACATACGGGCTAGTCTGCGGGCTATTGTTTAATCCCAAAAGACTAGTACCTACTCTATTTAAATTTAAGAACATAGTTAAATATTCATCAACTTCATTGATCTGGCTATATGGCGTATCGGGGCCCGGTTTAGCATATTGCTTACCGCTTGTAGACCACGTGCCGGATCCTGTGTTGTAAACATCTGTATCTTGTGCATATTGATTAGTTTGCCCTGGATAAAAATCTGGAGCATTGTTTTGATTTTTAGTGCTCAAAACCTTTAGATGATTAACTATATCCATCGGATCCATATTTTGCTGTAGGGCTGTGTATATTACTGCCGCTGCTAAATTTTTTCCAATTTCCTTACTACCGGTTATATCTTGGAAATAGGCCACCACAGAATCATTGATATTTGCACTGGTGTTTAACGGTGCTGTGTAAAAGTTATTAAAAAATCCTTCTGTAGTACGATTACTAGCAGTCTGATTTGGTAAATTGCCTGTTATTGCCATTTTTATCTCTTAAAGATTGGTTGTTCTAGTCACTGCACTTCTTAGACCTTGTTCTACTGATGAACTAGTTGGAGCAAAAACGGTGCTGAACGGGTTTTTTCCTCGGAGTATACTGTTTCCAACTTGACTAAGATCAAATGAAGGGGTTTGTTTTAATTGGAAATTACTACCGTTAAGTATGTTAGTTGCGTTGGTTGCGTTCTGCAAGACCGATGCTAGATCACCGTTTTCAATATTGCTAAGGATACTTCTTCCAGCACCAATTAAAGCACCCGCATTGCGCAGCGGGCTTGGAGTAGTATCATAGTGTATTTGATCAAATCCCTGAACAGTTCCATTGCTCACTGGACCACTTTCATATTGTAAAGCCTCATAATTAACTGTGAGTGTGTGTTCTAAAGGAGAATATTCCCCTGCAACATGCTGGCCATGAGCAAAATTAGTAATTATAGGACGCACTAAAGTATAAGAACTAAAGCGTTTTTGGTGCAGGCTGTAGATACGTATGCTATTTAAATAAGGCATATTATTAGATTCGTACTTTGGACTAAACCCCCACCTCTGCTCTTGGCGAGGCTTATACTTGCTGTCATACTGATAGGTTGCCAAATCAGGATAATCGCTGTCTCGGTAGTAGTATTGAAAATAATCAGTCCAGAAGTTTAAAACTACATCTGCACTGTCATCATGAAATGTGATAGCCACCGGATCATATGAAACTTTTTCTTGTTGAACGATTTTTCGATTGTATGCGTTATGGGTCTTTGTGGTAACAGTAAACTTTGGTAATTGAACTTGCTTGGCCATAAGACCAATTTCTATCTGTTTGAGTTGATCAACCTTAAGTTGAGATGCTAGGCTTCGATTAACATCTATAAAGACATGAAAAAGATTGCTGTACTTAGGACTTAATCTATATAAACTGTCAACAAACGTACGAGACGCATGCTGATAATCTCGCATATTCTGTTGAGGTGCTATAGACTGTAATATTCCTGAAAATATATCGTTCTGTGCCATGGTTGGTCCTATTTCATATATTTATCCGTAAAAAAAGCCCGGAACTAAGCCGGGCTTTTCTTCTTACTTTATTTAATCATTAGCCTGTGATTACTGTTCCCAACGTGCGAGTAACAGTAGCACCGATGCCACTACCGGTTGGTGTCTGCAGAGCATTATCATAACGTATTGATAAATCTACAGTCATTGGTTCATTTGATCCGTAGTTGTTATCACCGTAATCAGCCGACATTAGATAGCAACCGTAGAGTTCCCATGTTTCAAGAACGTTTGGAGTATTTGCACCGTTGCCACCATCAAGTATCTCAAGAATAGTTTGGAACTTATAATCAATACCAGATGACGCAGTGCTTTGCTCAAAGAAATCAAACTGCTTCTGCATCTGTTCGCCAACTCGTTTGGTTACTTCGCCGCTGGCATCGTCACGTATCTGGCATGTTACTTCAGCCCAGGTTGGTTTACCTGCTAGATAAACTTTACTGTTATATACAGGAATTTCAATTTGTTCAAAACTCAACGTTGGACGTTTGAAACTAACTATCTGTTTTGTCAATTCAGTGGTTGGTTGGGTTATACCAAAGTTTAAGAAAGTCACGCGAAAGCGAAACTTTAATTTTGGCATTAACAAACCTTGTGAACTAGCACTTTGGTTTGTTGATAACGGCACTGTAAAATTGGTTAATGATGATGTTGCCATCTTTGTTTCCTTTTTAATGCTTTATAGTATTTACCATTTTTTGATTCAGTTTTGGGAGGGCCAAGCCCTCCCATTATCTGCGTATATTAACTTATAGTCAGTGCTGCTCCAGTATTTTGTAGGCGTACCGGAATGTAAATAAATTCAATAGCCTTAACTGGTTGAATTGCTATATCAATCCACAACTCGTAGTTGTCTATACGAGTAGGTGTATTGTTAGTTGTATCGCACACAACTAGGAAGTCGTAAATGCCTCGTTTTGCAACCAAATCGTTAAACACTGCATCAAACACGGCTTTTACTTGACTACGTGTAATAGCGTCATTGGGTTCAAATATAAACGGAGCAGCAGCCTTGGCTAATATTGTGCGTAGATATACAACCAATCTTGCTACATTTATACGGTCTAGTGCGCTATCGGTACTGTAGCGAGTTTTTTGCCCGTATGCGACTAGTCCAACCCCAGGTAAAACTGTTAATGGGTTAACATCGTTACGATAAAGCACATCACGCAGTCCTGTAGTTATGCCTACACTCTTGTAAGTGTCATTGTCTGCTCTGTCAACGTAACCGATACTTGAAACATTATCGATTATGCCGCGACGTACCCCTGCAGGTGCAAACCAAGGATAACTAACCGCATCGCTGCGTATCATTGTGCGTAGCATGATATGACTTGGCGGAACCACAACACTATTTCCATCTAGGTTAGTTGCTAGGCCGCCCGGATAATAAACACCTAGGTATTCGCTTCGACTTACAAGACCATCTTCACCGTTATCAGAGGCTAAATCAGCATTGCGTGACCAGTTGTCTAGTGCAGTGCTATTTGATGGTAGATCAATCGGACTATCGCCGATAATAAAGGCTGTGTTAACTCGATCATTGTTCAATGTTATCATATCCTGTATTAATTCTGGATAGTTTGGAGCGCAAATTAGATTAAACTGAGTGCCTTCTTCGCGCAGTGTTTGACTTTCTGCGATGGCTGCCTTCATTGCACGTACCACAACACTACGTTGTGACTTACGACCAAAGTACGGTACACCAGTGGTAGGGTCTTCGCCACTGTAGGTTACCCAAGCATCTGCTTCAGAAGAGTTTACTGTTGCTAATTGCTCATCACTAAAGTAATTTGATTTGAATCTCTTAACATTGTACCCACTGCGACGAGTATTAAACAACAGAATACCACGTGGGTACAGTTGGTAATCTGGGCAATCAGGATCAATATGATCGCTGGTTAACAGTGATTCAATTGTTGGCAACGTGTCTGTTATAACGTTTACGTTTCCTGTTGCCGACCAACGCGCATCTGCAAATACAATACCATTAGCACTTACATCGTCTGCATTGTCTAATAGATCCCAGGTTATACCGTTATAACGATACAGTATTGGGAAGTTTGCTAGATCTCCGGTATCGATCCAAAGATCTCCTGCTGCCAACTGACTTGTACCATCGCTTTGTGTAGTAGGTTGGCTGGCGCTAAATATTACCCCGTTTGCATCAGTGTCAGTTAGGTCATAGCCGCGTGCATCATTACTGACGTTGCGATAGCCCTTCCAAGCAGTACCATCACTGATCATAATGTCTACTTCTGTAGCATTACTATAATACCACAAAGTATTTTCTGCCGGATTGCTAAACGGCTCAGTATCACCATAAGTGTAAGTCAACGGAGTCCATGGACTTGCTAGGTAAATAGTGCCCGCAGATATTACTTGAACATGAGAATCACTTAGTAAGCCTGCAGTATTAAGGGGGCTACCTACTAACTGGGTTATTTGGATAGTTCCTCCGGCCAAATGACGCAGGTATATCGCACCACTGCTATTGAAGCCAGATATAATGTTAGGTAATCCAGCACCTAATATTCCTGATACCAATGCACTTGCAGTTGTACCGCTTAGTGTAACTGTGGCATTGGCCAGCGTGGCTGATCCTGGAACTGACACATCTAAACGGAAACTGTCACCGTTGACATAGGTTGCCGATCCACCTGCTACTGTTCCTGTGATAGTAAGTACCCCAGAAACATTTTTAATGTAAGGGCGGAAGGTAGTTGTGTCTGTGGCTAAGGTATCATATTTTACATACAGGGTACCAGCAGCCAACCCTGCACCACCAGAAACTGGATCTAGAGCATTAATGGCTGACGAATCATTTAGATAAAGTGGAGCACTAAACTGAACCCAAGTGTCTAAATTAGCATCGTATTCTTTAATTGCCCAATTGGCACCATTGCCTGTTGCTGAAGTTTTTAACCAAACAGAATCTTCTGGTCTTGGTGTTACGTCAGTGGTTCGCCATGCAGGTGGGTTTGTGTAAGCACCAAAATGAATTGTTGGGCCGTTGTATGTATAGGTATTACCATTGTTAGAAATAGACGGACCGTAATTAATGTCGTCTTGCAGCAGACCAATGTTACTAGCGCAGTCAAGGTTTCCAAGAAGCACACTGCCCTTAGTAATCTGTAGAGTATCTTCACTGCTAGTTGCAGTGTCGATTGCACCTCGAAGATTACCTGCAGCATTACTATAGATAATTGTATTACTGTTTACAAATATTTCCAATTGGCTAGTTGAATTAACTCGAGCCGATACTCCGGGTATTACTGCAGCATTAATTGCACTGGCCGCTGAACTTACAGTAGTGCCAGCAACAGTAACAACATTACCGTTAATAATTAACTTGCTACCGGCAGTGACTGTTGGGCTTGCAACATTACCAATCAAGGCCGGAACTACAGATTTCCAACTGTCGCTGCCTACTAAAGTCCAACTGTTGTCGTAGCCCTTATAATAAATTGGATTACTTGAACTTGTGGCTACCACTGCATATTCACCTATGACCCCAAAAGTGCTCAAAGGAACTCCGCTACTTAGATAATCTGTATCGGTAATCACTGTTGGTGTTTTTTGGATGAATCCATTTTCGGGGGACCAAGTATAAACACCCCAATTGGTATTGCCTGTATCTAACCAATAGGTACCATCTGCTGGTATACCTGTTGGTCTTGTGCTTGTGCCTGTTAATTCGTTAAGATTTACATTGGCGCGTTGAACATATATAGTGTTAGTTACGCCCAGTGCTGAATAGGCTGCTAGTAGCCCGTATTCGCTAAGTTCACTTCCTTGTATGGGATTTCCAGAAGCATCTGTTTCAAAAATAGGAGTGCCAAAAGTATTGATAAGATCTCTCTGGCTAGTTACCGTAATAATCTTTTCTGCATTGGCTATGGTTGTACCGGCTGCTAATGTACTAGCAGGTGTTTGCTTGTCTTGCGCTGTGGCAATCAATACATACGGAACTGTGCCAGCCTGTGTTGGTGCAAATTGGCTTTGATCAATTATGCTAACTGATACGCCTGGGGAAGTTAGTGATGCCATGGTTCTATGTTCCTTTAATAATATGTTACCGCTTTAAACTATTTATTTTTATTTGGTTTTTTTGGTGGCTTACGATGCCCTTTGAAAGGTTCACCATAAATACGGCATGCAATGGCGAAAATTATGTTTAGTTTGCGGCAAAAAACCTTGTGCAGTGAACTATCGCACGGGAGATAAGACCTATTACCGTAGTCGCTGCGACAGTTGCATAAGAAAAAAGAAAGGCCTCACAAGGCCCGAACCACTTTGGAAACAAAGAGGATACAAAAAGAAACCGCACTGTGAAAAGTGCGGGTTCAAAGCCAAATATCGAGAGCAGTTATTTGTCTACTACATAGATGGTAATCTTAACAACAATTTACATACCAATCTTAAAACTATCTGTGCTAACTGTCAATTTGAAGTTGCTCGTGAAGGATTAGGTTGGCGTCAAGGAGATTTAGTTCCTGATTTTTAACAAGGAACTCCTCAATCTGCTGATATAGTTCATCCAATGTGCCGTTGTTGTCCAGTATAAAATCAAAATCGTTGTCAACCCACGAATATTCGCTTGCATGGATTTTTAAGGCCTTAAGTTCTTGTACGGCCCAATTTTCTCCCTGATTGGCTGCTACTGCTATGTCATGCCACGCTGGTTCAGGTCCCCTGCAGGTGCGTATAATTTTGCCACCAACCTTACGCAGTGCTGATATTTCGTTAGGGAAACGACAATCGGTAATTACCACATCGTCCCCAGTGTTGCGCAGACGATTTTCAAGACTGGCTATCCAAATGTCGTTGTGGAAGCCGCGGCGCGCGACCTCAGTGCCCCAGTGTTGAAGAACCCAACGTGGCGTAATATTCATACCTAACCGTTGACTCCACCATTCATCCTGCTGTTCCCGCCACTCACGACTGTGTTTAGTGCGGCCTTCTAGTAATTGGCGGTCCCAACCAAAAATGTGTGCCATAGCATCTTTAAGGCTGCTGGCAAAACTCTCTCTTCGAAATTGATGTAGGTTTACCAAATAGTCAGCAACCGTGTCTTTGCCGCTACCAATAAATCCGCAAATGCCAATGATTTGAGGCATTGAAATACTCCTATTAATTGAATTAGTATACTAGAGTTTAATAAGAAAAATCAACCCATAATCCAAGTCAGAGGTTGTCCACCATCAACATAATTACGAATTTCTTCGTCTAGTTTAGTCAGCAGTTCTGTGCCTTCTTGTTTGAGGGCAGCGCCGTTTAGTGATGTGCCGCCCTGTGGGCCCGCAATGCTTTGAAATTTTTCACGGGCATTGCCTATGCTTATCAACGTTAGAGCGTAGGCATAGTCTTGAATCCAAGGAAATACCTGCGGATCGTTGAGTAACATAACATCTGGTTTGTAATTGTATATATGTAGAAGTACAGTTTCTTTAACTGCATTATCTGGTGATCCTGGAGCACTAACAAAGGTTGATGCCAGAGACATATCGTTGACTGTGGTTGCACCCAGAGGTGCTGTGTTTAGAAATGTAAACACTTGCCCTGTTGGGTCAACCGTTTGAACTGTATAGGTTCCGTTGTAGCCCGACACCGGACAGTTGGTAATAGCAATCTCAGATCCTACACCCACTCCGCTCCAGGGACCTTGACTGCTGATTTGAAATGTTACTGTGCTGCCTACTGCTGTTCCCGATGCCGTAAGACTTTTCAGCCGCAATGTGGCTCCGGACCCTTGAAATGGCATTTTTCTAACTAATGTAATTTTTTTAGTAACCTTATTCCAGGTAAAATTCATAAAGCCACCAAACATACGCATTGCTAATTTTTGGTAATCTACAAACAGTTCATAGTTAGTAAGTCCGCCAACTCGACCTGCAACTAACATGTAAGTGTTTAGGTAACCTGATGCAAAAGGTTCAAATTGGCTAGCAGTAGTGCCTGTGACTGACCCAATACCTCTACGATACACTGCTTTAACATCCATAATGGTATTAGGCAAAATATATTCTTGTGTTTCTGGATATAAGTCTAAGAAGGCATAGGATTCTTCAACTGAGTTTGAACTACGCTGCCGATAGCGTATTAATGCCTGTTTGATACCGTTATCAAAGTGTTCTTTGTCTGCCTCAACATCAATCATACCATAGCCTAAACGCAAACGAATGTAGTCTGTGATATCGTTTCTAAGACTAGTAACGGTAGTTAACTGCGCTTCTAAGTTTGCATCGAATGCGATATGGCCGGCGCCGGTGCCTGTGTAATTATTGTACAGGCTCTGCGTCTCCATACTTAGAGTAGCAGTTAGATTAGCAGTGGGAGAAACATTGGCTGGCAATAGACTCATTATGAAATATCCTTTACTGAGTATTTATCGCCAGATCCAAGTTTTAATTACTGAACTTTTAGCAGCAGAGTGTCTGCGTTTACGCGACCATTAAGTTTGATTTCTGTGGTTTTGATATTATCAAGGAACTTACGCAGTTCCACCTTGCCTGAAGACATAAAGTCTTTGATCTGAACTTCTGGTTTCCGCAGAGTCTTTTGTGTACTTTTGATCTCATCAAATCCCACAATTGTAGTACCTTTAATGCCCAACGTACCAATGTGGCTGTCTGCAATATAACGTCCTAGTTTACGAGTCTTAACATTGTAGACCCACACTTCCTTAGCACCGATAATGTCCACAGGATTGACACTGACCACCTTAAGACCAGCATCATTCTTGCAATAGTTCAACTTTGCAACAAGTTTCTCCTTAGCAGGAGGCTTGCGTACACTGGCTTTCTTAGTGGCCTTTTTGGTCTGCGCATAACTGGCAAAATCATTAAAGAGTTTTTCATAGAATGATTCATAGCGACGATAGTCTGCAGCCTTAAGGTGCGCATAACCTTCCTTAAGTTGTTCACAGTCACTGTCTCGTGCAGCACGAATCTCTGCTAGTCTAGGCTCAAACACTGCCTGAATCTTACCGATCAATGCCTGCGGAACATTCTTACCCAAGAGGTATTCATAGGCTTTGACTTCTACAGTTTCGCCAGCATGCACACGGTCCTCAAGTTCTTCAAAATAAAGGATATGCTTGTTAGCGATTTCGTTCATGCGATCCTGAATAGTAGGAACTCGAACTTCTACCTTGGCTTTTTCTTCCTTAACTTCAGGCTCTTCTGCATCAATTGCCTGTGTAATGACTCGCTTGACCGTCTCAAGAATATATTCAACATGGCGATCACGCAAGGGCATGCCGCTATCGTGTGATTTAACCAGAGCGCAAGCAGTCATAGGAGTCCACGAGTCTGGAGTTTTGGCGTATCGATCTACCATAGCCTTGTCCAATTGATGATAGTCGCCACCAATGTGTTTACGCAGCCAGTCTACCAAATACTTGCGAAGGTCTTTTACTGAGTAGTAATAATTGTAGTAGGCCAAACTCTTACGCAGATGATGATCAAACTCTTCGTTGGTAAACTCCAATGCACGAACAGTGTCCCACGTGGGTTCACCTCCGGTATACTTTTCGTCCAGGAACAAGGGATCGCGTTGCGTTTTGGCTTTGCGCTTGCTACCGTCAACTTTAATTGCCATTACCGTTCTCCAGAGTAAATTTGCTTAGAATTGCTTGCGCTTCTGTAGTATCAACAATAGGTTCTAACCTATCCAGTTCAACCAGGCGTGTGTGATTTGCCACTGAAATCTTAGCGATACCCCAGCCGTTCCAGCGGTTAGTGGGATCGTAGGGTTGATTCCATATGTGCTTCATATTAACGTCCTGCTAGCATTGTAAAAGTAATCATTTGTTCCAACTGGTCTATTTCTTTGTTTATTTTAGTTAGTTGTTCTTTGTGTTTGAGTGTTTGTTTTTGACGGCGGCGGCAGTTAACTTCTTCTTTACTTAGTTCACTAACCATAGTCTGTATTTTTACCATATGGTCAATCAATTGCCTTCTGGGCTGTCCCTCTGGAACTCGTATCAAGGTCATCTGCAGCGTCTGCGCTGTTTTTTGCCAATCTAAACTAGTTTGAATCTCAGCCATAATGCAAGTATAACATCGCATGCTATGACTGTCAACGGCGATAAATACTAGATAATTAGGATGTCTCAATGCCTCGTCTAAGTTTATATCGCCCAACCAAAGGATTTGACTATCAGTTCTTTGACAAGACTATGAGTGAAATGTTCACTGTGGGTGGAGTTGATGTTAACATACACAAATACCTAGGGCCTCAGAATACAGGAAATATAAGTCTAACAGAACCTGGTAGCACCGGTGTCACTGCCATCCAAGATCTGTTGTTTTTAGAAAATCGTGATCGAAAGTATGATACATCAATCTATGTTATGCGCACGCTATTTCGCATCAACGACAGTGATTTTGATCTAACTCAGTTTGGCCTGTTTCTAACAGGCGATACCATATTTGCTGTATTTCATCTTAACGATATGATTGAAACTTTGGGTCGTAAGATCATGGTGGGCGATGTTATGGAAATGCCATTCCTCAAAGATTTTTGGCCATTAGACGACACCATCGGTATTGCTCTTAAGCGTTTCTATGTAGTACAAGACGCTACACGTGCAGCAGAAGGTTTTGCTCCTACATGGTATCCGCACCTTTGGCGTGTTAAACTAGCACCGCTAGTAGACAGTCAGGAATACAAGGACATACTTAATAATCTAGATCTCAACGGCGACGGCATCGTTGATAACCAAGATCGAGCATTGACCGAGGCCCTCAGTACCTACAACAAACTAATCAGTATTAACGATGCAGTGGTTGCACGGGCCGAAGAAGACGTGCCCAAAAGTGGATACGACACTAGTAGTATCTATACCTTATCCAATGATACTAGTGCCAATACTTATACTCCCACTGCTAAAGTAGAAGGATATCTTACCGGCGATGGTAGACCGCCCAATGGTGCAAGCGTAGCAGCAGGATTAAGTTTCCCTGCAGGCCCCAGCGAAGGCGACTTTTATCTTCGACTGGATTATGTACCTAACAGACTTTTCCGTTATGATGGCCAACGTTGGGTTAAAATAGAAGATGCTGTGCGCACTAATTTGACCCCGGGTGTAAATAACACCACACAACTCAGCGGATTTATCAATGACACTGAAAAATTTATGAGTAATTCTGCTGCCTGGGACGGTATACGTGTTTCTAGTCCCTATACTCCATCTGCAAATTCTGCCACCCTGTCATTTACTCTCAGCAATGTCAATCCCTACGGTACTGTCGTTACTAAAGTACCGTATGTCAGTACCTATGGTGTTCGTGTAAAACTCAACGGATTCCAAATTGTAAATACCATGGCCAACACTGGCGGTAATGTTTCGTTTACTGTGTCAAGTGTTCTTGAAACTGGCGACTTACTCGAATATACGGTATATCGCCATGTAATTAACGAACGACAAAGCCTGAGTCAGGCCTTGCGCCCTTCAGCGGATAATATATAATGGCAGCACTTCAACAATTTTTCTATGATGCTCAAATAGAACGTTTTCTTGCACAGTTCATACGTATGGTGTCTGGTTTTCAAGTTGAGTTTGGCAAGGATCGAGATGGTAATCTTGCCTATCAACGTGTGCCAGTATACTGGGGCGACAGCAGTCGTCAAGTACAAATGATCATTAGTCAAAACGCCAGCGGAAGTGTGCTACCGGCGGTGCCCGCAATGACTGTTTATATCAATGGTGTGTCTTATGATCGAGATCGTGTGCAGGAACCAACATTTGTTGGAAAAATGCAGATACGTGAACGATACTACAATGAAGAAACTCAAGAGTTTGAAAATCGGCAAGGCAATGCATTTACTATAGAACGCCTAATGCCAGTACCTTATACTATAGAACTTAAACTAGACATTTGGACTAGCAATACTAAACAAAAATTACAATTATTAGAACAATTGATGGTTTTGTTTAACCCTGCACTGGAAATACAATCAACAGACAATTACATAGATTGGACCAGCCTAAGTGTAGTTTATCTTGAGAGCCCGTCGTGGACCAACCGATCGGTGCCAATCGGTACAGAAAATCCCATCGATGTTGCCACACTAACATTTAAACTACCTGTGTGGATCTCACCGCCGGCCAAAGTTAAAAAACTAGGTGTTATTCAAAAAATAATTGCCAATATACACGATTCTAACGGTAATCTTAGTGAAGATGTTTTAAACGAAGACAATTTATTGGGCAAGCGTCAATATTTTACTCCTTTGCAGTATGGTGTATTGCTCGTAGGCAATACGTTGACTATACTTAAAGTTAGTGAATTTGCTGATCCCCGCGACCCTCCAACTTTAGAACCTTCTGTTAAAGTTGGTACCAGAGACAATTGGCACAAACTTGTTGACATGTACGGATCATTGCAAAATGGTATCAGTCAAGTAAGACTTCTCCAAGAGGACGGCTATACTGAAGTGATTGGCACTGTCAGTTATCATCCCACTGATGATAGCCTGTTAATTTTTAATGTTGACGTTGACACTAAACCCACTAATACCTTACAGGCAATAAATGCCATTATAGATCCTACTAGAGTAACTGTTGATTCAAACATAACTAATCCACCCACAGGTACAAGATATCTTATCTTGCATGCCATAGGTAGTTATGATAATCCCCCTGAAGAAGGAGCCAGTGCTTGGCGAGGAACCAATGGCCAGGATCTGGTTGCAAATGCCAACGATATTATTCAATGGACCGGCACTTATTGGACTGTTTCATTTGACAGCGAAAATAATTCTAATCTACAATATGTTAGTAATCTAACCACAGGTACTCAATATAAATGGAACGGTATACAATGGCTAAAGAGTTACGAAGGGGAATACAAAGCGGGTCTGTGGACGCTGGTATTATAGAAGGCGTTGGTACTTTTATATACAGCACTAGTACCAAACGTTATCTATTCCTACTGCGTAACACCAAAAGGCATGCCGGCACGTGGGGGTTAGCAGGTGGCGGGGTTGAAACGGGCGAATATCTTCTGAGCAGTCTGTATCGAGAATTAGAAGAAGAACTTGGATTTGATTTTTCCGCTATCAAAGTTATCCCTTTAGAAAAATTTACCAGCGAGAACGGTAAATTCAAATATCATACTTTTTTAATTGCTCTAGACGAAGAATTTGTGCCTGCATTAAATGATGAGCACCGCGGTTACTGTTGGGTCAGATTAGAGGATCACCCAAGACCTTTACATCCCGGGGTTTGGCGAACTATTAACTTTGCTACTGTTATAGATAAAATTCGGACCTTAGAAGAAGTTTTATAGATCGCACTCTAATATCAGAGTTTGAAAACTAATTTGTCTAAAATTAAGACACGATCTCAGCGGCTCTGGTACAAGATTATTGCCTAACGGGGTTACCCAAACAAAATCTACGTCGTCGTAAACATCAAAAACTTGTTTGTGATTAAGTATCCATTCTGAATGATCAATGTGAACATTTTTGCCGTCATAACCGGTTGTTCCGGCGTAGACATTATTGTTCCAATTAGGCTCATGACCATCAAAACCAATTAGGTAAATTTTTTTATGTTCATCAAATGCTGCCAGGTAGATAGCAGCAGTACCAGCATCAGCATATACATCATACGGTAGCAGATAAAACTTTCCTGGAAATTGCAGCAGATGTGCAGCACTTGAATATACAATGTGTTCGTTAGTATATTCTTTGTCAGCAATCTCATCAACTATACCGTTATTTCCTACTGCTATTAAAAAATCTGGTGAAAAATCTCTATACAATGCATTGCATCCGTAGGTTTGTACTGTTTTTGACCCAAGAAGTCCGCTGAGTTTTTTTAATCTCATGAGATCAAAATTTAAACGATTAGTGCCATTTCCAATAATCACCGCAACATTGGAAATTTGTTTATTTACTATGCGATTAGGTACTCTTTCTGTAACAGTATGCCATCTACCGTATTCCATACGTTTTTCAACAATAACGTCTTCACCGGTATAGCCTCGTCGATATTTTTTAACCAATCTTAACATTTTTTACCCTTAGACAACAAATGTTCCCTGTGCTTTAACATTAGCGTTGGTCATGCCGGTTGTGGTAGTATAGTATACTCGAACATTGCCGCTGACAACATTAGCAGTCAATGTACCCATAGTTGTTCCATTGTTAATAACACCATATGTTGTAATATAAGCATTACCGCCACCATCTGTTGTGACCAGTGCTTCGTAACTTTCTACATTGGTAGAATCCTTTTTAGCACTGACTATGTACTTGGCTGTGGTATAAGCAGCCTGGCTCCAAGTACTGATTACATAGGGGGTATTGTTGGCTACGATGTTAACCACCGGTTGTGTATAGGTTAGTTTTTGCCCAGTAAGCAGTTCTAGATCGCCGGCGGGCGTGACCTGTACCTGTTTGATCGAATATGAAGTTCCTGACCAAATTTCTGCTGCATTATCGGATGCTATAAATTGTTGCAGACCATTTCCGCTTGCTAGTGTATCCACTACTGTGGTATTCACTAGAATTCTTACATCAATAACATCAGTTGCAGCAGGAGGTTCAGTAAAGGTTAAAGTAGTACCGCTTACACTATAGGCCAACGTTGGGAATTGTATAACACCGTTTATGCTTACCAGCGTACCAGCCGTTGTAGCATTGCTTTGTATAGTAAAGGTAGTGTTAACTCCATCAACATTACCATAAGGCCCGTTGCCGCTAAATTGGCGATCGGTAATGGAACTAACCACAACCCCCGGAGTTTGCCAACTTATGCCATCATAATATTCTATGTTGTTTAGTGTAGTGTTGAATCGCAACATCCCTTGTACGTCAACGTTACCAGTTGAACTTGGGCGTTGCCCGGTTGATCCAACTGGTAGAAGTAGCGAATCTGTACTGTTAATTTTGAGTGTGCTACCTAAAACTGGACTGGTGTTGCTACCGCCAATTATCACTGCACCGTAAGCGGGATCGGCATAGATTAATGTTGTTGTTGCAGCACCCTTGACTTGGAATGGATCGTATGTTTGACTGCTGTTGAATACTGCGCCGCCACCGGTGCGTATGTTACCGCCAACACCAACTCCGCCGGCAACTCTTAGTGCACCGCTGGTAGGTGTGATTGCAGAGGTTGTGTATTTGATCCATGCATTACCACCGGTACTGATGTTGCCATGCATTCTCATAACTTCGGAGGTTTCTAAGAAACTTCCTAGTCCAAATACAATATCATTGTATACCCCATTGTTGTCAGTGGCTAATACTAGATTACCACCATATGTTGCTCTAGGGCTAACAAATACATAACCGTCGTGGGGTTTGGTTATAGTGTATCTTGGATCGTTAAATGCATTTCCAGTGAATCCAATACCAGCCCAACCATTGTCTACATCAAAGTCGCTGGCGTAAACGGCTAGATCAGTTGACCCCCGATTGTCTAAATTTAGAACAGCAATTTCGGTGTATTCTGGATCTGCATCTATCGCACCTATGGTTAGTCCCGGTAATACATTTCCAGCCTCTGGTGCGTAGGGCCCTACATATAAATTTTTTCCTGCCCAGATATTGCCACTTACACTAAGTCCACCATTGGGAACTACAATTGCCCCTTCGCCGTAGTCTGATCGTGTTGTATCGATTGCAGCATTTGCATACAGGGTTCCGCCTATAATCATCCCAGCCTTGACCGCGGCACCTCCTGCTACAGTCAGTGCTGCGGTTGTGGTGTTTGTAGCATCTCGAGTGCCGTTGACGTTAGCATTATTTTGTAAGAACACAATGTCATTGCGTATACGCAGATTACCGCTGTTGTTTGCACCAATAGTTGCACTTGTTACTGCACCAAAAGCGTTTAATGTAAGAATATTAGCATTGAACAGATTTAAAGCAGTGCTTGCAGATGAGGTAATATTCGTTATATTAGTAAAGTCTACTAAGGGACTCTTAATATTTGCAAATCCACTACTGAAACCAATGTCTAAATTTTGTGCTGCACCAAACGCAGTCACAGTCTGCGAGCCATCAAATATGCTAACTGATGTTGGGCCAGAAATTGTAGATGAGTTAAATGTGAATTGGCTTCCTGTATTGCCTACTGTTATTTGACTAGCAGCACCCCCAAAGTTTATAGTAGTTGCATTAGCATTGAATAAATTTAATGTGCCAGTTTGTACTGTGGTAATATTTGGATTACGCAATACCAGCGTGCCGGTGGCTGCACCAACACTTATGAAGGTACCCGACGACAATGCATTTACAGTGGCCGGAGTAGCAGCGAATATATAATTTGAAGAACTTGTATCAAAATACGCACCGCCCTGGAATATGTTTCCTGCAACACCAACACCTCCTGCTACAACTAGGGCACCGGTTGTGGTATTGGTACTAGCGGTTGTGCTGTTAGCCCAAATACCTGCACTTGCGCTAAGTGTTGTAAAAGCACCAGTACTGGCCGTGACATTACCTATAGGTGTTGCATTAATTGCTGCAAATTGTGCCAGTCCGCCTATAATGTTTCCGCTAAACGCACCTATAGTTCCAGTTACCGTGGCTCCGCTATTACCAATTATAACCGCAGAGATATTACCCACAGCCGCAGTGCTTGCGGTTAGGAAATTGGCTATAACAGTTGAGGCTAATAAATTACCAGTTAAATTAAGTGAACTAACACTTAATGCACCAGTAAGCGTAAGATTTCTGGTATAGATATTGCCTGCCCAGACGTTGCCTGCAACTCCTATACCTCCTGTAAATCTAACTGCACCCGAGGTAGTTGATGTTGAATCAGTTGCATTGGTAAAATAAGATAGGGGAGCAACCCAGAAAGCACCACTAGAATTGCCAATGGCAACTCCATTAGTAAGTGACATCCCAGGTTGTAATTCTATGTTACCACCGTTTCCGCTTTGGATAATAGTGTTCAAAGCACTGGAAATGGCTAGATTTCCAGTTAGTGTCTGTATCCCTGAGACATTACTGTCAAAGTTAATTGGGGATCCAATAAACAAATTACCAACAACTGCACCGTTGGCTCTAAATTGATTGGTTGATAAATTACCGTCTACTTCTAACCCGCCTTTGATGATCACATTACCGGCATTGGGTATCATAGTGATATGAGACAGGGCATTACCCGTTGTGGTAATGCTCATAGCCGAGTTTGCAGTAAACAGTGCAGAATTAACGTTGCCTGCATTGATTCTTGCTGCAGAAATGTTGCCTGAGGTATTGATGTATCCTGAAGCAGTTAGGTTATTAACCCCGCTGATATTGCCATCACCGCCAGAAGTTGTAATAGATCCGGTTACAGTAAGGTTACCAGTAGCAGTATTGCCGTTGACTGTTAGGGTACTAAAGATACCCAATTGTCCTATTACATTACCGGTACTGTTTATCTGTGCTGCAAACAGATTTCCTGCTATGCCTGCACCGCCGGCCACTTGTAGAGCACCTGTTGTGGTACTGGTTGCAGTCTGGGTATAGGTCAGTCGCAGATTACCTGCCAATACTGGATCATATATGGTATCCGCATTAAATGTTATAGAACTGCCGCTTGGCTCGCTGCGAACGTTACTGAAGAATTTCCATGTGTTGTCAGCATTGTCGCGGACAACACCGCTGTGTTGATATACGTTACCCGTATTATCAATTGGATTTGGTCCTACAAAATTACTATAAAATCCAATATCGTAGTTGTATGGATAGGTGTTAGCAGCATCAAAATAGACTAGAGGATCTTTTACGGTAATTATTTGATGTGTAACACCAAATATATTACTTGCATAGATATTACCACCAACCCATAAATCTTTGGCGATGCTGGCGCCACCCTTGATTTGAAGTGCACCGCTAGTACCGGTTGATTCAGTAGCATTAGTTGTGTTGGTGTAATAGGTTATCCCACCAACTGTTAGGGTGTTATTAAATTGTGCAGTGCCTGCGGTGGTTATGGCTCCGGCAATATTTGCAGCACCGGCAACACTGATACCGCCGTTGGGGACCACAATCGCCCCAATACCTTGGGCTGTGGTTGCTATGCTGGCATTGGCCCAGAGATTGTTGTTTACTGCTAGTATACCCAGTGTACCAGTAGCGCCTAGTATATTTCCTGTAACGTTAAGATAGCCAGTTACCAACTCATCACCGTTGACTGTAAGTCCGTTAAATGTACCTGCTGCACCTAACACATTGCCTGTGACATTTAAATATCCGGTAATTGACTCATTACCGTTGACTGTTAGGCTGTTAAATACAGCACCTGTACCTAATATATTACCTGTTGAATTTAATACTTGAGTTGTAGTAGTGCCATTAACAGTCAAAGCGTTAAATGTGCCGGCTGCTGCTAATACATTACCAGACACATTGACTTGGCCAATAGATAAACTTGACGCAGTGATTGTTCCGCTTACGCCAACATTAGTAAAGTTGGCTGCTGCGGGAGTAACATTACCAATCACAGTGCCTTGTATCCCAGCACCAACATATAGATTGCCTGCAATACCTGCACCACCGCTGACCTGTAGTGCTCCAGTAGAACTTGAACTTGCAGGTGTAGTTGCCTTGACCTGCAGCCCTTGCCCGTCTTTGAGGCGTGCTATTTCGTTGGCAGTGTCTTGCCCGTTGGTAGCAAATATAATGTCGTTGTTGTGCATGGTTGCCAACAAGAGATTACCGCCACCAGTAGTGGTGTTGCCGTGTACATATAGATATCCGTCATTGGCACGGCTTAAAGCGAATCCTGCTACGCTGTATTGACTTGAATTTATACCCATGTCAATAAATGTGTCAGATGCAGTGCCGTTGTCAGCCGTGGCCACAAAGTCTGTGGATGCCGACGACCCGTTATTGATATTTTGATTGTTTATCTGAATATAACCATTCCAGTTACCGGTTGACTGGATAGTTGTGAATTCCTGAGGTACATAACCTGTTACCCCTGCATATAGTGCACCAGAGCCCACAGCATTACCGTAGAATACACCAGAATTACTGGTAACAACAAACGAATTACCAATGATGTTTAGGTTACCACCTACATATAGATTTTTACCAATACTAGCACCGCCTGTTACCTGCAGAGCGCCGCTGCCTAGGCTGGTAGCATCTGTAGCACTGGTAAATGTAACGATTCCGCTAGCAGTAAGTGTGGTAAACGCGCCTGTGCTGGCCAGTGCGTTACCTATAGGGGTTGAATTTATTGCTGCAAACTGTGCCAGACCGCCGATGACATTGCCGCTAAAGGCACCTGTTAGCCCGGTAAAGGTTGCACCTGTATTACCAAAGATAACTGCTGCAATATTACCAATTGTGGCTGTACTGGCTGTTAAGAAACTTGCACCAACTGTACTAGCCAACACATTACCTGTGGCGTTCAAACTCGCACCGGTAAAGGTTGCACCTGTATTGCCAAAGGTAACTGCTGAAATGTTACCTACTACAGTTGTGCTGGCTGTTAAGAAACTTGCACCAACTGTACTAGCCAACACATTACCTGTGACATTTAAATAACCAGTGATCGACTCGTTACCGTTGACTGTAAGGCCACTAAATGTACCCGCTGCACCTAGTACATTACCCGTAACGTTCAAATAACCAGTGATCGACTCGTTACCGTTGACTGTAAGGCCACTAAATGTACCCGCTGCACCCAGTATATTACCTGTGACATTTAAATAACCAGTTACCGATTCATTACCATTGACTGTAAGGGCATTCAATATTCCAGCAGCAGCTATAACGTTTCCGCTCAGATTAATAGCCGTACCATTGAATTGAGTGCCAACATTGCCTACGGTTACTGCTGCAAGGTTACCAACTGCTGCGGTGCTGGCAGTTATAAAACTAGCGCCAACTGTGCTGGCCAGTAGGTTTCCAGATAGATTAAGACTCGATGCTGTGATGGCTGAGTTGACTGCAAGGCTGTTAGTTGATAAATTGTAATCAACACCGATATTACCAACATGCAGATTTGCAAACGTGCTGGCCACTACATTGCCGTAGGTCGTGCCTGTTTCAGTAGTGCCAATTAGGCGAAATTCTTTGTTAAATTCGTTCCAAACAATGGCTTGATTTTGAGATGATCCGCGATTGAAAATTAAACCACAATCTCTATTGTTTGTTCCACTAAATCCATTGTTAAGAGTAACCAGTGGGTCATTGACGTAGGTGTTGGTACTGGCAATGGTTGTGTAAGCACTGGTTCCAAGTACAAACAAGTTTCCGGAGATTAGCAAGTCTCCGGGTACAGTTACGTTGCTTGAGAATAAACTGCCGGTTATGGTTCCCGGCGCTATTTTTTGCGATGCTACGATGGTACTATCGTAAATTTGGTTATTGAGTATTCGGGTTAACGCTGACATTCAAAACTCCGCAGTTGTGGGTTTAGTTATTGCCTGCGGTTCCATATTCCCCTAAGGCATTAGTATTGATTTATTGTATTTATGCGAAGAGTTTGATATTTTTCAATTGAGATACTTAAATTATTAGTTTACCTCAATTGATTTCACGCCATTTAATTATGTTTTCGTCCCACTGATATTGCTTCCCATCTTGCGGCATAGGTACAGGTGCTTCCCATCGAGCAGCATCGTTTAGTATCCACGAGGCATATAACTTTGGAGGAATGAATGCATCTATTTGGGCATCGTAGGTATAACCAATACTTGCGTAGTTTTTCCTCATGTTGCCGTTATACGAAGTTTGTATCCAGTTAGTGTTCGGAAATAGTGATTGACAGAAGGCGATACCTTTTGCTTCGGATTCGATCCCGTTGTCCAGAAGTTCATTGTTATGAACAACAACCACTTGCATTACCACATTGTTTTCATCAAGTTGTGCAAAATGAGCCATACTTTACCTCAGAATCGAATGGAGCCTAAACCAGTCCACTTGTAAATGCGGTATCCACCAATCACTGTAACTGTAGGGGAGCCACTAGTAGATGCGGCAGGATATGTGTCCGGATAACGAATAATTACAACGCCAGAACTACCATTGCCGCCGGTTGTGCCTGCGTCAGCCGATACTCCACCACCGCCTCCACCACCAAGATTTACAGTAGCATTTTCACCATTAGTATCTTGATTAGAAGCACCCGCACCACCGCCACCGCTTCCTCCAGCACCCCATCCGCCGCCGCCACCGCCTGCGTAAGTTACCGATGCCCCACTAATTGAAGATGCAAGGCCTTTGCCGCCCACACCGCCAACTCCAGCAGAACCATTTCCGCCAGCAGCGCCACCACCACCACCACCACCGCCACCGCTATTGTTCTGCTGAGCAGGGCCTGCAGTACCGCCCTGATTGCCCTGTCCAGCAGTACCAGATCCGCTTGCCGTACTAGGCGCGGCGCCACCGCCAGACCCTCCAGAAGAGCCGGGAATACCAGAGCCATTCGGAGTAGCACCACCGCCTGCGCCACCTCCGGTAGATGTAATGCTGCTAAAAATAGAGTTGGAACCATTGGAGCCTACTGTTTCAAACCCGCCGTTCCCACCGCCGCCAACAGTAACGGTGTATAAAACGCCAGAAGAAACGGATAAAGTTCCAGTCCTATAGCCACCGGCACCACCGCCGCCCATACCGCCAATAAAACTAGAGTTACCGCCACCACCGCCACCACCGCCAGCAAC